CTATCCATCCAGTCAGATTTGTTCTGCGTGTGGAAAGCCTGCTGGTAAAAAAACTCTGGATGTCCGGGAATGGGATTGTCTATATTGTGGAACGCATCATGACCGTGATATCAACGCTGCGGTCAACATCCTGAAGGAAGGACTGCGTATCCGGACAGCTTGAGACATAACGATAAGGCGGCAGGGACTACCGTGTATGCCTATGGAGAGGAAGTAAGACCAGTCTATAGGATGGCATGGCTCTATGAAGCAGGAATCTCATACTTCTAAGTGAAGCGAAAGTGGTGAGAGGTTCAATAGATAATAACATATATCTGTAATGATAAAAAAAGGAACTGCTGAATAGACGGTTCCATTATAAGGGAATTTGCACTGTATGGATTGGACACAAAAAAAGCCAGGATGACCTGACTTTACTTATATTCATTAAGCATGTATCTTTCCTGACATATAGTGCTTTCTGCATAGGGATACGTAAGATTCATTTCCGCCCATCTCAATCTGTTCACCATTTCTTGCTATCTGTCCGTCTTTTACTCTTGCGTTAAACTGCGCCTTTTTTCCACACCAGCAGATGGTCGGTATTTCTTCAATAACATCTGCTAGCTCCATCAAACGCTTTGCACCTTCAAAAAGATGGCTGGTAAAATCGGTCCTTAGACCATAACAGATGACGGAAATATGATATTCATCAACAATTCTTGCTAATTCATTAATTTGTTCCGTATTTAAAAACTGCGCCTCATCTATAATGATTACATCCGCCTCATTCCATTTGCCACCACTCTTTTCCATTTGTTTGATTTTTTCAAGAAGTTCTTCAACTAATTCGCATTCTGCAGACAATCCAATCCTCGATTTAATGATATTATATCCATCTCGATTTTCAATGCTAGGTTTTAGTAAAATAACCTTTTGGCCTTTTTCTATATAGTTATACCGAACCATAAGTGCATTGGCGGTCTTAGAACTACCCATCGCTCCATAGCGAAAATAAAGCTTTGCCATTTTATTTCCTCCTGATTTTCAAATTTGATTGTTTTATGTAAGTCTCATTTTTTCAGTTTCATAGTCATAGTATGGTTTTCTTTTATAATAAAAAAACAGGAATTTCTTCCTGTTTCCAAACTACCCATTATACTTTTTCTACTTATCATAATTATTTATCTTCATTTCCTACTCAATATAACGAACATAGTTTTTTTCATTGCCTCATGATAAACTACGATAAGAGTGGCAGAAAGGAAACTATGATAAATCAAGAGCCTAAAGCAATAAATCTATTCAAAATGCAGTCCAATGGGACCATTCCGTCTATTAAGCTAGAAGGTACCTATCTTTATAATATTAATTTTTTTCCCGGTAAACTATTAGCAGCTGAAATCTACGAAAATCAGATTATTATAAGACCCGTTTTCGAAAATGAACCTATTCGTTTTAGAATATAAAATATTATGTGCCACTCTATTTTAGGGCTCAATATATCCAACTATGCCATTTTCTCTTTCTACGCATTTATTATAATAATTGCTGATATAATTAATTTATAATGAATACATTAATACCTATTTTTCTAAATAGTTCCATTGCCTCTTCTCGTGATAATACTTTTTGGCCCGTAATATCTTTGATTGAAAAATCCTCTATAGAGCCTGGTTCTTCCATATATACTAAGTTCCAATCACACAAACATTGAATTGCATTCAGACAATCGGATAATAGTTGATGCATTTTCAGGGTATTGTCACTTTCCTTTAATAATTCAATCTTATAACCATGTTTGTTTTCCAGTGGCTTTGCTAAAGTCCCTAATTGGTTTAAAGTATCAAGTAAACCATCTCTGTTATTACAAAAGGTATCATTATATTTTAGCAAGTCTGGTCTTACATAAAATTCATATAACGCATCTGTATAACATTCAAAAAAATAAGAAAGAAAATTAATTTCCTTTTCATCCTCGGTAATATACGAAACATGATCATAGAAATCTCCGTCTCCATACATAATCTCTGCTGAAAAAACTTTTTTATGTTTCACATTTTTTATCTTATTACTATCCTTTAGATTCATATAATTTCTCCTATTTACTTTAAAAGTTCGTATATAATATGTCTTAATTTCGACACATAAAAAAACAGGGATAACTCCCTGTTTATTTCTTTCCTAATTTGAACTACTGAATGCGTCTACCACAACCGGTTTGATTCCTTTGCGTTCTAAAACACAGAAACAATCCTTTGTGAATTTGCCAGCATAGTCATACATACCACCTCGGTTTTCTACCTTAATGGCGTATTGATGCATTTTTCTTGCAGCATCCATATCATTTTCTCCTGTTGGATTATAAAAATCACATATTCCCGAATGGAATGAATGGATTTCGCAAGTATACTCTATGATATCACCCACTTTCAAGTGTTCCATTCCTTTACCAAAATGCTGTCCAATTGACTCCGGCATTTTATGTGGCTCTGAACAGAGAATCGACACATATTTACACATCTCTGGTGACCACATGTGGATAATCATATCAGAAGTGATTTGAGTCACAACCAGTCTTCCACCTGCTATAGTGTCACAATGCCCGCAGGTATAATCATCCGGCTTTTCTTCACGAAGAACTTCACAGATGGTTATGTATTTTTCGTATGTCCTATTTTCTGTATCGAGCTTATCCGTATATCCATGATAACAAACAAAAGCCCAGAATGCTCTTAAGCAATCATCAATCCTGTTACCCAGATAATAGTAATTGCTGTGGAATGCTAAATCATCTTTTTTATGCCATGGATTACCTGCATCATCACCATCCATGCATGTATGCTTGTATCTGGCCTCAAAAATCACTGTGAATTTTGTCCTCATTCTCATATCCTCCAAATAACTTCTTAGTTACCACATGTTTGTATTTTGCTGACTTTGGATTATCACTAAGGGATATATACTTCGGTCTCTTCGGAAATAATAACATCCTTGACCAACTCACTTAATTCCATCACACCGTCTATACAAGTATATGTTCCCTCAAATAAATCATCCAAGCTTGATGCTATTTCCGAAATTTTAGAATCATCAATCCAATCAAATGTTTCATCTACTGCTTTACAATTTTCAATCAAGCTGATAATTGACGTTTCATCAGATCTATTAAGATATTCGCAGCACTCCAAGAACAGATCATAGTAATAGCGTTCATTAAATACATAGTAAAACAGATCATAATCTCCACCTTCTTGAACGGTTACGATAAAAACTTCTTTTTTCATAATTTTCTATTCCTTTCTATTTGTTATTATTAAAGCATTTTTCCTAGCTTCCTCATAAAGAAATTTTGCGTTTCCGTAAGCCTCTTGCCTCATTCATAGCCTGCTCATATTTTTCAACATCATATGCTCTTGTATAACCCTGTTCTTCCAAGACTGTACAATATCCATCCATCTGCCAGTCAGAGATAATGTTGTAGGACTCTTCTTTTCCATTAGAATATCTTGTGGTTTTCATATTTCTTTAATATGCTTCTTCTACAGTATACTGTTTCATTTTAACTCTCCTCCTGTCTTTCTTACCTTTCTTATTCAATTTCTTTTACAGAGCACACCTGCATAAAATGATCTCCACGTTCTTTCTTTAGTTTCTCGACTGCCCTTATCTTTGCTTTCCTTTCTGTATTGGCTTTTACTCCAACATCAATGAATTCACAGCCAAAAAGATAGTTGATTCTAACCTTCCATTTTTTCATATCACACCTCCAGATTTCTATATATTTTTATTATGTATATAATTATTGACCTTAAAGCCAAAACTTCAGGTATGTATATTTAAATAATTCTTATAAGAAAATGGAAACTGAACATATTCACAGATAAAAAAAGAGGCATTCCTTATATAACCACAAGGGAGGGCAAATGCCATGAACGAAGCACTAAACAAAGATTTTAAGGAACTAGACAAGGCCACCAGGGCGGTTACAAACGAAGAACGCATTATCTGATAAACTAAAATTTTATCTGGATTACCAACGACAATGTTTATACGAAACCTATCTGGAGCAAGAATATATACGCATACAAAGAGATTGAACACGCTGTCGTATGCTTTTATGGTTTCTTGCATAAAGTACCAATTTGAACGCGTACTGGAGAGGTCAAGCACATACATAGACGCCATACTCCAGGAGGATAAAACAAGGTAAAAAGGCCGGAGACAATCCGGCCTAAAGACCCATATAAGTACTATACATGTAGGTGTTAAAAAAATGATACTTTTTTATTGCGTTTTTCCAGGATATGACATACTATAAGAGCTGGACAAAAAAAGAGCTGGTGCGTCAACACCAGCTATGTCCAGCCCGCTAAAAAAGCCGGAAATCTTATTCGTGGTATCATCATATAGCCTTTTGAGAAAAATCAAGGGTTTATGATTCCACAAATCCGGATATCATAATATCCATTATTTGCATCTCTATCGTCTATAATAATAGCAAACTGGCCAGTTGCAGCATATCTTACTTCGTCACCTACCGTATACATCATCTCCATATTCATATCCTCCTTATTGTCTATATTGAAAATAGTATGTTACTATTACAATCGATATAAATAAATACTAAAAAATAGGGCATCTGCCCTATTTTTCAAGATAGTGTTCCAGTATTTCCTGTGAATGCCCGACATAACGGTTTACTACTTCCTGTGTATGGAATAACAGATTGTCCAGTTCTCCGATAATGATGTCTTCCGCTTCTTTTTTTGCATCAGTTAAATTATTGGCATGCAAGCTGATTTCATCTGCTTCCGGTTTTTCATTATATGGATCGAATAACTCCTGCCGGTCATAAATATCAAGTTTGAATTCTTTTTCTACACGATAAATAATGGCTGTTACCTCACCTTTACTTAACACTACTGATACATCATCAAAATCAAATAAACTTTGGACTTTGGAATAAGAAGGCAGTCTAACCTGCAGCCGTTCTTCAAGACGTTCCTTATTTAACGCTCCTTCTTCTTTTAAATCCAGCCACTCAATCTTTTGTTTGTATAAACTTTTAATTTCCGTTGCTAAATCAATCATGATTTCTCCTTTAATATGTCTTAAATATATATTATATTAACCTTATATGAATCCAAGGCTATCTAAACGTACACTAAATGATTTGATGTATAACAAATTCCTCTTATTTCCTACCTCTAACGTTTCAAGTGTTGTATGGAAATTTGTATTTACCCAATCCATAATGTAACTTGCATTTTTTTCTGTATAGGCGATATAACGCTCATCTCTGAATGGTTCAACTAAATCAAAGGTATGTTCCAAAAATTTGATTGTCTTTTCTTCGTCATCATTTCCTTCTTTTTCATCTTCTTCAGTTATTTTTTCATAACTATCAAATGAGAACATCATATGGTCGATTGACAATGCTCTGAAACTAAGATTTACGCCATATGGATCAATGCATGATGTTTCATGGGATAATTCAAAGCCAAGCTCCTTTAAACCTTTATAGCCCATTCGGTTAAAGAATGTTTTCCCTAATTTGATTAATTCTGTTCCAGATAAAGTTTCGCCAATCTTTTCCTCAATCTCACGGATTCTTTGATTTTTTAGCCGTTCCTCTTTATGATAATTCTCCACTTTCTGACATAACGGTGTGTTAAAACCTAAGGTTTTATATATGTCAACAAGGTAATGTTCGGCTAAATAGCCACATGTCTGAATCATATTTGGCATTGAATTGGTAGTGGCAATACTGTGGTATAGTTCTTTTATCCGTTTATCTAAAAAGATAAGTTTATTTTTCTTTTCTGTTTCCTCATCAATGGTAATATTCAGATTCGGGATTACATAAGCATGAAGTTTCTCTAAATCAATCCTCCCTGATATCTTCAATAGTTCTGAATCGGATGAATGGAACTCCAGGCAGCTTATGCCAAAAGAAGCCAGTAAATTGACAAACAGTTCTTTGTTCTGATCTGTATTCCTAAAACCAACATCTTTATTTCTATGCTTTTTTGGGCCAATATCAAATCCATACTGTTTCAAGATGTCCAATTGTTTTTCAGACTTTAAACGCTTTGTTTCCTTTTTGTCATCCATCATGGAATATGGCATGAATCCAAGGTATAATTCGATATAAAGCCCTGTATGTTTCAGATGGAATTCCTTTATATGTCCAATATTATAATATTCCAGGATTTCTTCCATCTTTGATTGAGTGCGGTGTACTCCCTGGATTAATCCTTTTTCCTTATCTGTTTGGATTGTCTGTAGCAGCTGTTCTGCGCAATTCAACCTGGAATCTGTATCATGATCAGATAACGAGACCCTATCATTCATTGCTATTGTCGCATCATATCCTTTTTCATTTAACCATTTTGTGAGGGTTTCCTCTAAAATTATAAGGTCTTCGAACCAGGCATCCCTATCCAAGATGCCATTTGAAATCCGTTCATTCACACGTTCCATAAATCTTTGCATATTTTTCTCCTTTACCTCATTATTTAAACTAGTATGTAATTGTTTTGGATACAAAAAAAGCAGCTCATGCTGCTTTTTATCTAATTAATTCGGATTCCTTCCTTATTTACCTTGTGGCCATCCGGAGTGCTTTTATTCTTCCACATCTTACCGTCATTACCAAAATAGTAATAGTTTCCACTCCATTTAGCCCAGTCGTTTGTTACCATATAACCATGTTCGTCAAAGAAATACCAGTCATTTCCATCCTTAAGCCAATTGGTCTGGATATACATACCGTTCTCCTGACGGTAATAATAATGTTCTCCATCTTTTTGCCAACCAAGATTCAATGCAGCGCTCTTTGAACTTGGTCCTTCAACAGTTTCATCCTTTTCATATTCGATTGAATAGTCTTCACGATTTTGTATTGCCTGTTCTTTTGTGACCATGATGGCACTGGATTCTGTACGTTCTACTTTATTTTCCGAATCTCCATTTGGTTTTACTGTATAATGATATGAGCCTTCTTTTAACATAGCTGGCCTAAAATCAAAGGTTGTTCCACCAGTTTCAAAACTTCCTCTTATTTTTCCATCATTATAAAGCCGTAGGGTGTAGGTAGATGCATTTTTGGCGGCGCTCCATTCAGCTTTTCCATCTTCATTCCAGATAGCTTCTTCCACCGATCCAACTAAAGACTTAATTCCTGGCAGTTCGACGGTAAGCACCAATGTCTTGCCCGAATCTTTTCTTGAAGCTTTTGTACAGCTTGCATCTAATCCGCTTACTTTAATATCCGACTTTTTAAAGGAATCAAATGTATAACCATCTTCAGCTGATAATGTGATCTCACAAGTGAATGGCTTTGATGGATTATGTGTTGTCTTTGTCTTTTCGTCATCCGTACTGCTTCCTGGTCCATTTCCAGAGTCATCATCTTCCGTTATTTCCACTAGGTCATTTGTAATCGTATATTCATCAAATGAATAGCGGTCACTTTTTGTTGTAATTGTCAGCTCCGGTGACCCTTCATAATCCTCATCGTCAACCTCAATTTTCACACCTACCGATTTAATCTTAGTTGCTGCATATGAATACAATGGTAAGGATATTGTTAAAGCTAATGTAGTAAGAAATAATAGTTTTTTAAATTTCATGTCCCTTTTTCTCCTTTCAAATTCCTTCAATAAGAATATGAAAGAAAAACTGCGTTTTCGGATATTTTAAATAAAAAAAGAGAGTTATCCTCTCTTTTAAATTAATGTAATAACAATTCCATCCTTCGTTGATAATGGAAAATTATCAAAAAGTCGTTCGATTGATTCCATTTCAGTCACAGAGAAAGATGTGATATCGTTTGTGCCATCATAAACATATAGGTCAGCAAAATATTCATCACATTTTTTCTCTTCATATTCGTATGGAGATAAGTATTCAAAACAGTTCATACGAATTGTCTTGGTTATCATATCATACCAGATATCACCATCTGCTAATTTTGAAGCTTCCTGCATTTTTGTATTAATATAATTACTATAGACATCGGATTTTCCTTTTTGTGTCTCAAAAAGAATTGTCTGATTGCAAAACCACTTTTTATACTGTTCCATGTCCATTATCTTTGCTCCTACTATTTCCAGTAAAAGTAAGGCTCTTTGAGTCAGATATTTGTCATTTACAATTTCCTTATCCGCTTTTTCCAGCAGATTTTTCTGTTCCACTGTAAGTCCATCTAAATCATTGATTGTGACCATGTCTGTGTTTAAGTAATTATCTGCCTCAATTAAGTTTCTCAGTTTTTTAAACCCATCGATTCCATGTGAATCACGAAACACGGCATTTGCTTTTTCTGACTCATTAGCCGTAATATGTATCACAATATTACAACCTTCCATATTACATTATCCTTCCTCATTTTCTATATAATAGGTTTCTTTGGTATCAAGACAGAGGCACCCTAACGTATATCCAAACACGCATCCACAATCAATTAGGTATTTGTGGGTATTTCGGATGATTTTACCTTCATACTGCTGTCCATAATGGTATGTAGGTGTATGTCCAACGATGATTTCATATCCAGGAATGAGGTCTCTGTCAATATCCCATCTTTCAATTCTCTCCCATAACACATCCGTTGAATAATTTCCTCTTTTCATGCTTTCTTCAAAGAACGGATCCGGAGCTCCATGGATTAACAGATATTTTTCATCGTTCAGCTCAAATTCCTTTACTTTATCCAGAGAAACCAGATAATCATAAATTTCATGTCTCTCTTCACCTGTAAGCTCATTATATTGCTGAGCTGTCATATAACCTCCATTATGATAAACCCATAGTTGACGGTTACTCTGAATTTTCTGGCTGACAGAAAGGGCTTCCCTCTCCTCCTTATCTAAATACGGAGAAACCATACTGCTAAGCATCATATCTTCGTGATTGCCCATTAGTAATTCCATATTTTTGTGCTTCATGATGTACTGTAGCAATTCAATTGGTCTTGGGCCTCTGTCAACAACATCTCCAATGATATACAGCATATCATTATCAGAAAAATGTATTTTTTCAAGCATCTTTTTAAATTCATCCATGCATCCATGAATGTCACTCATTACGTAAATCATACTATATCCTCCAATATTCCATCTAGTAACATCTTTATTACAAAAGCGTGTCCCATCTTCCTTGTTTCGCAATTGACTACATCCTGTATGGACATCCCTAGTTTCATATTATTGTAACCATCAAAGTCCGCCAGGGCAATCTTCCGGCCATCTTCTATCATTTCCGTTATCCGTTTAAAGCCAGGTGTACTGCATACTGCATTCGCATATAATGGAATGTAGATTTTTTTGCGTGCATCGATATATCCAAGATGTTCATAGCCTTTTTGTGTCTTCCAGTAAGAATAACATGGTACAGCTCCTTTTCCTTTGGGATATCGGTCTGCAAACGTTCTATTAAATCCGTAATCACGCCATTTAAAATAACTTGCAGTAGGATGACCCTCTTCATCTATATCCTCCGGATATACTTTGGAATATTGCCAAGCATTTTCCATATTTTTTGCGGTTAGCCCATCGTAGCATTCAACCGGTCCAAGATAAAATGGAGACAAACTCCTTAAAATCGGATCAGCATTTCTGGACGTTGCATCAATCACTTCATATCCTTCTGGACATTTATCTCTTTTTGATATAACAATGATATTTTCCATGTTGCCTCCTTCTTAGCTGTATTCAATGATAATAATATCTTCATTGAAATCCATATTTGTTTTTTTCATATCTTTGTAGACCATGATTAAGTCAATAAGCCCAGGATCACATGGATCCATTTCGGCATTAACAAGGTCCATTAGTGTTGTATCCTTTAATTTCTTTTCCAGCCATTGGAACATCCTTTTATAAGTAATTTCATCAATGACCATTAGCTCTTCATATTGAATGAAAAAGCCAATCTGCTCAAAAAAATCCTTAAAGATATCCCTTGATAGTGATGCAATCCACGTTCCAAATTGATTAGTGTCATTTTCATCAGAATGACTCTCAAGAAAAAAATCCTCATACAAATGCTCAAGTTTATACCCTGGATATTTCATCTGCATCTCGTTCAGTTTTGCGCGCTTTAACGCCACAATATCGATGTCCAATCCCATGATCCCACTCCTTTTTATATACTCCATTTTTGTTGATATGATATAGTATGTTATTTTTCATGAACAAAAAAAAGAGGCTTTCATACCTCTTTTTCCACGTTTGTTTGTAATGATTCATATATCTGATCAATCACCTTATTTGTATTGGTGCCTGTCAGATAATAAAATGGAATGTTTTCTTTTTTCGCCTTGGCATATATTTTATATGACAGGCTATGCTTGATCCATTGATAATTGATGAAGACTGCACCACAGTTTGATATGCTTGATATATCGGATGTATTCTTCTCAAAGAAAATAATATTGTTAAAGATTCCTTTTAGCTGATTGTTTGTTGTTTTATTCCCGCCAAAAAATGCCAACTGCTGTTTTGACTGAATGAATCCAATTTTTAAATCATATGATATTTCCTCGTTATTTACCTTTATTTCATTCTTTCTGTTTAATAGCTCATAAAGCATATCATTTTCAGCAGAAGCAAGTTCCAGTTTTTGCTGCAGTGAATGATTCTCTTTCTCTGATTTTTCCAGAAGTCGTTTGTGTTCTCTTAATTCTTTTTGTAATCTTGTGATAGCATTGTCTTTATCCGTCAGTGTTACTTTATTGTTTTCAATCACCTGGGTCATCCCAGCTTCTTTTTCTTCTAATTGATTATATTTGGACTCAAGTGATGATTTTAGCCTGGTAATATCATCAAAGTATTTTTCCTTTTCAGAATGGAGATACCTATACTTTAAATCATTATAATGGTAAGCGATTGAATAAATAAATAGTTCAGAAACAAATAGTAATCCTAGTTCTGAGTCGGGTATCTTATTTCCATTTTTACCGTTTAGACAAGAATATAAAATCCTATCTACTATTTTGGAATTGATAGGCACACCTGACATGCTTAGATTTGTTTCAATGTCGAAATAAGAAGTAAATAATGTCAAGGTCCCAATATATTTAAAAAGTCCTTTTTCAAAAACGGAACTTCTTGTAGTATCATAAACATCTGGATGGATGCCGCGCTTTTTAAAAGTATCAATCCCTATTTTAGCTGATAACCTCCGTTCTATTTCATATTCAATCATGTTATCAAATAAGTTTCCCAAATCACTTTGACGATTAATAAAAGCATCATTTAAGCCAAATATGGCTTTCAGCTCATTTACTTTGTTCAATACTTCGACAGGAATTTCTTTGGAAAATTCCCTTCTTGCCAAATTGTCTGCAAGCATCTTGAAATGTCCGATGGTTCTGGTAAGCGAAAAACCGGTTAATTCCTGTTCTTTTTGTTTGGTAATATAAATCAAAACAGCGGCTTCATTAAACATTTCTATTTCGTTTATAGATTCATCAAAGAAAATCCCATCACCCACTTTCTTCCTGAATTTATTTTCATGAAATTCCTTATTCATGAATTCATCTATATCAACAACTGTTTTGTTCTTAACGAATCTTAAAATACGAGGATTAAATGATTTTATGATTTCATAGATGTTTGAAAAATCATTTTTCTCATAGGCTTCCTCGAATATTCCAATCAGCATGTTGATATGTTCAAGGTCTATTGCCGGATACACTTCTTTCAGTAAATCATCTTTCATTTCAGACTTTCTGTATTTTTCATAATAAGAAAGTTCATCTGATTTATATATCTCTTTTATTTTATCCCTACATCTAGTTGATGAGCCTAAGGCCAAAATGGCTACATGTCTAGCATTAAAAGTAAATTTATTGTCCTTCATAGTTACTCCTGTTTTTATTTGTAGTTAATTTTCTTTTATCGTATTATAACACAATACCATAGTGATATCTATAACCTCAAAATAATCTTGCATATTAATCCAGTATATATTATTTACAAATACTAATTTCAGGAGGACAAAATGAAAAAAATACAGACATATAATGCAGATAGCATTATGATTCTTGAGGGTTTAGATGCCGTCAGACGCAGGCCTGGGATGTATATAGGCAGTGTTAATCTGAGAGGCCTAAACCATTTAATATATGAAATTCTAGATAATGCTGTAGATGAGCATATGGCAGGTTTCTGTACCGATATAGAGGTAACCCTTGATTCTGATGGTTCCTGCACAGTGAAAGATAATGGCAGAGGGATTCCTGTCGAACGGCATAAAAAGGGAATATCCGCAGAACGTATTGTATTTACGACATTACATGCTGGTGGTAAATTTGATAATAGTTCCTATAAGACATCTGGTGGTTTACATGGTGTAGGGTCTTCAGTGGTAAATGCCCTATCCAAACTACTGGAAATAAAGGTATATCGCGATGGGAAAATATATTATGACAAATACGAATATGGAAAGCCTGCACTTGAATTAGAGGACGGGCTGCTTCCTGTTATTGGAAAATCAGATGAAACCGGCACAGAAATACGATTTATTCCAGATGATTCTATTTTTGAGATTGTTGAATTTAAGAGTGATTGGTTGAAAAACCGGTTACATGAAACGGCTTATCTAAATCCAGAACTTACCATTCACTTCCAAGACAGAAGAAAAGGAAAAACAGAACAGATTGACTATCATGAGCCAGAAGGATTAGTGGCATATATTAAAGATCTTACGAAAAGTAAGGATGTACTTTTTAATCCGGTTTACGTGCATGGAAAAATCGAAGATACAGAAGTTGAATGTGCTTTCCTCTTTTCAAATGAATTTGAGGAAAATATTCATGGATTTTGTAACAACATCTATACACAGGAAGGCGGGACACACATTTCCGGATTAAAAAGCAAATTCACTGCAATCATTAATTCATATGCGCGGCAGCTTGGACTGCTGAAGGAAAAGGATGCCAATTATACAGGTGCCGATACAAGGAATGGAATGACGGCTGTAATCGCAGTTAAGTATCCGGATCCTATTTTTGAGGGACAAACAAAAACGAAGCTTGCTTCTGCTGCTGTTTCTAAAAATGTTTCAAAGATTCTGGAACAGGAATTAGAATTATATTTTGACAGGAATATAAACGTGGTAAAACAAATTATATCATGTGCAGAGAAATCTGCAAAAATAAGGAAGGCCGAAGAACGTACCAAGACAAACCTGCTTAGTAAAAGTAACTTTTCTTTTGATTCGAATGGAAAGTTAAAAAACTGTATCAGTAAAGACCCGGGAAAATGTGAGATTTTTATAGTAGAAGGTGATTCTGCAGGAGGAAATGCCGGGACGGGACGGGATCGTAACTTCCAGGCCATCCTTCCTATCCGAGGCAAAATCCTTAATGTAGAAAAAGCAACCATTGATAAGGTTCTTGCAAATGCAGAGATAAAGACTATGATCAATGCGTTTGGATGTGGTTTCTCTGAAGGTTATGGTAATGATTTTGATATCACTAAATTAAAATATAATAAAATCATCCTTATGACGGATGCCGATGTGGATGGCAGTCACATTGACACTCTCCTGCTTACATTCCTATATCGTTTCATGCCAGACCTTATCTTTGAAGGACATGTGTATATTGCCCAACCACCTTTATATAAAGTGTCCAGTAAACGTGGTGGCCCAAAATATCTCAAAAATGATGCCGCACTTGAAAAATATAAAAAAACACATAAAGATGGTACCTACTCATTACAGAGATATAAGGGACTGGGTGAGATGTCTCCTGAACAGTTATGGGAAACAACTTTGAATCCTGAAACAAGGAGCCTGAAGCAGGTATTCATTGAGGATGCAAAAGCGGCTTCTGAATCCGTATCCTTGTTAATGGGTAATCAGGTCGAACCAAGACGCCAGTTTATCCATGAAAATGCTGACTATGCGACAGTTGATATCTAATCTATTTCTATGACATATTATCTTTGTGAAGTCACATATGAGAGATTAAATAAAGGTATTTCTAAAAATATTGTGAAAATAGTAAGGAGAATTAGATGGAAGAATTCGTTTGGCACTATCTTAAAAACAAAGAAAAACCTCCTTTAGGAGAAATTGTTGTCGTTGATTTACTCCTGTTTGATGATATTTCATTTATGGAGGTCCAAGGAGTCAATACAAATGAAGGAATCAAGTTAATTGAACCAGTCCATTATGAAAAAGGATATATACAACTAGCTTGGCGGTATAAAACAGAAAGTGAAAAGCTAAAGGAAAAACTAAAGGGTGAATAGCCCTTTTTTATTTTCCTATCAAACTGTCATTATTAGGTTGTATTTATAATCGGCTTATTAAGCTGCCCAAAAATGAGAGGTGTGAAAATGAAACAAAGTAATAAAACTTATACTGAGACAATAGAACGAACGGAATTTTCTGATGAAATGAACCAATCCTATGTTGACTATGCCATGAGTGTCATCATTGGCCGTGCTCTGCCTGATGCACGGGATGGATTGAAGCCGGTGCAACGTAGGGTCTTATATGATATGGCAGATTTACATACATTTTCAAATATGCCTACTAAAAAAAGTGCACGCATTGTCGGTGATACAATGGGTAAATATCATCCACATGGAGATAGTTCCATTTATGATTCACTTGTAGTAATGGCGCAGGATTTTAAAAAAAGGATGCCGCTTGTTTATGGTCAGGGTAATTTCGGTTCCATCGAGGGTGATGGTGCTGCGGCACAACGTTATACGGAAGTCAGATTGACTAAATTTGCAGAAGAAGTCATATTAAAAGAATTAGACAAAACGGTTCCATATATGAAAAACTATGATGGAACTGAAACCGAACCAGAGGTCTTACCAGCTAAATTGCCGTTGCTTCTTCTTAATGGCGCTGATGGAATAGCTGTTGGCATGGCTACTTCTATCCCATCCCATAATATTGTTGAGCTCTGTGACTTGTGTAATTCTTATATTAGTCATCCAGAGATGACAACCAAAGAGATGCTCTCTATTTTAAAAGGACCGGATTTTTCTACTGGTGGAATCATAGCAAATAAAAAGGACCTGGAATCCATTTATGAGACCGGAACCGGAAAGCTCAAGATACGCGGAACAATAGGATTCGAGGCATCCACAGGACGTGGTGACCATGATAAGCTAGTCATCACTGAAGTCCCATATACAATGGTTGGTTCTGGCATCAATAAATTTTTAAATGATGTGGCATCCCTTGTGACAGATAAGACATTGCCTGAAATCATCGACATTTCTAATCAGACAAACAAAGATGGCATCCGCATTGTGTTTGAATTACGTAATGGCGCTGATATAGAGCGAATCACGAATATTTTATATAAAAAAACAAAATTAGAAGACACGTTTGGAGTCAATCTATTAGCAATCAAGAAAAAGAAACCAGAAACCATGTCATTAAGGGATATCCTGCAGACATGGCTGGATTTTCAACGTGAAATCATCCATCGTAAATATTCTGTCTTACTCCTTCAGCAAAAAAACAGGGCTGAACTATTAGAAGGCTTATTAAAAGCATGTGATATGATTGATTTGATCATCGAAGTCATCCGTGGTTCAGAAAATGTTCCGGATGCAAAACGTTGTCTTATGTCAGGTAGCATAGAACCCATTCGGTTTAAAACAAAAACAATGGCGGCCAAGGCCCGTAAATTATCATTCACAGAAGCACAGGCAGAGGCAATTTTACGGATGCCACTGCAAAAACTTATTGGACTTGAATTGCAGGATCTGAATAAAGAATACAAAAAAACATTGGATCTTGTAAAAAAAACCAATGATATTCTATCCAGTGAAGATAAACAAAATGAATTAATCCAAAAAGACATAGCATATTTTAAGAGGGAATTTAAACAGCCAAGAAAAACAAAGCTCATGGACTGTAAAGATATTGTTCTGGATGAGAAGAAAGAACGTGTATCCTATCATCTGCTAATTGATAAATTCATGTATGCAAAATTAATCGATGATATGACTTACGACCGGAACAGCGAATCAATCACAGAGGAATATAAATATGATTTCCCTGTTTATTCAGATGCGTCGGTATTTATTTTTTCTGATACCGGGTTTTTATATCAGCTAAAAGTGGAAAAAATACCTTGTTGTAAATATAGAGAAAAGGGATGTCCATTGGAAACACTCATTTCTCTTCCTTCAGGTAAAAAAATAATCAGCATACTGCCCTCTCTTAAAAAAGTTACGGATATTTTATTTATATCAGCTTCGGGAAATTGTAAAAAAGTCTCTTCTAGTGAATTCATAAGTAACCGTAAGTCGATTATTGCTACAAAATTGCAAAAAGATGATTATCTTGTCTGTGCAGAGCCTGTGGAAAAAAAGAAATTTTTAGTATTAAAAAGCCAAAAAGGGTATCTATTAAAAATAAGTACAGCAGATATCCCAATGTTGAAGAAAAATGCAGAGGGCGTAAAAGGGATGGATTTGATGGATGATTTAATTGATTCGGTTTTCTTAGTAGATAACACAGATAAGTTTTTTTATAATTCCGAGGAAGTAAATGTAGCAAAAATCAAATCCGGAAAACGTGGGTCAAAAGGTAAAAATCTAACATACTATAAGAAATAAAATAAATAAGGAGTAACTATATGAGAAAAATCGCAGGTTTATTGATTGGGTTAACTGCATGCGTAGCGTTGTTAAGCGGTTGCACAAAAAACACATTGTCTTATACATATAATGTAGAAACTGGAGATGCGGTTAAGGTAACAATCGACCGCATGGAAGGCTATGATATGGATTCAAATAACCCGTTTACAGTAACTCTTAATGATGAGGATATCCTGACCTGTCAGTTTTTAAGCGAGGAAGGATATGAATATTATGAAGGCGTCCTAACAGAGGAAAATCTTGATTCACAAGGCGGTTCAATAATCGAAACCGGGAAAAAAGGTACTGCTGACTATATCTTTTATACAGTAGGTTCTGGGAATGCCGCTGAACATGATTTTTTTGTTAAATTGAATGATAAAACATCTGTCATCATTGGAAGTTTAAGCTCTGAAGAAGAGGCCAAAGCAGGATTTGATGCATTAAGTTTTGAAATTGTAAAATAATTTGAACATTTTTCAAGGTTTCTATCATACTACTTTTAGTAAATAACAAGTGAGGTAATATCAATGTACACAAATAACAATATCCAGACCACTATGTATTATTCCATATCAACTGTTGGGACTACAAGTTCAAACGGATATTTTTGTGTGCCAATACTATCGGAGTTTCTATGATAAATTTGTAATTGACATTTATCAAGGGATTACTTCGGTAATCCCTTTTTAAATTATTTTTTATCTTTTTGGTTTACAAATACAAAAATATATTTATAATGTTTATACAAAACAAATGGACAGATATCGAAGTGGTCATAACGAGGCGGTCTTGAAAACCGTTTGCTGTAAAAGGCACGTGGGTTCGAATCCCACTCTGTCCGCTCATATTCACAAAATTGGATAAGCAGCACATATATGGTAAACCACCCAATGCCCGGCTGCAATAACGAGTTCATCTGCTGTAGAGAGACTCATTAAACATCTTATATGTTTGACTTTTTAGGTGGATAGGCTTAGGAAGAGCCTATACAGTGAAATCTTCCTCTCCTTCTTGGGTAGGTAAACCGTAACTGGTAGCGGGCCAGACTGTAAATCTGGTGTCTTCGGACTCTGAGTGTTCAAGTCACTCCCTGCCCACTGGCTGATTGCCATTCATTCTAGCGGGCTGGACAAACGGCAAGTCGTTGGGCTCATAACCCAAAGAATCCTGGTTCGAATCCAGGGCTCCGCAATCACATATAGTTCCTCACACATTAGTGTTATATTTCTGTATTTGGAATAGAGGCGATAACACAGCTGGATAGCAGATTCATAATATTTAATGTTGGAAATCTGTGAATAGGGCTAGCAGTAACGCACCTTTGCGAAGTGTGAAAGTACAGACATAGCAAAATTCGGCAAGCATTGACGGATGTCAAGATGGCAGCTATATGTTTTTAATCTCCTATAGCTCAGCAGGCAGAGCGGCTGGCTGTTAACCAGCGTGTCGTAGGTTCAAACCCTACTGGGAGAGTTTTCAACAATAAAGCCAAATACAATAATTTTTAATATTTTTTGTAATACTGCAGATATAATCCTAACTGGTAAGGAAAGTGCCTGCTAAGCACTTAGTAGCTGTTATTTAATGGTGTTCGGGTTCGAGTCCCGGTATCTGCGTTTCTATATGGTTTTTATACTTTCAGAAATTTATAAGGTGATTTTATGGGATATATTTATAAAATAACAAATGAAATAAACCAAAAAGTTTATATTGGTAAGACTTTGACCTCATTGGAAAAAAGATGGAAAAGACATATTTATGACACTTATCGTTCTGATAGGACAAATTGTAAATTCCATAATGCAATAAAAAAATATGGAGAGAATAATTTCAAAATGGAATTAATAGGGCAATATGATAATGAGATATTAAATGACAAAGAAAAGTATTATATACAATTATATGATTCTTTTAAAAATGGCTACAATTCAACATTAGGTGGAGATGGAAATGCAATTTTAGAAATAGACCATAATGATGTATTAAAAAGATATAATAGTGGAAATTCAATTTCATGTATTGCTAATGACATTGGTGTTAGCGCTTATACTATCTCGAACATAATAAAGGAGAATAATCATAGAATACTTGATAATATAACAAAAATTGTTTGTATGGACAAAAATTGTAATATCACAAATATTTTTTGTAATATTTATGAAGCATATAAATGGTATGAAAAAAACAAAATATGCAGATATCGTAATTTCAAATATTGTGTAAAAAAGTCATGTAAAACAAAATGTTCAGCATTTAATTATTATTGGATGACACAGGATGAATATCTGTCCATTAAAAAAAATAATATAGATTTACAAAGTGTTTATACTAAACGTCAAATCGTACCAAGCAATCGTATAAAAATAAAATGTATAGATTTAAATATTGAATTCGAGTCTTGTTACAAAGCCGGAGAATATCTTTTTAATTATGGTTATTCCAAAAATAAGAATTTTAAAAGTGCTGGTCAAAAGATATTAAATGGAATAAGAAACAATAAACCAGTATATCATTTGATATTTGAATTTGTTGAAGATTAATTTCTATGAAATATGAAATATCCATCTGAATTTATTTCCTCATTAGTCAATCTTTTTAAACTATGGAGTGATAAGCCTAATTGGTAAGGCGATGGTCTTGAAAACCGTTAGTAATCAAAGTGATTTGGTGTCTGGGTTCGAGTCCCAGTCACTCCGCTCGGATACTGCAATATCATATCTGATTGTAAACACGATGCTATCTTCCCAACATTACAGCTTAAGATGTAACCATGGTAAGTCGGACATGGAAATATAGCGTAGATATTGTAAGTCCAGTCATGCTCTTGTGGCGCAATTGGCAGCGCAGCTGACCTGTAATCAGAAGGTTGTGGGTTCGAATCCCTCCTGGAGCTTTGGTTATATCCCTAAAATTAGTATGCTACTGAGGTGATGCGGTACGTTGCACCTGGCTTATATCCAGCGATTGTGGGTTCGACTCCTACCGGTAGTACTTAAGGGCAATTTGTCCTTACAAAACTAAATGTCGCTGGCCAGAGTAACCAGTCTAAAAATAAATGGTGACACATTTATTGGAGATAGAACTCCCGTCCAGAATTGACTGGATGGCAAGGAAGAAGTATGTTTAGTTTATATGCAGATATGGTCTAATGGCTATGACTCTAGCCTTCCAAGCTAGAAATGCGGGTTCAACTCCCGTTATCTGCTTTTTGCTGATATAGCACAACGGTAGTGCAGCTGATTTGTAACCAGCAGGTTTACGGTTCGAATCCGTATATCAGCTTTCAAATTCCTTAGATTTGCAAGGTATATCTTATTTAGGCCATAAGATATGTCCTTTTCTCCTTTAGATCTTAACTGGTGTAGTAATTGGTACTTATTAAGGGTCCGACTCCCTTCATCAGTTTTTGCGGGAAAGAGCAATCAGGATGTTCGCTGGGCTCATAACCCAGAGGTGAGGGTTCAAATCCCTCTCCCGCTATTTCATATGTTTATCTCTTTTAGTATTCATAAAAAGAAGCAGTTTATCTGCTTCTTTTTGTCATCTTACATATTTATAGTAGGAGGTGTCCATGAAACGATTTATTTTTGTACCCTTGTTATGTATATTTTGTGTATTCCTTGTATCCTGTTCAGATAAGCAAATGGATGTTAATCCGATTTCGTATGAAAAATCCATACACCTGATTCCAGGTATATTTCAGTCTATCGATGAAGCCGATAGTGCTGTCTATGTTACATTCCTTGATGATCATGGTAACGAATTTGTGGCTGAAGCCGGATCTTTAACTGAAATGCCATATGACCTTAATGATGGAGCTACTTATGAAATCATATATTTAACTAAATCAGAGGATTCTGAACCTACACTATATACGGATGTCATCAAAATAAAATCTGCAGAGTATGATTTGAACATTATTAATGAGGATAATGAATACGTCATTCCATAAAGGGTTTATTTGATTGATATCCACATTCCATTCCATTTAAGTACATCATTCATGGATGATGGTTTAATGGCTCTATCCATATAAAAACGCTTTATCCGATTAAGGGTTTCATTAAAAAAAGGGCATACGCCCTTTTTATGCCGTCTTTGCAGCCTCTCTTAAGTTGTAATTAGAGAACGTGATTCCTGTATCTTCAATAAATTTAATAAAGAATTTTTTTTCTTTCTCATCTAATACCGTACGTTTACAGTCTCCTTGAATCTGTGAAATCACAAATCTCTTTCTCCCTGTTCCGGTCGCAGATTTCCTAATTTCCACAGTCAAATAAGAGGATTCCAATTCATTGGAACGCCTCACGAATAATATCAGACACTCTCCTGTTGCCACATGTTTAATATAAGTTGCAACACAATGGCCTAAACTATTTCCTTCTGCAATCAATTCACGAGCCGATTCAGGTGTTAACAGAACCATATCCTTATAGGAGTAGACAACATGGTCTTTCACATTGAATAACTGTTCAAACTCCTTATATTGTTCCCTGAAAATATTAAATGTTTCTTTATTTTCCCGTTCTGCAATATCAGCTTCTATTTTTACCATTCTTGCATTTCTTTCATTTTCAAGTATCTTCTGTATCTCTTTATCTGTTTCAACTGTTTTTGTCATGATATCATGATTTGTGAATAGTGCTTTAGGGTATTTATTAATGACTTTACCATTATATGCATAATTCATCTCCAGATAATCCATGTATATGCGTGTTGGAATGAACAAAAACCCTTGTCCGTATAAATCAAAGCACAAGTAATTAATGAAACGCTTGATATTGAGGTTGTATTTCTTGTCTAAACAGGTATTAAAGAATAGCTTGATTTCTGAACTGTTCCTATCACGTAAAGAACGATATCCATAATTATAATTATAATAAAAATTATTATCAATCATACATCGTATCGATGATTTTGTATAAGAATCAATAAAATACCTTGCATAGTCATAGCCTACAAGTTCTTTAATCGTTAAGACTGCCTCAACGAAGTTTACATCATACTTCTTGTTATTCTGAAGTATGGGTGTTTTTACTGTTATGTATTTCATTAATGTCTCATTTTTTAATAAATCAAGATAAACCGTATTTGTTATGGTATCTCTATCTCCTCTGTAATAGTAACTAGTTCCTTCATAAAGCATTGTCTTGTATAGATTAAGTGACATCATTCCATTTGATAAGTGATGCCTGTAACCTGTTATCATCCTGTAAATAAATGGTATGTCTTCTCGTGTGATTTCTCCAAACACGATATTGTTGATTTTAATAGAATCATCCTTCTTGAGCTGTTTGAAAAAGTTCTGGAAATCTTCCATAGACATATTTTCTATTGTCTGTATTGCTTCACCTTTTTTAATCAAATACTTATCCTGTGACGGCATCATAATCAACTGATAAATTTCTTTTTTAAACTGTTTCTGTAGGATTGTATCAATACCACTTGATAAGATTACTTTAAAATAATCCGCAGCTGTTCGCTTTTTAACTTCTCTCTTTGGTACTGCCGGTTCTTCATCATCCATATCGAATAATGTTTCATCGTATTTTTCTTTATATTTATTTATGTATTCCTTAATAAGGGACACATTATCCTGCTCTTTAATTAATTCTTCATTCATTGTTACTGGCATAATTTTCCTCCTTATTTCCAATTAATCACATTATCTGCAGTTATCTTTAACGATCTTGCTTTTGCCCACTTTTTGATGAAGTCGACCTCTTCCTTTGTCAATTCACTTCGCTTGTTCATGCCTTCTACCTGTGGGACACTTCGATCTGGTAATATTTCAATTGTAAGATAGGGTGTTTCTTTATCCTCTTTTAATCTCATGAAGACGACAATACAGTCATTCGCAACCACTTTATCAACGTATGATGCAACACAATGGCATAACGTTTGTCCTTCTTCCACTAATTCGATTGATTCTTTAGGCATTACAATTACAAATTTATCTGTCAAGGTTGAATAACCAAAATTTTCACATTCATTCATGATTGTTTCAAATTTTTCTGAGTTTTGGCTAATGCTTTCTTTTTCATTTATTTTCGCTGACAATATCATATGGTCTGTCAGTAATGTTTTTGGGTATTTCTCTTTCACTGTTCCATAATAACTTTCTGACATTGTTAAATAATCATAATATGTCGTTAATACAGCGCCTGTAGCGCCCTGTTTATACAAATCAAATAGAATATAATCAATGAATCTTCTTGTATTAAGATTGAATTTTTTGAAATCCAATAGATTTTTTGTATGCCGTAACGCAATTGCAGACATTTTATATTTATCAAAAAAATACTTTGCGGTACTAAGATCTGACAATTCTAAAATCTCATATGCATATGAAAGGATTGTGTTCAACTTACTATCTTCATATGCATCCTCACTATTGGCAATGATATATCTTAATAAGCTTTTATCCTTTTCATAATATTCTCCTAGATTTTTTTCTAAATTGCTACTTTGATGATTGAAATAACACAATCCAGAAAGTACAAACATTCTTAGTCCGTTATTGGCATTAACAAATTTGTACCAGTCTTCGATTTGAGATTTAGTAATTCCGATTTTTAAGTAGTTGGCTGCTTCTGCTGGAATTATGATATCATCTGCTTTGATATCATTAAAAAATCCATTTAGTTGTTCTACCCTGGATATTTTCTCAATATTTTCAGTCATATTGTCATAAATATAAAGCAGATGTTTACTATATATAGAAACAAGAAGTTTATCTGTCCGTTTATTTTTCTTACGGATTGCAAAATCATTTGCATCTTTAAATACAACTTCATATTCAGCTTTTGTACGTTTTGTTTTTGTTTCAGATTCAGCAATGATGTTTATTTCCTCTGCTTCATCAATTTCCTTTAATAAACTACCTACATTTATTTCTTTTAATTGCTTTTTCATTGAGTATCTCCTTCTTTTCTTAAGATTACTCAATTAATATGTGAAAATTTGTTCTTACATAAAGTACCCAACCATGCATACTATTTGGGAATAAATAAAAGGAGATTACTATTATGAAAAACAATATATTTTATAAAACCTGTTTCGTGTTGGCTGTTTCTGCTTCCTTGATTGGCTGCAGTAGCAATACAGATTCTCCAACACCTGTGCAGACCACCATATCAGAATCTGTTTCAATTGCTGTGGATGACACAGAACCGGCAACAGAACATGTAGACAGTACAAAACCAGCGGAACAGAATGCCATTGTGACAATTGGTACATTAAAGGATTTATCTGAGGTAATTGATAACTATGGAAATAAACAGGCCCTATTCACTGATGAGAATGGCACTGATTTCATAGCTATTGTAAGTGAACAGACCTTGCTACCGGATGATTTTTCTACGGACCATGATTATGAGGTTCATCATTCTGATGTTATGACAATGAGCATCCCTGGACAGTATCCGGAAGTTTATGAAATCAAGAAAGTCGATGATATTTCTGATACTGAAATCATTATAGAGTCCTCTACGGAGGCTTCCACTACGAATTAAGATTTATCTGCTTTTTTTTGAATGCATACTGTTATTATCATTTAGAAAAATGGAGGTAAGATATGGTAGCAAACACGATTAACATTAAGGATGAACTGATTGTTGGAAAGTTAGTTGCATGTCCAGAGGAATGTAAAAGCCTTGTAAATGGTACCTATCATGTTTCAATCAAAGATGGACATCTGGCAATTCATTTAGGACTCTGTTCCTTTAAGATGAAGCCCAAAGTCATTTCGAAAATCTGTGAAAAACAAACTGTTACCTATATCTTGGAGGATAACAGGAATCTTACATTACGTATTTAAAAAAGCCCTTCTGGGCTTTTTCTTTTATCTTGTAGCACCTCCACCTCCGCTTCTTCCTCCATGGTTTGATGATGAATGGCTGCTGCTTGATGATGAATGACTCGATCTGTGGCTAGAACTATGGCTACTTCCGCTTCTGCCTCCAGAATTATGTTCGAAGAAAGATGAAAATACATGAATTGTGAATCGTTCTTTTATTATCCCTTTCTTCCATATTGCTAAAATATCATACAGATAGCTAAAAAAATATAGCAAAGTGATAACATAGCTGACTGATGGAATCAACATGTATGAAGCAAATACAATAATTGAAAATATATTTAAAAACTTATCTGTCATAGGTTTCCAGGCCTTAATATTTTTTTCACCATCCTGTTCATTATATCTCATTAAAATGTATGACTTTCGAATTAAATAGATCAGCAATGCTCCAAATAATATCCATAGCGTTCCAAAAACCATATTTGAACCAATGGAAAAAATACTTCCAATTAAATAAAAGATGGTTAAAGCATTAGGTATTGAATCGTTTTCTTGTACATCAGTAATTGTCGTATTCTGCTTATCTACTGATGAATCAAACTGCGCATAGATACCATTACAAGTGTTAATTACAGCTGAATTATAATCTCCGATATCACGATATGGAACAAATTTTTCATCCAGTATCCTACCTGCAATAGAATCCGGAATTATATGTTCAAGTCCAACACCTACTTCCAGCCGGACCTTTGCTTCTTCTTTGGATATTAATAATAATAATCCATTGTTTTTTTCTTTGCTGCCGATCTTCAGCTTATTGAATAAACGGTTCCCATACTCTTCTGGTGTTAATCCATCAAATGATTCTATTGTAACAACCAAGAGCCTCACATCTGCCGTTTCTTCCATTCCATATAAAATAGAATTAACCTTATCCTCTACAGTTTCCGACAAAAGGTTCCCTTCATCATATACGTAAACAGAATCACTTTCATTTATTGATATAACCTTTCTATCTGAATAGACATATTTAAAAACTCCTCCGGCTATGTGTAATATCATAGTTATGATGATGAGTGAAATTAAAATAATTTGTGGTTTAAATAGTTCCCTGCTGTTAATCTTCATTGTATTTTCCTCCAAAAATAATATGATTTTTCCTCTGCTTTTTATTATGATTTTTTTTTAACTTTGTTTTCGTTTTATCCCAAAACAGTCATTCTATATATGTGAAATTCATATAGAAAAACCAAATCTCAGCAAGTCTGAATTGATAAATAAAAAAGGAGAATAACGAATGGCAGAGAAAACAACAGTAACAGAAAACAAGAAGAAAGCTTTAGATGATGCTATCTTAAAAATCGAAAAAGCTTATGGAAAAGGGTCCATCATGAAACTTGGTGAATCCAATAACCTGGCAATTGAAACCTATCCAACCGGATCCATTTCACTTGACATTGCCCTCGGTCAGAATGGCATACCAAAAGGCAGGGTTGCTGAAATATATGGGCCAGAGTCTGGAGGTAAAACCACATTAGCATTACATATCATTGCAGAAGTACAACGCCAAGGCGGTATTGCTGGTTTTATCGATGCCGAACATGCAATGGATCCTGTCTATGCTTCAAAAGTCGGAGTTGATGTGGATAACCTTTATATATCACAACCGGATTGCGGTGAAGATGCTCTTGAGATTGTTGATACATTGGTACGTAGTGGTGCGATTGATATCATTGTGGTTGATTCTGTTGCGGCTCTTGTTCCTAAAAAGGAAATTGAGGGAGAAATGGGTGATGCTGTCGTAGGCCTGCAGGCAAGACTTATGAGCCAGGCTCTTCGGAAACTAACGGCTTCTGTTTCAAAAACAAAATGTTCCATCATATTCATTAACCAGCTCCGTGAAAAGGTCGGTGTCATGTTTGGTAATCCAGAAACAACAACGGGAGGACGTGCCCTTAAATTCTACTCTTCCATCCGATTAGACGTAAGAAGGATTGAAACCCTAAAATTGGCTGGTGAGGCTACCGGAAACAGGGTTAAGGTAAAAGTGGTAAAAAATAAAATAGCGCCACCTTTCAAGGAAGCCGAATTCGATATTATCTTTGGCGAAGGTATATCAAAAGAAGGTGAAGCGGTTGACCTTGGTGTCAAGACTGGAGTTATTGACAAATCAGGTGCTTGGTTTTCTTATAATGGAGAGAAAATCGGCCAGGGAAGAGAAAACGCAAAAATATACCTTAAGGAACATCCAGATGTCATGGATGAAGTTTATGAAAAGATTTTGAAATTAGCGCATTCTAAGGAGTCATGATTTACTAAAACAGTAATAAATAAAAAACAACGCAATATGCGTTGTTTTTTTTAATTCTTCCATAACTGATATGTTTTATTTACCTTGACAACAGAAGCATCATCAAAGCCAGTATCCTTTAATATATCAATGACTGTCTTAAGATATTTTAGGTTGTTTGTTTCAAGTAGGATTTCCGGCTCAGACACACTGTTTATTTTTTTGATGATATTATTTATTTCGACATATCTGGTATCTGTTTTTTCAATCAATCTGGCATTTCGGTCAAATAAAAATATTTCCTCATTTTCATATATATATGGAACCGGTAGTCCCTCTTGATAATAATGCATACCATCTCCAAATTCAACCCAGCCAGTATATGGTTGATCATTGATGTAGTAACTATTAGTATTATATTTTTGTATTACCTCCTGACCCTCCAATTCATATTTACATTCTAAATTTATATCCACTAATCCATTTTTTACTTCTGGAGAGGCACATAGTACGGTAATGGTTGTACTAATTACCATGAGTGCGGTACATAAAAAAGTCTTCATAATTTGCCTCCTGTTTATTTCTAACAATATAATGTGGTTTTCGACAAAAAAAAGAGAGGATATCAATCCCTCTCTATAAAAAACAACTAAATATGTTCATTAGTAGGCTGCCCAAACCAATTGCCAGTGCTGCTCCCATAGTAAAGAACGATCCTACAAGGCAAAGCTTCGTTGTGGTTATGAACGGTTCACTTTCAGTGAATTTAAAGCCTCCAACGGATAGATACAATGCCATTGCAACTTCGAGAAATTCTACCGCTGTTAAGATACAAAAAAACAGCGCTACCTTCATATACAATCCTCCATTCATCTTTTATATAGATATAATGGAGAATTTTTGATGTAATTAATATGATTTTCTTATTTAATGGTTTTCACAAATTTCTTTACTACAAATAATTTGATTGTTTTTCTAAATTTCTTCAAAGTCATCAAACGAGTCGTCCCTGTGTGGTATCGTGTCAAATCCATTTAGGACATTTACAAACTTAACAATTTTATCGTCTGTCAGTTTTAGACCGGCAGAGGTTGTGCCTACCATCTCATTTTTATATGTACTTCCTGTTTCATCATTCTTTACACAGACTGATATGAACATAGGAATTTTATTCCGATTGCATGCAATCCTAAGTTTTACCATTAAATCTAAGACTTCATTGTCAAACTCTTCTGTTTTATCAAAATAGTTGGGATTTTTCATCGTTTGGTCTCCTCCATTTTTAAAATATTATCCTGAATGGTCTGAATGAATGTCTCCACTCCTGGGTCCGAACGTTCTGCAAGCAGGACTATTTTGCATGGCTTGGAAAAGTCGGATGATAGTACACCAATCACGCTCTTTGCGTCTACCATTACCCTACCATTCATAAAATCAACATCATTGTCCAACTTATCTGCTTCTTTTACAATTCGTAATGCTTCTTCTGTACTGTTAATTTTCACCTGTATTTCTATCATTTATTATTACCTCCAAATCGTTATCATCAAGTGCTCCTGTTAAATCAAATAACCTTTTTTGTTCCACTGTTAGTATGATGTGTTTTTTCCTTTTTTTCCTCTTTTTTAATGATTTTAATTCTTTTATATTTAACATACTGTTTTCTATGGTATCCATTTTATTTATACTGCTATTAATATCTGGATTATCTTCATAAACATAGGCGGCCGGACCGGCCAGATATCCTCGTAATAAATTTTTCAGGAATGAATTCCTATAAAATTTTTTGAGTCCTTGCAGAAAAAGTATCAGGTCAGAATCCTCTGTTTCATCCAACTTAATATGGAACTGTGCATTCTTGATTTTTTCTAGATTATCTGAATCCGGTTTTTTGACAGGAAGCTTAAAGAATACCGGTTCATTTCTAACATAGGATTTTAAAGCCTCCTTCATAGCGTCCCTAACTGGGAATTGTAGGTTCTTATACAAATAAATCAAATCATAGTCATGTAGCTTATACAAACGTACGGTTATGTTCATCTTTTCACCTCCTATTTACAGAACAGACAAAGTATTAGAATCCCTAATATCCAACACCCAAATGATGCAAAGAGGATTATTTTATCATCTTGATAAAGCTCCACGCTATCATCCTCCAATACTTGTATGATGACATCCTCTCCTACATGTTTCTTTTTCTTTGACAAAATTGTTCCTTTTAAAAATGTAATTCCGTCATCAAAACTGTATTTGATTGTTAATTCATAATGGCCATCGTTTTTCTTAACATCTGTTATTTTTGCAACTTTTAATCCGATTTCATTTTTCTTTAACTTTTTTTTCATATAGACTAGTGCAAACCCTGCAATTATTAGTACATATGATATGATTAAAAAGACCATAGTTCCTCCTTATAAAAATATCTTATATATTGGTATATTATAAGTATGTAGGATACAAAAAATAATTAGCCTCTTATGAACGTTAGAAAATAAAAAAAAGAGGATATTTTCCTCTTCTTAATCTGCGAATGCGTTAAACAAGTCAACATATGTCATCAAGAAATTGTTAATGGCCATCAAATCGTTCTCAGTCAATGGAGAAGACCATAATACCGTGTGTTCTCCGGTTGCATTTAATGCAACTCTGATACTGACTACTTTTTCCTGTCCATTATTTTCTGATTTACTTTCTTTAAATAACACTTTAAAAGCTGTAATGTTCTGGTCAAGTATACCATATTTATCAATTGCCATTAACACGATGTTGTTAAATGCTGTTTCGGTTCCTTGCCAGTCTACTGAAATTATGATTTGGTTCTTAAGCCGGATATACATCTTTCTTCCACAAAAAAAGAATTTCTGTTCTCCGTAATGTTTAATTGCCTCTGCAAAAGTTTCCCTATAGAGGTCTTCCATTCGTTGTTTTTTTAATTCTGCCATTATATCTTCCTCCCTACTAATTTTATTATGAGTGACAGGTACAAAAAAAGAAGGCAGAACGCCTTCTCTTATCTCGTGCAGATCAGATATGTACGGAAATCATTTCCAGAATAATTACATGTTACAAAAACATATAAATCTTCTACTTCGTCTGGAATAGTTCCAGCTGCTATGTTCTTTCCTTCAGCAAATGATTCTAAATCATCTGCATTTTGGATTGTGCGTATGGCAGCATCTGCTTTACCCGTTATTGTAGCAACAGGGTGCAGATTTAACTCCTCGTTTTCAGTATAAATATTGATGTCCTTATGAGTTTCAAAGTAGGAAGGATCATTATACTTGTCGATATCGGAAAAAAGTGTTCCGTTTTTCATATGATGTCCATAAATGATATTGACTGCATCCTTCATCGGATCTACAGCTTCCTTATCAATATATGGTGTTCCTGAATAACTATACTCCTTATCCAGATTCTGGTGGAGATAATCATCTGTTCCATCAAAAACGATTGGATAATCAATTTTGGTACCAGGAATATTCACCCATGCAATGATATCCTCATTAACAGCATGAAGTTCATTAAAATCATAGGGTGATTCATACTCTTCGATTAATTCACCTTCAAGTGTAGCATGTTGCCTTGTTTCTAAATCACTGTTTTCAATTCCAACAAGTGGACTTGTTTTTTGGGCTATTGCATGCGCAGTTTTGAAATATTCAGTAGCTAAAATACTAAATTCAATAGCTTCTTTCTCTTTCGCTGCATTTATATTACTCATACATATAAAACAACCAGCTGCAATTCCGAACGCCGCCAACGTTATCAAAGGAATCCTCATTTTACCATAACCTCCATATATCTTAAGATATCTATATAATGCTTTCTTTTTTTATAGAATAATTTTAAATTCCCATTATGTTGAGTCTGTCATATTGTTTTTATTGATTTTCACTTGTTTCTATATATCCTTTGTGGTAAGATTGGCCTGGGATAATCGTTTTTAGGAGGTTTACTATAATGAGCAGCGCAACTTATAATAATCGGGTTGAATATTTAATGGCAGAAAAAGATATAAGCTTAACTCAACTATCCAGATTAACAGGAATACCAGCTACCACGCTCAACCGGATCATAAAAGGAAAAGTCAAAAAACCCAAACGTTCCCAAATGGATAGGATTTCAGAGGCTCTTGGAAAACCAGTACATGAACTATTTGATGTCCCGGAATTCAAAGAAAATAAGACGAATTTGATTGAGCTTATAGATAATAATAAGGAACTCCATTTTGGCATCCATCCAGATGAAGCAGGAAGGATTGTTAAAGTTTTTTTAACTGAAGAGGAGTCTTTGCTGGTATACCTTTTTCAGATATCATCTTTGGGAGGAAAACAGAAAATACTCAATATAGCCAAAAAAGAAGCAGAATCTTTTAGCCAGAAATTATTTGAGAAGATAGAAAAAAATGATTCTAAGCCGAAGGACGATGCTGGCTTTTATCAGATTCATCTGGATTTATAAGAAAAAGGGCCAACCAGGGCCCTTTTATATCATTAAATTATCTATCGCTGTCATCACGATCTGAATCATTATCCTTTTCTGTATTATCATCATTTCCTATCACAAATGATTCAGATATATTATCTTCTAATGCATTTCCTGAAACATTTTCTTCCTTTGATGAATCGTAATCATTCTCTCTTTCATCCTCCCTGTTTAAGATCCTTTCATTATCTAAAAAGGCTTCTTCTAATGAAGGAACTGTATGAATGAATTCTTTCATCACATCCTGTACCATCTGTTTTTCATAAGGTGATAACTCACTGTAATTCTTTATGGATTCTTCTTTATTCCTTAAGTTGAATATCATGTTTTCATTGTGATATGTTTTTGCCAATTGTTCAATTACATCCGAATATGGAGTATTGGATTTATAACATTCCTTTATTTTATCATGAATCTGTTCAGCAACAAAAGATACCTTCTCTTTCTGGAATTTCATATTTTGTGCAAATCGTATTGTGTCCTTATCTTCTTTTGTCTGTTCATTAACTGGCTTTTTCTCAGTTTCCTCACCATCCTTGATGGCATTATCCATCTCTTTCCAAAATCTGAATTTAAGATCCTGTCGCATCTCTTCCACTTCATTTGCAGGTATCCCAAATTCTTCAAATTTGATATTTTCAAATCTCTTTACTACACTGATATCATTTAATTGTTCCGCAATCCGTTCTTTGGTAAATGTTTTCATATCCAATAGAACCTGTGCCTTCTTGCTTACATCATTATACATGTCTTTGATGGAATTGGTGATTGCTTTTTCCTTAGCCTCAATATAATTCATGAAATTATTCCATTTTTCTTTCTGATGGTTTGAAAAAGTTCTGATTGCATTGTTTATGTTATGGAGGGACGTGTTTATTGTGTTATATGCATTCACAAAAGACTTACTGAGTATAGCAAACTGTTTTTTGATTGAATTCAATTTAGGTTCTGTTAATGTGTTCCTTTCCTTACTCGTTTTTAGTTCCCTGATAGCATCTATCATTTTGTCACAATTCTCACGTAATGTAATGGCTGCCTTGGTATAGATATTTGTATTTGCATGAATTTCTTCACGAAGTAGTTTCAGATCTATTTTCTTATCAATGGCTGCGATTCTGTCATTTTCATGTTCAGATGTCGACAGTTTTTTGTACTCCCGTTCCAACTCAGTTATGATTGCTCCATATTCCAATCCTTCCTTAAAGGAACCAATGCCTTGACCAATATCAAATCCGCTATAAATCCCATCTGCCTTATACTCAGCAATTCCTTCCACTAGTTCCTTTGTACCTTTACCGAAAGAAGCTGCGATGTTTAATGCATCCTGTATAGGACCATACCTCAGTTCCATGATGGAATCTTCAAGTCTAGCCAGTTTTGTAATCCATTCCCTGTCATAGGTTATTGGCTCTTTTGCATTTGTATCCTTTACAAGATTTCCTTCCTTATATACCCGACATGAGAAGTCATCAAAATTAATTGAGCTTCTTTCAATTTTATCAAAGCCAGGATTATCTATTTTGGTTTCAATATATTTGAATGTATCATTCAGTGCATTTGTTATCCGATCATTTGACATTCCAGTACGGTAAAATGGCGCTTCTTTTAGTTTTTCTATCTCGTATTCAGCAAGTGTGCAATCAGGCTGTTTTCTATAATAATCCAGAGCGACCTCTGAGAAATATTCAATCTTATCCTTATTTAAGAATTTGAATTCTTTTGAAATATCTTTATCCAATATTTTCTTAACCTTGCTTGCTTTCATCAACTCAAAATTAGAAGTCCGTTCCTGCTTCCCAATTCTAGCAAAGGCATCAATTTCTTTTGCCAAATCTGTTTTATACAGTTCATCTTTCTTTACTGCATCTAAATCAGAATTTTTGATTTCAAATGTTTTTTTGAAATCTCCATATTCTGGTCCGTACTTTACGGATAAGACAGGTGATACAGTTTTATCTTTATCATCATTTACAGTATATTCAAGAGATAATGATAAAAACTCCTTACCTTTATCATCTAGAAATTGATATTTCAATTTTGGATCTTCAAACACAGAATTCAGGTTTGTTTCATCATGGTCGTGTTCAGCCAATAACTCCTTTGTGACCTGCAATATGGATATATCTGTGAATTCAGTGGAGTTATCAAAGGCTTGATTTTTTTCCTTGATGGTTGAAAAACTGTCATCAACGGATTGCAGTACGTCCTCTTTCATTTTATTGTATAATTCTATATCAAACGCTGACTGGATATTGGCATCCTCGATATAAGCATTCTTCCTTGTTATCGTAATTGAGTTTTGCGGTAAAAGGTTCTTATCCTGTACAAGCAGATGTCCACCTGGTTTTATTCGAATGAGATACCCTTTATCTTCCAATCGGTTGGCTATATCGCGAATATCAACTGGAATTTCAGTCTCTGAAAGTTTTGTCCGTCTATGATTTAACTGTAATATTTCTGGTTCCATATCATCCGCAGCAAATACTAATTCAGGTTTCTTAATTGTTTCCCTTTTTTTAGATTCCTCCTCAATCATATTTGTTTTTTCAAACTCAGATTCCCTCATATATTGGCTGTCAATATACATATCAACCTGGCCATATTCTCGTTTAAACTGATTTAACCTATTTTCCAGTTCACGATAGTTAAACCCATTTAAATCATCCCTCATGATTGGGATTGAATAATGAGATTTATTTGGGCCATCTAGCTCTATATATTCTTCATACACATCTTCATCAAATTCATAATTCATGTCCAAGATTATGTTGTTTCGATCAATATCATCACTGACTGTAATTCTCATATTGTCAACATCATTGTTTCTTCCAGCATGTGCAATTGCTTCAATTATATCTTGTGCATTTAGTTCTGAAAAAGGATTTCCCTGTTTTTGCGCTAATGCCTCATATTCTTTAATTTTTTCCATAAATACCTCCTTAATGGTTTTTGGTTTATCATATATATAATGTGGTTCACATACCTGAAATAATAGGAAATAGCAGTTAAAAAAAAGAAGGAATAATCCTTCTTTTATATTTTAAATATGGCAATCAATAATGGTAATCATAAAATCCTCATCAGCACAATCCAGGAACCGTTCTTTATAGTTTGTATTCCACTCATCATCCTCATTGATTGATATACCAAACATCATCATCTCTCCTTCTTCATGCCACTCACCATCGGGTGTTATGACTGCGAAGGTAGTAAAGGTTGAACTGGATTTTGCAAAGGACTCTTTTGTTTTGTATTTATTCAAATAGTATTCTGGCCTGTAAAGAACAAAGCCAACACTAGCTGGATCTTTTCCTTCAACATAATTCTCCCAAAATGCAATTGCATCATTATATGCTTCTAAATTTGATTCAAAATTGACATCCTTAATTTTTGCTTGATTTACTTTGATTGAATTTCCATCTTTATCTTTTTCTTTTAGTTCCAATAAATTATGCCATCTGCCACCGATTTCATACCAATCATATTTTGATTTTGGATTATATGTAGATATTAAATTACCTTCCTTGTCAAAGTTTTCAGGATCATACCTTTCTCTTTCAAAATCGTATAACTCATCGTCTGTCATTTGTGTTATTCTTTTAAGATTAGGTAAATAATCCTTATCATCCTCCATGATTTCAGCTTCTTTTTTTAGACAATCCTCATAGCGTGCTTGATAGTATTCCCTTGCACTCTTAATCAATTGTCGTTTTGTTTTTGCTACATATGGCTCCATATCGATACCTTCGTAAAAAGGTTCCATGATTTCATCAATATCGGCAGTTTCCGGTGAAATGACAGCTAATGAAAAATGACTCATATTTATTTCCTCCCATTTAATTATGCGGGAGACAATATTTGCCCTTTTTTTATGGTTCAATAGTAAATAAAATTCAGGTCTTGCATTTCACAAATCATCTTAATTGTCTCTTTTTTTCTGTTAACGTACTACATTAATAGTATGAAAACTCTTGTAATAAAATAAAGAAGGATTATCCTTCTTTATTTTTGTCTATATCCACAATTTCGATTTTCTCTTTTTCTTCCTTTTTCTTCTTATTTGATAAGATTAATAAGATTATCAGGATAAAACCGATGATGATGACGGTTCCAATACCAAAAGCTGCGATAGGATTTGCTTTTAACCATTCCATTAGGTTTTCAATGAAATTATTTCCTGAACTATCTACTACAGAATAGGTATAAGTTGCAGTTGCCTTAATTGTATAAAGGCTTCCTCCTGGTTTATCTGGGTTTATATAGGTGCAGTGGTAATACATTCCGTCTGCAGCTGGCATGGTGGCCTCGTCTCCATATACAGCAACAACATCATGAATTAATTTTTGCCCATATGCAGTTGCACTACGATATTCTATTCCGTTTTTAGAATAAGGCTCTCCATTCCATTCAATAGATGATATTTTATATTTATCACTTGGAAGCCCTAGGTAATCAAGAAATTCCTCTTTATAATCCAATAGTGAATCCGCTTTTGATACCTTTGAATTTCCAAGCATAAAATAATCTGCATCGTAGTCTGTTATTGTAATGGGAAATGTGAATGTATCTACCCATTTTTCTGTATCTGTTTTTATTTTGATTAATGGCATTTCTGCTGTAATCAATTGTCCTGTAGAATTATCTGTTATATCGATTTCCCGTGTTCTAGGGACTTCATCCAACCACTCTAAATCTTTAATCTCTATTTCTGCTTCAACATGCTGTATCCGTTCTTCTATCCGTTTTGATATTTTTTCTGTGGATTTTAATTGATAGGTTATTCCGTCCCGTTCAATTGTATCTTTTGGTTTTTCCACCATTGTTTCATCAATAAACGCAGGAGAATCATATATTGCATATTCAGCTTCTGTTGTTTGTGTGTTTACTATTTCAGTGGATATATCCGCAATATGAAAAATCTTATCATTCTCTGTTATGGATGATGTAAAATATTTTGAAGCATCTTCATCCTTATCTGTTGTCTGAAATTCGATTTCTTTTGTTAACGATTCCATTTGAGGTTGGTTTGTATTGCTAGCTAAGGCCTGGTGGCCGCTTCCCAGTAATAGGGAAGCGGTTAAACCTAAAATAGTAAATAACTGTGGATACATATTATTTTTTCTCATGTCGTTTTCTCCTTTTTAGTAGTACAATCAGTCCGAATGCAACGATGAGCCATCCAAATACAACTAATCCAATCCTAAAGTCATCTCCTGTCTTACTGAAATGTAATATACCGTTCTCATCAATCCACGCATATCCTCTTCCACTTGGTCCATGGTCATAAGAGGCATCAATCCTACCTATCTTTTCACCGTCTTTTGTATTATACATGGTGGTTTCTCCAGTAATTTTTCCATTCTTAATAGTGAATTTAATGTATACCTTTCCTTCTAATGTGTATCCTTCTGGTGCTTTTACTTCAATCGCCGTGTAAATATCATCGTATTCTGGAATGAATGGGAAAATACCATCTAATCCAGTTTCGCCTTTAGCTACAAGATTACCCTGGCTATCATATATTTCAATACCGGTACCAGGAAGTAATGCAAAGGTATTGGCATCTTTCTTTACAATTTCAATCTCTTGTTTCTTATAATCTGATATGTTTAATGTTCCTGTGATTTTTTCATCGGATATTGTAAATGAATAAACATTCTTATCAATCATGTATCCTTCTGGCGCTTTTGTTTCCTTGTATGTGTAGGTTCCGTTATTTGGTTTTGGGAATGTCACTTCACCATTTTCACCGGTAACAATTGTTCGATAAACATTTCCATTGGAATCATAGATTGTATATTCTGCACCTGCCACACCGGCACTTAAATCCATTGCATCTGTTTTTCTTATTGTAATGGTAGGCTTTAATGGTTCCGGTTTTTCATCCGGTGTCCAAGGTTTGTCTTTCTTATGGTCGATTACATGAACCATTTTTACACTTCCATCCCTGTTAGGTGAGAATGTTTGATCATTCGCTTTCGTCCAGCCTTCTGGTGCGGAAACTTCCTGTACCGTATAAACCTCATCTGGGTTAATGAATATTCCAGTTGACGGGAACTTGGAGACTATTTCATGTACCTCTCCATCTTTTGTTTCCCACTCATCCACCGTTTTTCCATTGGAGTCTATAATCCGCATTTTTGCTTTTCCTAACATCTGTGATGTCTCAGTGATATCATGTTTCTTATTTTTCCACTTGATGATGGTTATCTTTAATGTATCATCCTTCATTTCTACCTTATCAATATCTCCATCCGTTGATACTGTGAATTTAATATCCACTGTATATCCATATCCGTCTGGTGCGCCTTCTTCATGTAAAGTATATTCCTCTCCAGCTACAAGCTTACCTACAATTACATGCGGTTTATCCGTTGAAGTCCATTCCTCTACAATTGCACCGTTCTTATCAATAATCTGAATATGTGCTCCCGGTAGTTCTTCTCCTGTTGTAATGTCGGTTTTTGTTATTTCAACATGGGTTGGCTTATCTTTCATTTCCACCTTGTCAATGGAACCATCCCTTGATACTGTGAATTTCACCTCTTCTGAATATGCATATCCATCTGGTGCATAGGTTTCTTTTAGAGTATATGACTTTCCAGCAATAAGTTTTGCTATGATTACATGTGGCTTTTCTGTTGATGTCCATCTTTCAATGATGTTTCCCGATTCATCAATTAATTCGAGTTTTGCTCCTGGAAGTTCTTTTCCAGTTGTCATATCTGACTTTGTTATTTCAACATGTGTTGGTTTATCTTTCATTTCTACCTTATCAACACTTCCATCTTTGGATACGGTAAATTTAATGTCAATTGAATAACCATATCCATCTGGTGCACCTTCCTCATGCATGGAGTATTCTTCACCGGCAACTAATTTTCCTATGATTACATGTGGTTTGTCTGTTGAGGTCCATTCTTCAACTACATTTCCTTCTTTATCAATAATCTGGATATGTGCACCTGGCAATTCTTCATCATTTGTGATATCCTTTTTGGAAACCTCCACATGGGTTGGCTTATCTTCCATGGTCACCTTATCAATAGATCCATCTTTAGAAACAGTAAATTCAATATCCTCTGCAAATGTATAGCCATCTGGAGTTATTTCCTCATGTAGGACATATGTTTTACCTGCAATCAGCTTGCCTTTTATGATATGTGGTGTTGTTCCTGAGATCCACTCATCAACAATAATTGGATTTTCTGCATCAGATTTATCAATAATCTGTAATCTTGCTCCTGGAAGCTCCTCTCCAGTTGTTATATCTGTTTTTGTTATCTCAACATGGGTTAGTTTATCTTCCATCTTTACCTTATCAATGGTTCCATCCGGTGAGACAGTAAACTCAATTTCATTTGCATAAGCATAACCATCAGCAGGATAGGTCTCTATCAGTTTATATTTGGAAACTTCATCCCATATTCCATCGCCATCCCTATCAGGTGTACTTGCAATTAATATTCCCTTTATTACATGTGGTGTCTTTTCAGATATCCATTCATCTATGATGTTTCCTTGCATATCCTCAATGCGTAAATGAGCGCCTTCCAACTCTTTTTGATTTGTGATATCTACTTTTGAAATCACTACATGAGTTGGCTTATCTTTTACTAATAGGTGGTTATTTTCAATTTCTTTTCCATTTATAGTGATGCTCCCATCATTTTCAACTTTGAAGGTTACATTTGACACATAAGAATATCCGTTTGGTGATACTTTCTCTGTTAAAACATAGGTCTTTCCTGCCACCAATTTCTTTTCAATTATATGAGGATTATTTTCGTCCGAAATCCATTTGTCAATTATCGCTCCATTTTCATCTTTAATTTCCATTTCTGCTCCGGAAAGTTCTACATCTCCAGTTATATTAGTTTTTGTAATGGTCATGATGATTGGTTTATCCGTCATTTCTACAGACGTAATTGTATTATCTCTGTTTACTGTGAATAAAACATCTTCAGCAAAGGCATATCCATCCACAGGTTTTACTTCGTGCAGGTAATAAGACTCATCCGCATTAAGTAGTCCTGTAATATCAACTGTTTCATTTGATTCAAACCGTAAAATGTCACCCTGTTTGAAATTCGTTGTGTCCTTTATTGCAATGACTGGTTTCTTATCTTTGTCAAGAATTTGTAATATAGAACCATTTAATGTTACATTGGTTCCATCTTCATTTAATTCAGTTGACTTTTTCGTTATCTTAACCTGTGTTTCATTGTCCTGCATGATGACAATCAGAATATCATCTTTTGGAACGGTGAATGATTGATCCTCTGCATATGCAAAGCCATCTGGTGCAATCACTTCCCTTAGCGTATATGTTTCATCTGCTTTCAGCTTATTGGTAATCTCATGCTTGGATCCATTTGATATCCACTCATCTACGATTTCTCCATTGCTGTCTACTATCTGCAATTTTGCATCAGGAATACTTGTTCCATGTTCATCAACCTTATCAATATATACCCTGGTATAGGTATCATACATTATGACGCGGTTAATGGTTCCATCCGGATTGACTGTAAATACGATGTCTTCCGCATAGGTATATCCTTCTGGTGGGTTAAACTCTCTTAAGATATAACTTTCTCCAGGTGTGAGTGTTGTCGTAAGGGTATGTTCTTTTTCTCCTGAAATCCATTCTTCAAGCAAATTGCCATCCATGTCAAGAACCTGCAATGTTGCTCCAGGTAATTCCTTATTTCCAGTGATGTATTGTTTCGAAATGATGACCGGATATTTTCTGTTTTTCATATCAAAGGATTTCACTTCACAATTTTCTCCTAATGTAAATCCAGATTGTGATAGTGAGAACATGGTTCCATCATTCATGATGACTCTTTCCGTTACTTCATAGCTTTCATTTCTTTGGAAAATCGTACGCTCGTTATCAAGGTTCCTTGTGTTTGCAAAATAAACATTTGATATGGATTCTTTCTTTGTCGTTCCATCTGGCAAATTAATTGGATTCCCATAATCATTTACGGTTCCTGACTGGACTGCAAATTTAAAATCGTCTGTCACAAGCAAGCGAACGGAATATTTCGTATTGTAAGGCAGGTCGCTGATGATTAAGTAATCTGAACCGGTTAATGTCACATCAAATGTCTTTTCTGTTCCATATGCATCAAATGAGTGTGTTCCGTTATTTTCGTTTTTCGTCCTGTAGTTATAGCTACCACTTAATGGATTCCCATTCATATCCGTTAGCGTTATGCGGTACGTGAATGATGCAAGTTCATTTGTTGGATTGTTTCCAATTACATTGTTGTAGAGTGCAATCTTGGAAGTGTTCTTAAGCATGCCAGTTCCTTCGTTAACTGCTACCGGGTTCATATATGAGTAGGTTCTGTCATCAATTAGCACTTTCTGATTTATTTTTCCTGATGCACTGTCTTTTACGGTTGCAATGAATTTAATCGTGCCTTCCTCTTCGGTTGTTGTCCAATGATATTTACCGTCTTCTGACTTCTCTGCTTCTGGCTCCGTCCTTATAATGTCGGTCTGTGAATCAGGCATTAAGACTACTTCTTTTCCTTTTCCATCATAGTTGATTGTATAAATTACTTGTTGTCCTCCAGCTACGGCTTCATGGTCTTGCCCTGGTATTCGATTACCCTGTTGTGTATTAATTACAGTCAGGCTTTGGTTATCCGTGTTAAGAGGATTTGCAATTGAATATACATTACCATCCGTTATCCATTTTGCTATTATGGAACCATCTTTATTTGTAATTAGCTCTTCAACAGCAGCGGCACTTTTTGGATATATCTTTAGTAATCCATCATCCAGTCTTGCTATGAATGTTGTACTTCGGATTATGGTTTCTGTAGAGTCAGTATATTTGATGATCTCATCCAGTCTGTATGTACGGCCATCCGTGATTTCATTTTCAGTTAATGTGAATCCATTTGTTGCAGTACCATATTCTTTTACTGTACTATCTGTCAAATCCGTCAGTACTGTCTTTGCTCCAGTAAATGTCCTAGTTGAAAAGTTGACTTTTTCTACTGCGCCTGTGTTATCAGCAACAAATTCAATATATGCATTATCTTTTGGGTCACTCCAGATTCGGCTGATACTTCTACCATCTGAAGCTATCCTAAAGAATATATCATCAGCTTTTACATATCCATCAGGGACATCTATCTCGGATAAAACATAATTTGCTGAACCAATTAAACCATTTATAACATGTGTATTATTTCCAGATGTTGTTGTCCAAGTGTCAATTGCCTCTCCCATTGGTTTCCACTCGCCATCTGTATTTTCTGCTTTGTAAATAGCAAGTGTTGCTCCTGATACTCCAAAATGTGTATCAAAATCTGATTTTGATATTGTGATTGCAGTCTCTTTATCTGTAATCGTAATTACTCCATTCACATGAGCTGCATCATCTGGATTATTCGATATTGCATAGTCGTAATGGTCACTACCTCGGAATGTAAACTCATGCACTTCACTATTTATTTGATAGCCTGCAGGTGGGTTGGGCTCTTCAATTGTAAATGTATACGGTTCAACAATTCCATCCTTTCCAATTTTACCAATCTCATCTATAATCAGTGTTCCATTTCCTCCATTATCAGTGATGATATAACCAGCAATTGTTCCTGTTGATTTGTTTTTCACAATGAAGGAGGCTCCAGCAAGTCCTTTTCCATTTTCATTATTCTTATGTACCGTCACCTTTCCAGGCATGATTTTATTTATTACATTCAGTTCTGATTTTTGGTTATTCACCTCTACTTCAATTGGTTCAGTTGTCCGATAGTAATCCGGAGTTTTTGTTTCCACTAAATAGTAATAGCCATCTTCTAAATCCTTAATTGTATGCGGTTTATAGTCTCCAACCTTATAACCTTTAGGAATACGTTCCTTCTGTTCATCTTCTTTTGTGAAGACACCATCACTTCCAGAAATCCAGGAAGTAACTAAGGTTGCACTACCTGGCACTGTACCGTTCCTAAACGCCTCCTTATAAGCTTCATCAAAACGGTCAGTACGATATAATTTAAGTTCCGCTCCTTTGATTTCAATACCGCTGTTTGACATGGAGATTTCGTTATTCCTGATTCCTGCATAATAAGAACCATCCGCAGCCTGAGCCACCTTTGTAACAACAAGTTCCCTTTGCTTATTAAGCATGGTATACTTTTGGATATCTCCGGTTTCTTTTACCTCCATTTGTTTATCGGAAGCCTGCATGAATCCCTCTGGGACCTTAGACTCATGTAATATATAGTTACCAACAGGGATATAATCAAAACGGTGCAATCCATCAACCGTATCATAAGATACCATGTTTTTATAGATATCACTGTAGTCATTTCTGTAATTAAACTTATATTCTGAAATATATTTCTGTTTTCCTTCTGAATCAAAATCGTTGTCATCATAGGTACAAATATGAATGTTTTTTCCTGTATTTGTATGCCAAATCTGATTTGTTGGATTTCCAGATTCTTTATTTGCAGTCATTGTAATCTTATAAGTAAACGATTCTAATTCAGAGTCCTTATTCCGGTTGTTATATGCATCGATAAAGCCTTCTGGTGCATCAGCTGGAATGTTCCCATTATTAATGATTACGGTTGAACCATCTGATACCAACCATTTTTCTCTTTCATCTGTCCCTGATTGTCTGATTGCTAAACGGTCAACTTCCCAAGAAATTGTATCAAAATTTGGTCCATTTTTTTCTGCAACCAAAGACTCATATACCTTCATGAAGTTTTTATAATCTGAAATATCATCTGTTTCCCATTCTGATATTACATTTCCATTCATGTCCTTTAATTGCAGTCCTGCTCTATACATGTTCGGCATCACGACATTATTATTTCCATCGTTATAGTATTTTTCTATTTCAAGTTTTGTATGGTCATCACTGATTAATACCAGCTGCACATCTCCGGTTTCTCCGATTTCAATTTTTGTGTCCGGTGCCGTTATATATCCATCAGGAGTTACAATTTCAGAAATGACATAATTTCCTGCCGGTAATCCTTCGATATATACAGGATTAGATGTATCTACTGTAATATAGCTTCCCATTTTACCATCTTCATGCTTGTTATCATCAGAAACAAAACCAGTCGCACGAATCCAGTTTTCATAATCGGTATTGTCTTTGTTATCTCCATATATGGCAAGAACCGCATCTGGGACATTTCCAAACGAATAACTTCCTTTTGGTTCTGTGATGGTTGTTTTTGTACCGGAAGCATCCTCCTCAAGTTCTCCGTCCTCATACCGGTTAAAGGTATACATATCAGCAGCATCAACCTTGGAAATTTCAACCTTGATAGTCTGGTCAATCATTTCAGCAGACTGAACCGTCTCATTTTCCCTAACAAAAATACCAACCGGAAATCCTTTCGTATATCCAATCGGAGAAGAAATCTCTTCCATGATATATTTCCCTACTGGGACGCGTTTAATGACATCCACTTTCCCGCCTTTTTGGTCATCAGTACTGGTCTTAGCCCTATACGGGTCGTTTGATGTATTGTTTGTCTGGTCAACAGTTGCTACTTCCTGTGTATCAAATGGATTATTTGGCGTATTTTCACCTGTCACCCATGTATTTTCAATAATATAAGATTCTCCCTGTCTGTAATACAGCTTATTATCAGCCGAATGAATGTCTCCGCTCCCATTCCAGAATTCTCCACCATTTGCATTAAACGTGACAGTCATGGTCTTTGTCTGGCCTGTTGCATCCCTATCAGAATACCACTTTGATTTCTGGTCTTCTGTCATGGTTGAACCTATAGCCTTCCATAAGGCATTCACGGTTCCGCCATCTTTTAGGTTTTTAGGCTCAATCAACCAACCAGCAAACACATAGCCATTTCTTCTAGGTGTAGGGACTGCACTACTTCCATTCACTATATAGTTACCATCTATATCAACTGTGACCTTTATTTTTTGTGAACTTGAATATTGATAATGAGTGCTCTGGTCAAAAGGGTCATCCGCATCGCCATTGTATAAGTTTTCATGCTCCTTTATCTGATAAGCATTTTCATTGTCGTTATCCAGCTCATCATTATAAGCATATCCGATATAATCGCCGTCACGATCAAACAGGTCTCCGCCTTTAACATAAGTTTCATCCGATTTCTGGTAATAAATCGGCAGGCCATTCTTGTCATAGGTTGGGTTCAATTTCTTGGCAAATTCAGTCCCTGTAAATGTTCCAGTTGTGTATTCCTGGTCCGTATCTTCATTTATGGATGCAATACGATTGGTCTTAATCTTTTCGAATGTTTCAGAGCCTGTGCCATCTTTATAAATATTGACTGGCCATGTATAAATTCGTCCATATGTTTTGTAGGATTCTGAACGTATTTTTTCTCCTACACGATTAGGTTCAGCGGCATCCTTTCGTATTTCATCTTCCAGCATGTCTTCTGTCACATAGGCAATACCCGTTTGAGGATCAACCATAGAGTCACGGTTTCCATCCTCATCCAAATGATACATGATTGTGCCATTTCCGACAGTGATTGTTTTACTGATTGCGTTATATTTTATTTCATTATAATTTCCACCTGCAAATTCAAAGATTGGGTCCGTATCTCCCTTCCTGAAAGCAAAGATTGTGAAATCATATTCATCCTTTTGCGTTATGTTTACAATATTTCCTTCTTTATCAAAACCGTAGATGGACATATCTTTATCATAACGGTTTGCTCCAAATACTTTATCAATTTCTTTCGTATTATCGGAGTCCTTTGTATAATACAGATCATTGCTGGTAATATTCAAATCATTTAAATTGTAGTAAAGAATCGGTGTATTTCCTCGTTCTATGGTCTTAGCTATCCACAAACCTTCTCCGGTATCATTTATTTCATCTTTGGTATCGTAAGATAGATCATCAGAATCTTCTCCATTTGACAAGACATACTCCACTTTATTCCCGGCGTATCCCTTTTCTACATATACAGATGTTACATCACCATTTGCGTTCCGTTCCACAACAACGCCAGGGAAACGGTCATCACCCGTCATCTGCATATCACGATATATTTCTACTGCATCATATAAAGTCATGACAGCTCCGGCAATATATCGATTGTAATCATCGGAAGTCTCTATTGTTTTTGTTATATAACCATATCCTTCAAAAATACCATATTCGTTATACTTAATATCAACAGTCTCGTCTGTTTCACTTTCCTTAAGTTTTCTTGCTTCCAAATACTCAAGGGTTCCCTTTCTCCATCCATATCCCATATAAGTACCATTTGGAGCATACGCAAGTTCAACATTATCAGAACCATATGTCTTTATGATTTCGGATACAGACCCATCGATTCTTCCAGACCATTTATAGGTAACTGTATTGTCAAGTTCTGTATCTATATAACTGTTGGGTAGAAGTCCTTCATGATCACCAACATTGGTCTTTATTTTTGATATCTCAAGACGAATTGGTGTATTATTGACATATACACGGGCTGTTTCTGTCTTATCCTGAGGTTTGTTTCCATTTGGAATGGTTCCATCCGGATTTATTGGATTTGTTGTGATGTTTGTATCGTCAGGTATTGCAAAAGAATTCAATGGCATGCACGTAACCATTGATGAAATTGCTATAAAATTGGCCATTAAAAACGAGAGCCATCTCTGTTTCATTTTTTTGTATTTCAAGTTTTTGGTCCTCCTTGTAAATCAAAGATTTTGATATCGTATCTAAATAAATAATGTAAGAAGTTCCTGATTCTGGACTTTTAAATTTCATATAAAGTAGATTGGCATTCATACTATTATTAAAATTAAATTTTGAAAGGAATAATAAATATATATGAATTTGATTTACTTGTTTAAAAATAAGTTTTTCAAAAAACAAATCAATCTCACTCCAGAGTTTGAGATATCAACCTGGCAGAAAGAACAGGTAATGCTGGGCAAACTATCCGGTATTGACACTACTGTTTATGATTACCCTGACCTAAGCCCTACTTTAATGAAAATAGCCCGTGAAAACTTAGAATGTGGAGCTGCGCCATCTGTTATATCAAAAGTCATAACCAGTTATTTAAATAAAGATATCAATGAAGATCAATTTGAGGAATTATGCAGCAACAGCATTTATGTTATTGATATGGCTTACTTACAGAAAAAGTTTCAAGTTATCGGTTCACCAGATGAAGAGAAAAAAAGTTTCAAGTATCCTGCTGCTTTCTATGGTGCATTATTTGGCGATATCGCAGGTAGTGCATATGAATTTGGATTTACAATTGAGCAAAGGAAAAATTTGAATTACCAGACCTGTATTAAAACTGGCAGCTGCCCAACAGATGATACTATCCTGTCTTGTGCTACAGCAGCATGCTTAAAAGAGAAAATCCTTATTCAGGATAGAAATTTTGAATTAAGGGATTATAGTAAACATAGTAACTATCCATTTGAAGAGAACCCATTTACACAGAAATATAAGGATTATGCAAGAATGCCATTTACAGGAGCTTCTTATGGAGGAGCTTTTTATTCTTGGGTTTACTCTGATTTTTTAACACCATATGGAAGTTTTGGAAATGGATCGGCAATGAGAATTTCTCCTATTCCTGACTACTTCGATTGCTTAGATGATGTAATATTGTATTCAATTGCCAGTGCTGCTGCAACGCATAACCATTATGAAGGAATTGCAGGTGCTGTAATAACGGCGGTTTCCATCTGGATGGCAAAGAATGGATATTCAAAGGAACAGATTTTTAGATATATTGTAAAGTTTTATACACCGGGCCGTACTGATTTATATATTTCTCATGGTGTAGCTTTAAAAGATTTTACGATGGAGGAGTTGAAATATAGTATTGGACCTACAGTTTGCCCTTTTTCTGTTCCAGCAGCAGCCATATGTTTTTACTATGCCGATAGTTATGAGGGAGTTATTGATAATGTACTATCTTTTGATGGTGATTCTGATACAATAGGAGCAATTGCTGGAAGCATTGCTGGTGCATATTATGGAGTTCCTGAATATGCCAGAGGAGTTGTGGATCAAAGAAAACCCAAAGATATATTGGATGAGGCTCTAAATATATTGGATAATCATCACCATTAAAAAAGAGCCTTATTGGCTCTTTTTATGATTTATGAAATTAATAGCCTTCTTTGATACATTTTTCAATATTTTCTTTTTTACTCCAATATTCGATTGTTTCCTGGCCCACATATTCGTCTGCTCTTTTTTCGGTTACTCTAATATCCATAATCGGTCTTTTGTACTTTATGAGCATCTCTTTTACAAAATCCAATATTTCATTTTTATTTTCATCTGTCACAAAGAAATCAAATCCAAGAATATAAGGGCCTCCACAACGATAATCGACTGGATCATTTTTTTCACAATCCACAATAATATTATATATCATCTCTTCCGCTCCATTTCCATTTTAGCTCTCTGGCCATTGATTTTTATGTTTTCGTTTTCTTGAATACACTTTTTCTGTTTTCATTGTTCTTGTTCCTGTATTCATCGGTGTTATCACCCGATTTTTCTTACAGAATTCTTTATATGCCTTATATCCATATTGCTTAATATATAAATCCTTATTGATATCCATATCCATCTACTCCTTATCCACTTAAGAATTTGATTTTACCACATTCCAGGTATTCGATTGATAAATGGAGCCATCATTTTGGCCCATGAATACATGGCGGCTTCGAATTCTCTTGCCTTTGCTTCTTTCTTCTTTTGTTTTAAAGATTCGTATTCTTCTTTTTCTTCCATCGTAAGACTGTCATACCACTCACAAAACATTTTTTTCTTATACAAGTTGATATAATTAATGTAAGGTCTTACCCTGAACTGACTGAACCATTTATATAACGCCCACCAAGCCATTTAAATCCTCCCTATCATTCTCCATTTTTTTAATATACTTATTATGATTTATTTTTAATCTTGTTGACATATTCATTAATTACTTTCTCATATCCATTATTGCAAGATTCATAAAATCTCATTCCGTTTAAGCTATCAGGGAGGTATTGCTGTTCCACATAGTTGTTCTTGTAATCATGAGGATACTTATATCCTATTCCGCTTCCAAGTGCAGAGGCACCACTGTAATGGGCATCTTTCAGATGCCCTGGTATTGGATAATTCTTACCAGATGCTGCAACCTGCAACGCACTATCAATTGCATTGATTGCAGAATTGCTTTTAGGAGCTGTGGCAATGTATAAAACAGCCTGTGACAAAATAATCCTTGCTTCTGGCATCCCTATACGTTCTACCGCCAATGACGCATTGGTTGCAACAACTAATGCCATAGGATCTGCATTTCCGACATCCTCAGAAGCACATATCATAATTCGCCTTGCAATGAACTTGACGTCTTCTCCGGCCTGTAACATTTTTGCAAGATAATAGACTGCAGCATCCGGATCTGAACCACGCATACTTTTAATAAATGCTGAAATTGTATTATAATGATTGTCTCCGCCTTTATCATAATTGGCAACACGTTTCTGGATGCACTCCTTTGAAATTTCCAAAGTGATATGGATTGTTCCATCCTCGCACTTATCGGTTGTAAGTATCCCGATTTCCAAAGCATTCAAAGCAGCACGTGCATCTCCACCTGCTATTTCAGCCATGAATTCGACTGCATCATCATCAATTACAACGTGACAATCACCAAATCCCTTTTCCTTATCTGTCACTGCACGTTTTAGCAAATCTTTGATATCATCCGTTCCAAGTGGTTTTAATTCAAATATGCGTGATCTTGACAACAATGCTTTATTCACTTCAAAGAATGGATTTTCAGTAGTCGCTCCAATTAAAGTAATTGTTCCTTTCTCCACAAAAGGTAACAAGAAATCCTGCTGGCTTTTATTAAAACGATGTATTTCATCTATAAATAGGATTGTCTTTTTTCCATACATTCCATATTGGTTCTTTGCCTCATTTATGACCTCTTCCATATCCTTCTTTCCGGCAATGGTCGCATTTAATTCTTTAAAATTTGAGCTTGTTGTATTTGCAATCACTTTTGCCAACGTAGTCTTTCCGGTTCCTGGTGGGCCATAAAATATAATGGAGCCTAATTTATCTGCCATGATTGCACGATATAGTAGTTTTCCTTTCCCAATAATATGTTTTTGGCCAACAACCTCATCCAATGTGTTTGGCCGCATGCGTGATGCTAAAGGCTCATCATATTTCTTTTCTTCCTCTGTTTTCTTATAATATTCAAATATATCCATTTATAATCCTCTCTTTATCTCTTTTCTATAAGTATGTTTGTAAAGCAAAAAAACAAACATATACTACTGATATGATTGGACCTAAAGATTATCTGAATGATTTTTTTTTTTTGACTATGAACACTGCAAGTAGGTCCTATATGCAATTAATCAATTAAAAGAAAGGTGGAAAGATGAATTTCCAATGTGTCGTTAATGAAACGAATCATAAATGTAATCTATCATATTACCCATAAGGGAAGGAAAAAGGGAAGTTAAAAAGAGCCTTCGGGCTCTTTTTTATATATCATCATTATATGATTCTTCCAATTCCTTCTTTAACTCATTTCTGTAATAATCATGTATTGACATATGCCCATATCGTTCCTCTTCAATATCAACCCATGATTTACTCGAAAGCCTGATGGTTCCTATACCATTTGTTGTGAATGATGCGCCAATAACATATGGATAATAAGGGATACAGTCTTTCCTGCTTTTAAGAACTAATGGTTCATCATCTGACCCAACATATATGTTTGATTTTAATACATTATCAAGTCCAAATATTTCAATATGGTCAAAAAAATCACATTTTCCACTAAATTTACTCATTTAATTTTCCTTTCTATCTTGTTTTAAAGATTATGTAGTCCAATTACTTAGTAGTCTTTTAATCCTAAATAACTGTTTTTTCTTTGCTATATATTTTAAATATTCCGCAATATCGTTGTGGTTATATTTCTCTGCATATAATAAAGCATCATCATTTGATGCCTGAATGTCTGCACCATAACGAACCAGAAGTTTTCAGCACCACTTTCAACTAACAATCTGACTGATTCATAAAGCCCTTTTCCTGCAGCTTTCCGCAATGGATATCCGTCTGCATTATTTACATCAGTTCCACTTTCAATAAGATATTGGATCAGGCAATTGTAACCTGCATCCACAGCCACCCTTAAATAATAGGAACAATTGTTTTTAAGGTCTATCCCATTTTCCGTCATCCACTCTAATATCTCACATCGATGCCTTCCAAAGAAGTATTAGAAGCAAAATTGCATTTAGCAATTCAGAGGGTAAAAATATAATTAGAGCAAAGACGGGAATAAAAGTCGCTACACGTAGCAACTTTTGGTACTTTCGCAATATGTTGTCCTTCATTTAAATGGTATGGAACAGTCTGTTCATCATAAAACGTTATACTTCCATATCCGGATGTTAGGACTCCATCATTCAGAAATGCCGGTTTACTATTAATAAGAATCTGATTTTTTCTTTTTGTATCTGTAAAACTATAAAATTCATAATCTCTCCTCTTCGCTGATATATATAGTATGTAGAGATTTAATATCGTAAAAAGAGCTGGATTGTGCTCCAGCTCCTTTTGAAGATTCTATGTATTTAAATTTCCTGAAATTCACCATCGACGATATTGTCATCATGCTCTGTTTCATCAATGTTTTGGTTATCCGGCTTGGCTGCATCTGTATTTTCATATACTGAGGAAAATATACGCTGTGCCGTTTCTAATAAATCATCCGATTTAGTTTTCAGGTCCCTTCCCATTTCCGGTGTAACAGATTGGATATCATGATGCTCCACAATATCCTTAATAGCTGAAATTTTCTCATTGAGCATATTTTTATCAGAAGTACTGATTTTACCATCCAAATCCCTCATATTCTGCTCAATATTGGTAACAACACTTTGGGCTGCATTATAATTTTCAATAGTTTCCTTCTTTTCCTTATCAGCTGCGGCGAACATCTCCGCCTCCTTAACTGCACGGTCAATATCTGTATCCGACATATTTGACCCAGAAGTGATTGTGATGTGCTGTTCCTTGCCAGTTCCTAAATCTTTTGCCGAAACATTCACGATACCATTTGCATCAATATCAAAGGTTACCTCAATCTGTGGTATGCCTCTTTTAGCAGGAAGGATTCCATCCAATCGGAAACGCCCTAATGTCTTATTATCTTTAACAAACTGCCTTTCTCCCTGAACAACATGTATATCAACAGCGGTTTGATTGTCCTCTGCAGTTGAGAATACCTGACTTTTTTTAGCAGGGATTGTCGTATTCCGTTCAATTAACCTTGTTGCGACTCCACCCATTGTCTCAATTGACAATGATAACGGTGTTACATCAAGTAACAGGATATCTCCAGTACCTGTTTCTCCAGCTAATTTTCCGCCCTGGATTGCTGCACCAAGAGAAACACATTCATCTGGGTTCAAGAATTTGTTTGGTTCCTTCCCGGTAAGTTGTTTCACTTTCTCCTGAGCTGAAATCATCCTTGTTGAACCGCCTACCAATAGTACTTTGTTCAATTCAGAGGCTGAGATTCCAGCATCCCTTAATGCATTTTGAACTGGAATTGCAGTTCTTTCGATAAGGTCATGTGTAAGTTAATCAAATTTAGCCCTTGTAAGGTTCATATCCAAATGCTTTGGTCCATCTGATGTTGCTGTAATGAAAGGAAGATTGATATTAGTTGTAGTTGTTGAGGAAAGTTCCTTTTTTTGCTTTTTCAGCAGCTTCCTTTAAACGTTGAAGAGCCATCTTATCATTTGATAAATCTACTCCTTCTGTTTTTTTGAATTCAGAAATAAGCCAGTTTGTAATTGCCGCATCAAAATCATCGCCGCCAAGGTGTGTATCTCCATTTGTAGATAAAACTTCAATGACACCATCACCGATTTCAATAATGGACACATCAAACGTCCCACCACCAAGATCATATACCATAACTTTCTGTTCCCTATCATCATCCAAGCCATATGCCAATGCCGCCGCTGTCGGTTCATTAATGATACGTTTTACGTCAAGCCCTGCGATACGGCCCGCATCTTTTGTTGCTTGTCTCTGTGCATCATTGAAATATGCCGGAACTGTAATTACTGCCTCTGTTACCGTTTCACCCAGATAACTTTCAGCATCTGCCTTCAGTTTCTGAAGAATCATGGCTGAAATTTCCTGTGGTGTATAGGTCTTGCCATCAATGTTCACTCGATAGTTCGTTCCCATATTACGTTTAATGGAAGAGATGGTCTTGTCAGCATTTGTGACCGCTTGGCGTTTTGCCGGTTCACCAATTAATCTCTCTCCTGTCTTTGTAAATGCAACAACAGATGGTGTCGTTCTCACTCCCTCAGCATTAGCAATGACAGTCGGTTTCCCACCTTCCATAACAGATACACAACTATTTGTAGTTCCTAAGTCTATGCCAATAATCTTGCTCATATTCTATTCCTCCTTTGTTTTAGCACTCAAGCTTCAAGAGTGCTAGCCTAAAATTATTATGACAGTTTTTAATAAAAAGTACAAAAAAAGACAGATGTAATATCTGTCTTTTCGGTCTATTATCATAAGGTTGTCTATGCGCTACTACATTATTTTCTTGATTTAACAATCAAGTTCTGCAATATCCAGAAACTCACTTGCCAGAAAGCTATCGAATACACTAACCCTCTCAAGTATCTCCTCACAGATTCCATCTGCCTCCATCTGATCTGAAAAATCTTTATCCTCACATTTGGAGCCATATGGTGTTTTGATATGTTTTTTCATGTACTTACTTCCATCATGGAACTCCAGAACTTCTATACATCCATCTTTGGTTGTTTCAATCGTATACTTCATAGTTTTTCCTTTCAACTTTCTTTTTTTATGTTCCAGTATTTCCCATGTAAAATCAATTCACTTGGAATATACTCTACCACTGTATCTGCGCTAATTTCAGTTAATCGTGATTTGCTGAAATCATAGGCATTAATTTCACTATATGCGACCTTCATGAAAAGCCTACCATCAAATTTGAATATGTCTTCTAGCTCAAGATTTTCGAAGCGAAATGCATCTTCATCACTTTATCAGTTATTTTCATTTTTCACATCATTCCTCATATCCTTATTTGTATCTGTTATTACGGATCCACTTGTAATAACTGTAGCTTTTGAGCCATTCCACTTTTCCACTTCATTATAACGAATCAGTTCATCGGTAACAGAAGCGCTGATTTTACCATTGGCTTCTGCTTCAGCTTCCGCTTTGATTCGGATTGCTTCAGCCTCTGCCTCTGCCCTTTTGATGGCCACCTGTGCTTCTTTTTCTGCATTTGTAATTGCAATTTCCTTATCTGCCGCTGCACGATCCTTTTCTGTCTGAATCTTTATAGCCTGTGTTTTCTGTTCCTGTGTTGCTGCATTCATCGCAGAAATTGCAGATTCCATTGTTGAATCAAAATTATAATTGCTGATGGACATGCTTGTAAAAATAATACCTCTTGAGTTGAATCTTTCATTGAGTGCATCAAGTGCATCTGATCCTATAATCGCCCTTTTTTCTGCAAATTCATCAATTGTATATTTTGGGATTGTAGATTTAATCACATCCAATATTTCCGACTGTGGGATTAATTTATCCTGATAGGAGGCTCCTGCCTGTTTATAGACATCCACTGCTTTTGAACTATCTAACCGATATTTCATCTGTAATGTTAAGGAAACTGTTTCTTTTCCTGCTAATTCAGCCTGTGTTGTTACTTCTTCAAGATTCTGGATTCTGGTTTCCATTTTCACTATCTTTGTGATAAATGGAAGTTTGGGATACCAGTTGGGTGTTAGCGCCTCTCCTGTTGCTTGTTCAAATTTGATTACAACTCCCACATATCCCTCCGGTATCCGCGTGAATATTCCAAATCTTATAAACAGAATTAAAACTAATATCACGGGAATAAAAAACAGTTTATTCACTTTTCGTTTTTGACTTGGTCTATTCTCCTCATATGACTCTACTGACATTCTTCCTAACATTTTTTTCCTCCAATTTATGTTTTATGATTTAATAATGTACGATTTCTAGGTACGACAATATTAATTTATGCTTCATGGTGTGTCTGGTCAAAATATTCTTTTGTTTTTAAAAACCATGTATGTGAATTTGATGTGTCATCCCAACAACAGTCAACATATTTCCATTCTCCATTTGCCTTTACTTTATTCCATGCATGAAGTTCTCCGTTTCCCATTCCAGTAATAACTTCTGACTCTAACCCAAACTTTTCACAGACTAGTTTAAAAATACCTGCATATCCACCACACACAATTTTGTTGTTATGATTTAACGCTTCTTTTAAATCATCACTCATATTGCTATAGGAATAGTCATAGGAAAACATTTCTACTATTTTGTCATGTATGATCCTGATTTTTCGTTCGTCACTCATATCATCACTGATTTGGAAATTTTGCAGGAAATCATCGGTTATTTTTTCTACATCATATCTTGGGTTTGTTATATCAAGCATTAAATGATTGTTTTCTATTTTAAATCCTGCATCACCAAGATCGTATGATGCTGGAATGTACTGTTTACAATATATGTATAAAAGCGCATATCTTTGATAATCCGTCATCGCAGAGCAATCATAGATCCATGTAGTGTTATTTTGAATTTTTGAGTTATGCATTTCAGAAATTAAAGAAAATAGATTAAGATAATCTTGACTGTCTTCTTTTAGAAGACTTCCGTCTTCATTGAAGTAATATATTTTCCCATCAACCTTATACATTAACGAGACAGGGTTTCCATTAAAAATATAAAATGTCTTTCCATCTTCCTCATACCATCCATCTGCCAATCCATCTTGCCAATATCGACTTACTTCAACCGTCTTCCATTGACCATTCATTTGGTAAGACGCGGAATGATTTTTTAGTTCCATAGCTCCGAATGAGTTAAATGTTGATGCCAAAGTTAAAACAGTTACAATACCACAAAGCCAAATCTTTCGTTTCATATGATATCCTCTTTTCTAATTATTTTTCAAAAAGAATATGAAAGATAGATATTAAAAAAGGCCTTCTGGCCTGGTTTAAATCATATAATTATTATGGTTACTGAACTGTGGTGTATTATCTAATCCAAATGCTTTTAAAACAGTATAGTAGACCACCATGTTAGGAATAAATTTACCTCCAAAGAATTCGTCATCTGAGCCTGTCAATGCTTTTGAAATTGCTGCGGCAACTGCAGGACTTCTCGATACTCCCATATTGCAATGAATAATTAATTGTTCGATGTCTTTATCTTTTATGTTCATCACAAATTTATAAATTTCCTCAGCATCCTCCTCCGTAATCAACTTAATATATGTTCCTTGTCTTTCTCTGTCCTTGTCCGTTATATCAGAGAACCAGATATTAAGCGCACCCTTGCAGTTACCTCCACATTTATATTGGATACCCATCATATCTGTTGGATATTCCTGTATACTCAATACAGCAAAATTCTTATTCCCACTATATCCAGCATGATTGTATACATAGTGGAAGGCCGATTGATGGTCCATAACTTTTATACGAAACATAGTTTTATCCTCCACATTTAATTATTTTCTATGATTAAAATACAACTTAATGGTTTCCAGATTTCTCCTACCTTCCCAATATTCATTCCACTGTAAATCAGTATCGTTTCGCTATCAAAATACTGATTGTGCTTGTCAATCAAATCAACTAAATCCTGTAATGAAATTTCATTAAGTTCTACCTCTGCAAAATCGCTTCCTCGATAAAAGAAAATCCGCCCATTTGAAATATATCCTCTTTTTGAGTTTTCAAATTCATTACAGGATATACCATAATCCTCCATTACCCAGTGCATATGGTCACGATCATCTTCTTTATCTTCATTATATTGAATCTTTCCATCCACATAAATAAAAGCAATTCTTGATTTATGAAACTCTTCTGCTTTTCGTTGTTCTTCTTCAGTAAGCGTGATTTGTTGTTTATTTATAATTGCATCATTCGTCATTTTCATCTCCACCTGTATGTTTTCTATATTATGTGAGAAAAAGCAGCCATTTGGCTGCTTTAGTTTATTTTGACAGAGCTTTTGACAAGCTTTCTATTGTTGATATTAGCATATCAACATGCTTTTTTGATTCGCTCAAATCACTTCTTAACTGATTATTATCAATATTCAGTTTGGATTTTTCTTCTAATATGCTATTAATGTAAGTGTCTTTTTGGTCAATTGTATGGTTCAGTTCGTTAACCTGTTTTTCTAATTCTTTAACCCTTAATTCCACCGGTACACTATTCATATTGTCTCCTCCTCAAATTTATTTGTTTTTTCAATATCATCCATTGTTTTTGCTAGCTTATGATACTTGCAAGAACGTTTATTGCATTTTCCACACTTATATAGACTCCTATCGTAACAATGAGTCTCACGATTAGTATGATAATCATCTTCAGGAATTATGAGCGCAAAGATAAATACAACCAACATGATAAAGCAAAAAATAATTATCTTTATCATTTTCCAGGCTCCTTTATGGTTTTTTCAGCTATATGGTATAGCTTCTTAGCATATTTTTTTCTTAAAATCTGGTTACTATTACCTTTTGCCATCTGTTTCAGCATCAATTCTACAAACATCTTTGTTTGTGGATGCATGGCAATTGGTTTTGATGATTTTAGTTTCCACCACTCATATTCCTGTTCATAAGTGAAATTTTCTTTCTGGTAAGCCATACCGGCTCCAAGATAATCACATATAAGTTCCAGCGCGTCTTCAAATGGCATTTGAAGTGGAACACCTCCATGGTCGAAATTGTCCTGCCAGTATTCATAATGATGCCTGTTCCGACCTTTATGATGTAACCATGCATTTGAGTATCCATTAACCTCTTTGCATGCTTTAATAGGAGAACGATGGTTCTGATAATATTTTGCATTCTCCAGAAATTCTGTCGGAGAAAATTTTGATAAATCATGCAAAATTCCTCTTATCGGCATTCCGGCCACAAGACAATTAATAAAAACATATTTCTTATGATTACAGACAGTTTTAAAATGTTCTTTAAATTTATTCATTATTCAACTCTCCTTTTCTTTTTCATGTCTAGTATGTATTCATAACTAATTTGACAACTATGGATCATAAAATACTGGCATATTTATTTATAAATACAATAAAGGAGAAATTATTATGAAGGTCATGAATAAGATTACAAAAGAAACTGTAGACAATGTAGCTGTAACTCCAGATGGTAAGATTCTTACTAAAAATGAAGATGGGACATACGAAATGTATTTTGGTAATGATTATATTATCATTGAAGGGATTCCATCAAGAGAACAATTCCATATGCTTTTAGAGACAATGAAAGATATTGATTTAAAAATGGACCAGCTCAATGATGTCCTATTAGAAACTTGTATTGACAGTATCCTGATTTTTCCAACCATGAAAGATACTGTTTTAAAGTATTTAAAAGAAGTGTTCCATGATGATTATGACGTATTATATCCTTTTGCCTGTGAATATGAATATGGCCAATTATGGAAAGAAGGTTCCATTATGATTGATGGGAAAGATGTAATACTTAAAACAATTGATGATTTATATGATTTTCTACTCGAACAGTTGTAAAATAAAAAACAGAGAATTGAATTTCTCTGTTTTTTTATTATTATTCCTTATTTAGCTTACATATATCAGCACTGATGACATTTTCAAGAATATACTTATGAATAAAAAACGAATCCATACTACATGTTTTCTCATAAATATCTTGAGGCAGTAAATACAGAAACTCAATTGATTTAGTTTTATATTCATCACAATTGTAATATGGAATATCACTGATTGTTAGGTTCTCACGATTCACAACGTGTTCATCATTCTTTAAAATATCTAATAATTTATCCAGATTGTAAATCTCATTATCTATACTTCCATCAATATATCCAAATGATATTGGTATGGGAATGAAATCATAATTTAGATTGGCAATTTTATGTGAGGCACTATTCCAAAGTACAAGCATATAATCTTCCGTCACTGGATAAGAAATTTCATTTGCAGGTTCTATAACTTCTGTTATATGCTTCTTACCTTTGAGCACACTATTGAAATTCGATTTTTTAATTGCTGCAATGGTTGCTATATTATCATACATTTTAGGTGCTTTTATCTTCCACGAAATTGGATTCAATTCTGATACAGCTAAAATATTTTCTTTGGATGTAAATCCAGTATTTTTTTCTGTATGCTCCTTGCCATTTTTATTTATCTCTTTGATATCTTCATAATATACAAAATCTGTTCCCGGAATTTCTTGGGCTTCAATCACACGGTGTGTCTTTACTACGATTTCTGTGTCTAAAATTTTATTTTTCATCATTCTACATCTCCTCCTGTTTTGTTTCTTCCTGTAAATCAGTACGGTTCCTTCTCTCTGCACTCCTTATGCAGGCGGTACATGATGGAAGGAAAATCTGATAAAAGTTTTTGTTAAATTCCTTAAACCGTTTTGTGAATCCACCTTCCCTATATGAATGAATATCGGCATAATTCCAGACACCAAATCCGCATTTATAAATTGTACCAGATTCATTAATGAGGAAACCATACATATTTTTAGGTTCATGGCAGTAACATCCATACATGCTCAAAAAGCCATAAGTACCTTCTGCCCGGCCAATTGGTACAATCGCATCTTCATTATCTTCTGCTTCTGTACCTATGTAATATGAAAAACCATTTTTCTCTAAAAACTGTTCTGTTTCCTCTACATTTTTATTTGTATGCCATTGATCTTTCGATACCGCAACCCATAAAACACCTTTTCTTGCTTCATTTAACTGAATAAGCTTTTTACAGACTTCTTCATCATGAATCCAATCACCCGTAGTGACTAGCCTCATATTTTTTAAATTAGCAGATATCAGCATGAGTATTTCATACCAGTTTGGATTTAAAAAAAATTCTCCTCCCATTATATTGGCACTTATGATTTCATTATTATTTATAAAATCAGCTAACACAGCTGCTGTATCCATGTCCATCATCCTAGTTCCATCCGGAGAGCATTTAAAACAACAATGACTGCATTTTTGGGTACATTTTGTTGTTAGACGGATTGTTGGGTGTAGGATTCGATAGCATTTGCTCAAATTTTCGCATCTATCACAATTACAATTGAATTTTCCATTGCATGTTTCCTCTATGCATATATCACATCGTTTCATTATATTTCCTTTCTTGTTCTGCTTTATTTTAGTATATCATATTATTCCGTATTAATTAACTCAATATGAATTCTTTAGGCTCTCCCTCCGGATCTTCCTTAGTATATATTTTGGATATAATCTGGTTAGATTCAGGATTATATTGTATCATTACTCCTGGTTCGCCTTTCGTCTTAATTAGTGTCGCAATTCCAGGGTTCTCTTTATCTGGATGTATGATTGAATGGATAGTTCCCATTGGCGTATCCACTTCAAGACTCGGGATCATATCATATTCTATTACTTCTATCCGGTCTTCAAAACAACTGCCATACTGTAAAGTTGCTCCATCTGGCCAAATACATAAATTGATATCCTCTCCTTTCATATCAGTGTATTTACCACCCATTACTATGGTATTATAAATTTTTTCTGCTTTTTCAGCTGTATAGCCATACACCTTTATCAACATTTTAATAATTTCCCGTTTAATCCGAGCTTCCTTTTCTTCATGTTTAAATGGTCCGTCAGCTATCCTTAGATTTATATATTCATCATTCCATCCAATCAAAAAGTATGTTTTCATTTTAATTCTCCTATTTATTATAGTCCTTGTTTAGTAAGTTTTGATACTTATGATAAATTGCTTCTGCATGGATATTGCCATATTCTTCTACTTCCTCTTCAAATCCACCTGTAGAAGGGAATGAATCGGAATTAAATTGCAACAGTTCATGACACTCGTAAATTAAATGTCTAAATTCATGAAAGATTGTTGATAAAATTCCAATTAATAGGTCTGTTTCATCATTATCTGGAATTTCATTGTTGACGCGTTCAATGGCGCTTACATTAATAAAAATGGTCTGACGATCTATCCAAGTTAATCCAAGAAGGTCTTCACAGGCGTACAGTGCATATTCATCACCATACTCATCTTGAAGTTTTTTACGTGATTGGCTAACTTCATCTTCATCATCATATATTAATACAATATATTCACAAACTGCCAAAGCATTTTTATCTATTTCATTACATAAGAAATCTAGCAGAACTTCTTCATTTATTAATTCCCTTACTTTCATATCCATCAGCATATGATCCTTAATATGGTTCCTATCAATCCGTTCCGGATAATAATATAACCTTGAATAAAAACCAAAGCCGTCGTTTCCGGTATATTCTAAGTAATCATCATTAATAATCAAGTCGCCTACATCACTGTCTTTTACGGCATACTCCAATTCTTCTCGTGTCATTATCATAAATCTTCTCCTATTTTCTTATTTGTATCTATTATGTCTATATTTTTATATAAAAAAAGTCACTGAAATCTTCAGTGACTTGAATGTATTTTTACTATCTGGCATTTTCTTCGTGTTGATGAATTCCTTTCACAATACCAGGAAGCTGTTTTATGACATCTTCTTTACTAACTCCAGCAAGATGAATCTGATGGCATTTTTCTATAATCTTTTTAAACATTGGTCCTGGTTTATATCCTAATTTGATTAAATCCCTGCCTGTAACCTCTGGTTCTTTTTTTATTTTATCATATACTGTCAGCCGGTTGTCCCACCAACCGTTTTCAGAAAGGGCTAATTCTTCCCTGTTAGCTTTTGAAGTATCTATGTATGATAGAATGATGGAATCCTTAGGCGCTACACATCGGTCAAGATACCTGTTTGTTGTTTTTTCACTTGTTTTTCTTGTCATGAAATGTGGTGTCATATGATTTTCCACTAAATTCTGTACATATGATTTTAATTTCATATCTGTAGTTAACTTGCTTAAAACTTCTGGTACTAGCTGTGCTCCTATCGTTTCATGGTTTAAGGAACGGATCTGTCCATCAATGCCTTTCGTGGTTGCATCTGCTTTTCCAATATCATGGAATAAAGCTGCATACATAAAACCAAGCGGGAAAGAAGTCTGGTCCCTGACTAATGCTGCTTTATCAATCACTTCCATTGTATGATTCCATACATCACCTTCCGGATGCCAGGTTGAATTTTGAGGAATATCTATCAGGCATTCTAAATCCGTGAAACTCTTAAGTTGGTTCATTTCTCTTAGCATATTAAAATATATACTTGGTTTTGTGGATTTTAAAAGAACTTTATTTGTTTCTTCATACACCCGCTCCTTGGCAACAAGTGATGTATTGATTTTCTTACATAAGTCCATTGTCTCTGATGCAATTTTAAAATCCAGCCTTGAGGCAAATCCGGCAGCTCTATAGACACGTAGTGGATCTTCGATGAATGTTTCATCGTTGATATGCCGGATTATTTTATTATTTAAATCATTCAAACCACCATAATGGTCTATTATTTCACCTGATAATACATGCCTCATTAAGGCGTTAATGGTAAAATCCCTTCGTTTAGACGCTTCTTTTGTTGACATATATGGGTCAACTGATACACTAAAATCCGTATGTTTATGACCGATTTTTTTCTCTGTTCTTGGCATTGCGATATCTATATCAATTCCCTTGATTTTCAGAATACCAAAAGATACTCCAATCTCATCTACATTCCCAAATTCTTGGCAGATACACTTTAGTTGTTCTGAAGATATACCATAGACTTCAATATCAATATCTTTATTGTCGCGATTTAGATATTCGTCTCTTACATATCCTCCCACAAAGTATACATTACCACCTATATCAGATACAGTTTCAGCCAGTTTATGCACTAATTTATCTACCATTTTTAAATAATCTCCTTATCTCTTCTTATATAGTTGTGTTTTTGCCCAATTTTTACAATGCCTTTGCACATTATATTATATATAATAACAGTTGGAGGCATAAGACTAATGTTCACTAATGAAGAGGCACTTATAAAATTACTTTCAAGCAATGACGAAATAGCTAAAACGTTAAAGGATTTATATGATGATGTAAAAAAAGAGGAAAAAAATCTTTATCGAAAGAAAAAACGTGGTGAAAGGACTATTTATAAAGACTATAATAAAGCCCGAGATAAAATGATGAAATATCTATTTAAGTTAAATAAGAAATATCATTTTATGGATTTCGTCACCGTTTATGATTATCCCAATGTGATAAGTTCAATTAAAACATTAATTATTAGTCTCGAAATATTTAATCTGGCTTTTGAGAGCTGCAACCTTTCTTAGCCAAAAAACATAAAGCAGGTTAACCTGCTTTTTTACATTTTCTCAAACTTTTTTATTATTGCAAGTCCTATTAAAATTGATTCAGCTTCATCATCTGTAACCGTTATTCCAAATTCTTTCAAGACTAAATATATAGCCTCTTTTTTAAAGACTTCTCGTTTCTTTTTTCCTTGTTCTATTCCAACTAATTTTCTCCATTCCGTAGGCCGTATTGTGTTGAATTCACAATCATTTTTCATACAGTAAGCATATACAATACCTTGTAATCTTGTCAAGAATCGCTGCGTACTTGCATTTCTTTCGACAACGGTTTCCTCCATATAAATAATATATGGCTTATTTTTTTCCAAAAAGTTAAATATAAGTTTTGCCATCTCGTAAAATCGCTCATCCATATTGTTGATTGTTGAACAATCAATTAAATTTACTTCTTTGTATTCACCATTATCAAATACAGCCAGTGCTGTTTTTTTTGTTGATGAATCGATTGAAATCATCCTACACACTTCCATGTTATTACCTCCATAAGTATAATGATGGATAATTTGTAAAGTGTCAAAAAAGAGCGGCCACTTTTTCCTTTTCTACATATCCTAACTGGTTTAGCTTTTCCCTTATATAGGTCTCAGCCATTTGTTCTCTCTTTATATATTCCGGTAATAACTTTTCATACTTTTTTTGTTGTTCTCGTTTTCTGTTATATTGAATTTCCGCCTTATTTACCAGATAATTATATTCTTTCTCTCTTTCACTGTATGTTTTTCGGATTGTTTCTTTTGCTGATTGACTTATAAATAAATAAAACCAGATATATGATAGCGCTTTGAATGATGGCCATTTTCTTTTAATATCCTTTTTCATAAGGTAAACTCTGTCTTTTAGTGTCATATTTAAATGACTTTTTAAATCGATAAGACATTTGTCTAATTTAGGTTCAGTCTTCTTAATCGTTTTATGTATGAATTCATGGTACGAATCACGATAATTATGGATAACATATGTCTTATGATATAAATCAATCTGTGAAATAAGAAGTTTAATCCGTTTCTGTACATTTTCGCAATCTATATTCCATAACCAGAGATTAATGTGTGTTGGGTCGTCTATACTTATGCCAGCCAATATATCATTAGATAATATTCTACTTACAGCCTTCTTGATGTACTGATGCAATGATAATCCGTTAATGTCGGTCACTCTATAATAGAGATTTAATAAGTCACACTCCTCAATTGTATTATCTTTTGTGCCGAACAAACTTGTAAAAACGAGTTCTGGATCCATGTCAACCATCTCCAATATATCCAGATAAAACTTTGCTTCTTCTAATTTCATATTTTTATCCTTTATTATTTTGTCTCTACCTGCCATAATATTTACTAATATAATGTATTCGTTAATAAGATAATAAAAAAGAGACCTACGTCTCTTTATAAGTGCAACATTTTGTTAAATGCCTCCTTCGCTATAATCACTTCGTAATGTTCATCCATATAAGCCTTTTTTGCATGTGTAATATCAATCATGTCCACAAAATCTGCAATACTAAAAATCAGGTTATTATATTCACTTCTTTGCTTGTCGGTAAATGTGAGTAGTAGAATATAGTGTTTGTCATTTTTTAACAGTTCACTTTCTCCAGTAAACTCTTTATTATATTTTTTAAGTGTTTTGGTAATCTCATCAAGTGTTTTAAACTCAATACATACATGTCCGGTATACTTTATTTCAGCTGCCATCTGCTTAAGATTTGTCTTATATGTATAATACTGTTCATCCATATATTCCAGCATTGCATCAGCTTCTGATTCATCTTCTTTTGAATCTTCTTCATCGATATCTTCTTCATCTGTAATTTCCTCCATGATTCCTCCAATACCTTGTAATAATGCAGCAAGTTCTCCCAGAAAATCTTCATGAAATATGTTCGCTCCCATCCCATTAATAAGGACCTTAATCTTCTTCTTATCATTATCAACTGACAAATCCAAATAGGCCTGTTCTTTAATATTCAGCATATTCGTATGTTCCAAGGCAACATCTATTAAAGCGTTCATAAAAGCCGTAGACTTTTCTGCGTCATCCATCAATGTATTGATATGTAAGTCCATGGTGCTTAATTCATCTTCAGTCAATTCGCATACAACCTGCATGTCATTTATTTTATCTATCTTCATCATTACTTACCTCCAACATCAATTCCTTTTGTTAATAGTATGCATGAAAAAAGTAAAAAGAAATGTTATTTCCAATCCACTTCGTTGTCCTTCAATATCTTACATACTGTATTTGTAAATAACATTTCGAAAGGACAAAATTATATGAAAAAAACTTATGTTTTAGATACGAATGTATTAATTCAGGATCCATTAGCACTCTATAAATTTGATGACAACGAAGTTGTTATCCCAGATACCGTAATTGAGGAATTGGATCGGCTAAAGAAAAGGGAAGGTGATATAGGATACAATGCCAGAAAAACAATCAAGGAAATAGAGCATATTAGAAAAACCGGAGATATACTGAATGGTGTAATCATAAATAACTCAGGCTTAATTCGGATTGAAACAGATTGTAGGGATGTTGTCCTGCCTGAAGGCTGGGAAATGAATAAGCCAGATAACGATATCATTCGTGTAGCAAAGGGATTGAAAGCTAAAGGAAAGAATGTAATTCTTGTAAGTAAGGATTCCATTGTGAGAATAAAGGCAACTGTCCTGAATGTAGAAACAGAGGATTATGAAAATGAAATTGTTGATGAGGAATATTTAATATATAACGGCCGCTGTGATTATGAAATTGATTATACTCTATTACAGGGATTCTATGCAGGAAAAGAAATCAATGTTCCTTTGGATGAACAATCCAATTTTAAAGAAAATGAATTCTGCTTGCTAAAATCAGGCACAGCTACTGCATTAGGACGTTATACAAATGGAAAAATCGTTGCTTTAAAGTATGATAGTTCAACTCCATTTGACATATCATTAAGAAACAATGGCCAGAAGTTTGCGGCTGAGGCATTACTTACCAGTGCGGATGAAGCACCACTTGTCATATTAAAAGGTGGTGCCGGTACAGCAAAAACATTTTTAACTTTAGCATGTGGGCTACAGAAAGTTGTTGAAGAAAAAGAATACCGAAAACTGCTAATTTCCAGAGCAAATGTGGCTTTTGATAATGATATTGGAGCATTGCCTGGTGATGAGCAGGATAAGGTAGGACCACTCCTTCGTGGATGTATGGATAACCTTGAATTACTTATAGACAAAAAAAGTGTCCAGAAAGGCGGCCGGGAGGATGAACTACATGATAAGATTGCCGAAGTCTTTCAGCGAGGATACATTGATGCCCAAGCTTTGGGATTCTTACGAGGACGTTCTGTAACAAATCAGATTCTATTAATTGATGAGGCCCAGAATACTTCTCCAAACCAAATGCTTGGCATCATCAGCCGTGCAGGCGATGGAACCAAAATTGTTATCTGTGGAGATCTTGACCAGATTGATAATACAAAACTTGACCGGCATACAAATGGACTTGCTTATGCCTTACAGACTATGGTTGGATCACCACTTTGTTGGACCGTTGGTTTTACTGAGAAAGAAACCGTTAGAAGCAAATTAGCTACAGAAGCCATTAAACGTATGGTGAAAAAGTGATTAAAAAAAGGTGTTCCTTCATGGAACACCTTTTTATTGATTGAATTGAAACGAAACTAAACTGTAAATTGAATTTCCGTATAATGATTATATCCGCTTCTAATCTCATTCCCTGTTGGAATCCCTAACTTATTTTCCAAAACAAAATTTAAATACTTATCACTTTGGACATATGCGCATCTTTTAGTCTTTTTATGATTTGCTTCAGGAATGTTTGTCGTTAACACGTCCCAGTTTTCCCAATAACCATATTCTTTATTATAGTTGCGCATTATGATAGCATAATTTCCGTCAGAATAAGAAGTTTCCTCAAGTATTATTCTGTATATATTTCCATATGCTTCTAAAATATATTCTCTTTCATCCATACTATATTCTCCCTTTTATCTTATGTACTTTTATTATGCTATAATTTCATATGTATAATGATTTTTGCTCTAATTTCAGCAACAAAAAAGATGTTTCCTCTAGAAACATCTTTTATCGTTACATATATAAATCATTAAATATCTCTTCTATTTCTTTTGTACTCAACTTTTTTTTATTGGCCTGGTATGAATACTCTGCCATTTTTTCAAACCAAAGAATGTCATCTGTATCATGGATAGGAACACCATTTTTTTGAAACCATTCTTCTACTGTATATTGCTCTACATTACTATAACAGCATTTATATTCAGGTTCTTTTGAGTTAATTACATGAGTATCATTTATATATACAAACTGTTTCCCGACCTGCGAAAAGTTAATCGCTCTGCCAACTGGATATATTGCACATGTTCGTGGTCGCGCCTCATATATAGAACATTTTCCATTTTTTAAAAAAGAACAACATCCTGAATATTTGAATTTTAGGCAGCAAACTTTGAGTTTCAAATCATCGTCAAACGAAATATAGATGTACTTACCTATCATATCTTCTAAAGGCGTATTTGTATAAGATTCAATTCTCTTTATATCCGGTCCGGATAAAACTATTTCAGTTCCCTGAATTCCATTATGACGATATCTGCAGCAATTTCCACAGCTATTGCATTTAAAATAAAATTTTTCTTCTGCATTTAATACTCTAGCGTCAAGATTGATTGGATCTTGCCTGAAACCGCTCATATATTTTTCACCTGTCCAATTTGCACCATTATACTTTTTGCAGTATATCATTATAATGTTTTATTGTCAACATTTTGCAAAATGGCAATGGCCCTATTTACATGTTCTTTTGATAAGCCTCCGTTTTTGTCATAGTAATTAGGCTGAATCCAATATTTTTCATATCCATAGTAGTCCCATGCATTATCCTCGTCATCCAAGATTACAAAACGCTTTACTTCAGGATGGCTGCATAACCATTGATGGACCTCTGCTGCTCTTCCGGTTTCTGGATTTATTTCTATTTTAGAAAGATCATCTAATGTTAATAATGATACATCTCTTTTATCTGTAATTTCTACTTTAATATATGGAACTATATCACTGATTAATAAACCATATTTTTCTAAAATCCTTATTAGAATGTAATATATCTTTGGATGGACATATGATCCATTTACGAATTGTCCTCGCCAGCTTGATATTAATACAATTTTTGAATCTGTCTCTTTTACAATTTCAGCTAACAGTTCGACCTTATTTTCATCAATATGCGCTGCCTCATGCTTTTCATATCCATCATAAGTGAGCACTCCATCAATATCCAAAAATACAATATTCATCTTCTTCCTTCTTTCTTTTCATAATTATATATAGTATGGAACTTTTATATACCGCAAAATAGATACATTATAATTTCATTAATAAAGATAAAAAGGAGAATGATTATGCTCATTAAGAAACATACCGCAGATTGCACTACTTATTGGTTGAAAGCAAATTTTAAAAATAGGACTGCTTATACAGATATTATTCAGATTACCTTGGAAAAGCCTTGGCTGATTCCAAAGTATGAGGATGACTTTGGAGGATGGAAGGGACTGCGGTTATATGGTTGGCTATTCTTCTATTTTGGGCGTGTATATGAAGGTATGCTTATACCTATGGATTCGAAAGATGTAGATGTGAAGAAGCCTCTGGTTGATAAAAATGGAAATAAGTGGAGTCTTATACCCAAAGATAAGATAGATGACTTTAAAGCTATCAGAAAGAATACAAGATTGGCTTTAAGAAGAAAGTGGAATATTACATATGAAAGAAACTATAATGACGATGGAACATATTCTATAACTCAGATTATTCATGATTCTGTCGATTAATATATCACAAAGAAAAGAGCCTAGGGCTCTTTTTTCTAATCTATAGTATAACACCAACTTTGTGGTGCCCTTTTTATTACTTCTCCCATACTGTTTTGAAAATCACTGATTGGTTTTCCTGAATCATATTTTTTGGGATTCGTTATCTCTATTGCGTATTTCCAATAAGACGAATCATCCAGGTCATAGTACCCGATTTGCTTTGCCCAGGCATCACATGCTTTGCATAACTTGTCTGCTTTCTCATGCAGCTGATTAAATCTTGCCGGAGAATATCCTCTGTACATATTCGATAGGATATCCGGCACATCATGGGTAGTCTTCATATAATCCAGTGATTTCTGGTCGTATAAATAGTTCAGTACAATTGATTCGTCATAGTCATTAAGGCTGATTCCCATTGCCAATTTTACCATATTCTTATCTTCTTCTGTCCCAAACTTTTCAACATAGTATGGCAGTATGAAATATGTTCCAGTTTTGTGATATGGAATTTTCTTTATATCTTTGATTGTGAAATATCCGATAACAGCTCCGGCTCCATGATTTTTTTTGGTTTCATAAACATGGATACGGTCACCAGTCTGAATTTTATTTCCAATCGAATTCCTAAATTCAAGAGATTTCGTTCCATCAAAAATCAATTTGGTGAATTCATGGTGAATCGAATAGATTGCATTCATACTTAACCTTCTTTCTGCTTAAAAACATCGTTATACAAAGTTTTAAGCTCCTTATATTCCTCCAAATAATCAAACGGTTCTAAGATCCTGATAATTTCTCCGTAATACCAGGCATGTTTATCCTTATCTTTCTCATTAAAACGTTCCCACAAACTCTCGCATAAAACTGAATAATCGTCTTTCATGGCTCTTAAATTTGATAATTTGTCTGCAAGCAGAACCAGTTGGCTTTTTGCTTCCAAAGAAGTATAATGGTCAATTGACTCTTTCTTTCTGATTTCCCATGTTTCTTCTGATGGCAGTCCTTTACGTTTATTTTCTGATACATCCTTTACCATATTAGCAACATTCGCGTTGAAATTATTCATTACAAATTCATAATCAATGTATGTATCCTCAATCGTGTCATGAAGAATTCCTGCTATGATGATATCATTGTTTATTGTTATACCAGAAAGTATAAAACCACATTCCATTAAATGCGTGATATATGGAAGATTGCTGCACTTTCGATATTGTTTATCATGGGCCTTGGCTGCTATTTTAATTGCCTTATAAATGTAATCCTTACTTAACATATTCTTCTCCTTTAATATTTTTAACTCTATTATGCTAAAAATCCGAAAAAGATAAACAATGCTAATTCACACAAAAAAGAGCAGTTGTTAAATCTGCTCTTTTTCCAGTAGTTCCATGAATTCCTTTCCAGTTATTGTTTCATGTTTGATTAAGTGTTCTGCCAAATCATCCATCTCCTCTCTATGTTCCTGGATGATGGTTTTCGCCTTTTCATAAGAATCCTTTAATATCCGCATTACTTCTTCATCAATTTTCTCGGCCATTCCCGGACTGCAATTTAAAGTTGTTCCATTTGACAGATATGGATTTTCATGATCGACCAGTCCAATCAAACCAAATTTATCACTCATACCATATTCAGTAATCATCGATTTTGCCAACTTCGTGGCTTTTTCGATGTCATTGGAAGCACCTGTTGTAATGGAATTAAATACAACTTCCTCTGCAGCCCTTCCTGCCAGCGTTGTAATAATCATTTCTTGTAATTCATTTTTTGTGTGTAGGTAACGTTCTTCCTCAGGCGACTGCATGACAAATCCCAATGCACCCTTTGTTCTTGGAATAATTGTGATTTTCTGAATCGGTTCTGTATGTTTCTGCAATGCCGTGACTAATGCATGGCCGATTTCATGGTATGCAACTATCCTTTTTTCATCTTCACTTAACACCCTTGTTTTCTTTTCCTTTCCAACAAGTACAATTTCAATTGCATTCATGAGATCCTTTTGAGAAACGGTTATATTTCCTCTTTTTACAGCATCAATCGCAGCTTCATTGATTATATTTTCAAGGTCAGCACCAGAAACTCCAGATGTTGCAAGAGCAACCTTTTCAAAATCCACATCATCCGATAATTTGACGTTTTTAGCATGCACTTTTAAAATGTCAATGCGCCCTTTTAAATCAGGTACATCTACAATAACGCGGCGGTCAAATCTTCCTGGTCTTAACAATGCTTTATCCAAAATTTCAGGCCGGTTTGTAGCACCAAGGACTACAATTCCTTTTGAGGCGTCAAAGCCATCCATTTCAGATAGCAATTGATTTAATGTATTTTCCCGTTCGTCGTTTCCATTCTTGGTGTCCCTTTTTCTTCCAATCGCATCAATCTCGTCAATGAATATGATACATGGTGCATTTTTCTTTGCCTGCTTAAACAGATCACGGACACGTGAAGCTCCAACACCTACATACATCTCAACAAATGAGGAACCTGTAAGCGAATAAAAAGGGACTCCCGCTTCTCCAGCCACTGCTTTCGCCAGTAATGTCTTACCTGTACCTGGAGGACCCACTAATAGTGCACCTTTTGGAAGCTTAGCTCCGATTTCATTGTACTTTTTTGGATTATGTAAAAAATCAACTAACTCTGCAAGTGATTCCTTTGCTTCGTCTTCTCCTGCAACATTTGCGAATGTAATTGTTTGCTCCGATGGTTTATACTCTTTTGCATTGGAATTAGCTGCACTCATAATCCCATTTTTCCCAGACAACATTTTTTTATAGAACACAATTAATATGATTAATGGAAGAAAATTAAGTAAAATACTAAAGAAAATACTATTTGGTGAGTATACATCTTCAAATGATACTCCGCTTTCAATTAACCGGTTGACTAAATCAGGATCATCAAACTTTCTGGTTTGATATTGAGTAACTATTCCATCTTGCGCCTTAGTCTGTGCAATAATATAATCGCCTTTCACTTTAACACTTTCAATATTGCTACTATCAATTTGCTGTAAAAATTCGTCATATGTGATCTCCTCGGTTTTTACATTTCTGAATAATGTGTTTGACATATTCATAATTGTTAAAAAGATGAATATGATTAAACATGTTTTTAATACTGATGGCTTTTTCATTGAGTTTTTCTTGTCTCCTTTTCTCTTATTTTCCTTATCTGAATTAGTATGCACAATTCTCTCTTTAAATAATGAAAAAGGATCTATTGACCCTTTTTAATGTGAATTCTGTTCTTCCATATTTATAGTTTCTTCTGTTGGCATATATTCATATCCTGGTCCAGATTTACTTTTTTCAATCCACGTCCCATCAATCAACTGAACCATTTCCTCTGTCGGCTCAGACTCTGTTCCTTCTATTAGCATTTCTGATTCAGGTGGAACTTCTTCTAATGGTTCCACTGGCTCTGATTCTAAATCTGCTACTGAAGAACTAGCTATATCCAAATCCGTACTTTCTGGAGTGTATAATACTCTTCTATCCTTCTGGATTGTAGATACAATGTTTATAAATGGATTTCCATGCCATTCCACACCTCCTCCATAACTGATATCTGAATCAATTGTTATGTATCCATATAGTAAATCCAATGCCATTTGTGGTTCTGCCTTTAGATACCTTTTTGTTGTACCCTTAAATGATTTTCCGACTTTTTGTTGTGCAAGTACTGTATTCCTTAATCGATATATGTATCTTATCATTTCTTCATCTGACATATCCGGTGATAGATTATTAATAAAGAGATTGGGCTGCGTTCCACAGTTTACATTAACAGAGAACATCGCGGCGGATACAGCAATGTTCCTCTCATCAAGATTAAATCCGGCCGAATTAAGTTTTTCCTCAAACCCGGCCCAATATCGGTTTGTCATAAATTCAAGTTGATCTGTTATTGCCGTTTCATAATCAGCTTCCATCGCATCTAAGAAAGCATTGCCTATTACCTCATTTCTTTTTAGTTCAGGATTACCATTTCCATAATTTAAATAATCAGAAAAAGCGGGCCACAATTCTGGATGTTTACCATAAGCAAATTTCATGAAGCTCGCTAAATCATACCGATAATCAAACTGACATATTCCATATGCACTACCATTGTCTCCATTTTTTACTGCTGCCATATTTGACATTCCGGAGGTTTCTCCAGCAATACATAGCATATACAGTTCCGCAGGATATCCAGCGATATTTAATCCACTTAACTGCCCGGGTTCTGTATTTGGGTCTTTATTCCACTCGAAGTCATTATCATCATAGCCATTTATCTGTGGTTCTTTCATATACACACCATCTTCATTGACATAATAACCATCTGGTGTTCGCTCATCAGCATACATCCGGCCATCTTCACCAAAATAAAACCAGTAGCTATTTCCATCTTCCGATAGAATTTCTTTCCAACCAACTGTATATATTCCATCTTCTAAGTAATACCACACCTCATTATCGTTTATCCATCCTTCTTCTGAGGCTCCATCCGCACCAAAATAGTACCATTTATCAGAGGCTTCATCAAAATACCATCCCGTCTTCATATATCCATCTTCATCAAAATAATACAGATCGTTTCGTATTACTGCAAATGAATTTGTTACTGGTCTGTTATCCATATAATACTTTGTACCAATCTCGTCTACTTTAAAGCCAGTATATATTTCTACCTTATGGTTCTTTATATTACTTGGTGTTGAAACATTTTTATCTTCCTGAATTGCATTTGAAGAAGATGCCGTTATTATTTCCGTATCCGCTTTTAATGTGTCTTGAATTTCTGCAGACGATAATATGGTAGTCCCAAGTATTATGATTAGTAAAATGGTTATACTGCTCTTTTTCTTTATGATATCCTTGTAATCCATATATTCCTCCTATGTTTTTATAATGAAAGGAATTATGCATTTCGCAAAAAAAACAGGAATTACATGGAGTAATTCCTATTTAAAGAATATAATAAACTCAATTTTATGAATTAGCTATTTTAAGAATGATTGATTTTATTTTAGTTACTCCATATATTTTTTCATATACTGCCACAATTTTATCCGCCATCGTGATTGACCATCCAATTCTGCTTGTAGGAATTCTTCCAATCGGAAACATATGTGATAGGATGGCATTCTCCTCTTCCTTGGATAAATTCCATTTCTTTGAATTTTCGATTGCTTCTTTTGGATGATAGAAAATGTAAAGTCCTTCATGGTCATTTTTCTTATTATAATCCACCATACAGAAGTCATGAAGAAGGGCAGCCTTGATTGCCTTCTTTTGGTCCGCATTTAGTTTATCAGCAATTTTTCCTGTAAGTAATGCCACTCGGATACTATGGTCATATGTATTTGTGAATGTATGTCTTTGGATTGATTTTAATTTTTGATAATCTTCATCATTGGTAATATATGAATAATCTTTTAGTAATCTGATTGAATCATTTGATAAATTCATTCTTATCCCTCCCAAATTTTATTATGTATGATTCAAAAAATATTTATTTCGTCTTGATTCAAACATTATAGATTTGAGGAGGAGTCTATGAAAAAATTAATTTTGATTGGCGGTGTTCCTGGTACAGGAAAAACCACTTTAGCCTACCAGACGGCTATTGAGCAGCACATTGATAAAGTCGTAAGTGTTGATATCCTCAAAGGATTATTTCAGTTATATCACACCAAAGAAGAAAAACCTTATCTTTATACTACGACACATGAAGCGTATCAACTTGAACATACAGATGTCATTACTGGATATATAAGACATTGTGATTGTATGCAGAATTTGTTATTTGATTACATTCCATATTTAATGAATGATGAAGTTGCCATCATGGAAGGTGCGCAGCTAACGCCTTCTTTTCTTGACAAATTAGTATCCTATGATTTTAAAACCGAGTATATCCATTTATGGCTGAACAAGGATGAACTTTTAACTCGCTATGCAGAGAAAAGTAAAATGAGAACCTATGGCTGGAAAGAAAATATTGATTCAATTTTATCGATTCAGGACTACTTAGGCTCTGAATGCGAATTATTTGAAAACAAAAACCATGGAGGTAATTATGAAATATTATATTTATAATAATGAGACATGTGCCAGAGTTAACCTGTATGGTTCTGACATCGAACAGCTATTCCATATAAACGGTTGGAGTAAAACAAAGGATATAAGGATGGCTAATATTGTGATTGTAAACACATGCAGTTTCCTTAAGAGCAAGGAAAACTATTTCCTTAATCTAATAAAGAAAATTCATTCTAATTTAAGGCCAAAACAACGGATATTGATTATCGGTTGTCTTGGTTCAATCTGCCGAAATGACATACTGAAAATCAATCCTGATATTTTAATCTTCGGACGGGATAAAAGTGAAATAAAGACATTTTTCGACTTCACGGAAGATACACAGGCATCTGCCGTACATATAAAAGAAGATATACCGTTAAATAAACGGGTCCTTAATTTCTTAAACGATACACTGATTCATAGCAAACATATAGAATTCCGATTAAAGAAAGAAAATGTATGCTATATCCAAATATCAACCGGTTGTAGAGGAGTCTGTACCTATTGCAGTGAAAAATTTACAACAAAGCTTCACAGTACTCCTATTTCAGAGATCATCATGGCAATTAAAAAAGGAATCAGAAATGGGTATACTTTGTTTTCATTAAGTTCTGATGATGCCTCTGCTTATGGATATGATATAGGGACTAATTTAGATAACCTTCTTTCAGAAATCATAAAAATAGATAATAAAGAAATCTCATTTATTATACCTGAATTCAATCCAAACGGAATTACCGAAAAAACAATAGAACTGCTTAAGGATCCACGCTTTTTATATATAACCATACCAATCCAATCCGGTAGCCAGAAGATCCTTGACCGGATGAAACGGCCCTATATGATTCAGGATGTCGTAAACAAAATAAGACGAATCAAAAAAAACAATCCAAATATAATGATTAATTCCCATTTGATAGTAGGGTTTCCAGGTGAAACAGAATCTGATTTTGCAAAAACCATGATATTAGTACAGACAGGTTTTTTGGATCGTGTGAAAGTTTTTAAATATAGTAAAAGACCTGGAACGGAAGCAGCTAACTATCCAAATCAAATAAGTGAACAAAAAAAGGAAGAACGAGCAATAGCCTTACTGAAAGCAATCAAAAAAATGAATTTAAAGAAAAAGTCACTCACTAATTTAATATTAAATATGGATCAAATAAAATAGAAGGAGGTATTATGAGCTTAGATTATATAAAAGACATGGATGATAATTTTTGGATTGTCACTTATCAATATAATCATGATTTCTATGGCTATCCTGTTTATATGGTTGATGAGCATGGTGACCGTCATCATCCAGAGAGTGGATTAACATATAAAAAATGTTTAGAGTCTTACAAAAAAATACCTAATCATTATAAATGTATATATCATCCAAAAGATTGTTATGTGGCACAAAAAGATAATTTACCTGATATTTGGAAAAAGTTCATAGAGGCATTACATATAATTAGCATAGATGATTCCAGTTTAGGAATTTTCGGTTCAACCTTATGTGGTTTTCCAGTTATCAAAGATGTGGATTTTATAATATATGGAAAAGAGAATTTGGAAAAATATCATGAAAACCAATTATTTGTAAAAGCTTATATGGGTGCTGACTATATTTCAAAAGAGCACGTAGAATATCAATATGAAAAGTACAAACATTTGTATTCATCTAAAATGGATTTAAAGCATATCTTGTCAAACAATTGGAGTGGTCTACAATTAAGTAACGGAGTCCTATCGACACCACGCTTTATTATTGATGAGAATTTTGATATACCTGAAATAACGGGTGGCAATGAAATGATAGTCGGGACTGTATACAATAGCCTTACTTCCTCATGTGCACCTAAAGTCTTTAATGTTACTACAGAAAAAGGCAATTATACAGTAGTTACACCGTTTTGGATGCTTCAAAGTTGTGTTCGGGATGATGATAAAATAAAATTGTTCGGAAAAATTGATCATGTAAAAAAAATAATATTACTCATAACAAAAGAACATTATCTTCAATATGAATAAAAGAAAGGGAGGAATAATCCTCTCTTTCTATGATTTCTCAAACACTTCTATCTGTTTTAGTTTTCTATAATCCACTACTATTTCGTTTTCATATTTAAAATAGGCGAGCACATCTTCTTTCTTAATAACTGCTTGGTAGATAATTCCTTCCTCTGAAAATCTATTCGCAAAAAATCTTGCTACTGAAATATCTGGTGTCCATGAAAGTCCTTTAATTGGATGACCAGTTGTCCTATTAACTCCTCTATACACGGTCACATTATCTTCTAGATTGTTGAAAATAAGTAATTCTTCTTCGTTCATTAATTCTTCTGGTTTGTACTTTTTAAAATAGTTAACGTACTGATTCCTTGTTATATTGGCATCAACATTCACAGTTTCTGTACTTAACCACAGCGTCTTTAAAAATTGTGCTGCATCCTCATCTGAAGCCAGATGATTTGTATATTTAAAAAATGCGGAACGATATGGTTTCGTTATTAGAACAGAAAAATCAGAATATTTTTTTATACGCTTAATCCTTTCTTTACATATTTCAATAAATCTTTCATGATTCTCTATTTTTGTAATATCGATGATACTGCCATCCGGATATCCTAAATATGGAGAATCTGTATATGGATGAGAAACAATAAAACCAATATCTGTCGGTTTGATATCACAATATATAAAAGTCTCTGCGACTTCTTTTATTTTTTCCAGTCTTGTAATCTTTTTCATTTATTTGTTTTCTCTAACCATATTCTAATTAAAACAGTATTTATGTAATGCAGTATACTATATATAACAACGAAAATCAATGTATTATTGGATTTGTCGGAATCATGATAATATAAAATAGGCCATGTGGCCTATTTTTCTTTTCCAATTAATTTATCAGGTTTTATGATATGAAAAGCTCACTCAAGGTGAGCTTTTCGTTATCTTGTGATTACTACACCATTTACCGTCCATTCGCCGTTTTCATTCACCATATATCCGTCCGGTGTCTGGCAGTTTCTAAACAGTCTGCCTCGTGTTCCATCGGATGCTGTATTAAAATAGTAACATCTTTCAAGTCCATCTGCACCTTTAACCCAGTTCCATCCTGTGAACATACGTCCAAGTGTGTTATCCGATACTGGGTTCAAGTAGTAAAGATTTCCGTCTGCTGGGTCAACAAACCAGCCTGTCAGCATGAATCCGTCTGCGTCAAATCTGAACCAGTCGAATGTACTCTGTCCTAACTTTGTATCAGCATATGGGTTTGATACTGCAGCCCATTCGTTTGCGTAAGTTCTTCCAGATGTAAATAACCATTTTCCGTTAGCAGCCTGTGTCCACTGACCTGACACAACATAAGATGGAAGTGTGGTATTTTGGGTCTTAGTACCCGAAGGTGTTACTCCAGTGGAACCTCCGCCACCACCGCTACTGTGGCCACCGCCACCACCTCCTCCGCCACCACCTGATGACGAATACGTGTTATCGATATATTTAAGGTTAATCTTTACATTGCACTGGTCTGCCATTCTTCCGTCGTTCGAAGATGCTGAAATAATGGCATTGGTCGTGGATATATATTTTGAGCCATTTTCGTAATATGGATTCCTAATGGCATTCTTAATGAATGCGGATGCTTCATTGTTAAATGTTGTTGCATCGGTTTTTGAAGGTGTCACAAATTTAATATTACCATCCTGGTCAACCGTTAATAGGGTGCCATCGGATGTTGTGAATACGATTCCTTTTTCATTCTCATCTGCTGAATTTATGATGGCTGAAACAGCTGTCCCTAAATCGCCACTGAACGTATAGGTTGGGTTTGAACGGTTTCCTGTAGCAGTCAGGGTCACATTCATCTCTTTTGAATTCTCGCTCATTTCAACATCTTCATATTTGAAGTTGACTAGTACATTGCAGCTATCCTTTATTGTGCCTTCTTTATTGGCTACATTAATTGCGACTCTCTTCTGTCCGGCATATTTGCCTTCTGATACAATCTGGCTCATCCAGTCTGCATTTATGATTGGTTCAATGTTTCCAGCATCATCGACTTTTACGATAGATGCGTCTTCGCTGGTCCAGTATGGATTGTTATCTAATCCAGGTTCTACATATACTTTTGCATTGAGCTTACGGATATCGTTTCCGCTCCAGAATACGCTTGGATTATTGGTCCTTGATGTCTGTGTCAATACAATATCATATACCTGCTCATTCTTATCTACAATCGCCTGATCATATCTGAAATTAACCGTAATCTGGCAAGTATCGGCAGTTGCTCCTGTAACCGGATGTGATGCTGTAATTGTTGCTGTCTTCGTACCGCTATGGGCTGTATCTCCATAAACCTGTGCACTCTCAATCATTTCTTTCATCCATGTTTCCTTGTTAATGGATACGTTTCCGTCTGCATCAACCGTCACAACACTTTCGTCAGAAGATGACCACTTAGGAGTTACGTCTTTTCCGCTTTCATCATAGATATGGGCAGTCAGTTTGATTGATGAATCTCCTGTCCAGTGTGATTTTGAGGAATTGGTCTGGCTATCCTGTGTATAAACCACATCAAAGGTTTCTGAATCAGACTCAATCACAGCTTTGTCATATCTAAAGTTGATTGTCACTTTATAACTATCAGTTGTAACTTTTCCATCAATTTCTTTCTTTGCGGTTACGATTCCACTTACACTGCCTTTTGTCAGGTTAGCACTAATGATGTCTTCCCAATTTCCTTTAATCGGTACCAGATAACCATTTCCATCAACCTTTGCATAGTTTGTAATTTCACCTGACAGTTCATAGCTTGCATCATTTTCTTTTACGCCATCTTTGGAATATGTGGTGTTACTTAACTTTGCAATACCATAAGACCATTTACGTGTTTCAGGGTTATTAACTGAGTAATTGCCTTGTGTTGCAACCACATCCAGGGTAATCATTCTGTCTTTTACAGATGCTTTCTTGACATCGTGTGTCTCTGATGCCGTATCAGGTGTAACTACGTCTGGTGATGCAGTATATCCTGCTGGCAATTCTGTAATTGTATTTGCAGACATATCGGTTCCTTCATAGCGGAAGTCTACAGTTACTGGGATTTCCTGTACGGATGAACCATTTGCAGTTTTCGCTTTTACTACAAGTTTTTGTGTTCCCTTATTTCCAGATGCCCTGTTATTAATGATTTCTTTAATCCAGTTTGCATCTTTGTTTACATTTACGTATTTACTGTTAGTTACGCTTCTAAACATTGAATCGTTGATTGATATGATTCCACTGCTGATCTTATCGCCATTTTCATCGTAAATAGTAAATTGTGGCGTTTCATCTGTTCCTGTTGCTGTTGCCTCAATCAATTGGCCGTCTGTTCCATACCATGTCTGTTTTTCAACAATATCTGTGTCTGCAAGACTTGTTGCAGTATCTTTTGTCAGAACTGTCTCAAATTTAATTGAATCTGTTGTTTCTGCATCAACTGCCTGCGCAACAAATGTAACATTGATGTCTTTATAGGCTACTAAATCACCATTTCGGTTTGATGTTGCAATGATTCTTACTGGTACTGTAGTACCATCAAGCCTTCCACTTGAAATCAGGCTCTGAATCCATGGTGAATATCCCAAATCAGTCTGGTCTTTTGTATCACCAAATCCTCTTACAGTTATCTGGCCTGTTTGTGGATCAATGCTTAGTACATCGTTCACATCCAAGTTTGAGCCATCTCCTGCTTTTGGATTTGCTAATGACCAAGTGACAGAATCATCATATGGTTGATAATCCGGATTGGTATTGTCTTTCTCAGGTGTTACAGTAGCAGTCAGTTTTTGTCCAAGACCATTTGTAAGCGGCGTGGCGCTGACATCATTTGTTCTGGTAATAACCCGGCTGGTAATCTCGGAATTTCTATCTCCTTTGAATGTGTAGTTGATCTTGTAGCCACCAACATTACTCTCATTATCAATCTTGACTGCTTCAGGCATGATTTCCGTATTATCTACAGTCTTAAAATTAACTACTACCTTACAAGTGTCTGTTACTGAATTGGTGTTGTCATCATGAGCTGTTACCTTTACATATTTTTCATAACTGGTTGTTGTGTCAGGTACTTTCCGTAATTCATTTGTGTAAATCCTATCCTGGTCCGAAACAATTGGAGCAATGGTCGCGTTATCGCAGCTTGTGGATGTGATTCCCTTTAAAGTCACAGAAGCATTATAATATGCCTTGTCTCCAGTTCCTGTTACGGCCACATTGATAGTACCATCATCTGTCGTATTTTCATCATTTTCTACAGCTTCGTTTTTACTATCTTCAAATGATTCTCCTGATTTTGGTGTTGTTAAATACCACTTAACCTTATTGTTATTGAAATAATCAGGGTCAAAGGTTGCTGTTAATGCTGATACAGCATTTGTATTGCTATCTGCCGTTTCACCATTAATGGAGTACTGAACAGTTGGATTTTTTCTATCTCCAGATAATGTTCTTACTACATTATATGTTATTGCATTTTTGTCCATTGCAACACTATTGACAGATACCCGTGTATTATCTTTGATATTAAAGTTGATATCAATATCAAGTGTTCCTACTGGAGGATCTGTTGGGTCAATACCGTCACCGCTCTGTGCTGTACCGGTAATGAGTGCATGGTAATTGTATGGACTATTTGTTGTAATTGAGTTCTTATTACCTTCTGCTCTTTGCTGTTCCCTTAATTCATCTGCTTTTTTCTTCATTTCTGAGTCAGCAATATTAAGCGTGAATTTAGCATTTTTATCTGCTGCTAACCCATTTGCACCAACTGCATTGTTAACGATTTTTGTGTTAGCCGTGTTATCAGTTGACCAAATAAGGTTAAACATATCATTCGTCTGGTCGTTGATGAGCGAATCAATATAGAAATAAGGATTGCTTCCATCTGTTTTTAAGACAATGTTTTCCCATCTGTTTCCATTACCATCCGTAATAACACTACCATTTTCATCTTTAGCTGTTGCCAGCCACTTAATGGTTGGGTTATCCCTGTCGCCACTTCTTTCCTGTGTGATTTCAAATGTAACATGAGAAGGATTTAAAGTAACTGCTTTTGCTGCAGCCTTATATTTAGCTCCAATAACCGTATCCGATTCTGGCATTGTTAACCAATATCCGCCATCATTGTAAAGTCCCTCTAATTCTTCATTCACATATCCAAATTCACCATATGTATTGTATGAATAATATGGGTTTGGTGTTTCATCTGGATCCAAACGGAATTGCACATTACCATTTGACTGGTTCTTAAATGAAACATATACCATGTCTCCAGCCTGATATGCACCGAGGTTATCTGCCGTCACAACCGGCTTATAACTGCCCTGTATTTGAGCCGTCACTTTTGCAGCTACGGTTCCATTAACCCTTGGCTCATTGATTGTTAAAAGGTATCCTCTGACTGGGTTACCCTGGTCATCTGCAGTATAATGGTTAATCACGAAATTGTTCTTATTATTTCCCTCTTTCATGATATTAAGGATTCCGTCTTCAAGCACATCATAGAAATAATCCGTAGATGGGCTCGTATTTGAACCAGTGATAAGCGTATATTTCTTGTCAGAACTATGCCAATAGCCAATGTGTGCGTCAAGGCCATAATTGGTGTCATCCTGTAATTTTGAACCGCAAATTCCAGTATTTGCCTTAGATTCATTATCTGCAAACAGATATGCTATATTACCGTTTTCGCCATATGTGAATCCGGCATTGTTGACACGTGTTCCGATAAAGCAGGCAGAATAATTATTGGTTGAAGAAGGACGGTTTACTGTTCCTGAGAATCTGGCAACCTTAATCTGTCCACCATCATATCCGCCTACAATACCACCATTTGCATATGCCGCTGAATCACCAATTTCACCTTTTTCCATTTCAGCATTATAGATATCAGAGTTTTTCAGTATACCGACAATACCGCCAGAATAGGTTAGACTGTTTCCGTAAATGTGATTACCAGCACCCGAATTCGTGCTTACATAAACATCTGCGATTGTTGTATTTTTAGCATATCCTGCGATTCCGCCTACCGCTCCATACTGTCCATCATTTTCAATGCTGTATACACCTACATCTTCGGCATTACAATCTTCAATGACTGACTTTCTTACACCGGCTGATGTTGAGGATGATTCAATATATCCAACAATTCCACCTACATTTCTTGTTCCCTTTACATGGCCTCGTACCGTACAGTTCTTGATTGTTGCATCGGTTGCCTTACCAGCTAAGATACCTGTATTTGTAGTTCCTTCAATTGTATTGCCTTCTGTCTCAATCAGTAAGTTTTCTACGGATGATCCAGCTCCAAGATAACCAAAGAAGCCTACATTTTCCTGTGCCTTAATCTGGCTGGAAATTTGTCCTGTAATACCTAATGTGCTGCTGGTCTCAACACCAAAGTTGATGATTTCAGCGCCATCTTCTGCAGATAAATGTCCCTTAAAAGCCACATAGTTTCCGCCTGCATTTAATGGGAAACCAACTGGAATCCATGAGCCATTTAAGTCATAGGTACCTGCTTCGATACGATAGTACTTGTTGGAACTATCCTGTCCTTGTGCAACATAGGAAGCAAAACCTCTTAAATCATCAACGCTATTTAAGATATATGGGCTTTCCTGTGTACCATTTCCATCTGTTAGGAAATCCGCATTATCACCATATCCATCTGGCCACATATTTCCAATCGCACTTAGTAATGAGATATTCATACTGTTGGCAATATAGTTTAATAGAGCCATTGCTGAATCAAAATCAGAATTCTTTACATATTCCATCACATGGTCATAATTGAATCCCATTGATTCACCATCACCTTTTACAAGGTAATCCATAAACCAGTCTATGAATTCATCTGATTCCATATCAAATGCAGGATATTCTTTTTGAGCATTCGAAGAAGTGGCCACCTTAATAGTCACCGAATCATACCAGTCTGAAAGTTCCTCGTCTGTTGCCTCAAGAATCCATGTCCAGAATTCATCTGTTGCAAATTCAGGATATTCATCTTTTGCATCCTCTACAACTTCCTCTTCTCTTATCTCTTCTTCCACTGTTTCCTTTGTGTCCTCATCCTCAAAAGAGAAGTCCTCATCAGATAAATCCTTATCCTCCGCCGTTTCGGTTTCGGGAGTTGCATTTGATGAAGTTGCTATTTTAATTGTTTCCTCTTTATTGTCGTTGCCATTGTTGTCGTTATTTTTGTTTTCGCTGCCTGGTTCTAACTCCGGTGTAGCGTCAGTATTATCAACATCTAATTCCAGACTTGCATCACTTTGCAGAGGTGACGCAATTGATGTCAAAGCCATACTAGAGCTAAGAGCTACGACTAAACAGCCATTAATTCTCTTTTTCTTTTTCACTTTATGCCTCCTGATTAAATAATTAATTGGAATCAACTACAAACATCTATGCAAGATGTTTCGTATTTCATCATTTTTATTATGTAATAAATTTTATTTTAGGTTCCATTTTTAAGGATATTTTTCTAAAAAATGGTTTATTCTAAAATCCATCACAAGTCATCTAACTTATTATGAAGGATAAATATAAAATATTTTCTTATTTTCTTATAAAAAGAAAAAGAACCCTCAAAAAGGGTCCTTTTCTACTAATCATTTTGTATCATAGAAAACATAGGCCTTATACCTGTGTCACTATAATCATTACCTTCTGTATTTGATACAGCTTTTGGCTTAATCGTACCATCTTCCAAATCAACAACATAGATTTTATCATCTGTATCATGTTCAGGTGTCCTTAACCAATAAGAAGAACAAAATGAATTCATCTGTGTTTCAGGATTTTCTGAATCACTGCCATTAAATTTCCACAGATAGTCTTTAAGTAAGATTGCTTCATAGACGGATGGGATAAATAGTTTTGATTCCATATACTGTTTTGTCATGTTGTGCTTTTTCAGTAAGTTTTCATTTAAATTTGAAAATCCATTTTTTTGTGTCTGTCCACTATATGATTCGTCCACACCTATGTTTACAGAGGTTGTATCAAATAATGTATCTGTAGCATGCTCATCTAACCATGCTTTGATATTGGAATACTTATAGTTGTTATTAGTACCAAAGAATAAGGTTTCAATGTTTTCAGTTGTTTCATCATTCACAATATCTGCCTTGATGATTTCATCACATAAGAACAACGCCATTTTTTTTGAAGTATTGGTTTTGTCTTTATATGCTTCACTCACACATCGGAAAAGATATATCTTTCCATCAATTTCCCGTTCCTGGACATCACCAAGTTTCCATATATAGGTTGGCTTTTCTGTTGTTTCTGGTTTATCTAACAGAATAACCGGTCTTGCAGCATAATTGTTTGCTTCTGTCACAGGAATTTCCGTACCATCAGATAATATGATATCAGAACCATTTGTTGTTTTCGTTAAATAGGTTCCAGATGGGAACAAATACTTATTTTCGGCTTCCGATTCGTACTTTTCAATTTCCTCTTTTGTTAATATTGAGATTCGGTCACCACCCATTGATTGTAAGGAACCTTTTACATCCGTAAGTCCGTCGGCAAAAGCATCGTTTAAGAAATTCCTAAGTGCTGAATTTTCAAATGCCACCTGATTGTTAAATGAATATTCTCCATATATTGATGAGTCGATATCATTTTCGCACATATATAACATCTTACCAGTTCCTTGGTAATCATCATCGATACAAACAAAACGATATTGATGCGTTCCAAGTCCTAGTGCTCCAGAATTGAACTCAACAATGATTTCATCACCTAAAATTTGTGTAAAAGCTCTTAGTCCACATACATCACAGATGGAATCATGATTCAAATCTTTATGCCCAAGAGCTGGAACAATCGTTGAAACTTCCTTACCACATTTTTCACATCGTAGTTTCTCACTTCCATTTACTAAACAACTGCCATTTACAATCTTGATTTTCTCCCAATCATGTTCACAATCAGCCTCCTGCCACGTCCTGGAAATATGGATTTCAGATACATAGTAAGTTTTTCCGTTGATTTCAAAAGTATCCACTACTTCATTGCTAAAGTTGGCCAGATCATATTTTATCATCAATGTTCCTGGATTAATTAGTTTTGTATCATAATCTTCTCCAATGACATAAAATTTCTTTTCCTTTGCATCCGTGATTTTGGAGACCATATTCTCGAAAAGTGTTAAAGCATCCGAACTGTTTGTAACAATCATATCCAGCTTTGGATTTTCAAATGTTTTATGGTATGTTATTATATTTTCATTGTTATTGAATGAAAGTGTGTCGATATCTAACGTTTTTGGAGAAGCTTCATCTGCTTCCCAGATATTACCTTCTACATCAGTAAACGTATCTGGGTAATATACCGGCAAATGTGTAATGGATTCATCTGATTCTGATGCAACATAACCAGAATAGCTTTCAAACAAATCATTTCCGTTTTCATCCTGGAAATAAACGGTATATGGAGTCTTTCTGTCTTCATGTGATGAACCAGAAGCAAACCTCTCATAATCCACAGTTTTTACAATACCATTTTGTACTAATTCAAAGCTTTCTACTGTTTCAGACGGAGCTATATAATTTGGAATATCCGGAACTGGAATTTTTATATAGGCATCTTTTGTCCCAACTCCGACCCTGATTCCGATATCATTCCATGAGTTTTTTTCTCTGTAAATAACGGTATAGGATAGAGGCGTCATTTTAAAGAATTCGTCTCTAGCCATTTGGGCTTTTGTTTTCCATGTATCCAGTTTTGTTTCTGATGGTTCGCCTTTTTGATATTCAATCATTATTTTGTGATATAATGTTCCTTGCTGGACTTCATTATATGGTGATGCTTTCTTCGCCCTGTAAATTTCGCCATCCAATTCAATCGTATTTGGATAGTCAATGATAACGCTTGTATTTTTCATGGAAAAACCACTTACTGATGGTAATAACTGATTTCCCATTTCGTCTACAAATAACGCGGTCCATTCATTTCCATCGTACTTTCCTGTGATAGGATTTTTCTCAGGTCCGGGAAAAGCTGTTCTTTGATAGATTACTTCAATGTCGTTTTCATCTTCATCATCGGAAATTACCAGCTTGTTAACAGAAGGATCCTTAATGCCATATTCAGATGTTGCAAAATTATTCCTATACGAGATTTTTTCTCCTTGTTTTCCATAGCCGGTGGTTATTCCAAGAATCGCACCCGTATCCTCTGCGATGTATTTGATGGAATATGCATATATTCCATCCTCCACAGCTGGAGGCTCTTCCTGATTTAGATATTCAATCGTAAATGTGTTGTAATCCGTATCAATCACTTCAAACATTCTTGGGCTTTTTTCAATAGATTCCCATAATGAGCCATCTGCTAATCTGATTGTTTCGTAAAAATAAATTGGAATGGTATCTCCTACCATGGCAGTTCCTGTTACATCATTCAGTATATGGTTTGTATGGTCGTTTGCATCTACATACTCAACAGTAAATGTTACTTCATTTTGTTCTGGTTTATAGTCTGATTCCTTCTTGTAATAAATTGATAGTTCGTTATTTTCCGTAACTGCGCTGATTTTTACTGTTTCTGGAGGATTCCCTAACTGCTCATAACCATCCAGTTGAGTTCCTGTCAGTTCAATTTCTTCTCCAATTCCGCCTTTGTAAACGAGTGTCCCTATTTTTGTCTTTGTTGTGATATCAATCTGGTAAACAGTAAATGTATAATTCTCTATTACCGAATCCTTTGTATAATAAACTTCGAATTCCATTCCGTCTTCATCAATAGAAAACGAATATTCTTCGCAGATAGTATAGCCTTCAATCGGGTAATCGACTTTGATTATATCTCCAGCATCTGTCATATCGGTATATGACCCTATTTTATCTCCACTCTCAAAATCAAAGCAGTTTACTGTATATGAATAATGTTCTTTCTCTGGTTCTGAAGGTGTGGCAACTCCTATCTCCTCTTTTTTATCGTAATAGATAATTATGGTCATTCCATCTTCCTCAATATGATATGTCTTTTCCTGGCCCTTACATAGTTCATATTCCGCAAATTCAGGAAAATCAATTGTTATACTTGTATCTGCTTTAACATTTCCTGTTTTTTCACCTAGTATATCATCCGTTTCCATATCTACATATTGTATCGTAAAAGAATATTCAATATCGGCATCTGCAATCCTGTCATAGTAGATATTAATGACCTTGTTATTTTTATCTAGTTCAAACGAATCCATTTGGTCTACACTTTGTTCATATCCATCAATGTTAAGGAACTCTATTTCAATAGTATCTCCTCTTTTTCCCTTATAGGAACCACTCTCTAGGATTTCTCCCGTTTCTGAATCGCGATGATTGATGACATATGAAAAATACTCATCTTCTGGCATTTCTATATTCTCTTCATAATATAAATCAAAAACCATCTTATCTTCTGTTAATACAACAGATATTGACTGTCCAGGAACCAATTCATATCTGTCAAAAGTATATGAGAGATTGACTGATTCATTCTTTTCGCCATTGAGCTTATATTCAGCCAATAATTTGCCCGTTTCATTATCAAAACATCTTACTGTGTATGTACATGATATGGTTTTATCTGTCTCATCATCTTTATCATTGCTTGAACTAGAGCCGGAATTGGAATGGCTTCCACCACCACCTCCGCCGCCTCCGCCGCCTCCAGAACTTCCACCACCAGACGTACCTGATCTCACAGTACTCCCAGTATTATTGGAGCCTCCTGGCCCAAGTTTTGTGCTTATTCCTTTTCCTTGCACATATACAACGGTCCCGTTTTCAACCCATGTACCACTTTCATTTACAAAATGCCCATCTGGTGTCATTGTATTAGATACCATTTTCCCTTCCGTATCGAAGTAATAACAATATCCATCAATCCATTGCCAACCAGTTAAAACCTTGCCATAACTTCCATCATGCAGTGAATTAAAGAAATACCATGTATTATTAATTAGTTTCCAGCCTGCAGCCATGGAACCAATCGGATCTCCTACATTCGGATTTAAATAGTACATATTTCCATCAGTATCACGATACCAACCTGTCATCATATTGGCATTTTCATCAAGATAATACCATCTTCCATCAACATCCTGTACCCACTTTGACTTTGCATTTGTCCCATCATCATATTCCCATTGCCAATTCATATCAGCGTTCTGTTGCCAGCCAGCAGCAAGCGTCTGCATGGTTAATGAGCTGATTAATGCTGCTGATAAACACAATGTTGACATTTTTTTGATTTTTTTCACCTGTTACCTCCTTTATGTATTAAAAACATATTTTTAATAAGCCTATATATCAGTTCTTTATTATTATGTTTTTTCTATGCATTAGTTTAGAAAAACATTTGTAAACATCCTTGTAAATTAACTGCTAAAGGTTAAATGTCACTTTATCATCCATTCATCTTAGTTTACCTTAATAATTTTTTTAGTTGAGAAATCAATGTAAAATACAATCTGCTTATCACCTTTAAAATAGCATAGTGTTGTAGACTCACTTAGATGGTCACAAAGGTCCAATGCAATACTTATGATTCCATTTGGACTAGCTGTTTTATAAATAATTGGTTCAAATACATATGGGCCTTTATAATCTCCGATTACATATTTTTCATTAGCTTCACAATAAAACATCCTAGCCTTTGTAACACCATCTCTTCCACCTTTTGTCAGTTCTATAGTTATTTCATCTGGCAACAGATTTTCTATCAAATTAACAGCCAGGCTCTCATTTATACCAACTCCACATATTTGGTCCCTAAATAGTTTCATTTTATTGTTTGTTTCTTTATTTATATTAACCTTTCCCATATTCGAATTCCTTTCTTATGATTAATCTTATCCTTCAGCTTTTATTATGAAAGAAAAACAAAAAAGAGTCCGAAGACTCTTTATAATATTTTATTTGCAATGGGATATCCTGTTTTAAGTTTCACTATATTATTGTATAAAACTTGTAATTTGCATGAATGAAGCCATACATCCAAATGATAATGTCCGCAGAACCACATTTCAAATTCAGTCTTTTGATAAATCTCATTGAGAAACTTTTCTGTTAGGCAATCCATTTTTAACATTGGCTGTAATTTACATAATTCGTTTCTCATAATCGATTCTGGAGCTGCATGAGTAATAATATAATCCACTTTATTTCCTGTCTTCTCCAGATTAGCCAATGCTTCATCCATTTCATTATAGGAAGGTTCTTCTTCTGGCCACCAGCTTACATAAGGGATTCTTCTTGTTTTATCAATGCTTAAGCCGCCTCCAAACGTAAAAAATTTCTTTCCATCAATATCAAAGATTTGTCCGCGCATCAAATGAATTAAATTAGGTCGAATCATATGAACTTTGCCACCATGCCATTCAGTGACAGGATATTTATTTAAGGCATCGAAGTTTTCATGGTTTCCGTCCACAAAGAGAATTGTATATTTTTTCTCTTCGTAAAATTCCAATCGTATATCATCTCTCTCATCACCAAACCATATACCTCCAAAATCACCACATATGATCATATAATCATCACGAGTGAGGATTTTTCCATCAGGAAAAGAACCAGGGAACAGTTTAGAAATATCAATTTGACCATGTGTATCTCCAGTTACATATATCATTTATTTTCTCTCCTTTTATTTCTTTCTTATTAATATTATGTAGTATCTGATTTAGGTAATAAAATAAGCACTCCTAAGAGTACCTATTTTATTACTTTTTAAATGTACCTGTACTATCCCAGGTTCCTGGCCAATCGGATTTATTAGCAGTACATGTATAAAACATTTTTGTAAAAGATGTCACAGTTGCGTTGTTGAAATCCGCACCATATATTATGGTTTCTAATGCTTTACAGGCATTAAACATGTAAGCCATTGTCGTTACCTTACTCGTATTAAATGAACTTAAATCCAATGATTTTAGCGCACTACAACCGCTAAAAAGATAACTCATATTAGTGACATTTTCAGTATTCCATTCACCAAACTCAATTGTCTGCAATTTTGAACAGTTATAAAAGAATTGATAAAGTGTTGTGACGTTTGAGGCATCTATGTTTTTCAAACTGATACTGGTCAACGATGAACGGCCATAAAACATACCACTACTGTTTTCATTCAGTATCATTGTTCCTGTTATTGAATACCAGTATTGCGTTTTGCTTGCGGTGTCATACCACGTCACGATTGAAGAATCACTACATTCTGAAATATCCTTTACACTTATACTAGGATCTGGTGCCTCAATTTGAATTCAATTAAAAAAAGGGTATTTAACCCTTTTTTATACAGTAAATTCAATCCTATCCACATCATAATCCTTAATCAATTCCAGCATATCATCATGGTTAACACAGCTAAGGATAATCGTATCATATAAATCTTTGATTTCCTTTTTTGTTACGAAATCGAGCAGCTTCTTAAAAGAGTTCTCATCCAGATGATCTGTATCATCCAAAATCAGGATGCGTGAATTGCAGAAGCTGTTAATCAGGTCTGTCAGGATTAACTCAGCAAAAATTCGTTCGCCATTTGATAAATTACTAAATGGCAGGAATTCTGCTTCATCTTTTGGTTTGAAAAGTACCTGCAGTCCATCCTCAGGTATGAATTTTGTCTCAAACCCAGTTTTTAAAAGTTCAGCACGTTCATTACAAGAAATTTCTAAAAATTCAGCAATGGATTCGATGAAAGCCTGAATCACAGGGCCTTTTGGTTCCAATGCCTTCACCAATAACTCATATATTGTACAAAGACGCTTTAACCTTTTGGATTCCTTATATTCAGCTTCTCCATCATAATATCTGCGTAATAGGTCTAGTTTTTCCTGTAGGTCAACCTTTTCTTCCGTATAATCCTTTTTCTTTTCAAACTTTTCCGGCTTTTCTGGCAATACAATCAGATGCGCAATAATACTATCCAGTTCCTTTTTAAGTAATATCTTCTTATTATAGTTCTCACGATTCTTTAAATACTTTTCACAGGATTCTGCTAATTTTTGCTTTTTATCCTTATACTCCGCTATTAGTGCCTTTGTTGTAATCACGGATTCCTCATTCATATAAATGGATTCTTCCAGGTCATCCTTTACGTCTGTTTTATCCGTTCGACAAACTAATTTACCACTGATTGGGCAGATAGGTTTATTTAGTTGCTCGATTGTCCGCTTGCAGCGTTCAATATTATCATTCAGTGTTTGCAATACTTTTTCTTGTTCCATGATTTTCTTGTTAAGAGATTCTATTTCAGCACACTCTTCCTTGTATTTCGCTTCATTTGGAAGGGTTGCTGAGTTACTCTCAATCTGGAACTTTAATCTTGCAATTCTTTTATCCTGTTCGTTTTTATTTTCAACGGCTTTGTTATAGTTTTTTACTGCCTGTTCATAAGCTTCAACATTTTTTTCTACACCGATGATTTCCTCCAGTTTTTTCCGGAGATCTGTTTCTGAATACTCCGGTTTTACAATTTCCAGAAAATCTTTCGATCTTGATACCGCTGTTTTATACATGGCTGATGCTTCAGTCCGTTTTGCACGGGCTTCATTATATGCTTTATTGATATCCTGTAAGGTAATTACCTTACTTGGAAAAAGATGCTTGATTTCTGCAATTACATCCGCTGGCAGTTCTTTTTCTTCCTTTTCACCTACCATCATTACAGCTTTCTTTTCTTTTGTATCCAGGTTCTTAAAAATTTCAATCAGCTCTTCCATGGTTTTTTTCTCTTCTGAATCATCCAGAAAGATATTTCCGAATTCTGATGGTTTCAGTTTTGTAAGAGCTTCAGATGATGTAGCAAGCTTCATGATTTTATTTCCAACACTGGAGTGTTCTGTAATGTATTCCTCAGAAGCACCGACACCAACTTTCCTGCCAACAATCCTTACACTCTTCTTATTTGGCCTCACAAGTTCCCTTTCGATGCATAATTCTTCGCCGCAATCCAGTATCACTGATGCCGACTTTGCTCCATTACGGATAGGACTTGTTGGTAATTCACCAGTCAGGCCATACCGAAGGGCCTGAATGAGTGACGTCTTTCCTGCTCCTACCGGCCCGTTAATTACTGTCACCGTATTGTTGAAACGATGATTCATTTCCTCAATTCCCTTAAAATTTTTGATATTAATTCCATCAATTTTCATTATAATTGTCTCCTTTATATCGTTTATTCATTTATAATATGTATCGAAAATAAAAGAAATAAAAAAGCCGTTTATACGGCTTTAGTTTTTGATGCTGCTTTTCTATTTTCATCATTAATTCTTTGGGCTATTTTCAATTGCTCTGGATAAGTAAGTGTCTCAAATAATGTTTTCTGTTGTAACATTGTATTAATCATTGTATACCACTCATCCTCTGATAACGACATGGAGATGTATTTTTTATCAACTGCTTTGCTCATTACAATTTCATTTCCGCCTTTGCTCCTATCAACAGGCGCAAAACAATTGTTGACAGTAATCACAAATGGTAAACCTCGGCTTCCATCATATGATACGGAAACATCATAAATAGTATACCGTCCTTCTGCATCCAATGGTTTAATGTTTTTAGGAGGGCAGGAATAAATTTCAACGACTGGGAGTTCATCTGTATTAACAGATGCACCTGCAGCTTCGGCCACAAGTTTTCCATCTTCTTTTAATTTCATGGCTTCATCAATCGCATCAATTTGTGTTTTATTTTTGGGATACTTCTCAAGATTTTCCATTAGCCACTTTTTATGTTTTTCTAATTTCTCGGCTCCTGATGGTTCGTTCATTAATACTTCAGCTGGTGTTTTTCCCTTTAATGTTCCGGATGGAATTTTAAGAGTATATGCTGCGCTTGATGGTATTTCGACTGTTTTTCCAGGTGTTTTTACTGGCTTTAATTTATTAGTTAAGGCCTCTTCCATTACCATGCTTGTCTTCTTATGAATATATGGTATTTCCTTAGCCGGAATATTGAATGTCACAAAATTCCTTGTGCTTCCTTCTTTTGTTATAAGGGTTCCTTTAAAAACCGAATAACCTTCATGCATTTCTAGTGGTGCGGCTGGCTCACGATCATCATTCTCTTCCTGTGGCGAAAATAGTCTGGCCTCCATACCAAAGGTCCTTGTAATTGTCTTACTTTTATGTACAATGCTGTCAATCTGAAATGGGTATTTTGTTTTCATCTTTATTTATGTCTCCTCTATGTTAAATTTATAATCCTTTTTCTTTGTTAATCTGAATGGTCTTATTTCTGACCATCTCGGCCAAGCTGGTTCTCTTTTTAGGAGGCTCTGCAATTGCTTCCATATCAAGAACCTTTAAGCCATACGATGTTGTTCCATTAAAGTATGATACATCCAGTGTCCCTATAAGATTCATATTCTTTGGCTGACCAAGTTCGATGTATTTCTGGTTTTGGAAAAAAGCGTTTGCAAATGTGGAAAGACCAAAAAAGCGAACATGTTCATTTTCGGAACCCGAAACTTTATACATGGAATTTTCCTTTGGATATAAATGATAATTTCGTATTAAAAAAATTGGTTCCGGATTTCCTTGTCCATAAGGCCCGTATTTATCTAATTCCTCGATTGTTGTTTCGATTTCACTCTCATCAATTTCAAGATCATACATTAATTCTGCTGGTTCAAAGTCATAGTCACCAATGTTTTCCTGCATATGTTCCCTGAATATATCAAGGTTATCTCGTTTGATGCTTAACCCGGCAGCTCCAGGGTGTCCTCCATAACCAAGTAAGTCATCCTTACATAAATCCAATAAGGCTTTCAGATTGACTGACTCTACACTTCTTCCACTGCCTTTTAAAACAGTAATATCTTTGTGTGAATCAGTAAATACAATACTTGGCACGCCATATTTCTCAGTCAAATGGCCAGCAATAATACCAATTAGGCCTTCATTAATATCAGGAATATATACGATTAATGGAGCATCGCCAAACATTGTCTCATCTTCAATAATCTGTTCTGCCATTTTATCTGCCGCTCTGACCTGCAACTGCCTTTCTCTATTAACATCAATCATATCTTTTGCCATACTTTCAGCAGTTGTTAAGCTTCCATTAAAACTGATAATTTCCCTTGCCATATCCGCCTCTTTTGGCGCAATTGGTGGGCCTAATCGCCCACAGGCATTAATTGCAGGACCAATTGAATAACCAATATCATCAGCGGTAATTCGTTTGTTGATATAACACTGTTCCAATAACTTGCCCAATCCAGTAGTTCTACTTTTATAGACAAGTAGATTATCCAAACCCTTTTTTACTATTTTTCTATTGTCCTTTTTTAGTTCTACAACATCTGCCACTGTCCCGATAGCTGCAAAACATGATAATCGGTTCAATGCGGATGGATTTTCCTTAAATAGTTCTTCAGCAATCTTATAAGTAAGACCTGCTCCACAGTAATTGACAAAATCAGCCTGACCATCGATTGCATGTGGGTCGATGATAATATCCGCATTTGGAAGAATTTTATTTCCGTCATTATCAATTACCGGCTGATGATGATCGACAATAATTACAAACAAGCCTTTATCTTTTGCTTTCTGAATTGCTTCGATTGCTGCAATTCCATTATCCACTGTAATGAGAATCCCATCATCAATTTCATCAATGATGTTTATATTAAGGCCGTATCCTTCTGTATGTCTTTTTGGAAGACGGATTCGATGCCTGATACCTAATCGATTCAGCATATCATCCCATTCAGACGAACTGGTTACTCCATCGGCATCATAATCTCCAACCACCGTGATAAAGATATCTTTTATTTTAGCATCATTTAAAACATTGATTATTTTATCGATATCTTTTATTCTATATATAGTCTTGTCATCCAATAGTTCTTCTTCAGATACTCCAGGATTGTTTGACATAACTACATCCCTTATGGTTTTAAGTTCTGGGTTTCTTTGTTTCCATTTCATAAAATCTCCTTTCAGATACGGAAAGATATAATTTCTCTCCATACTATCTTTGATTATCATTTATATAATGATGAAAAAAGTTTGTAAATAACAGAAACTTGTAAGGAGCTTATAAAATGAGAAAAAAACTAGAAACTGCTTTGCTATTTATTTTCCTTCTTGTATTTATTATATTATCTATCATCCTTTTTAAGTGGTATTATGAAGGGATAAAAAATAGGACAATGATAAATGAAATAAAAAATACTACGAACCAGATCACCGATTATGAAGTGGAAACCTTTTGTCGTAATGATGACCTTATCAGTTTTAGTACACTTCAAAAGAACCAAGAACGGATTCGACTGTTTTTAGCTTCCCAACCATTGAAGGAACAAAACTCAGATTATGTGGGTTGGATTCATATCCCGGATACAAACATAGATTATCCTGTTCTACAAAACGTGGAGGAGCCAGAATTTTATTTGAAAAGAGATTTTAATAAGAATAAAAACTCACATGGTTCTATTTATCTCGATAGTACCTGTATTATTGGATATTCAAAAAATGATGTGATTTATGGGCATCATATGAAAGATGGGTCTATGTTTGCTGATTTGGATAAATATAAGACGATGGAATACTATCTATCACATAATTTGATAAGGTTTGATACATTGTATAGCATGAATGATTATCAGATAGTCGCTGTCTTAAAAGTCCCTGAAATAGAACTGGAAAAAACCGCCTCTTTTTTACTTCTTGAAACAGAGGAAAAATTCAACTCTTTTAATGATTTTATTTCATCTTATCAATTATATGAGACAGGAATCACCTTTACCTGTGATGATTCTTTCTTGACACTGATTACGTGTGAATATACTTATAAAAATGGCCGTATTCTAGTCATTGCCAAAATGATTCAGGATTAATCCCTACCTCTCTTTTTATCATTTGTACATAGCAAAATCTCATAATATTATAAACACAATGATAAAGGATGGATTTATTATGATTAAAAACTTATGTGATTTGATAGAAGTATATTGTGATAACGGGCATGCCGAGCCAATCGCCTTATATATGAAAGATGGCTCAGATATGAATAAGGACTCCTTTTATGCGTGCCCAAAGTATTACCCTGAAAATCGAACAGAAAATGAAAGAGCATGTAATAACAACCTTACGATTACTGATTATCTTAAAATGGTGGACTATATTGACAAAAAAATTACTGAATCCGAACTAAATGATGAAAAGATGAATTTAACCAATTATAAATTTAAGATTGGTATGGTTCAATATCGAATCATAGAACACTCTGAAAAGAAAATTAAGATTGCAATTCTTAATAAGCGGGCTATAAATAAATAAAAAAAGAAGAGGCCGAAACCTCTTCTTTTTTGTTACATGCTTTTCCTTACCAACCCTAGAATTGCTCTTTCGTTTATGCTATTTTGATTTTATTTTTTTTACGCATTTCTTTAAATAAATCATCTTCCGTCGATACTCCTACTACATCAAAGGTTTTCTTTTTCAATGCCTCCATATCAATGGAATCAACATTTCCGTTTTTTGCACGCCATTCATGCTTTATATCATCATAGAAGAATGTTCCTTGGTCTGTATTTATGTATACCCTTCTCAAATTAACGGAAGGTGAGAAATAGCTGACTGACAATAATTTAGCATCCTGTCTTGGTATGTCCTTTCTTTTCTCTTCCTTTATTTTTTCCTCTTCAATGTAGTTTATCCCATCCTGAATCAGATGTTTGAAAATTTCAATCGTTGCTGTAACATCTCCATCCGCATCATGAAAAAGGATATCTTCTTCACAATGATAATAGCCAGTGACTATCGCCAGCTTATAGCTTGGCTTGTTTTTCCCTGTTTTTTCATCTTTAATCATCACGGATTCAGGCGGGACGATTGTCTTTGCATATTTATATACATCAATGCTTTCTTTCACTTTGAATTCATAACCGTATTCTTCATATAGCTGTTTCATGAAATTGTCATCAAATGCATTATTATTATAACCTGCAATCACATCTGATTCATGTATGAAATTTCTAATTTCTTCGATAGCCACTTCCTCATCCAGGCCTTCCTTCTCCAATAACTCATCTGTTATATGATTAATCTCGGTTATCTTTTTTGGAATGCAGAATGGGCATTTAATAAACAGATTAATTCTGTCTAAAGCCATCCCGTTTTTCATATCATAACGGATGGCAGCAAATTGCAGTATACGATCTTTTTTATAGCTTCTGCCTGTTGTCTCAAGGTCATAAAACACAATTGAAGCTGTGTTCTCAAGAATAGATAGAATTTCTTTTGTTCTACTTGTGTCCTTCCATTTATTATCTGTCATTTTATAATATGGGCGGAGATTTCCGCCCATTCCCTCCTTGTTTTATTCTGCCTTTTTCCGCCTTGCGTACTCTCTGGCATTATCATATTTTGTTGATTGGCTCTTATTTAAGACAAAATCAAACCATGAAGGCATTTCTTCCCACATTTCGTCAAGTGTCTTATCTTTATAAGTACCTGTTTTTACCTTCATAGCACCTAACTCTTCCATGCTACAAGAACTAAAATCCTCGCCTGGATTTTTGTTTGGTTCTGCCTTTGGTTTTGTATTTTCAGTTGGTTGTTCCTGGTTGTCCGATTCCTCTGGTGGATTCATTCCTGTGAATTCTTTTGTGGTTTCGTTTTCTTGCTCAGCATCATTTTCCTCTGCTGGCAGTACAAGTCCCTCATCTCCTGAAACTTCTGTTGTTGCATATCCAGCGCCTTGGTACATACGAGGCCACTTAAGGTACGTTTTAACAGCAATGTCCATAGCTGACTGTACAGACTTAATTAAAGGGTGCTGTTTTGTAAAGTCATCATCCTTCTCTAAGTGTTCCAGGCTTGTATCATTAAAGCCATAGACTTTTCTGCCATTTATATCAGAAATTTCGCACTTAACAGCACAATATGTTGGCGTAGCTGTCAATACTTTGATTTCACATTTGACACCTAGTTCTTTTGGCATACGATTATAGATGATATCTTCCAAACACTCATGCATGATGCCCTTTCTTCCATTATCTGTGTCATACAATGTTACATCAAATTCAATTCCTTCAATAATCTCACTTTTAATTTTCATATGATTCTCCTTTTTTGTGATTGATATCTATATAATGTAGCAATTATAAAAGGTATAAATAAAAAACCCACATGATGTGGGTTTGATTTTTAATTAGGTAAGACTTCAAAACCAAATGCTGTGTAGCTTGGATTCCCATTATATGGTTTATTCTCACCACAGATAACAACTGCTTTGGCTTTCTTTCCGCCCTTCTCGCCTAAAATGGATTTTGCACGGTCAGCAAGCGGAGAACCTTCATTGTTCCAACACGTGATGTTTACCCATGTTGGCTCTTCACCCTTCCTGTTATCTACCGGCATGGATAGTCTTACAAAACGGCCATCCGGGTCTTCCGTCATCCGGACAACACCCATGAAGATGTTCTTTTCTTTTGAATCGTCTGTCGCTGGAATAATCCAATGTCCTTTATATTTGAATTCATTACCGTACAGTTTCCCGTCTTTCTCATACACATCAACCATAATGACAGAATCTTCTTTTACTTTAGCCGCAACAATCCGATCAGCCATCTTAACGGTCTCGTTATTCCAGAAAGAAATTGTAATTACCTGGTCTTCCCGTTTTTCATCGCTCTTGTTCCAGACATAACCTTTAAGTTCCACATCTACAACATTTCCACTGGAGGCTGGCTTAACAGATACAACCTCTCCAAGAACAAGTCTGCGGTTATCATTGATTTTTGAAATATTTAATTTTAAACTCATCTTTATTATCTCCTTCATTACTTCTTTTTTTGTAACACCTATAAAATGTAATTTTTATATGCTAAATAACTGTTATTTCGTCATCTTTGTCATCAAAATTATATTCCATGACGTTCCTTACTGTATTTGAAATCAGTTCCACTACTGACTTGTTTTCAACTTCGATTGTGCTTGACAAAGTCAAGAAAGTCTGAGCGATATCATATGCTGTGTAATCAATTTCCGGATTGATTCCTGCAATCAGCTGATCAATCAAAGATTTTTCCCGTTTCTTGCCAATTGCTTTTACAAGACCAATCTTTCTAGAGACATCACGATATAATGAGGTCATCTTCTTTATCCTTGCGGCTTTTGTCATGGATGGCTCTGTAATGTCAATCATCATGAACTTAGCAAGTTTTTCTGGGTAGATACGGTATTCTGGGAATATCTTGTCTGCAACAACATCGATTACATCTGACATTTTCAATTCACCTGTATGTATCTGTGTAAATTCATTTTCTACATATGTCAGATTTCCACCTAATCGGAAATATCCTTTCAGCCTTAATGAAGAGTCTCCAATATCCGAAGTCTCAATCATGATGCCAGGTACCATTTCATCTGGTAATTTGTATTCTTCAGCAAAATCGCTTCCGCAATCCGGAAAATCAAGATAGATTCTTGTCACAGAATGGTCAATTAACCAATTATTACATTCTGTCCTCCCAAGGTCTTTCAATGCTTCTGCTGTCACCTTATCGATGATATCCAAAACGGTCTCCTGTGGAATGACTGTATATTTATCACTCATGACTGCAAATAACTTTGCTTTTTTAGTCTCTGGATCAATCCTCTGGACAGCATATACAGATACCGGTTTTGAAAACTTACTTGCAATGACCAAATCACGTATCAATCCTGGTTCTGAAAAACTCGTGCCACCATGGCGGATCCTATTTGAGATTGTTCCAATCGCTTTCTCTGAAATCGGCATATAAGCACCATTATGTAGCTTTTCATTGATTTTAGCTGGACTTAACTTTTTGTCCGAGAAACAAACCATTAAACCATTTTTTAATGCTTCATCTGTTGTTGTATCATCATAATAAGCACTGATTACACATCGATTTATGGGTAGCTTCTTCAACGAAAATGACGTTTTTGTCTTTCTCCATAAATTTCTTGTATTTAATGGAAACGCTACCAATTCAGTTCCTGAATCCATAATGTTAAGGAAATTAAAATCATCCATATTTACTTCTTCAATTTTCGTCTGTTCTGATAGCTTCCTAATTTCTTCCTTAAAATCATTTATATCTTTTCCTGTCTTATTCCAAATATCATTCAAGAATTCCATTTAATTTCCTCCTAAAATATTATAAAAATCATCGAATATATACTGCTTATCAGTATTCGGGTTCTTCTTTTCAATTGTCTTCCATAAAATCTTTGTTTCCAAATATGATTTTGTAGTAAAAGATTTCCGTATACTGTCGGCAATACGATTCTTATCTTCTTTTGTTATTAACTTCTGTTGATACAGTTCCTGAATCAACTCCAATATTTCCTTGTTTTTTCTCACTGAATACATGTTTTAACTCCTTTTATCAAATCCATATTCATTTATATAATGTCAATTATGATATCTGGATAAAAAGAAAAAAGGGATGCATCCCTTTTTCTTTTATAAACAGTATTATTCATCTGATTTTCCAAACAGCTTCTCAAAAATGTCATCACCTTCAGCCTGTTCCATTGTTTCAATTTCTTCAGCACTTCTACAGTTAAGAAGATACTCTGTGCAATATGGAACAATTTCCATTGCCTGGTCCGGCCATTCATATTCCTGGCCGCACTCTTCACAGACAGTCTTTTGCATGAATTCCCTTGTTTGAATCATACCATCAATCAAGACAGAGGAACCTTTCATAAGAAACTTAGCATCACTTTCTGCACCTGTACCTTGGGATTTTACCCATGGAAAATCTGTTTTGATTTCTGGCGGATCTTCTTTTACGCGAAACTTTCGGTTAAGCGCAATTTGATACTGTGTCTGACACAAGCCGTTTGGATGCTTATAAAATTGAGGATCGTTACACACATTGCCTGCGACAATACATTCATTTGATATTTCACATTTTTTGCGTAAAAGTTCAAAGCATTGCTCTTTTGTTAAATTTCTTTCAATTGCAGAAGTATAGATGGGAGTAATATATAAGAGTACTCCTAATTTTGAATTCTGGTGCCCACAATGCTTACATGTGGTTGTACGTTTGATATCTTTTGTACTGATTGTGCCTTTTACCTCTACCATGTCGTTTTCATGCCATGTAGACATTTCATAAATTAATTGTTCGTTTTTGGTGAGAATTATAGGACAATCGTATTTAAAGTTACCCATCGTGTCATCATCCACGCTCCGCTCGCCTCGAACAGTTGTCAACATACACTGACCTCTTAAAAAGTTACCATTATCATCCGTAATTATCTTTGGATTTTTAGTGACTCTACCATATAAAAATACATAATTGTGTCTTGCCATAATTTTTACCCTCCTTTTAAAAATATGCAATTTGCGTATTCATTTTTCGCTTATTTTTATGGCTGTGTCAAAATAAATATCGCTAATATAATGTAAGATTTATAAGGAATGGGCCATATATAATCAAAAAAAGAGGGAAGTCCCTCTTTTTATGCTGATTTCATTGTAGTAAATGTTTTGTCTTCCAGTATTTCTTCCTTGATGTAAAAATAAGTTTTTCTGAATTCACTGTTTAGCTCATCATAAATTGTTAAAGGATGACCTGATTCACAAATATAATGACTATGACGTAACTGTTCTAATGTGTGGTTCCACTCTGATATATCTTTGATTGCGACTCTTATATCGTTTAAATCCGGATGGACTACTTTCAAGGAATCCATAACAAAATTCAAATAAACTTCTTTTTCATCTGAATCATCCTCTTCTGCATCATTATTAGTCTCAATCTCTTTTTCATTTACATCTCCTGTAATCCGGACAACCGCGTCTTCTTCTACAAGCTCTCCATATTGTTCATACTGTTTAGTAAAACAGCAGACTTCAATTGTTCCTGTTTTATCTTCCAGATTAAAAAAAGCCATAGGTTTTCCATCGGACTTTCTTGCTGTAAGCCTTAAGTCCTCAATCAGACCCATAATATCAACCTTGTCTCTTGTTTCTTCTAACTCTGATATAGCAATACAACCCAGCTCCTCCGATGTTCTATATTCATCCAAAGGATGAGCCGAGACAAAGAATCCTAAGACTTCTTTTTCGGCTTTCACTCTTGCCTTTAAATTTTCCGGTGTATCTACGATTCTTATTACATCAAACTGTTTATTTAGAAGAACTAATGTATCTTCTGCCTTTTTTAATTTCTTTATTAGCTTCGGGTCTTCATTTGTTGACAGATCTTCTTGTATGGATTTCACTTCAGCTTCTTTATCTACAATCTTTTTAACAATGGTTGCTGATGTACTATAGTTGTTCATCAGTGCATGACGGTTTGGATGGAACTCATCCATTGCTCCAGCTTTAATCAGGTTTTCAATGGTTGATTTATCTGCTATTTTTCTACGCAGGAATTCTTTGAATGATACAAAATTGCCATTTTCTGTTCTGTCATGAATGATTTTCATGACAGATGCAATCTTTGTTCCCTTTATGGAGTCGAGTCCGAATAGAATCTTTCCTTCGTAGATTGTAAATCCGATACCTGACATATTGATTTCCGGAGGCATTACTTCAATTCCAATTTCACGGCAATCATTTAGTATAGATGGAATCTTTTTGATTGGTGAGCAGTTTAATACCGCACACATATAATCAGCTGGGTAAAAATATTTGATATACGCTGTAATGTATGACAGGACTGCATATGCCGCTGCATGACTCTTATTAAATGCATATTTTGCAAAATCTATCATCTGATCAAAGATTTCATTTGCGATTTCGGCTTTTATTCCTCGATGTACACAGCCTTCAATCTGTCGGTCTGGATCATCATTTCCATATATAAAATCGTTTCTTTCCAGTTCCAACATTTTCATTTTTTTCTTCGACATGAAACGCCTTACATTATCTGCTTGTGATAAGCTATATCCAGCAAGTTTCTGAACGATTTCCATTACCTGTTCCTGGTATACGATTACTCCATATGTTTTTTCCAGGATTGGTTTTAATTCCGGACACAAATACTTAATACGTTCTGGATGGGCCTTTTGTTCTATGTATTTCGGAATGAAATCCATTGGACCTGGACGATAAAGTGATACCAAAGCAATTAAATCCTCCAGACAGGTAGGATTTGCTTCCCGTAACATTCTTTTCATTCCATTTGACTCAAATTGAAATACGGATCCAGTTTTTCCAGATGCAAAGATTCCTTTAAATACTTTTGGATCAAATGGTAGATTTCGGATATCCAGTTCTACTCCAGTTCTTTCTTTAATACTTCGTACTGCCATAGTCACAATTTTCAGATTGTTCAGTCCTAAAAAGTCAAACTTAAGTAGTCCATGGACATCTTCTGCCTGTATCATATCACATTGTACTTTCATGTCTCCAGATTTATCATCTCTCATTAGTGGAATATAGTCACTGATTGGCTTTCCATCTGCAATAATAACACCTGCCGCATGCATTCCATAATTTATAAATGCGCCCTCAACCAGTTTTGCCTGGTCGATTATTTCATTTGCATCCTTCTTATATTGAATCGTTTTTTTATCATCACCCGTTTTTGATGCAAATGCAGCCCGTAATATGTTTTCACATTGAAGTTCTTCCTTTCCAGAAGCGAACGATATTCCTGGTTTTGCCGGAATCATCTTAGCAATTTTATCTGCCAAATCTAAATAATAGTCTTTAGCATCTTTTTCAATTCCAATGATTCTTGCCACATTACGTACAGCACTTCGTGGTGCCATATATCCTTTTGTCACAATGTTTGCAACTGTTTCAACTCCATACAGTTTTTTGCAGTATTCAACGACGAGATCCCGAATATCTGGCGAAAAGTCAGAATCAACATCAGGCATGGTAACTCTGTCTTCATTTAAGAAACGCTCAAACAGTAAATCATACTGTAATGGATCGATAATATCTGTAATACCAATTAAATATGCAACCAGGCTACCTGCAGCTGAGCCTCTGCCAGCACCAACTACAAAACCGGGAATTTTCTGATGAGATTCAACGAACTCAATCATTGCACGTAAAGTCAATGATTTTACATTCTTCGTGAGGTAATTAAGATCCTCATCTGTTAAGTGGCCCAATTTGCGTCCAAATTCAAGGAAGTCTTGGACAATCAGGAAATAGTCACAGTAGCCCATTTTTGCTATGACATTTAGTTCATACTCCAAACGGTCTGCATATTTTTTTGTCCAGCCTTTTTTTCCTGGGAATCGGTTAAAAATACTTTCATAAGCAATATCCCTCAATTTACTTTCAGCTGTTTCGCCAGGCTTCAGATTTTGATATTTGGGATAATGTAATCCCTTTTTAAATGTACAGTGGCAGCGTTCACATATATCATATGCGTTTGTGATTGCTTCATCAATTTCAGACTCTGTTAATACCTTTTTAAGGGCTTCTCTTAATTCCGCTTCTGTTTTAATGTATATTTCTCTATCGCCAACCTCAACTGGAACAACTTTTCTCTGCTTTGCCGTTCTTATTGACCGAATGATTTGACGAGCCCTTATACTCTCATTACTCCCATCAGGCATATGAGCATCATTGGCTGCTACGATTTTAATATCCAGCTCTTTTGCTATCTTAGCCAAACTTGTAAAAGAAATTTCTTCAATTGGGATTCCATTTTCATCATTATATCCATGATATTGGATTTCGATGTAGAAATTGTCATTGCCAAATAAATCCTTGTAATACAAGGCTTCTTCTTTAGTTAGCTGGTATATCTCTGCTGGAGTTGGTTTATGAGACTCTAATTCATTGATTTTCTCCTGAATGGAATTGTACTTCTCGTGTTCTGCTACTGAGTCTTTGATTCTAGCATTGATTGAACTTATATCACGGTTTGTTAATGCAATCTGGACCTTTATTTTTTCCAGTTCTTCCTTTGCTGCTTCTGTTTCTTGCTTTTGACGGTTTAATTCCGCTAGTGCTTCTTCATAGGTCTCTTTTCCTTTTTGTTTTTCGACATCTTTTTCTTTCTTTTTAAATGCCCTTTTAGACACCTTGTTCAGCCTATCACGTTCTATTCTTAGTTCCTCTAAATAGGCCTCCTTCTTTTCTAAGGCTTTTTGATTCTGAATAAACGTAGCAGATGCTGGTTTTTCATAATTCTGCTGTCTTTTCATTAGTTTTTGAATTTCTTTATCAAATTGAAATGGACTTAATAACAAGCCTGCCAAAACGCCTCCAGCACAGGCACTCGTTGCAATGACATGTCCATGATATTTTTTTCCTTTTGCAAAATAACGTTCCAATATTTCCTTATTCATCCTTGGAAAGCCTCTGCTGTCAATCCTTGTATTTGATTCAGTTACAGCTTTTGCGATTCCTTGATATCCTATATCATCAAGCGCCATAAGGATTAAATGAAATCTTTTATATTCTGAATCGTCTTCCTGCATATATGCTTCAACGCCTGGGATAGGCTTAATGCCATATTTTCCAGCGGCAGCTATGAAATCATCAATACCGGTAAGTGTACCATGATCAGTCAACGCAATCGCTTTATATCCGCATTCCTTCGCTCTTTTGCAAAGCGCTTCTACATTCATGGTTGAATCATAACGCGATACCTGACTATGGTTATGTAAACTTCCTTTCATATATTTCTCTCCTTTTAGATTGTTCTCTTTTCTTCGTTACTCATTACATATAATGTTTTAAAAAAAAGGGAAATAAAAAGAGCGAGGATTTCCTCACTCTTTTATATAAACTCTGTTCATTAGCAATATACACAACTATGTTGCTAAAAAATCGATAAACAATGTATCATCATTATGAGAGGTCTCCACTCTTTCTGCGTACCCTCTCTTATTTTCATATTGACTTCATCGCAGAAATTTTTTTGACAAAAGAATCAAAATCATATGTCTTATTCCATTCTAATATGGTAAGGATTTCCTCCAGTTGTTCTGGGCTTAATCTGAATTTCTCAAAATTATTTAATCTGGCACTAAGCTCATGGTAATCATATTCTGGTATGCTTTCCTGCACTTCCTCTGTTATGTTTTTTATCCAACACATGGAACACTCATTACTATAATGTGGTTTTTTGGGTTTTCCTTTTTCTGGATGGCAGTATTTTTCGGAATCTGCAACCCAGTCATATGGACATCCACATTTATATAACATATCTGCCTCTATTTCATCCTTTTTCAACGTCTCAATTAATCGCTGTGCCTGTAATATTTTATCTGGAAGAACCATCAGTGGATCCAAATCCTCGCATGCTTTAATAAAGTCATCCTTTTTCTTTTCTGATATTCTGATTCTTGCCATAGGGTTACCGCCTTTCTTACTCTTTGCAGATTGAACTGATTACAATATTACGGTAATATCTATCTCCATCTGCTGATTCTTTCTTTAGCGTCTGGACTCCTCCTATAGCACATATGCGGTCACCTACTCGGTAATTTTCCATATACTGGCCAATATTTCTTTCGTATAGGAAAGTCTGGATATTATTCACCCTTCCATTAAAGAACGTTCTAATATTAATCGTCAGAACACCTTTGGCAGGCGATGCAATCTTAGATATAGTCCCTTTTAAATAAATTCGATTTTCCGCTTCCACATAGGAACCGCCTTCATAACCGAAGACAGCTAATTCCTTTTCTGCCTCAGCAATTGAGAGTCCGATAATCTTCTGGTCATAAAATTCCTTGCCGCTGTCTTTTGCACGCTTACGTTGTGTTTGTATCATGCCCTCTATACGTACAACATCACCCTCTTTATACACTTCCTTAATGGCATCCTTTTCCGCTCCATAAAATGAAATTTCAGGGTAGTTATAACAGACTTCGCCCTCTTTTGCCACATTTGGCATATTAAGCCTAGGTGTCTTAATCGTAAAATTAGTTGCGATTTCATTTGCAAAAACCCTAACAATAGGTCCTTGAATTATAATTTTGTTTAAATCTTTAACATCTGTTCTTTCCATAATTAAGTTCTCCTTATAATTTTAATTGTTTTACAATAAAAATATGTTAGAAGGAGTTTGAAAAAAGATAAAATAGTAAAGTTAGGGACATTTTTTTTGTTTTTTTTTATTATTTGTTGTCAAAAATCAATCTTTGAATTATTATATATATGTGGTTATCCACAAGCGAATGTGGAGATAATGTTAATAAATTAGATACTAATAAGGAGAATTAGATATGAATCATATGTTGTCAGTAGAAGATACAAAAATCATGCTCAATGGCTTTGATGAAATTCAAGATACAGCCTACTTTATCTTACGAAACAGTGGAGTGTTTATCACACCACAAATCGATGGAATTACAGCAAGAAATATTAAATGCACCGTGGAAAATGGTATCATTCATAACGATGAACTGATAACAGAATTAAAGAGAAGAGGTTTTGATATAAATTTGTTTGGTAAGATTAACGATCAGTACTATTGCGAAAATCCTATCATGTAAATATAAATCTAAGATTGATCTAAAGCAAATGATAAAATCCTTACTTCTTATAAAACGACTCAATATTCATAGAGGAAAAATTACCATATCAAGAAAAACAGTGCGGATAAACTAAAAGGGCCCACACCCTCCATTAGTGTGAGTCCTTTTTATTATCCTAAAATCATTTTAATCTCAATCCTAAAAGAGGCAATGGAATCCATCCATTTCATTAAATATCCGCATTTAATAACTGGTCCATCAGCTTTTCGCCAATCTCTATCGGAACAACACCTAGTGAATTGTTATTAATTGCACGTGCTTCTTTTTTCAGATTGAAGGTTCCATGGATTGTCTTATTTCTTCTTAATTTCCTAATTCCTGAATTATAATATTTTCTTACTTTATCAATTGGTAAGTTTAGGCGCTCAGCAACCTTTTTAAATGACATAGCCTCTTCGCCTGTTAATCCATGTCTTAACGAGACGACCGACGCTTCATCCGTTCCTAAGTCACTTACTGCCTTATGAAGGATTTGCTGTGTTTCATTTTTAATATATTCATCTTCAGGAGAGTCGAAGCTCCTGCTAATTTTCGAATCCAGGTAATCTACCGTATCATAGTGAACTTCTTTACTACTTTCCATTATTTTTAATGATTGAATGATTGTTTCGGAAGAAATCCCAGTTTCCTGTGCAATATCCTTCACAGTCCAATCTCTTCCATTTCGCTCCAATTCGGACACTGCCTTTTTAACCCTTACGATATTGGCAGAATAATGGGATGTCGTCTTATTGATATTGGAGTTGATATACTCAGTCATTTCATGCAATACATAAATATAAAAATATGTTGTGGGTTTGCTTTTCTTTGCATCATAGGAGTCAATCCCTTTTAATATTCCGAGGATTCCTTCTTGGTAAAGATCCTTCGTATATTTTTTGAACGTTGAAAAGCGGTTTTCAATTATATAGTAGATGAACATATCTAATTTTATAATCATTTCTTCTTTGGCATCCAGGGTCATCTGCATACCACGATTGTATTCTTTTACAGCTTCCAGATATATATCTTCGATATTTTTATCTTCGATTTTCTCTGGACGGATGATGATATTAGGCAGCTTCTTATTCTCATCCATGTTTAAAACACTCCGGATAATCGCTTCTGCTTTCTTCGCAATTCCCTTGCCTGTATTATATTTATCCATGATTTCTTCTGGTGTTTTAGCCATGGCTTTTGGAGCTGATTCTGCCAGGTTTACCCGCTCAATTTCTTCTGGAACATCATCTTCAGCTTCAATTAAATCTTCATCTACTAAAAAATCTATATCTTTCTTACTATTTTTCATACGCATACCTCACTTATCTTTATTAAATAAAATAGGAAAGCACTTCTTTATTACTTGTTAGGGCTTCTTGAATATAGTCTAATAACCATGAGGCCACTTCTGGGCTCTCAATTTTAACACCACTCATTTGGACCCAATGGTTAAAAAAATCCATTGGTTGAGTATCTGATGGTGGTGATTCCTGCACAATGATTTCCGAAATATTATGTATTAGCTCTTCTCTTTTCACCAAAAATCCCTCCCAAAATAATACACATAATATTATAATCGCTTTTTTCTATTTGTTAACCAGTAATAAGTGGGATAGGCTTATTATATTCCAGAACATATGTTCGTGTCAATAGTCTATTTGAATTTATATGTCTGCAATCAGTGTAGTAAGTTTTCCTTTATCCCATTTTGCTGATACCTTATAGGTACCTATCTCTGTTACCCTAGTATGGGATGATTTTTCGATTTTGTACAAATTATTTTTTTTATTTTCTAAACACACCATTATATTGACATAACCATCTTCACTATTTTGTGATGCAAGTGGAAAAACGTGGAGGATATCTTCTTTTATCATTCTTATATCATGCCCACAATTATATGGCTTTTCAGGCCGAATGGCTTTTATTTTCTTTACAATATTATAATCACTATTATTTTGTGGATACAATATTGTTTGAAAATTCCCATTAACCCAACTCCCTCTTATAATTAACGATTCAGAATTAATTTTTACCTGCACAGATGGCCGATTTATATCATCTGATACGTAAGGTATTATTTCATTAGCACATTTAGCTAAAACCATGATTTGAGTCATAAAACAATCTTCAAATTCTAAATGCAATGGTGTTACTAAAACCGATATGGTTTTGACAATCGAATTATCTTTATCCATATATTCAAGTGTATAATCATCAACAATCATATCATTAAGAGATATGTCTTCTTCATAAATTATGCCAGGCTTTGAATCCGGCTCTTGATTTGATTCATTTATTGTTAATATTTCCATCTCATCCGATTCCTCTGGTTTGCACACACTTATATCTTTTGTTTCGCCAGCTGTTAATATTTCTTTTGGAGTCTGCTTGTTTTTGTCTGTGGGCATAGGCTTTGCATTTGTTTCTTCAAGAATTCCTGTTTTTTCTTCCTGTTTTTGTTTGGGAATTTTATGTTCTTGGATTTTGACTTCAGCTATGATAGGTTTTTTTTCTTCAACCGGATCTGATTCCTCAAATAACAAAATATCATTGTATTCATCTGCAATTTCATCCAACAAAAATGCTGGTTCCGGCCGTTTGCCTGAGCTTCTATTAACCTTATTGTCTTTAGGTTTGATTTCTAAAATTTTTTCACTCTTTTGATTATTATTTTCCTTGTTAATCATCTTCTTGGATTGATCTGTCTTTTTTTCCTTTTTTTCTTTGTCATTTGTCTTCTTGCTTCTGTTTGCTTCAGGTTTCTGTTTTGTTTTATCCTTAATCACGGATTCTTTTATGGGAACTTTCAACTCAACCGATGAATTTGTATCTTTTTTGGGATTTAGTAAGTCATCCAGTGTTTTATTAAATTCTTTTCCCAAAATATTTTTAAGATCATCCTTTTTAATTCTATACGTAGTACCATTGCTTTCTATCATGAATATAGATGCTTTTTTATAATCATCGCCATCATATTTTGGCTCTTTTCCATTTAGCAATAATAAAGCAACTGCATTGTTCATCATTTTTTCATTTGATGAAAGTATATTAGTATATAGTTTATGTAAGAAATCCTCTTCCTCGTCAAACCTGGCATTTTCAATGCTCTCTTCCATCTCATCCCTATATATCTCTAAAAGTTCGGATGATAGTTTAACTATATCCTCAATATAACCAACATATCTATTATTTTTCACGAATTGTGTCCTCCTAAAATTATTATTCTCTTTATATAATGCAATCTGATGGTTTTAATGGATAGCATTTTTGCATACTACTATTGAACAATATTTTTGAAAGGAGTATTACTTATGGCACTGTTTCCACAAAAAAAAGAGTCATCTGAATACGATATCAATAATAGTCCAATGATTACTATTGATATGACGGATGACGATGAATACTATTATATTTACGCTGAATTCCCTGGAAGGGAGAAAAAAGAAATCAAAATAAAATTCAAAGGTGATAAATTATCATTAAAAGTTCTTGATGATGAAGACTATCCGGATCAGAATTATATTATATCAGAACGATGTCATGACGAAAGGGAACGCATCATTGAATTTGAGGAGCCCATTAATAAAAAAGAAGTCACTGCAAATTACACGAATGGCTTACTCAAAATATCGATTAAAAAGATTGATCCAGATGAAGACGAGGACCAGGATTTAATCCAGATTATGTAACTACCTATGTTTTTTCTTGTTATACAAAAAAAGAGGCTTATGCCTCTTTTTTAAACTGTTTCGCCTACTTCCAAATATTCTTCTGTATTTTCTTTTTTCTCTTCCAGATCCTTGAAATATTCCACATCTTTAGCGGATAGTGTTGTTGGCAGTAAATCTCCAAGAATTTCATCATTATCATAACTGCAGACATTATCTTTCATATTTGGATACATCTTTTCATCATTAATCCGGTTAAGGCTAAATATTGTGTCAGCTTCCTCTGGCGAATCTACCAGTTCTCCTCTTGCTTCTGCATGCAGCATCATAAGATGGTATACTGATGGCGCAGGTAAATTGACTGCCTTATATGCTTCCACCATGATTGGAGATGCGTAGGTTATCGTATTGTTTCCTGATGTTTTATCACATCCATCCTTGATAGCAAAATCACAAAAACTTCTAGGGTTTCTATCCATCCAGATAATCTTCTGGTTCTGGACATCAAATGCAACTGGAATCGACCTTGTACTTTTTGTGTTTAGCTGGACCGCTGTTTTGACTTTGGTCGGGTCATATAATTTCTTGTCCTGTTCTGTCAATTCCATCCAGCCAAATTTGCATGGAGTTTCTGCAAATTCGTATCCACTGAAATTGTTTACTGAAAAAACCACATAACCTACATCTTTGGCTTCCAGATTGTCCAGATTCATGTCAATGAATTCAGAGGCACCCTTTCCTCCTGGTGCACCACCATTCCGGATATCACCAGAATGGACACCATATCCGCTACCATGAAGGTTAAAATATGCTAAATCAGCAAGATGATTCCAGCTTTTATCATAAAATGTAGCTGACAAATCAATATCGACATGATTTCTATCAACATTTGTCCACCATATGAAACCTCTAAGTGTTTTTGTGTCTTTTTCCAAATCAATCTGTGAACCATATGGTAATGTCTGTGCTCCCTTTGAATCAGTTCTTTGCGCAGATGGGATTTTCACATCCTTAAGAGACTCTTCGATATATACCTTTCCCAATGGACGTTTTTCTGAGTATTTGCTCTTTAAGTATTCATCCACAATTTTATTAATCCTTCCTGCTACATCTGCGGGAATTGGATTTCTTTTATCTCTTTTCATGTAAGGATTCCCTAATCCCTTTTTTGTTGCATAGACACTATATTCCTTCTGTTCGGTTCTTAAATTGATGAGCGCCAGCATCTTCAATAGATTGTTTGTATCAATTCTGCTAACAGCCAGCTTAAGTACTGAACACAGATGGTTAATGTTGGATTCATACTGTTTTGGAGTTCCCGCGCCTGCTGCTGAAATGATCCAATCCATATCTTTTGCTAATTTTCCAGGTGCTTCCTTATATAATTCAATAAGCCCATTGAAGTCATTATTCTTCATCAGTTCGTTTCGCCTTGAATCAAAGGACTTCGCTAATTCACTTTTATAAAGCTTATCTGAAATTGAAAGCATCTTTTCTCTCTCTTCTGGATTCATCTCTTTCTTTGCTTTTTCTGATTTATATATGGATGGAAAATGGTATTGCTTAAACATTCGTTTAAATGTCTCTGGCCTCTGCGCAATATCGGTTTCTGTGTTTTTGGTACGGGCCATCTGATATGCATACAACCTACATTCCGGCTTCTTCAAAGTTTTAAATCTAACATTATCAGTCAGTGCAGTATTTCCATTGTTTTTTGCAACTACAAGCCGTAAAACATCTGTCGCACTTACCATTTTTTCTAAAAATGGATTCACGTCTGTTTTTGCACCTTGGTCATAATTAGCTGCTAGCCATGTGAGGTTTTCCTTATTTGGAATCTTTTCAGGAATACAGGACTCAAAATTCTCCATTTCTTTTTCTGCGGTTATAATATCGTCCTTATCATTTTGCGAAAAGGCAACTGAAGAGGCCATTAAATTTGATATGATATTTTTAATATCATCCTCATCTCCCACACTGATTGTTTTTAGCTGTTGGATTGATTTTGACACATCCAATAACTTATCCTTCTCATCCTCTTTGAACATTTTATATTCCAGTGGCATCTCAGTAAATCCTGATTCTGCATAGATCATAGCATCAAGATATAATTCAAAATCTGATTTTTCCATGACCGTGTCCGGAAATCCTGGATACATTGGTTTATATGTAACATCTGCTCCCAAGCGGCTCTCAATATTACTTAAAATCTGCTCTTCAATTTTTAAAATTTCCTCAACCGATGATTCTCTTAATTTTTTGATTAAATCATGTGTATATCGGAAACCAAGACTTTCAAGGTTTTTTGAAGCTGTAGCTGCAATCAGATATTTTTCGAATGAATCTACAGAATCGGATGCCGGGTTAACAGAAATAAGATTTTTTCTATTTAAAAGGATTTCATTTAGATTTGAATTCATAAATACCTCCATATGGTCGTGAATTTTGTTTACGATTGTAGTATGTAAGATATTTAAATATATAAAAAAAAAGATACTAATACATAGCATCTTTTTTATACGGTAAGCTTAAAGACTAATTTTTTCATATTATAATATTTGCATATTTTTGAAGGAAGCCTTTAAATGGACCGTTTCATGGTCAAAGCATGTTAAGCTCGAAAACTAATTTTTTCACCAATTGAATTAAGAAGGAAGTCTTCGAATGGAACATACATTTCTCTTTTTTTCGACCTATGTAGTTATTATGTAAGATTATAATATAAATAACTGTGTTTTCAGTAAAAATATCAATATTTTTCTATTTAAAATGAGTGCTACGATTATTATTTTATATGAATAACTTAAAATTCCTTACCACAACTTGGACAGTAATTAGTATTAAATCACATTGTCATCCCTTTATATTCTTTACTATTTTGAGTCTATAATTGTTTGATAAAGAGGTTCTGTATTTAATATCCAGACTTTTTCGCGATATGATTTTTTCTTTATTGGGTCATATAATTGGCATTGCATGTATGTGAACCTATTTTTATATGATTTATATTTATATATCTTTTCCAGATACTTAGTATTCGTTCTTTCTCCCTCCTCAAATCCACTTCCACTATGCGGAATGCAGAGGTTGTCCATCTTTATTTTCCCATCTTCTTTTGCATATCTATAGGTGGATTGGGCAAGTGCGCCTAAGTTGAATCTCATGGATCCTCCATGTAAAATCACTGCAGTAATAATTGGTGCAAGGATAATGAATAATATTATACTTGCAATCTTTTTATCAGTACTTACCTGCTGATTCTCTGTAACAGCGTTAATTGCACCATCTTTGTCAAAATACAACGTAATATGTTCACCTTGTGATACCTCATTAGGATAAATGCCGAGTTCATCAATGGATATTGTCTTTTTTGTTCCCTCAAAGTAGATAACAGAATCTCCTGATATGGTCCCAGTCCTTTTATCCAATGCGCCCGGCATGGATGTTGCTATGATATATCCTAATGGTATACATGATAACAATACTATTGTCAATAAAACCAGTCCAAGTATTGTCCTAAGTCTTGCGTTCCTTCTTGACATCTCATAATAATCTGAAAAAACAGATTTATGTATTACTTTATAACAAGAATCCCGCAAATCACTTCGATAAGAGTCATCATATAAATCTTCCGTACGCCGCTTGTAATCCAAATATGGAACTTTGAGTATATCTGGAACCGTATAATCTCCTTTGATTAGTTTTGTTAATTCACTCATAAAAAACTCCTTTTTCTTTTATTATGGCTGAAATTCAAACATATTTTATAAAAATAATGTGAAGAGGAGAAACTACTATGAAATGTTTCCATCATAATGATATGGACGGATATTGTTCTGCTGCTATTGTAGCTGTGGAGACAAAGAATTATAACCAAGACGATTATATTGAAATCGATTATGTCACACCAATTCCTGTGCATGAAATAGAAAATGGAGAAACTGTATACTTTGTAGATTATTCATTCAGTGGGACTAATATTAATGCTCTAAGAGAAATTTTAAGTCGAAATTGTAATCTGATCTGGATTGATCATCACAAGACCTCAATAGAACTGTTAGATAGATATCCAGAGTTCAAAGTAATTCCTGGTATTGTTAGAGACGGTGAAAGCGGCGCTTTATTGACATACAAGTTCTTTCACAAGTCAGAGATTGAAAAAGGTCTTACCATTCCACATCCCATCGAATTGGTAAGCGATTATGATTGTTGGCAATTTAAATATGGAGAAGAAACCACATTTTTTAAATTGGGTGTGGATTCAGAAGATAGTTCACCGCTCAGCTCATTTTGGTATGATGTGATTTATGATGGCCAACAGTCAGGAAAACGTATGGAACAGACAATAAAGAACGGCCGTTTATTAAAGAATTATGTTGACGAACAAAATACCTGGTACCGTAATCACTATGGTTTTATTTCAGAAATTAATGGAATTCCATGTTTTGCCTTAAACTTAAAAACAAATTCATGGGTATTTGGTAAGGCATACGACGATTACCCATTATGTGTTGCATTTGCATATAACGGAGAACGCTATGTCTACACTCTATATTCATCAAAGTCTGATGTTGATTGTGCTGCTATTGCTGGCTTATTTGGCGGAGGTGGACATGCAGGAGCCGCTGGCTTTTCTACGGAAACATTAATATTAAATAAGTTTAAAGAGACTGCTACTTAAGCAGCCTCTTTTTTTCTTGCTAATTCCAGAATATTAGTTATAATATATACTTAAGTGGTATTATGCTAAAAGGAGAAAAATTATGCCATACATAAAATCAATTCACATACCCAAAAAAGTGTATCATTATACAAAAAAAGAAAATTATGAATCGATTATCAGAGATGGAAAAATCATTGCTTATGACAGCCTTGAAAGCTGGTTTTGTTTAACAATACCGGATATGGTACAGTGCTTAAAGTTAACAATTTGCAATGAGGGTGAAAAATATATCAGTTCCGATAAAAAATTAAAAGAATATCCAAAATTTATTCCAGAAGATTATATTGTACTTGAGTTGAAGCCTCGCTATTCAAAGGATAACTGGTATTATTATGAAGATAATTTAATACCTGACGACTTTAATTTGCGTTTAGCTTCTTTAAGCTTATCAAAAATCAAAATAGGCTATCGTGGAGATTTGGAATTCAAAGGTAGGCCGAAGGTATACGAAATGACAGAAATCCTAAAAAATGCAGAAATAAAAAGCTGAGCTTAAATGCTCAGCTTATATTTTTCATTATTGAATCCATGCTCCATCTGCTCCAACTTTAAATCCATCTGGAGTCATTCTATTTGAATACATTGCTCCATATGTACCATCATGGGCTGTATTTAGATAATACCACTTTCCATTAATGTTCTGCCAGCCTACCAGCATCTTACCAAAACTTCCATCATGGGCTGTATTCATATAAAACCAGTTGTTATCTACATACTGCCATCCATATTTCATATTCCCATTAGAATCAAGTAGATACCAATCATTATTGAGGCCTAACCATCCTACAATCTTTTTACCATCTTTTGAGTAGTACCAATTGTCACCACTTCCATGCCATCCATCTGATGTATTAGAAGAAGGTCCTACCGATGGGCCTGAGGATGAATTACTTGATGGCCCATTAGATGATGAGTGATTGGATGAATTTGTTGAAGAAGTCTTACTTCCATCAGATGCGGATGTTGGAATATCAAAAATATACTCTTCTTCTGACATATCCTCATCTGTGGAGCCATCCGCAAAAACGTAATCAGAATTGCTGATGAAATCATCTCCATCAGATGTTCCCTTTACAGCCTGTACTGAAATGTGTACGTCCTCATATTTACCAAGATAACCGGACAAATCAATTGATGCTTTCTTCGTTGACTTCTTTGTCTGCTTTTCATCACCTGATTTGTTTGTATAATAAATTTCTACATTATACTTACTTGCATGTTCTACTTTGTCCCATGTTGCTTCCTTCTCTGTTTCGTCAATCACAATATTAGTCGGTTCTGCCAAAACATAGAAAGGATACGTTTTTGCTTTTACCTCAATCTTGCTTGAAGACCTTGATTTAACAGTAACGTTTGTTGCACCATAAACACTTACCTTTGTGCTGTTTGTGAATTTATATCCACTTTCTGGCAAGATAGTGATTGTGTAAGTATACGATGTCTTTGGCGTGTATGAACTCTTACTTGTGTCATACTCGTCTACATAATAGCAGCCTGAATCCACAGTTGGTTCCATACCCGCTTCGACCTCGCCAGGACTGAATGTCTGGTCATCATCTGGAACGATTGAAACATATACTGATTTAACTTCCTCTGCCGCATATGCTGGTATTGCCATTGTACCAAGTGCCATGCAACACAATGCAATCTTTAATAATTTGTTTTTCATAGATTACTCTCCTTTATTATTTTCTAAATATATAATGACTGATTTATAGTTGAAATAAGTGAAAACTGCCCTGAATTTACAAGATTCTATTTACAGGCATGTTGTAATTATATATCGTCATCCAAATCTTCCATATCATCACCTTCACCCGAGCCAGACATAAATTCTCTTGAACTCACACGATTCCTGCTTCTTTCCTCCTCCACAGATTCCGATATCATTTCTTTTATTTCTTCACTATGTTTTATATTTTTTAACTCAAAACATTTTAAATCATGGTCCGTGGAGTCGATATGTATTGTACCTAGTCCGAAAATCCTCTGTATAAAACTTCTGGAAATGCTGATATTTAGGATTCGATATAACCTTACCTCCGTTTCCTTGATGTTCAAAAAGCCTTTTCTCACAAAAATACGGTCATCATTCATTCCATATTTTGTGAATGTCCATGGAAGGCCACACCAGATTCTTTTCCTTTCATTCCATTTAAAATCCTGTTTCATTATTATTACCTCCGTCATATTTATAATAATAGTATGATGTATACAAAAAAGAAGAGACTGTAATTGTCCCTTCTATTATTTTATCCTTATTCCATTTACAATTAACCGTTTGGATGTATCTCCAACACAGGTAGATAAAGTTATGATTTGTTTATATGGGCTGTTTTCAAATCCATTTTGATTTGTATCAATATTACGACTCTGTTCAGATGCTGAAATCGCTTTGTTTATATAATCCTGTACATCAAAACCTTCCAATGCATAATCTAAATTATTTATATTAGATGATACAGTCCGTACTGAAAAAATCAAATAAACTCGTTTTTCATCTGGAGTATAAAATTCAATATATGGATGTGAATCAAAATATGATTTTGTTTTGAATTTTTTTAACGTGCCAAACATACTTCCATTTTTCATATTGTGACCATATATAATCAGATTGTCCTGATTCACCATTTTTGCAGAATAAGCATCAATAAATAATGAACCGGCATATTCATATTGTTTATTTTCAAAAAGTTTATGTAGATAAAACTCATTATCTGGGCCTTGTGGCACTGGATAAGAAATATTTGTATCCGGGATATTTAACCAGCCTTTATAATCACTATTAATTGTACTTAATGATGCATGGTCAATTTCAAGTGCTGGCATATGGTTCATATACTGACTAAGCGAAGTATATTCGGTAACCGCTTCTGCCTGAATTACTCCTTTTGTTTCCTCGATTGTGTTTATTTCTTCTGTTGTATTTGTTTCTTCAAGTGTCATGGTTTCAGTTTCTTGTGTTTCTTCTGTTGGGATGATTAAGTCTTGAGTTTCTTTTACGGGTGGACTTGTCTCTGCAATTGGGACCGTTTCCTCTATAACAACTTCTTTCTTCAAATCATTATATTTCTTTGTTGATATAATAACTGATGATACATATCGTATTACAATAGCCAAACAGATAAATATAAAAATAGCAATTATGATTTTTATGATGTTTTTTTTCATTTTGCTTCTCCTTACTAATTTTCATTCTCACTTAATATGTTAGATGAAGCTTTATTCGTTACAAATACAGAATTTATTTTTGTATTAAATTCTGATTACATTAAAAAAAATCATATTTTTCAAATTTTTCACTTTTTTGGTTGTCATTAATAAAAAATACTCCCATAATACTTATGTAAAATAAAATTGTCAAGAGAAAGGGAATAATTATGAAGAAATCACTTGTAGCACTTGCAGCACTAATGTTAGCAGTGCAGATGGGTTCTCAAACGACTCTGACGTTTGCTGGGCCATCGGCAATTGTTGTAAGTGCAAATAATGTTGGCTTATCACAACAGATGCGGAATATTTATAAAGTGACGGAACATCCTGAGTTTGATCAATATGTATATGATGCATTTGATAAAATTGAGGCAAATAAATATTCGAGCAGTCCCATTATTGTATATACTGGAGACTATCAGTCCTGCTGGGCATTCAGAGACTATTTTAACTATGCCTATGGATTTACCTATGATTTTCGTTTATCCGCTTATCGCACGAGCGGTTCTGCTAATTATGTTGTAGCATTCTGCAATACAGGAGATATGGATACCAAAATTGAGAACTATTTAAATGAGGTATACAAAGCTCAGTCAATTGCTGCACAGCTTGCAGGCCCAGATACGGATACTACTGCTTATAACATTTTTAATTGGGTTAAATCCAATCTAAAATATGATTATTCCCTTCACGGCAAAGCAACCGATGATGAGATGCTTAGAAGTTATTATGGATTTTACAGTGGTAATCCAACAATATGCAAGGGATTTTCAATGGCAGTATATCAACTATGTTCCATGAATGGTATCAAGGCAACCTTAGAGTCTGGTTCTTATAATGGTGGCGGGCATGCTTGGAATACAGTATTGATGAGCGATGGGTTGAAGTACGTAGATGTCTTAAATGATCAGAGTATGATTAGTTCTACATTACTTCCAGGCTATGTTAAAGAATAGAAAAAGAGCTGCGAGTGCAGCCCTTTTTTTATGTTCTGATTTATTTACGGCGTTTGTTTGCAACTAATACAAATGTTCCGCCTAAAATTACGATTATTATGGCAGAAAGCTTTAAAGCATCCATAACCTTTGTCATATCACTGGTTTTCGGAATAACAGCTTCCGGTACAGTCTCTGGAATGGTTTCTACAATGGTTTCAGGAATCGTTTCAACAATCAGTTCTTCGATTGTCTCGACGCCAGGTCCATTATTGGAATCTCTATCATCCCATCTCCGATTGTGATCATTATCATGGTCACGGTCCTTTGACTTTGTTGTCTCAGGGACAGTTGTTTCAGGAACGGTTGTCTCAACAGGAGTAATTTCTACTGCCGTTGTTTCCTCTGTTGTAGTTTCAGCAGGTGTGGTTTCTGGTACAGTTGTTTCTGGTACAGTTGTTTCAGGAACGGTTGTTTCAGGCACTGTTGTTTCGGCAGGAGTAGTTTCTTCTGGTGTTGTTTCTTCTGGCTTTGTTGGTGCTTCCGTAGTTTCTTCTGGCTCAGTAGTAGCTTCCGTTTCTGGTTCAGTTGGTGCCTCTGTAGAGGCTTCTGTTTCTGGTTCAGTCGGAGCTTCAGTTTCCGGTTCGGTTTCTTTTTCTGTAGGTGCTTCTGTAGGAGCTTCTGTTGGTGCTTCTGTTTCGATGTCAACATCGAATTCATAATCATCTCCGCCACCTTGGTTATTGGTTCCGGCGAATCCAGCAAATGCGACTGCAGATGCAATCCCTAAGCCTAAAAAGATACTGATTAATTTAATTCTTATGCGCATAATTTTTTCGTCCATCTATGAGTCATGAGCTCATTTCCGCATGGAAAGAACGATGGACATCCTCCTTTTATCTTTTTTATAATCTCCATGCATCTCGTATACACAAATAGTATGTGAATGAATATTTATTGATAAAATAAAAAAGCGGCATTTCTGCCGCACTAATTATTCATCTTTTTTCCTGAATTTATATAATGCAATTGTTCCCATTCCACCAGCTACCAGCAGCATCATAATGATTTCAACTACGCTGCCGATATCACCAGTTACAGGAGTCTGTACTCTCTCTCCAGTTGGTACTTCTGTTGTTGGTTCATCATTAATTTCTGTTACTGGAGTCTTTGTTGGCTCTGTTGAAGGCGGTGTATCATCTCCGCCAGACCAGCCTCCATTATGTCCTTTTGTGGTCTCTTCGACTTTTGCATGGTCATACATCACAACTGGATTTGGTGATACTTTACCATCTTTCACTTCAAACGTAATACTTTCTGCTATTTCATATCCTTTTGGTGCTGTTACTTCTTTTAATACATATGTTCCATCAGATGGACTTGCTATAACATGTACCTCTGTCGTTGAAATCCAGGTATCAATCATCACTCCATCCTTAAATAGTTCAAGCTTAGCTCCAGGAAGTTCCTTTTTTGTAGTTGCATCCTGTTTGCTTATAATGATATTTTCGCTAATTGGTGCATCATACATGATGATTTCGTTGGAAGATACTTTTCCATTTTCTACTGTGAATGTAATTGATTCTGCTACCTCATATCCATCTGGTGCTGTAATCTCGGTTAAAATATAGGTTCCATCTTCTAAATCCTTGATTTCATGTTTTTCAGAAGTCGATACCCATTCGTCGATTACTACATCATCTTTTGTGACTTTCAAGCTTGCTCCAGGAAGTTCTTCTTTTGTTGTAATGTCCTGCTTTGATATGATTATGGATGGTTTCTCAATTGGCTCTGGCCTTGATATTCTATTTATAACAACAAGACCCTGTACATTTCCTTTTGGTGTGTAAAACTTAAGCTCAAAATCCTGTAATTCAGAATCACCTACATGGGCTATTTTTTCCCTTACTAATTCCACATATTGTTCTGCAGCTGATATATCCTCAATTCCATAAATTGCTTCCATATCAAATCCGACACCATCAACTGCTTCCCAAACCAGAGCACCTGTAATGTTTTTAGCAGCTTCTATATCTACACCGGTATAATCAACTAGGTCATATGCGTCGTTTGGATAGCCCGCAAATAAAATGGCTTTTACTTCCCGTCTTGTCTCATTATCTGATATTGTCTCATCATAGTCAGATAAGTTACCAACTGTCTCTGGATTTAATTTTCCATGATTGTAACAATAGGCTGTCTTTCCGTCAATATTGAAATATCTTGTCTGAAACTCACTACCGTTGGATTCTCCACTATAAAAGGAGAATGGGACTGTTTTAATGACGGACTCGGGCATATTACAGCTTTCTTTCACCGACTCAAGTTGTTCCTCGGTCCGGAATGCATATGGATTAGCAGATGTTATGCCTGAAAGATCTGCATTTGAATTTTTTCCATAGGCAATTAGTCTTTTTCCATTATCTGAAAAAAGGGAACCATCCTTACAATTATATCCTTCAAATTGGTCTATTTCAGCTGATAAGAATGTATACCTGTAATATTCCCTACCATTTGAATCTACTTTTTGATTGTCAACAGCAAACCCATCTGGGATTGTTAATGTACCAATATTTGCATTCATAAAAGCCAATTCATCAGCTGCTGTTGTTCCATCTTTAATTTCATAATCACCAGTTTTCTGTTGCGGATAGCTAATGATTTTTTTCCCTGCATATAAAGCTCCATCAAATGCATAGAACATATTTCCTTCATTATTACTTTCAAATGAATTAAGGGATGTTAACTTGCTTAATGTTTGAGATGTTGAGCTTCCATCACCATCTTTTAAAATCTTCTTTAAATATTTGGGTAATTTCAGACTCTCGACATTTGCCATCTCATCAAAGACGGACTCCTCAATGTACATTACACTTTCTGGAACCACTTTTTCTGGATTATCAATTATAGTGCCATCTGAATTTACAGCATCTGGTATGATTGCTTCTGTTGTAGAACCATCAAAAGCAACAACTGTCCATTGAGATGCCTCATCTGCTCGTTCTAATGTAAATCCATTCACTTCTACTGTTTGTGCTGCACCAGTATCAGTTTCATCAGCTAAAACCTGTAAGGTTGTTGCTGCACTTAATGAAGAAACAACCATAAGACCAGCTAATAAACCTGATAACTTACTTCTAAATTTGTTAACCATAGTAACCTCCTAATTTAAATATGTTTACGTTTTCTAGGCTCCCACCTAGAAGTAGTATGATAGATAACTTTTTGCTTTTCCTTGAATAAAGGCACTAAAAAAAGAGCTTTCGCTCTTTCTTGTTCAATAAGTTTGCTTATTTTGTATCAGGGATTTCCTAATCGTTAGTCCATTTAGCAAAAATCTGTATAGTAAGATGACTGTGGATACCACTCATCATCATCTTCTAAGTATTCATAACACCAGTTCTTCAATCCGGTTTCTTCTGGCCGCCATTTTCCTTCTCCATATGTTAAATCCATATAGTTTTCAAATTCAGAGTCCGAGCAAAAGTGGAAATCTCCATCATCGTTTGTATATCCTTCTGTGATTGGTTTGCCACAAACACTGCATATTCTGATTTCCAAGTCACTATTTTCCTCAAAAACCTCATCCAATTCTTCTGATTTTTCAAATTCACTTTCAAGTAGGATTGAACCATCATGCTGCATAACCTGAATATGGATTTTATGCATATAATAATCATAAGCGAAATGGTATGTTATATCACACTCCGAGGTACAGTCATATACTCCATTATTTTTCATAAAAGCAACTAATGGTTCATTATTGTCATATTCATCCAGCATTTTTTGAAAAATTTGTTTATATAAGTAATTTGGACTCATCTCTAACATTTTTATTAGGATTTCTTTATCAAACATAATCCTCCAGCCTTTCTCACTTTGATATAATCATTATGTCGCAATCTTCATTTTGTTAACTACAGGACCTTTAATATAATAACCATAATAAGCCGGTTTTATCTTATTTGGATTCCTTAGGCAGGAAATGATAAGTGAGGCCTCTCTTCCTGATAACTCATTTGCATGGTCCAATATAACATTATAACTAACGATATATTTTATTTGATTGTCCGTTGCTGGATAATCATTACTCTTATTTTTATAATATTTGTTTCTTAACCCATGCAGTTCCGGAAAAAAATCGGTTCCCTTGTCTATCAATAAACTTTTTGCTTCATAATATCCAATATTCCTTTTTAAAGCCAAGTAATTGATAGGGAGCTTTTCATAAAAGAATTTTACAAGATATCCACGAAACTCTGGGTCCTCAATTGTTTTTGCTTCCTCACTTCCGAATTGCTGTTTCTTCTTTAACGCACATATTACAGCATCTGCTGCCGCTTTTGAGTCAAAAGCATTGATTGTTTCCACAGGTTTTTTGCTTTGATTGACACGGTTTGCATATTCTTTTACATACTCAATGATTTGATTTTTTAGCGTTCTAGATATTTTCATACACATCTCTCCTTTTAATTTAATTATGTATGATAAACCAAATGATTAAATTAGTGCTTCATTCATAATTATTAATATTATGGTCAGAAGATTATCTGTAAATTTATAACATATATTTATCATTCTAAACCGCGCTAATTTTTGTATATACGCAATGACAGTTATCTTTATTTTTTTTGATACATCCTATAAATGATAGGAGGGAAAAAAATGGGATATTGTTTTATGACACTTGAAAAAATTAAAAATACAAATCAGCTAATTGCTAAATATAAGCATAACTATCGTAAAATGGATGTGCTGAATGCAGATCCGGAGATGTCATACTTGAATGATGAATTGGTAAAGCTTGATGACAAAACATATGAAGAAGCTTTTAATGAACGGATGAAAGCCCTTGGGTATGGTGAAGATAAAAAAATACGTTCTAATGCAGTATATGCGTTTGAGGTGGTGACAACATTTTCTAGGGAAGACCACGAGAAAATCAATTTAGAAGAATGGAAAAAAAATAATGTTGAATGGCTACGGAAGGAATTTAATGCGGATCCAGAAAAATATGGAGATAATGTTATATCTGTCATGTATCATGCTGATGAGCCTGGGAATGTACATTGTCATGCAATTGTTATTCCTATTGATGATAAGGGCCATCTGAATTCTCGATATTACATCAGAAGCCGCCAAAAAATGATTGAACTTCAGGATTCTTATGGAAAATTAATGAAACAGGAACATGAACTGGACCGTGGAATCAAATACTCAAAAGCACGTCATCAAGATATAAAACGATACTATACTGCACTTAATAATACATTAACCAAGGAATTACCACTTGTAAAAGAACAAGAAACAGCAAATCAATATCGTTTGCGAGCAAATGAACTATATAAAGATAGTAATTTAAAAATCATGGCACTAGAAGATAAAGAAAAACGGTTGAAACTTAATTCGGAGCAGTTAATTAAGAATGCAGTCAGCGAAACGAAAAAGGAGTTCTACGAAAAATACCAGATTAAGGCAGAAGCTTTGGATGAAATGGAACGTGAAATTGGGCCACTTGAGGAAGTCAAAGAGAAATGTAAGACGTACGATAATTTGATTGAAGGTATTGCTGCTCAAAATGAGGATGATAAGGAACCTATTATCAATCTCATTGATGACTTAATTTCGATTGGTAAAGAATTAAAAGAGAAATCAAAAAATCAGGATAGGGATATCTAAAATGGTTGACAATTTTAAAATTGTAATTACAATATAAGTAAAACTAATATATTTTGAAGGGTAATGATATGAAAAGAAAAGATTCGTATAGTTGTTTAGAGCGAGCAGGTCTATTATTAAAATACATTGGCTTATTGATGTTACGGTATTTTATTTATATACCAGCTATTTTATTAATCATATATTTATTTAAAGATCTGAGTTTATTTGGTATGAAATATACCAGTATTCCATTATATCTTGGAGAACTGGTTGATACTAAATTCAGTGCCTTTCATCCTGGGTTTCCTGCAAATATATTAGTCGCACTCCTCGAATTCATCATTGCTTTATTGATATTGGCAATCTTCTATCTGGTAATTCCTGCTCTTGTTTTAGGTACGGCCATAGAGATTTCATCCTGGTCCATTGTCGCACGTATAGATGCTTATAATGACTGGATGTATTCCGTTGAAACCAGCCACGGAAAGCCACATAAGGAGCGTTTAAGCGGTCTAGAAGTACTTGAGGAACGAAAACGTAAAAAGGAAGAACGAGAAGCCAAAAAATCTGCAAAGGCACGTGAAAAGATACTGAAGGAACGCCCTGGAATAATCAAAGGTTATTACATAAATCAAATGGAGCAAACAGATCCTTCAAATGACAATAATGATATAGTTGAGAGAATTGAAAATGAAAAAATAAAAGCTGCCTTTGAATTTTATGGATTTGAAAATGATAAATTTACAAAAGAACAATTGGATAAGCAATATAAGAAAATGATGGTAAAATACCATCCGGATGTTAATCCAAGCGAAGAAGCAAAAGAAATGAGTGAAATGAATGGTGAATATTATCTGATTCTTAAAAGCTTTAAAAATTGGGACTAAAAAAGAGGCATCAGCCTCTTTTTTTAATCCTCTTCTATTTTCTTCCTCCATAAATATATTCCTATTCCAGCTACAGATATGATTGCGATTATACTTATAAGTATGATTATGCCAGCCATATTTGTTTCTTTTTCTTCTGGTTTAACCGGCTGTTCAGGATTCGATTCCTGTTCCAATGATTCCTTGATTTCTGCCCTACGTGATTCTCCATAACTTCCATCAATATATTTTTTATCAGTATCAGATAAGGAAGGAGCCAGATTTGTATCAGTTATTGATTCCTCTGGCAATGTTACATGTAATTCAACATCATACATATCCATTGTAGAATCAAATTCCTTATAGCCATATTCTTCTTCGTCTATAGATAATCTATATGCGTTTACTTCATCATTTCCGACATATGCTGTCATGATGAATATCTTATCGGTAACATCGATAGTTGTGCTAGCAGTAAAATTATTTGACCTTGATAACAGAATGTTTGCATATTCCTCTGTTAACTCTTCTTCATTTACATAACGCGGCTCTCCTGTGACCATTACGTATATATCATATAGAGTACTTTCATTAACCTCAAAGTTATCAAAATCAACTGATATATTTAACTGAACAGCTTTTGCCTCTGGTAAAGTTTCAACGATAGTTCCTTCATCTGCTATGATTCCTAATTTAGCTACTTCCTCTCTACTTACAGTTCCATTTTCATCATAGTATAAATCATACTTTTCATCGTAGAATATGTGGCGGTCACTATCTATAAATACTAGTGTATTACCATTTTCATCCACCATTCCGATTTCTGTATAATTAGAAAATATGTCATCTGGATTATTATTAACTCCAAAAGACTCTTCTAATGACTCTGTTGAGTCATTAGAAGTACTTACTTCATTCGTAATCTGCGAAGCATCGATTTCTGTTGCATAACTAATATTTGCACATGATAGCATAAACATCAATCCAATCACAGGTACTATTTTTTTATATTGTTTCATTCAATCCCTCCTCTATGATTCTGGTTGTTCTTCATTTATTATGTTATTATCGTATTCATCATTTGTTCCATCTTCAGTTTCATAATCATATATATTTTCCCTTATATTAACAGATCTCATTGCCGTAAATCCTTGGTTTATGTAATACTGGAGACCTGGTACATTATATGTGTCTTTTAATGGCTTACTTGAGGTTGATGCATGTGAAATCTTTCCTCCACCCATATATAGGACCACATGTTTTCCACCTTTTACCAAGATATCTCCTGGAAGCAATTCTGCATATGAAATAACCCTAAACTGGCTGCTTGAAGTAAAGCCGGATGTGCTTAAGCATTCTCCATAATACATTCCTGCATTATATAAAATCGTACTGACATAAGATGAACAATCAAAAGCATCAGCTGCTGTTAAGCTACTTATTGTTTTAAGTGGTCCATGATTTGCTCCATATACATATTTGGTATTAAATCGTTTTGCGACATTCTCCTGAAATGACTGGGCTGCATATATGATGGCTTTTCGATCCGAACATAAATTTTTCCATTCCGGAGTATTTGAAATTAATTGCGCTAACTGTGCATCTGTTAAAGGAGCTCCCGTTACTCCACCAAAATCCTGTATTCCATATAATTCAAGCCAGTCTCCTGCCATCAATAGCCTTACAAGAGTGATGCTGTCTTCATCCCATCCATGTTTTTCAAAGTCGACATTCCTTCCGCTACTGCTGGTATATGCATTAAACCAATATGGAGTGGAGTTTCCTGCATTCACTACATTCCGATCCTCTGCATCAGCATCTGGCTTTTCAAGTGTATCAAAGCTTTCTTCTTCAGAAAATAATCTGAAATAAGTTTTAGATGTCGAGAAAGTGTTTGTGAACCAGTTATCATTATTCCACCAGTCTTTAATAGCAATTGGTTTTCCGGTCAGTTCTTCCATGATTGCTTTTTCTGCAGCCCTATTTTCAGTTGCATTTGCTTGGTCAACGGATTCCTGGTCTCCTTCCCGTCCCTTCTTTAATTCAGTATAGTTAGTAATTTCTGTCTCACAAACTGAACATACAGGATTATCATCTTCATTTAAAACAACAGATGTGGATGGTATTGAATATTCGTCTACAATATTTGTTGAACACGATGCATTTGGACATTTTGCAGTTCCAATTACGTTTGATCCAGAAGGTGCATCAAATGCTGTGGCATATTTATCCAAGGCATACATACTGAACCGGCTTTCTGCATCTTTCTTGTCTACATTATTAAAAGCATCCGATGTGTCTGTTGTTGTATTTGTAACTGCGCCATCTTCTGTGTCAGTATCTTCAGTATCGGTATCCTCTCCTTCATTCTCATCTTCAACAGAACCATTTATGGTATTCTCTTCCATTGGATCATAAATGTTTGATATGAATACATAAGCATTTCCATCAATATGCCCTTTACATTCATCACAATGGCATACATAAACATAACTTGTGTATCCTTCTCCTTTATCTGTTACTTCCCACGTATAATTCTTACATCCAGTTTCTAAAAACCCTTCACGGGCATCTCTTGCTGTCTGTACTCTATCATCATCATCTCTATCGTATGTATAATACACCGCGCCATGTGGTCCATGTTCTAGCACTGTATATTTGTCATAATGATGTGTCTCTGTATTTCCATCACTATCCTCTGTCTCATATGAATCTTCCTTCATTGACATGGATAAGCTGAATTTTCGGTCTGGACCTGTTCCTGCATTTAACCAATCTGCATCTGAACTTCCTCCAGGAATTTTATTATTACATGATTCACCCGCTACATGATAATCTGGTTCAGGTATTTCTGCTGAATATGAAGGACAGTAATATATAACCGGTTCTGTTTGATCCAATCCAATAATATGAGTCGAATCATATAATTTAGCACAGTAGTCCTTGTAAACACTGTCATTAAATATAGAAAGGTTATCCGTATAAGAACCATACTTCTTAAAATCCTGGTCTATATATATCGCAGCCATGGATAAGATTCCCTTGATGGTGCTTGAACTGTATGTAGATAACCCTGCATCAGCATTTTCGATATCTGGTGCGGCTTCTCCTCCACTTGCACCCACATCTGCAATGAGCGTCTCATCCGGTTCGATATCAGCAAATTCAGAATTACTTGTATAATAATCATAATAGGATTTTGCGGCACTTCTCCTCTCGCCTCTTTCCTTTGTATCAGTCTGGTAATTTTTATACATTTCGTAGTTATCAATGAAATAGTCAGTTGCTGCATTGATGCTTGACCAGTTTGTGTTTCCCATAATATTGACTTTGTTTTTGTATGATGGTTCAACAAATAAGTATCTTAACTGTGTGTCAAGATTATTCCATCCTCCATGGGTTGCTGCCCAATTCATAAAAGCGGTTCTTCTTGAACCCGTCCACTGTACTATACCAACATCCACACTTGAATTTAATGTATGATTCATACTGCATTCATTCATGATATTTCCCATAATACCGGCGATTGCATAGTCATTCCAGCCCATCTGTTTTAAGAATGTCCATATTCTGTCACTTGTACTGTTAATCGTTATTGCAAAGCTGCCGTCACCTATGATAATTCCTGCATCATAGTTATATGAGCCGTACATTTCTTTTCCATCAGCGCCTATGTAATGTATATTGTAATTTGTCCATTCTTTAATTCCCTTTTCTGCATATCCAGCAGGTATAGGCTCATTTACCAAATTTGCTACAGCGGAATTGAATTCACGCTCTTTTTCCAAAAGCTTTTCATAAGTAGCACCCATAGTCGTTTCTGTCTTAAATTTTTCCAACGAAGTACTAACAGCATCTCCAATTGCGGTTAATGAAACAATGATAAGAACAACCACTGTTGAAAAGATTGCGATTGCTGCAGCACCACCACCAACTATTAGTAGGACCTTTTTCAGAAGAAGGTTTATTACATTGAAACCTTTTAAAATACTCTTTCCAATTAATTTGAATGGCGATGTAATAATCCCAGTAAGTTTTTTACCACCTCGTAATACCTTTCTTACAACCCTTCCTCCAGCCTTTCCAATACGAGCAGTTGCTTTTCCAATTCTTGAACTCGCTACACGTGTGTAAACCCTGGACGCAGAACCTGCAACAACCTTATATGCACTTGTTTTTCCAACTGCCCTTCCAGCTGCACCAGCTCCTCTTGCTATGACTTTACCTGTTTTTGATCCGACCACCCTTACTCCATGGGCTGCATTTCCTGGGAGTTTTTCCATCGTATTTCTAAAACTCATTTTCATATCTTTTGTGCTTTTAATTGGGTTTATTATGAAATTTCCTACAGCACCTTTGATTCCTTTATCAGGCGGATTGATAAGCTTGGTCATGGCATTCCTATAATATGTACCATTACCAACATTTGCGGCAACATTCCTTGCTGCCATCACGCCATTAGACATTCCTTGCAGTCCTACTTTATTTAAAACATTTGCTGTCCCAGTCAAGGCGAAATCACCCGTTTTTATAAGTCCTTTCGCCAGACCTTTATAATAAATACTGCTTGTTCTAACAAGCGTTTTTGTAACAGATTTATAATATATCAAGGAATTTGCACCCTGGAATGCCGGATCACTTATATTCATGGATGCCATACGCCGCATAGACTTAAATGGTTTTTGTGGTCTCTTTATACTTGCATGTTTTCCATATATGGATTCGACAATACCAATTTTTGTTTCAATTATATTTGCTAATTCTGTATTGCCGCTCTTTCGTGCATCCTCTAACTTCTTTATAAGTGCTTTAGGGTTATTTGGAAGCTCCATTTTTGAGGTTTGTCGGTAATATAGGTTTATTTTTTTATCAATTTTTTTTAGACTGTTATAAACATTACCTGTATCGAGTTCCAGCTTATTTTCTGGTGTTATTACTTTATTATTTAATAATATTTTATTTACTTCCTCGATGTTATCCTTACTGAAAACACTATCCGGGACATCTTTTATATCTCGTAGGAACTTTTCATTGTTAGATATATTTGTTCCACTATTTACTAAAAGTGTATATCCAATTTTTGAAACACCTACAAAATTCATTAAGGTATTAGATCGTTCACCATTTGAGCTGCTATTCATGATACTTTTTTGGACTTCTCTCATTTTGGCATTGACCATGTCACTTGACATTCTGCTTGCAGCTTTTCCAACACCTACTATATCTCTAGCAGTAGAATCATTAACATTAATTCCTGTCATTTTTTTAAGAGCATCCCTAAAGTCATCATCTGCTCTTTTTTCAGCACCCTTTTTTATATTATTTAAGTGTAATTGTCTTGCTTCTCTTTGTCTTGTTCTTCCCATTTGCCTCCACCTCCTTTCCTTTTATGTTGGATATATTTTAAGATGACAAATAATATCAATAATACAATTAATGGATATCTAAGATTATATATTTGTTCTTTAATCCATGTGAAACATGCAATTATCATATCGAAAAAACGTGTTTTTAAAGGAATTCTCTTCGTTTCCGTTTTTTCTTTTTTAAGCTCAACTTTGTCAACCTCTTCTTTTATTTTTTTAATATCTTCCTTGTCTAGATTTTTTATTTCTTCTAACAGTTCACCAATATCCATATCTTCGATATCCTTATCCTGGGAAATGGATGTCTCTTGTTGTGTTGCTGGTTCTTCAGCATATGAAGGAAATGAGAACAAAGTAATAATTAGTAGCAGAATAGATAGCGGTTTAGTCATTTCCTTCTTTATCTTCATTTCTTCTGCCTCCAACCCGAATAATGTTAGATTTTTCAGCCTGTTGCATAGCCATACGTTTCAGTTCCGCCTGTTGTTTTATGAATTCTTCCTGTTCCCTCTCTTTTTCTTTTTCAAGTTCTTCATTGTATCTGATTTCAGCTTCTAACTGCTGTAAATACTCGTTTGTTTCACGATTCATCTGTTCCATGTCAAGTTCTTCATTCTCCGAAATACAGCAACTGTTTGTATTAAAGAAGAAATCAATTGAATCTGCGACTGTTCCAGGTTCGTTACTACATAGATTAAAATTAATTGGGAATGCTAATTCCAGAAAAATCGGATGTTTCTCCATCGTTTCTCTTGGCATAATCATTAATTCAATCATATTTTCGAAATCATCCTTTATCTCCACATCTTCATCGATATCCACATCCATAGTTGACATGTTTTTCTTATATTTCTCAAGCATGTTCCAAACAGCTTTTAATTCTGCTGAGTACGGATTGTTAAATTTGATTTTCACTTCAATATATCCATTGTCATCATATCCATCAACAAAACAATCAAGATATATTTCTGTAGTAATCAAAGATAACATCTGCTTAATATTACTGACTAATTCCTTATCCTCGTTTTCTACTAATTCAACCAGACACAATGCAGCTGTACTTTTTGGTAAATTCCTTTCATCCACTCCGCTTGCCATATTTATAAATTCAAATAAGTCCATAATAACCTCCTAAAATTTTATTTACTAAATTAGTATGTAAAAATCCAAGGTAAAAAAAGAGAATTAAAAAGCAAATATTCCACATAACGCCATTATCTTAATTAAAATATACTGACAATAAAAAAGAACTGTGAACATTACTTCTTCACAATTCCTTTTATGTAATGAAGATACTTGAATATAAACAAAACAGATCTTCGATTATTCACTATACAATTTGCTATATATTTTTTATATCGTGATATAAATGGATTTTCTTTGATTTCTGATTGATATTGTATTATAAAACTTTGAATAAGAATCATTTCTTTATCCAACTCTTTAAATGGAGAAAGGCTCCCTATATAACTTATATTGGCATATTCTATTGCTACTTTGAGGCATTCGCTAAAACAGTCATATCCACATGTTTTGCTGTAATTTGTTCTACCCATAAATATATTTGCCCTGGCAATCCTTCCTTTTTGTTTTTGTTGCCATAACGTTGTTTGACTTCCCGGTCTTACCATGTAATGATATTTTGGAGATGGCAGAATTGCAATTTTTTCTGAGTGCTCCATTATATAAGGTAATATTTCAGCATCCTCGACAATATTTCCATCCATAAATTGAATATCTGCATATAGTTCTCGTTTGATTAAATGGACTGGCAAATAAGATTTTATTTTATCTGGTAGTAGTTTCTCCATATATTCATTTCTAGTCAACCACGTTTTGTCACGAATATCAGCACCGTTTGTATTAATATTAATCTTATTTTTGATGTGATAATATAATTGGCATATACAGGCATCTGCATTTTCTTTGTGGATACAATCAAGCATTTTCTCAAACATATCCGGTTCAATGTAATCATCTGAATCTACCCATCCGATATAATTGCCAGTAGCGTGCCGTAAGCCGGTATTTCTGGCAGCAGCTGCACCTTTATTATCCTGTTCTATCAAAACAACCCGATTATCAATCCGAGAATATTTTTTACAGATTTTTGATGATTGATCTGTTGACCCATCATTTACTAGAATGATTTCAATATTATCATAAGTTTGTTTAATAATTGATTCAATACACCTGGGTAGATATTTTTCTGTATTATATATGGGTATGATAACGCTTATTTTATCATTCAATAGCACACCTCCCGTTTAAGTACTTTTTCATATTCACGCACAAGTAAGTATGCATACATTTCCAGGTTAATTAATTTTGCCTCCTTACATTTTTGAGACATGTAATTAAGTTTTTTATCATCCTTCATTAACTCATTTATTTTCTGATACATTTTTTCAGGTGTAATCTCTGATATTGTATATCCAGTGATTCCATCCCGAATCAGTTCCTTAATTCCTCCTAAATCAGAGGCTATTACCGGAGTTCCAAGTGACTGTGACTCTAATATCGACATTGGACAGTTCTCATACCAAATAGATGGATATAAGGTCAGCTTCGCTTTACTTATTAGTTCAATAAGCTCATTTCCAGTTTTAAAACCAAGATATTTTACATAATCTGACTGTTCGCAATCTTTCTGCATGGATCCTGTACCAGCAATATATATTGGTGTCTGTAAATGTTTAGCCAGCTCTAATATCATACCAATGCCCTTCTCTTCTGACAGCCTACCAAAGTATAATATATACTCTTCTTTATTGGTTATTGCTTTAGGAACATCTATATCAATGAAATTTGGAATGGTTATGGTTTTTGTTTTATAGATGTCTTTCTGCGTTAACATACTCTCCATAAAGTGACTAGGGCATATGAATTTATCAATTAGACTATATGTATTCCTTTTTTTATATAAGCTGGCCTCTATTGCTCCGCATATGCTTTTTATCCTCGAACCGTGAATACAAGATTCCTTTATGCAATGCATATAGTTTCCATCCATGCATTTGGAACAGATTTTTAAATCAGTTGAAAGCATTAAATGATTCGGACATAACATCTGGAGATCATGGACTGTCTGTACTATTTTTACACCACATTCCTTTGCTCCCTCAATAATGGAAGGTGTTAAATGGAAATTGATATTATTTAAATGTACAATATCTGGTTTGTATTTTCGAATAAGTTCTTTTATCTTTTCCTTTGCATCTAGTGAATATATGATATGAATTGGATATGTAATTGCTGACAAGCTCCAATTATGCAATTCCATATTCGATGTATATAGACCATATTGATTGCCTACGAAATTCTTTGCATCGTACATTCCAAAATATTGTACCTCATGTCCCATCTTTTCTAACTGCTTTCCTACTTTTAATATATAAGTTTCCGCTCCACCTCTGGGATACAAGAATTTATTAACTAATAATATTTTCATGTCTTTTCCTTTCATATTCCGTTTCCCTTAGTATGGATTGAATGTAAGTTTTTCGATAAAAAAAGAACAGAGGAACTGTTCTTTTTTCTATTCATATTAAAATTTTGCCGGATTCCAGTCATGCCGATGCTGATATCCTACATCATTCTTTTTTTCCTCGAATTCTTTTAACACATTACCGTTATATTCTTTGAAAAGAATCTCAATGTCCTTAAGTATATTAGGAATATCCGCTTCATGGAGTTCAAACCTATTGGTTTCTGACACATCTTTGTGTTTTTTTGGTGGCTTCATGGCGACTATACATCGTACCAGCGAATAATCTCTGCTCTTACCATTGCCAACCATAATTGGCTCAAACATAGGGTTATCGCAATATGACTCTGCAAGTAGCATCGTTATTTCATCCAATGATACATTGGTGTCACACCCTAACTTCAACATCCAAGGAGCATAGCAAATATCCCAGTCCACGAATATGCTCTCAACAATCGCCTTTTCATCCCTGGAGACTTTACATGGCACAGATATAAATCCATGTTTCAATTCTAACTCCAGCAATCTTCTGAAAATTGGATATACGCATTCGGGTTTTTTATTAGGTTCATCACCATAAAACCTTAATTTTGAAGAAAGCTCACCGTATTCTCTACAATCAAACAGATGTGAAAAACGTATATAGTCTCTATATTTATCTGGGATGTAAAAAGGAAAACGAAATGGGTTCAAATTCTCTTCTCCATTCAGAGGGACTAAGATATAATTGATTGGATAGATGGATTTGATTCGCATTCTGTTTTTTATGAGTTTAAATATGTTCATAACTTTTATTGATTCTCCTTTTCTTGACTAATATCAATAATGACAAGTTCTGGATTATTGTTGATTCGTGGAACAAAAGTATGGTCTCCAAGGCCTCTGCTGATGATTAGTGTAGTCTTATTATACTCATGTACTCCTGCTGTTAATTTAGGTAAAAATCCTTGATCCGGTGAATATAGTCCTCCAATGTATGGAATACGGATCTGGCCTCCATGAGCATGACCTGCCAAGGACAGGTCAATATCCTTTTCATTTAAAGTTCCCATATATAACTCAGGTACATGCGCCAGCAAAAGCTTAAAATGTTCACTTTGTTCCATCCTGTCTACAATATCCGGCTTATATTTTTCATACTGTTCCGGAGCTTCACATATACATCCAATATCAATTGTATTTCCTTTTATTTCTATTGTTTCATATGTGTTATTGAGCATAGTAGCTCCCGCTTTCTGAAACATATCCATAAAATCTCTGTTCTTTTTTACATATTTATAATATTCATGATTCCCAAGCCCGTAATATACAGGAGATATTTCTACCAAGTTCTTTGTAAGCTCTAACGTTACTTCATAATTAGTATCGGACCAGTTAATCATGTCTCCTGAATAGCAAATGATATCAGGTTTTGAATCTTTTATCTGCTGAATCAGTTTTTTATTTCCATCATCTATTTCAGTGCTATGAAGATCTGTCAACAATGCAATTCTTATTCCATCGTTTATTTTTTCTGATTTAATCTGATATGTAGTAACATCAACCGTTTCCGATCCTTTGTAAATGTACACAGCTCCAATAATCAGCATTATGGCAGCAGACATAACAAGGATTCTTCCTTTTTTCTTATTCATGTTTTCCCTCCGGCATATTTGAAATACAGTATCTAACCAGCTCCCTGATTTCATCTTTATTATTTTCCTGACTATTTTCAATATTGTATTTAACTTTTATACTTATCTTATCCGGGTCTTCGGCCGCCTTAATTGCTAACTTTACATCCTTTATATAAGACTCAACATACGAACTGTCTTTATTCGTAATAACAAGATAAATTCCTGAATCATTGTAACCAATGAACATCCCTTCATGTAGTGTTGTGTTCAGTGCATCTCCCACAAGACTTAACGCATGGTTTCCCTCTTCCCTATTAAGTCTATCATTGATTTCTTTGATATTTTCTACAATTAATGAAGCCACAGTAACACCTTTTAGCATTTCTAATTTGCTTACTCTTGACATGAATCGATTACATGCATTCTTATTTGGTAGGTGCGTAATGCTGTCTGTATAAAATTTGTAATCAAAGAAGTCTTCCAGTCTTCCCAGAACCATGACTCCAAATATACCTACACCAAAAGATAAAATAAATCCTATGAAAAGATACAGTTTTATGTTGATTGTTTCATCTACAAATACTGTAGATATCGGTTTTATATTTGTGGCACTTAAGTATTGGTTTAATTCCGTGCTTGTATCATAAAGAAGGTTATATATTCTATCGATGTTTTCGATAAGACCATTGAGCCTACTTTCAGCAGACACTAACTCTTCTATATCTACATTTTCGTTTTCTTCTATATTCTTAAAACTTTCTATCAGATTATCATAGTACTCATTATCTACATCCAGTTCATTATGGTTATAAACTAATTTTGCATAATCAATAATCATATCATCATATGTGGTCATTGTAATGGTGGAATCTGTATCATTTACATCGCTGATGATATAGCTCCCTGTTTTACTTGCCATATCTGATGTATTATAAACATATGACATCTGTTCTTTTGTCTTTGCTACGAATTCATCTAATAATGAATCCTGTTTTTCAATCTTTGATTGCAGATTTTCCTGTAGTAATAGGTTATTTGCAATCATGTTTTCATATTTCGTGATTAGAAGGTCTGTATCTTTTGCAAGATGATTATTTATAATATATGCATACAGTTTTGGGATCTCATTGTCTTTCAAAAAACTAAAAATATTATATAAGTCCACAAAAGCATATCCGGTCTTTGCTGATCTGAAGTCAGGATATTTCGTCGACTGCTCTTTTGTATAAGAAAGTATGTTATTTACATTTGTTTCTACAATTGTAATTCCATCTAACAATTCATAATCCTGCTCCAATAAAGTGTTTGATGTATTAGCGACTATCGCCTGATTAATATATTTTTCGCTGTAACTATCAATATATACTTTAACTGTTTCATTCAGGACTTGCCTTGCGTATTCAATGGATTTTGTATTGTTTGCCGTAAATGTAACAATATATTTTGTCGGAAAATATTCATATGACTGGCCATTTGCAAGAGCTGATTCTTTTTTCTCTTTTTCTTCTTCTGGTATAATTTCTTTTACAGCAAATCTTGTCCTTAAATAATCAGGACTATCTGAGAGCGACAGGTTTTCAATTACCTTTGAAATCACATCCGATGAATATATGTCAGTTAACGTTATAGGCTGGCCATTTGGCGTATATCCTTTTGAGGCATCCTTATTAGTATATTCTATTGTTATAGCAGCTGCATATTCCTGCTTTCTAGTCGCAAATAAGTAAATACTAATAAGTCCTAAAATCGATATTGTAAATATAATATATCTATATTTCCTTATATATTTCAAGAAATTAAATGTTCTCAAATGTATTCCTCCTTGTTGGAATGCTTAGAATAACCGCAGTGATAAACATAGTCATAAGTACTCCGATTCCAATTGCTGTCTTTATGTTTATCCGTTCAAATACCGTTTTATCTATCATCTTATAATCCATGTAGTTTCTTGTCTTATATGAAATATAATCATTATCTGTATCTTTGATTTTTTTTGTTAACTTATCAAGTTTTTCATCCATTACGTCTAACAGGGTTTTAAGTTTGCTGATTTGGTCCTCTGTTGTCTCTGGGTTTAGTTTCTCCATGGTTTCTTTATTACTTCGAATATCTTCTTCAATTTTATTAGACATATCCAGATAATAATCTGAATCATTTACCAGATAATCAATACCAATCTTTGTCTTACTCATATAAAACTCATCATTTTTATCCTTACTAGGAATCATTACAATAGCCGACATTGCCTCATCATATTTTCTTATGATTTCTTTCCTCGTTTCATAGCCTATCATGTTCTTTTTATAATCTTTGTCCAAAACAAAGTTTTTATATTGTAATGTATTCAATGTATTGTCATAGTCAATAGTTATTCCTTTTTCAATGGCATAAGATTTTATATTGGCCATATCTATTGTACTGATATCGTTTAATTCAGACTGTAGATCCTGAAAACTTTGATTGGTTGTCGGAGATTGATATGTCCCATTTTCTTTGATTCTATTTGTTAGGTATCTTGATAAAAGTTCTATTTTCAAAACAGATTCATTTATTTCATCCTGAAAGTCATTGGCTTCTATCTCTTTAAATTCAAAATCCAATACATTATTTTTATCCGAATATTCCTGTATGAAATTGTCATGGAACGTCTGACACAATGTTAATAGAAAGACATCCATATCAAACTTATCATTTCTGCCCTTTTTTAAGCTTATTTCATATGTTGTAAGAATAATTCCTTCCTTTTTTGAACTTATATCAATACTAATCCTATTTGATATTTCATCCACTGTCGTACTTTCAATCTTAAGTTCTTCCATTGTTTGTTTAATGTTTTCGGAGGATATTAATTCATTGATATTAAAAGCTGTTCCATTTGGATTCAAACCATCTGATCCACCTGGATAATTTACAGATACCACAACCGTTTCTGTAGAAAAGCTTTTTTTATAAAATATGAATCCTGATAAAATGATTGCAATGATACCTGCTAACAATATCCAAATTTTTGATTTATATAATAGTGAAAGATTATCTTTATTCTTCATTCTATATCCTTTCTAATTCTGTTCATAAGCATATGCCATAGGTATTAGGCATAAAACAATGCTAGTAAAAAAATACCAGGCCGTGTTATCGGTTAAATACGTAATGGAAATGTAGAACATACATACGAAATATAACAATTTAGTTTTTATTCCATATTTCTTTATCCAGTTCAATAGATAAATACAGCGGAATACAATCCAATACCAGAAACCCAAAAATCCCAGTTCTATATAATTCGTCAAAAAACCATTATGTAGAGCTCCTATTCTTGCTAGGTTCAATGTTTCATGTGTCTCGGTTTTAAAAAGTTGGGTAATAAACTCAAAACCTCTCCCTATAAAGAAAGGTGATATATTATAATAAGGCTCGATAAATTGGTATAACTCGTTTCTTCCCATTGTATTAATTGCCATTTCATTTGTAACCAATTGAAAAATTTCAAGCCTAACTCCAATAATATATAAAAAGCCAAGGATACACATGTTAATTCCACAAATGCTCATTATGAGTGATTTCGTTTTTTCGTCTTTTATTAGATAGAGTATACATACCAAAATCATGGTTACTGATAAAGCGGCAATCGCAATTCGTTTAAAACCTATGATAAAGAAAACATTACTCATCATTAGCCGAAGCATTGTTTTTATACTCTTTTTCTCAAAAAATATGTAATATAAAATAAAAAAACCAAATACAAAAGAGCTATCATGAAGTTCTAATAGTTTCATAAAGCCTTTAGCGTCGCCGGCATTTCTTATAAAATAATTCACGTCTTCTAATGCTTGCTGAACTCCACTTTGTCTAAGTGCTAGGCAGAGTGCTCCTAAATTAAAAAGTATGAACGCATCAACCGTATAATCGATACTTTTTTTACCAAACATATAGACTGCGGCTCCGGCTACACATATCGTAATCACTTGATATCCTATTTTTTCATACCCTCTCAAAATATTACCGACAGATTCCGTACGATATATCCATATAAAAGTTGTTATCAGAGCAATTCCAGATAAAAGTGTCAAATATCGTTTTGTGATACTCCATATATAATCAAGCTTATTTATATTCCCACTAAAGAATATTACGCAAGCAGATATGCAAACAAATATGACACTCATTATTTTTAGGGAGGTTAACTCTGCATTATAAATGCTGAATAATGAAGTTGCCATTAAAAAAACATATATAGTTACAAGGATTCTGTTATTACTATAATTCTTCTCCATACGATTTATAATGACCGCCTTTCCTATCTTCCTACTTTAATAATGCAATGATTGGGCAAAATCAAAAATATTTTTAAAAAAAGCAAGGTTATCATAACCCTGCCTTTTATAACATCTGTTTGATTGCATCAAAAATCAGCTTACAATTGTTGTTTGTTTTTTCTCCAAAAAACTGGTGATATCTTTCCATATAAGATTCTATATTGGGATTCTCAAAAAAGAAGATTATGTTCTGTTTTAGTTCTTCTAAGGTTGCAGAGACAGGCCCAAATTCGTTATATTCTATATAACCTTTCTGATAATGGTATGTCTCAAAGTCATCTTGGTCAAACTGAAAAAATAAAATCGGCTTATCTTGATATGCCATATCAAAGAATACGCTTGAATAATCTGTGATAAGCATATCCGCATCCTTTAATAATGTATGTACATCATACTCCTTAAATGAACATATTTCCATGTTGCTTTGGTCTGTACTAAAACAATGCAAGAATCTCTGTGACTCATAATGAGGATAAAATAGCAATTTATAGCCATTTCGTTTCAAGTCCTTATTTAATTGGACATCATTCAAGACCATGTTGATTTGATGGAAATATTGAGAATCTGTAAAAACATGTTCTTCACATTCATTTAGCCAGTTTCTCCATGTAGGCATAAATAAAATCTGTTTCTCATTAGTCTGTGTGGTCTCACCAAAGTCATCATATCTACACATTCCTAAGAGTTTGACAATATCCTTTGGATGACCATAGTGTTTTAAAACATATTCATATTCTTCGTCGGCAGAGCAGATAAACAAATCCGTATGGAATTCATCTGCATGGTACCATTTTATATTGTCTTTAATAATTCCATGCTGTAGAAAGACTTTTTTCCCTGGAACCATATGATATTTATTCAGCCAATGGAACACAACCATATTCGGCGTACATCCTTGGTCATGTGTGCTAATCTGGATTTTTGAAATCACAAGATATAACATATGTTTAAAGCTCCTGTATGGGATAACATTTTCATATTTTCTAACTTTTTCATAATCAGCTGATGCTGTATCAATAATGAACCAGGCATTAATCTCTTTATGATATGTTCTTATGTATTTAAAAAAATGATATCCATTATCTCTTGCGTCCACTCCTCGTTCAGAAACTATCCATATGTCCTTCAAATCAGGATTAAACATGGTAATTGGTATTGATATTATTTTGCAGAATGCCATATACAGGATATAATAAACAGCCAGACAGGCTCTTTTAATTCTCAACATATAATATTCCTCCCGCTTTTGTCTTTACTAGCCAACACAGATAACATATACCCGGGACTATAGATGATAAAAATCCAGCAATCATAAAATTCAATAAAGAAGATTTAGTTTGGCATATATATAGTTTTGGTATAACCAAAAACACAAACAAAATCATGGAACAACCCAAAATATTCATTTTATACCATGTTTATAAGAATGATTTAGGGCTTATCCTCAATGCCTCTTTATATAATAGCCGTATTTTTAGTTCTGCCTGGATTATATAGGACGATAACGTTCCAATAAAAATACCTATCATACCAAACTGAATGCCTAAGACAATAGATAACGCCAGATTAGCCAGGCTACCTATGATTGATATGTTTTTGTCTTTTTGGAACAATCCACTGGCCTGTACCATAGTCCAGATTGGATTCTTGATGCTATCATAAAAGAAATTGATTGATAATATAAGCAGGACTTCATTACCTAATTCATATCCATCTCCGTAAATCATCTGTATGAACGGTGTTGAACATCCACAGAACCCACATGCAAATATAAGTGAAGGAAATAGAATACCTTTAATCATTTGTTTTAATGTCTTATCACAATATTCCGGTTCTTCTGTGACCAATATATTCCCAATACTTCCTTTTATTGCATTTTGTATTTCACTGAATATTTGTGATATACCGTTTAGGATCATCGCATATTGAGAATAATACCCAACTGAAACTGTGCTCACTATTTTGGAAATTAAAATGTTGTCTGTTGAATTTGTAATTTTCCCAGAAATACTCCCGATAATTGTATTCCTTACATCTTTTAGGATATTGATTGATTCCTGCCATGTAAATGATTGGTTAATTGGAATATGACTATATATTCTTTTTACCTCTTTGGCGGTTAGTATATTTGTAATGATGGTGGCCAGCATCTCTATAAGAATATAGGCAAGAAGGCTTCTACTCACAATAATTGTAAATATACTTATACCGGTCATCATCAGTCTTGTTATGATGGCAATCTTATGTGCAACATGATTTTTTTGGTCCGCATATAATAGTAACCCGTTATATGCAAATAAATAAGAACTTGCGGATCGGATGATATAAACAAAAAAGACCAGTCGGACATAAATTGTATTGATATGGATGCCATTTAAAAAGAATTCTATATGATATCCGACGAACAGACCAATCACCAAAATAATAACAGATATCAATGAATATACCTTTTTAAATAGGTTCATCAACTTTCCAATTCGCTCATACGCATTTACTGCTAATGGTTGATATAAATGATATGTAATAATTGTTCCAATTCCCAGCTCAGTTAGCGATAAAAATGCAATAATCTCCGTAAATAAAACATTGAGGCTCAAATCAACCATTCCAATATTTTTCAACATGAAATATCGTATAATAAAGTTTGAAAAGATTGTAATGGTTTGTAATATGATTCCATACTTAATGTTCTTTTTACTTCTGTGTATTCTTTCCTGTTCTTTTTCCATATATATTACCTGACTTCTTGATTATTTGATATGGAATTCTTATTAACGTGTACTTCAAATAAGTAATCCAACTGCACTGTTTCGCATACCACATGATTTTACTTAGGATATCATCTTTGGCGGATGGTAATTCTTGTAATTCCTTTTTGTTTGTTTTATAAATGTATTCATAACCGGCCATTGCTTTTTCTGGATGTTTTGTTATCTGGTCTCCGCTGTGTCTGTTATATATAAAGAGGTCTTCATCCAGACATCTAATTTTATATTCTTTACTGATTCGGATCCACATATCATAATCCTGCCTTGCTGGAAGACCAACTGTAAAACCGCCACATCTTACCAGTGCTTCTTTTAAAAGTAAAGGCTGCGAGGTTGAGCCAATATAATCCTGTTGCAGTAAGTCCGATGTAGTAACATATTCTTTACAAGGAACATTTGCAAAATAAGGCGTTTGGATATTGGTATCGCAATTATATACGGTTCCTCTTACAGAAACCAAACCTACACCATCAGAAAAAGCATCCACCTGCATCTGTATCTTGTCTTTTTTCCATTCATCATCATCATCCAAAAATCCAATATAGTACCCTTTTGCATTTTTTATTCCTAAATTCCTTGCATAACAGGCTCCCTTATTTCCATTACACGATATATATATCAGCCTTTCGTTCCACTCTATTTCATTTTGTATTTCAACAGAATAGATAGAATCTTTTTCATTATCATCTATGACCAAAATTTCTATGTTATCATAGGTCTGCTTTAAAACACTTTCAATCGCTTTTTTTAAATGTTCAACTTTTCTTTTATAAGTTGTAATCACCGCTGATACAAGAAATTTATTCATGATTAATCACCTTTTCATATTCCAATATTGTTTTTTCTGCCACTGAATCCCAATTGAAATTTTCTTTAATATAAGCTATCTGCTCTTGATTTTTAATATTTCCTGTAATATCTCCTAGATATTTTATATACTGCATTGCATGTATCAAAGACTGTTTATCTCCTACATGAAATGGATATGTGTATGTTTTCCCAATCGCCATGTTTTCAGGTATATCACTTACAATACACGGAATGCCATAACTTAAGGCTTCCAGCAATGCGATACTCATCCCTTCAATACTACTTGGGAGGATAAACGCTTTGCAATGATTATATAACTCAGGAATCATTCTACCGTCCACAGCTCCCAAGAAAATGATATCTGTATTATTTTCAGTTGATTCTTTTAATTTAACATGATATTCATTACCTTTACTTATTTCACCTGCGATTACAAGTTTTTCATTAGTATGGTTTATAGATTTATATTCCAAAAAAGATTCAATCAATAAATCGATGTTTTTTTCTGGTACAATCCGTCCCAAATAAAGAAAATAATTGAACGGTTTGATTCCAATTTTATTTAGTTTGACTGGTTCAAGAAAAGACGGCGCTTCAACTCCATTTTTAATTAGTACTGTATTTCGATTATATGTATTTTTGAAATATTCTTTGTCACTTTCCGATAGCACAATAATTTCATCTGCATACTTAACCGCTATCCGTTCTCCAAATTTAAGATATTGTGTAGCAAAACCGGTCCATTTAGAACGTTTCCAGTCAAGTCCATGAACCGTTACGATTATTTTCCTGCCAAATATTTTTTGTATCCAAATCATAGCGCTTGGACCAATTGCATGATAATGAACAATGTCAAAATGTTGGAATAAGGATAACATGGTTGCACTTAAAGAATAAAGAAATGCATTTAAAAATCCATAACTCAATGTTGGAGCATGCCTAACAGTAACTCCTTCTATTTCATTGATTTTTTTATATGGTTTATCTATCTCAAACCGGTCATAGACCGTGACATCATTTCCCATCTTCTTCATTCTTGGTGCTAATTCAGAAACAACACGTTCAACACCACCTTCCCTGGTCATGAAATGTTTATGGCCAATCATTGCAATTTTCATACTCTATATCCTGCCTTTCTTATTACTTTAAAGTTAATATGTAAGATAATAAAAAAGAGGTATATATGATGAACAATTATTTAAAATAAGTCATACCACAAAAAGCACCTTATGGTGCTTTTAAATTAATCTCTATTAAATTGGTCCCTTGTATATAATTTATATCCATACCCACTTAACTCTTCGTTAGAGCGGTTGGCAACAATAAGATCTGATATTTTAGCGAATTCAGAAAAATCATTTACTATTTGAATATCCTGAAATGATGTCACACAAAGTGTAGGTTCATATATGACCATGTCAATATTGTGTTCTTTTAGCCGGTTTATAATTCCAAGAATGGATGATTGTCTGTAGTTATCCGAATTCTCTTTCATCACCAAACGATATATACCTACTTTTTTTGGATGACGCTTTAATATCTGCTCTGTTATAAAATCTTTTCTAGTTCGATTCGCATCTACAACTGCTTTTATTATATTATTTGGCACATCTTTGTAATTAGCCAATAATTGTTTTGTATCTTTAGGTAGACAATACCCTCCATAACCAAACGATGGATTATTATAAAAATTTCCTATTCTGGAATCCATACAAACTCCTTTTATGATTTTTTTAGCATCCAGGTTTTTAGATTCTGCGTATGAGTCCAGCTCATTAAAAAAGGCAACCCTAAGGGCTAAATATGTGTTTGAGAAAAGCTTTATCGCTTCTGCTTCTGTTGAGGTTGTCAATAAAATCTCGACTTCTGGATTTAGTGAACTATCTTTTAAAACATTGGCAAAATCATTTGCCTTTTCTGAATTGCTACCAACAATAATTCTTGATGGATGTAGGTTGTCGTATAAAGCCCTTCCCTCCCGTAAGAATTCAGGCGAAAATATTATCTTTTCAGTTTTATATTTCTTTTTCATACTTTCTGTAAATCCAACCGGCACGGTTGACTTAATAATAATCGTTGATTTAGGTTCTATCCTGCAGATATCCGCTATCACATGCTCAACCGAAGAAGTATCAAAGTAATCTATATCTTCGTCATAGTTTGTTGGTGTTGCAATTATTATATAGGTTGCATCCTTATATGCTTCATATGGGTCTACGGTTGCTTTTAACTTCAGGGCCTTATTTGCCAGATAATCTTTGATTTCGTCATCTTCTATTGGTGACTTTTTATGATTAATCAAATCTACCTTTTCTTTTATTATATCTAACGCTACTACTTCATTGTTTCCAGATAGTAACACTGCTAGTGAAAGGCCTACATATCCAGTACCTACTATTCCTATTTTCATGACAAATCTCCCTTTACATCCCTGTTCTTTTTAGTACAGATACAATTGTTTTTAAAATAATTACAAAATCGTACCAGATGGACCGGTTCTGTATATAGGTAAGGTCCATCCGTACCCATTCGTCGAAACTTACTTTGTTTCTACCATCACATTGCCAGATACACGTAATTCCACCCAGAACATCTAATCGATGATATTGGTATTGATTATATTGATTCACTTCTTCTATCAATGGAGGTCTTGGGCCTACTACGGACATTTCTCCTTTTAGTACATTTAAAAATTGTGGTAGTTCATCAATGCTTGTTTTCCTTAAAAATTTTCCTACTTTTGTGATTCTCGGATCATTTTCCATTTTAAAAGCAGGTCCATTCTGCTCGTTTTTATCCATGATTTTATTTTTTTCTTTATCCGCATCAATCTTCATTGTCCGTAATTTATACATAAGGAATGGTTTTCCGTTTTTTGTTAATCTGGTCTGACAGAAAAAAATAGGACCATTATCTTCTACTTTGATGAAGAGTGCAGCAATTAATATAATCGGAATTGAAAAGCAAAGCGCAACTGACGAAAATATGATGTCAAAAAATCGTTTTAAAATATCATAGATGGGTTTGTTTTTATATTTATATGATTCATACTCGATTAACTGTAACATATCGTTTTGACCTCCTTCATCAAAAGTATGTCAGTAAAGGAAAAAATCATATTATAAGATAATAATATTATATAAAATATTCTCGGATTGGTTTACCATAGCAAATTACTAATTATTATATATTTATATAGCTTTCCGAAATAAAAAAGGAGGAATACGATGGATGAAATGAATCGAAAAATAATAGGAAATCGTATAAAGGAATTAAGAAAGAAAAAACATTTGACTCAGTTCCAACTAGCTGAGTTGGTTGATGTATCTACTGTTTATGTCAGTTATATCGAAAATGGGAAACGGCAGTTAAGTCTAGACAATTTAATTAATATAGCAAATGTTTTAGAAGTATCATGTGATGATATCTTAGTCTTAAATCATAATACACGGGCTTATCATACTGATATTGAAGATTTATTAAAAGATTGTAATGTATATGAAAAAAAAATTCTTGTTAATTTTGTTCAGTCTGTCAAAGACACTCTTTCTTTTAAATCAAATTCAAAATAAAAAATGTGTACATCAAAAGAACTCTTTAAATTTGAGTTCTTTTTTTATTTGTTTCAACTATGCGTTAACATCTAAACTCGCTGTTTATTCAATTCATTTCATTTAAACGATATAATCATATTATAAAAAACAATATGAAAGGAGCCGTATATGGGAGCATATGGTTTTATAATAATAAGTCAAAGAACTATACAACTCTCCTTATACAGATTACGATATGTCCGATACTATTCAAATTTCAACCGAAGAAAAAAAAACAAAAATACGTGAACGGTATAAAGGTATTAGTATTGATAATCTTGATGTAATTCCAGCTATTCCAACTGAAGATTTTTATGATGAGACAAAAATAAAACGTGTAGGTGTTTATGCCAGGGTTTCTACAGATGATCCCAGACAGACGTCCTCTTATGAATTACAAAAAAATCACTACCATGATATGGTAAACCGCCGACCAGACTGGAAGTTGGTTGAGATATATGCAGATGAAGGTATATCTGGAACATCGCTTAAACATCGAGATGATTTTCTTCGAATGATTTCAGATTGTGAAGCAGGTAAACTTGATCTTATTGTCACGAAAAGTGTAGCACGTTTTGCAAGAAATGTAGTTGACTGTATTGGATATGTTCGTGCCCTGGCTGCAATGAATCCACCAATTGGAGTATTTTTTGAGACAGAAAATATATATACCTTAAATCCAAATGCTGAAATGAGTTTAAGTTTTATATCTACATTAGCTCAGGAAGAAAGTCATACAAAAAGTGAGATTATGAACGCTTCCATTGAAATGAGGTTCCAACGTGGAATTTTCTTATTGCCTGTATTACTTGGATTTGATCATGACGAGAATAATGATTTAATCGTTAATCATTCAGAGGCCCGAATCGTGAGACTTTGTTTTTTTGATTACTACCTAGGCCAATCTAGCAATGACATATCTGAACGATTAGTTAAGCTTAAATGCAAAAGTAAAAGAGGCAACATCTGCTGGTCTCCTAGCGTTGTCTTGTCCATCTTACAAAATGAACGTTATTGCGGAGATGTATTGGCCAGAAAAACTTTTACACCAAATTATTTGAATCATAAGTCAAGACGGAATAGGCAGGATAGGAATCAATATCGTCAGAGAGACCATCATGAAGCAATCATTCCGAGAGATATTTTCATCGCGGTACAACATATGATTACAAACCGTAAATACGGAAGGCAGAGCCACTTACCTAATCTTTTTGTTATATCAATTGGTATGTTAAAAGGATTTGTTTCAATCAATCCAAGATGGAGCTTCAGAATTGAAGATTATATAAATGCCTCCATTAGTGTATATGATGATATTGTCAAAATACAGTCTAAACCATTGGAATTAAGAGTAAATCCTGGTGATTTTGATTTAAGTAATTACGAAGTAACTAATTCTATTTTTATTAACTCCAAGCGTTTTCCAGCTTTATTGTTAAGTCATTCCCAATTGCGCTTTTCTCTAGCTGCAATCCAGCTTTTAGGTGGATGTCCCTACATACAGATATTGATGCATCCTGGAAAATATCAGTTGATAATCAAACCGGCCACTGAAGGTGAACGTAATGCTATTAAATGGAGTGATACCATTCAGGGTAAAATCGTTCCTAAGTTCATAAGTGGGTCTGCATTCATTCCTACTCTTTACAAATTGTGCGGATGGAATGCTTCTTACAAATACCGCATGGTGGGATCGTTTTATAGGACCATGGATACAAGTATACTATTTTTTGATTTGAGGGACACAGAGATTCTTATTTCAATTGATGAATATGATAATAAAAGTAATATTGACCTGTTTGTAACAAAAAAATATGTAAAAGCATATCCAATTGAGTGGTGCAATTCGTTTGGAAAAAAATACTTTGAGTCATCACAAGATTTTTTATTTAAGGATTTATATAGTGAACGATTGGAATTTGTCCCTTATTATGCTTCATGCAATCATGTGAAATCTTATACAACAGAACAATTAACTCAAGAAGTAGAAAGGATTGTAAAGGAATTAGAAATGGAGAGAGATAATGAACACGGAACAGAATATCCAGTACTTGCCAGCACTGATACAGAAACCAATCTATGAACAATATAATTTTGCGATTCCTAAAAAAACTAATTCATTTGACTATTCCGGATATCAGGTTGTTCGAGGTGAATATTTTACACAACGAGATCAGCCCACGATTTGCATCAGATATGAATACTTTTATGTAAATATGATATGTCTGCGGCAATTTCCTCAAATTGACTATATACAGGTTTTAATAAATCCAGAAGATTTAAAGCTAATCGTACGGCTCTGTCCTGATATCCAAAAAGATGCGTTCCGATGGTGTTCCTCTGGAAGGAGGCGCATACCATCCCATATTTCATCTAATATTTTTTTAGGAAAACTATTTGATTTATTAAATTGGGATCCAAATTATCGATATTTGTGTACTGGAAAATTAGAGAAATCCAGTCAAGAACAATTATATGTCTTTGATTTAAAGACTCCGAGAATTTATACTAAAAAAGCAAACTTAAATGGTAAGAAATCAAGAGCTCCAACCTATCCTGCTAATTGGAAGGATCATTTTGGAGTAATGGAACCGGTTCATAAAAATTCGCTTCAAATTGAACGTTTTAATGATTATGCTGTCTTCGGGATAATAGACCCAATCACAAATGATAATTATATTAATGCTAATTCTAGTATGGAAAGTGAGGAAAATAATGATAATGAATAGAAATTCAAGACGTGGTAGACGTAAAGTAATGGAGTTTGAACCTAATTTTAAATTACTCAATTTGATACAGCCATTAGATGACAAAGAATTGGATTCATTAAAAAAAACCATCTTGAAAGACGGGTATAATGAGCCGATTTTCATATGGCATGGTATGATTGTCTACCACTATGAACAGTACCTTATCTGTAATAGCCAACAGTTATCTTATTTTCGTATTGAGCTGGATTTTGACTGTGAGGAAGAAATAATTGATTGGATATGTAAAAAAGAATTACAAAGAAAAGATTTGACAAATGAACGAAGGAAATATCTTATTGGTAAACGATATTCTTCCGTGGTAAGTATTCGTAAAGAAGAAGCCGACACATCAAGCTTACTGCTTAATAATGATGAAAACACATCTTCAAAGCCTGTATTTAAGTATAAAATTGCAGAGCAAATAGGCTGCGATTATTCTATTTGCCATAATACTGTCTTAAAATACATGATATATATGAATGCAATAGATAATATCTTCCTTAAAGATAAAATTGTTGCCGAAAGAATCCTGTCTGGTAATTTAAAGGTATCACATGAGACTATCATTGAGATGTCCAGACTTCCAAAAGAAGACCTTTATTCGATTCGGGATTTTCTACATAATGAAAAAAATACACGAATTTGTTTTCCTCAAATTAGAAATGAATTGCAGTGGAAAAAGATTTTTATTGCTCAAGAAAAAAGTTCCCAAAAGCAAGATTTTCCAATTAAAAAAATTCCACAATATGATCCGGATTCCGAAATTTCAAGTTTGGCACTTACCATACCATCATGGATTGGCTCTATTAGCAGGACCCACACACGAACTAACTTTAATTTAGTTACAGAGAATGGCCGCATTAACTTACAAAATCAGTTAGAGTCATTAAGGCTTACTGTAAATGATATTCTTCAGGATATAAAGGAGGAAGTATGATATGGATAACGAACTAATTAAATTTGTTCCTAATGTCCATTTTGAGCAGATACGTATTAAAGATTTAGTATCCAATCAGGATTATCAAAGGAATATATCAATTGGTCATGTTAAAAAAGCAGCTGAACATTTCGATCTTTATCAGATTAATCCTGTTAAAGTTTCCCGTCGTGATGGAATAAACTATGTTTTTAATGGACAGCATACTATTGAAATAGTAGCTCGTGTATCCGGTTCCAGAGAGACACCTGTTTGGTGCATGATCTATGATGATTTAGTTTATAAGCAGGAAGCAAATATCTTTGCAGAACAACAAACTTACGTAAAACCATTACTTCCATATGAAACTTTTATGGCTCATATAGAAGCAGGAAACCCTAAGTATTTACTTATAAAATCATTGGTTGAGTCCTATAATCTTTCCATTGCTCATGGTGGTACACATACCGGGATTAGTGCAGTATCGACCCTTGTTAATATTCATGATAAATATGGCATAAAAACACTGGATCATGTTTTGCAGTTAATCATATCGACATGGGAAGGAGCATACATGTCATTCTCTGCTAATATGCTAAATGGAATTGCAAGGCTTATTTCTACTTATGGTGACCAATTAGTGGATGACATTTTTATAGAACGCTGTGGCAGGGCATCAATCAAAGAAATAGCAAGAACAGCAAAGGAACGACGGGATGGTTCACTTGGGTTTTCTGAGACACTTTTACTTCTTTACAATAAAAGGACCCGCAATCCACTCTCTTTTGAAGCTCTATACACTCATAAAAAAGCACGCACAAAAAACAAGAAAGAAACAAACCCAATCATTGAAAATAATGAAATCACAGATAGAATAGAAGCCCATAAAGAAACAGAAACCACAACACCAGCCATTTCACCATCATCTGATTTAAACAATAGTAATTCATCTCAAAACCCTCAATTATATGCTGTTATATAAAACAAAAGAGCGGATATCCGCTCTTCTGTTTTAATATTCTCTATGCTGGTCTTTAAGATCATCTGGTTTTGTCGTCATTACCTTATAAAGGTTATTGTTTGTTGGGAACTTATCGATAAATGGTACGATTGATTTTCCTGTATATATTAATCCTTGGCCAGGATCGGAATTTGTAATATAGCTTAATTGTGTTGGGCTTATATTGAGCATCTGTGCCAGCTGCATCTTATCAATTGGTGACTGGTTTAACATCAGGATGAAGTCACAGTTATTGAGTATTGCGCAGGCTTGCGGAGAAGCCAACAAGTCACCAACGTTCTGTGTGATTCCTGTTGGTATACCCTGCCACTTACGTGCACGCTTATACACCTGCTGTAAGAATGCTGCAGATGATGCTGTCTGCGTCAAAAGATAAAATTCATCCAAATAGAACCATGTATATCTGTTAATCTTTTTATTTTCAATAATCTGGTTCCAAACTGCATTCAGACAAACCTGCAGTCCCATTTCCTTCATTCCATCACCGATATCCTTGATATCATATACAACAAACCGGTTATTTCTTTGGACATTAGTACGATGTGCAAATGTATCCAAGGAACCGATACAGAAACGCTCCAATGATAATGCTAACGACTGTGCTTCATATTCTGGCTGGCTTAATAGCATTTCGTAGAAATCTTTTAACGTCGGAGAAGCTGTAATATCACATGTGATGTTTGGATTCTGCTTCTGAACCTCCTGCATATGTTTCAAATATGGCTGATACAAGATTCTGACACAACGGTCAACAATCGATTTCTGGTTTGCACTTAATGCCCTCTTATCTCCGGACATTGTTTCACATAGGCCTCCAATGAAGTCACATTTCATGGCTATTGGATCCGATTTTCCATCGTCAGAACCATAGTTGATATCCATATCCATAGGATTTAGGTATGTAGAACCACCAGCAGCAATCCTTATGACAGAACCATTTAATAATTCAGCCAATGGAAGGTACTCTCGCTCTGGATCAATGATATAAATATCATCATCTGTGTTTAGAATGACATTTACCATTTCACGTTTTGCCGTAAATGATTTACCGGAACCAGGTGTTCCTAAAATAACGCCATTTGCATTTTTTGAGTTTTTCCTATTGAATAAGATAAGGTTCTTTGAAACTGCATTCAATCCATAATACATACCATTATTTTGTGTGAGCTCTTGAGAAGAAAATGGAATGAATATGGCAGCAGATTCAGTTGTTAATAACCGGTCTGTGAATACATCGCACCTACCTAATGGCATGGCAGATGATAACCCTTTTTCCTGCTGGAAATTCAAGCATTTAATCTGACACATATATTTGCCCATAATGGTTTTTAACTGCTCCAGGTTCTTGTCAATCTCATCTTTTGTATCAGCTAAAAGTGTGATTACAAATGTGGCTAAAATCAGGCTTTGGTTTCTTGATGTTATATCATCCATTAATTCCTGGGCTTCCCGCTGTGCCTTTAAAAGTTCCGGAGAAATAAGTTCTGAACTATATCCAGATTTTGCAGCACGTTTCTGTGCATCTACTACGTTGGAATTAATATTAATCAGCTGATTCTTAAGTAATGTCATAGCTTTATCTGGCCGTAACTTCTTGAATATGATACTCATCAACATATTTGCATTAAGTTCTGTGATTTCAGTCAAAATGTTTGCATTAATCCAGGTTGGTAAATTATCAATGAATAATGTTTTGGCATATTTATCACCAACCATGCAATAATCACGTTCAAATGAAAACGAGGATGGCCCTATCAAATCTTTTGTCGTCAATCCCTGTTTTATCATCCAAGAGAAGTTGAAGCTTTCAACATTTTTGTCTGCCATTTTTATTTTCTTGTAAAATTCATTACCACTATTTCCATCACCATAGATATCAGCCAATACTTCCAACCGTTCAATTGCCGTCATTGGCGCAGTATCAACTCCATTGATACGTTTAATGGAAGCACTCACTTCTGTATCCAATTTAGAGAATTTTGTAAACGCCTCATCCACACTTTTAGCTTGTATAGTAATCGTAATGTATTTTTCCTTTACAATGTTATTTCGTCCTTCCTTCATCTTATCACGTAACATTGTATTGTATTCTTCACGATATTCATTCAGATTGTCTCTTCTAAATGGAATAAGGATTTTTTCCCTGACATGTTCCTCATCAATATTCCTATTGAAAATTGTTAGCTGTATACGAATATCGGAATCAAACGTATTTAGGAAATCCACATATCTTTCAAATATATTTCTTTGTTCATCATCAGTAGCTACTTTAAAATTGACATCTTCCAGTTTATACGACTTTGTAAATACACCTGGTTCGATTTCAATGATTCCATTTTGATAAACAGCTAGATAGGGAATCGTATCCTGCACTGTTTTTGGAATATTAATACCACCTGATTTTTTTCCTTTTTTGCCTGTGTTGGTTTTCTTTTTTTGTTTTTCCTTTGGCTTTTGTTTTTCTTCTATCACTTGCGTTTCTTGAATATCATCAAAGCCCAAATCTCTTTGGACCTCGGGCTTCTTCTTTTTATTTAGCATAATGTCCCTCCCAATTTATTAATCAAAATTATTATGAAATTTGATTTGTTAAAATCAGGAGAATTTGCATAAAAACCCGTAAACAAAAGAACCGATTATAAAATCGGTTCCTCTTTGATTATTTATATGCCATATATTTATTATTTTCCTTGGCTATTTTCAACTCTTTTTTCTTCCTCTTTTTGTAATCAGCTTGGCTCATTGGTCTTGGATCATCCGTAATTGATGAAAATAGGTTCTTTGTTTTATATTTTCGATGATGTGGTGCAAGAATTGTACTAATAAACGCTGTCTGAAAGAACTTCTCAAATGGCATCCCGTATGGTTTATACCAGCCCATAACTAAGAATGGAGCGGCTATTACTGAACAGATTGTTAATGCGGTTTCTGTGCCCAATGATGTGCCTAATGCTTTATAGGCTACATATGACAGGGCCGCTCCACCAATAAAACAAAAGAGTTGTCTTGTTGTAAATGGGCCTACCAGCTTCGCATCATATTTCCTGATGTCTTTTGGAATAGGTGCTTCTAACATATTTTATACCTCCTTTATGCTCCTACTACTTCGTTTGCAATTGATTTTGATGTTCCCATTAAACCTACCATTGCTGCCATAAGTCCTAAATATTTTCCAAGGAACATTACATCTGTAATACTGATTCCATCTACAAAAATTCCGTCTCCTGCCAGAAGTGCGGAAGCTGTTGCAATTATTGCCAGCATCATGGCTCCTTGTACACTTATTGCTAACATTCTTTTAAGATATCGGATGCCTGATGAGTGGGCTCCACCTGTAACAACATCTGCACATCCCATTGGTGACATCATTGCCCTTAATACCATTTCAACCAAACGTGAATATGCCATAAAATATACGGCGATTCTTAATAGGAATGAAGCTAATAATGGCAACATTAATTGCGCAAAAACACCAATCTGTGTCCAGAAATTCATTGCTTCAACTGTTTCTGTTATGTCTGCAAGACCAATGGAAGTAATTGTTAATCCGGCCTGGATGTCTGCCATTAATTTTGTTCCGACAGTCATGAAGGTCATTGACCACTCTGTTGCATTACTGATTATAATCTGTCCAAATACAAATTTCATCAACAGCTTCACGAACTGCTCTGCATTAAAGGAATCGGATGTCATCTTATCCATAAGTTCAATTAACAGATGCATACAAAGCAGTACTGCTGCAATAGGAAGAACGACTTGCCCAATTGTCTCTATTAATGTTTTAATGCCTTCAATTTCTAATGGGTTTTGGTTAATTGAAGTTACACAATCAATAAGGAAATCACTTCCGAAGATTGTGTCCATCATTTTGATAATTATATCTTTCATTTATAAATCTCCTTTATATATCAGCTCCCAATTTTTTTAAGATGCCACTTATCGATACACAAAAAACTCCTCCTAAAAGAATCATTGTTCCTCTTGATTTTGCCTCTGGATTATCATCTTTAAATGCCATGATTAATTGTCCTAGCCCAAAGGCGATAAGAATCCACCCAGCTTGAGATACAAAATTCATAAAGCCATTATCTCCAACCAGGAAATTTTTCAATTCATCTGCTGCTCCTCCATCAGGACTAGTAGGTATATCGTATGTTTCTTTTATAACTTTGTCGGCATCACTAGGTTTTGTAGCTTCTGTAGCAAAAACGGTCAGTTTGAATATCATGCTTGTAAACAGAAATGTAAGAAAGGTATAAAAATAACGTAATCGGTCTTTTATTTTGTTTTTCATGTGGTTCTTAATACCTCCTTCTGTAGCAAATGCCTTTGGATTCCCAAAGGCATTTCGTTGTTTGTGTTTATTACATTGAAAAATCAAATTTTTCTACTTCAGTTCCTGTAACTGCCTTATAGATTAAACCGATTGCACATAACAATACTGCTACAATAAGAACTTGCATAGCCCTTGATTTTGAATCAGCATCTTCGCTTCTAAAAGCCAGAATTAACTGACCAAGTGCCCAAACTAATAAAACAGCACCTATCAATCCAAAAATCGAACAGACTAAGCTTACTAGCTTTGTAACCATTGCGATTGGGTCTACAGGATCACCTACCTCTGCAAATGCATACAAAGGTGTCAACACAAAAAATCCAGCTCCGATTAATGCTTTTTGTCCAGCTAATACAAACTTATTTGAGCTTGCAAACTCTTTTAACCTTGTATTTACCTGGCATAATTTGTTCTTTACTTCTTTTACCATGGTTTTTTTAATCTCCTTTTCTTTATTAATCAGCAAAGTCCAGAAGCTTTTGCTATGATAAGTAATGAATAGAGAAAAACTGCAATCCCAAATACTTTTAAAGAATCCGTTTTCATTGCACCATCCTCATTTTTCATTGAATAAATAAACATGCCTATTGCAATAACTAATATTGGATACGATGTATATCTTAAGAATGTAAGTATTCCTTCTAACATGGTTTGATCCAGCCTTTCACTTTCCTCGGCATATGTAGCAAATGGACTCATCAATATAGAAATGAACGAAATTCTTCTCACCATTTTTTTCATAGCGCTTGCCTCCTCAAATTAAATATGAAATATGGATTTTCAAAAAATGGTCAATTTCACTTAGATGTACAGAAAATGATAAAAAGATTTCATAAATAATTCAAAATGGTCCCAGATAAAATCCAGGACCATTTTTAGACTACTTACTATTCAACATTATAATTGAAATCGATATCTCCGGTATCTTTATCAATATTTTCATTTACTATAACTTCGCCTTTCTTCAATACGATACGGCTTACTGCATCCTTAACTGAATGTATATTATTTTCTTTAAAAAGAACTCCCATATCTTTTTCAGTTCCAATATATTCAATTGCGCCAGGTGTTTCGCTCAGGGATGCTGGTTTAGTTGTTTTATACTTAGCTCCGTAATTCAAAATTTCACTTTTACACACATATTTCTGTCCTTTTGGTGAATCTCCACTCTCATGAAAATGTGGATGTTTTTCCAAATCATATTTTTTTCCATAAAACGGATCCATACCATTGATGATTAAAATACATTCATCTTTTGGCATAGTTGATATTTCATTCGGGTCAAGTAGATTACGGCCGGTTTGATTCCAGCTTAGTCCTGAACCACCACCTTTTGAGCTCCTATTTTTACTTCTACCTCTGTTTGTAATTGTCGCTTTACCTAAAAGCTTTGAGATATATTCCAATGTACTATATTCCTGACCGCCTAAGAATAAGAAAGAATCACAGTTACCAACTATTGATTCCCAATCATCCTTGTACATGGTTTTAATCTGAGCCAGGTTCTGTAAAATGATTGTACAACTGATTTCGTATTGTCTCATGGTAGCTAATTTTTTTGTAAAGTCTGGAATCTGTCCAATATTCGCAAACTCGTCAAGCAGGAACCTTACTGGGTAAGGCAGACGAATTGCACCTTTCTGGATGGTGGCTTTCTGTAGTTTTTCCTGATATTTCTTAGCATCCTCTTCTGTATTAAACACCTTTTCAAAATTTCTTGCTTTCAACAAATATCGGTTGTTTTTTGTTCTACGTACATTTGCACGTTTGATTGATTCCAATAATCTTTTTGCATCTCTCTCCGTATATTTGTCACCCTTTTCATTCTTACGTGCAATTGCTAAGACATCATTTCCTTCTTTGATATAGTATTCAAATGGACATTCGTTTTCAGCATGATAATATAAAGTTTCGAATAATTGAGAATACATCATGGAAACTAAGAAGTTATATGTATCATCAGCTGCAGGAATTACTACGAAAAGTGCTGTTTTTTCATCTCCGACAGATTTTAAGTTTAAATCATCCTTCATCGTAAGATTTTCAATCTCCTTCAGGTTAAATACGGTAAGCCGGACTGCACACGAAATCAAGATTGATTTTAAAGTTTTTCCAGCACCCATTTTAAAGGTTTTATATTGTTTTACCGCAATGCTATTTGGATCGGTAGCTTCCAATTTGGCAAATAGTTTATCAAGTGGTGACTGCGCATTTGGATCATTTTCATTTACTTCTGCTGCCTGCAGAAGTTTCATTACGTTTGTGAAGTTCTTATCTTCATCTGGAATGTTTTTGTTGTCCTTCAAATAAAAAACCAAAGCCTGTAACAAAGCTGTTTCAGATTTTTCCCAGAATGGATCTCCGCCTTTTTGTCCATTGTTGGTATTTTTAATCAAACAGTTAATCATCATCAATACTCCAAGGTCATCCCTTATATATTCAAATGGATTATAAGAATTGGAATGCTCCATGTCGACTAAATTAAATACTTTAATTTTATAGCCATGTTTTTCAAGCATCTTTCCTTCACTTTCAAGGATTTCGCCCTTAGGATCGGTGCAAATCAGGCTGCAATTTGCCTGGAGGATATTCGGTTTAATCATAAATCTGGTTTTTCCTGATCCTGATCCACCAACCACTAAAACATTATTATTACGTCTTGTCTGATGTGAATTCATGCTTAAAGAAATATCCTGTGTCAAAATTATATTATTAAATGGATTCTTCATATCTGTATATTTCTTTTTGAATTTGTCGATATTTTCTGACCACTTAGCTGAACCTGCTGGGTCTGGGATTGTTTTTTTATTTACTTCTCCTTGAATTTTTATATATAGTCCAGCAAATGCAAAAGCTCCCGAATAATATAAAAGACATATGAATGTACTTCCATTTATTGTGATGTTCATTGGATCAGATATAAGCGACATGAGGCCATTAAATGCAGCCGTAATGATATTTTTATCCTCTGCGTATGATGGGCCTGAATGTAGGGCTAAAAGAATTACAAAAATAATACCTAATGTCAATGAAAAAACTATGGTGAATAAATCTTGTTTTTTAGGTTTCATACCAATCTCCTTTTCCTTTCATTTTTATGAAATTAGTATGATTTTTGTCTTATCTAAAAACCAATGATATGATTCAGCTTAAATAAAAAAGGGCATCTCTGCCCTTTTACTCGTCTCTATCATCTCGATTATTATGATTTCTATCAAAGTAGTCATCTGGTTCTTCATAACCTTGGTCATGATTAAACGGATCTTCCATATCTCTTTCTTTATCCCGTTCTTGTTCGCACTCTTCATAAGCTTCTTCCAGTTCCCTAGCTATACAATAAGGATCTTTCACCTCTTCGAATAAATAGTCCTGTTCAATTGTTTCCATAATTTCAGCAACTATATCTTTATCGCCTAGATTATCCAATAATATTTCTTCGATTGCCCTTGGAGAACTCTCTTCTGCAATTAAGTCAAACGCATCCATACCTTCTAAGTTCGAAACCAAACTTTCCCTATTATCATTTATTGTCTGTATATAATTATTATCTAATTCACTAATTTCCGATGAGATTTTAGTATAAGCTTGGGCCAATGGTTCTTCTCCATTATGAGTGTATTCTAATTCATGGTTTTTGAATTTTCTTCCTTTTTCTTCTTGTTTTAATTTATCAAACTCTTCCTGACTTAACACAAGTAATGTTCTATTATCTGCAGACATATTCTTTAATGAAAATATATCCAATTCTTTATCTGCGCATTTTGTATCGACCAACAGATGTTTATCTGCTTTATCGATTGATATATTAGCACCTATTTTCATGTAAGTATCCCTATCCAACTCATATGCAAAATCTTTTCCATCTGGAACAATTGTGGCAGGAACAACGTATTTTATGTCATTTAACTCATTGATTTTTTTTGTAATTTGTTCCTTTGTTAGCTCATTCACATCTAACTTTTTGATTTCATCAATCAATTTCTCTCTTGCTTCTTTTGATACTGTACTATTCTTAACCAGATCAACAAGCCGTTCACGTACATCCTTGTCAATATCCATTTTATTTAATACGGTATAGACATATGATATGTTTCTTCTATCTCTTTTTATTTTATCAATGTCAAGAACTTTTTCATTCAGTTTTTTTCTATAATCAACCCGTTGGTTATAATAATCCATTATTCCCTTTGAACCTTTTGTATTCTCCATATATAACTGCTTTGCCAGCAATCCCTTAATAATATTGGGTATGGAATATGGTCCTGACTTAACAATCTTATTATTATCCATTTTTATTTTGCGTTCAAGAGTGGATTCAAGAAAACCCACATCAACACGTGTTTCTCCATTATTCTCATAGTATTTTGGGAATAATGTAACTTTATTTAGCGGATAATCCAGCTTTGAAATATCGGATAGCAGCTGTTCATACTGTGGTTCTGTTAAACCTTTTACTTCTCTCATTGGATTGTCTTTTAGTTTCCCAACATATTCATCTGATATGATCCTATCTATTTCCGGTAATAATCCAGCTCTTGCCAAAGCTTCCGATACTACTTTCTCCACCTGTTCCCTATGATTTGAAAAATATAATATGCTCGGAATACTATTTTTGTCATCATCATCAATGCCGATGATTGTTGCTGCAAGCCGCTTTTCTCTATTTAATATATCCTTTGTAATTTCCACTATTTCTGGTGAAAGCGCTCTCGTAACTAGTTTATCATTTTTTGATGTATTTGGATCTAGGGCATGATTAATAATCAGTTGTCCAAGTTCCTTTGTCCCTCGGTTTTTTAAAAAGGCATCTAACAGCCTTGAGGCTGCATCGATAGAAATGCCCATACTTCTAGCGATGACTTCATAACCTTTTGACATGGCTTGCATGTCTTTTGCAATATCTCCCAATTATATTACCTCCTTTTTATCGTGCAATTTCCTCATGGTCTGCAATTGACCTATGAGCTTCCAACTCGGTTCGTTCATTATTAATTAATTCACTTACCTTATCATGTGATTCATAAACCGACGCCATGGAATATGCTTGTTCCAAATCACTTAGCAATTCCATTTCTCTTGTATCTAATTTCTCATCTATTTCTAGCCAGTCAGTGAAATCTTCATCTTCCCTCATAATGATTTCATGAACAGATGCTACAATATAATTTTCTAAGTTTGTAAGATTCATACCATTAAAATCATCTGACATTAAAAGAATCTGTTCTCTTTTGCGGTTTAGCATCTCAATTAGTGATTCAGACATCTGCTTATCCCGCATTTCTTCTGGCTCTGCATATATAGGCATTGGGTTTTCCTTATAGAACTGTATATTCCTTGGTTCAATCATGATATCGTTTTTAAATTGATTGAACTCAGATACTGTCATTGGGACTAACGTATGATTCAATCCAATAAGACGACTTGCTATGAACTTATTTAAATCATTTACATTAATATCACTTTCGTAATAATCAACCATATATGCCTGATCCATGAAGACGTTGTAACTATCTTTACCAACAATCGCTGGTACAAGATAATAAGGATTATCTGATTCATAGTACATATCAATAATGTTCTGCATCAGCTCCTGATTTTTCTTTTGTATTTCTTCATATTTCTTTTCTTGTTCTGGCTTTTCAAGTATAGCACTGGCTAATATGACTGAAGCTATTTTAGGAATAGAAAACGGACCAGTCATCTCTTTCATTGACCCTTTTTTCATCATGATGGGCTCTGTTTTTGCAAAGAAACCAACATTAATCGTATTGTTCTCCTGCTGGCTTGGAAAAAGGGTAAACCTCATTTCATATGGAAGTTTCTTTATGTTTTTTTTCATATTTTCATAAATCACTTTCCTTACTCCTTTAATTTCCAACATAGGATTCGTTTCCTTTATTGCGCGTGCAAAAAGATCCGCGTCTTCGCGTTTTATTTCTTCTGCAGCTCCTGAAACTGCACAGGCTTCTAGCAACAAACGGTTAAATTCATTTAATTGTCCAGATAGAACTAGTACACTGATTTTGTCATTTTTTCCGTAAATCCGTCCACTGTCGCCACTAAAATCAATCGGTATTATACCAACTGATTCCCTTTTGCATATGTCAATCAGACTCTTTAAGGCTCTGATATCAACTGATTTTGAGATTAGTGTTGAATTTCTGTAATCTGGCTTCAGATATGCCTGGCATAGTAATGATACCTGATTTTTAAATTCATCGTCATCCAGTGCCTGGTCAACAATTTCTTTTGCAGGTTCTGGGTTAGATAGCGATCGTATTAATAACTTTGATAGTATGTTTCTTAATTCGGTATCGTTTAATTTGTTCATAATCGCGCTCCTTTGATTATTTATAATTATTATGTTTTTTTGTTTTCATTAAAAAATAAAAAAGAGAGGATCTCCTCTCTTTTATGGTAAAATACGCTAAAAATGTCACTCTTCAATTTTTTTACTGATTTTTTCGTAGTCTTTAGCAGCCTCTACTTGGCCGAGAATTCCAATCTCTTTATCGTTCATCGCCTCTTTTGCGCGTTCTGCTTCATGTTTCCAGAACGGATCATATTCTTTCATATCTTCCCAGCTAGCCAATATGTACCTCTTTTCTTATTTTAATTTCAAGATTGAACAAATTTCTGCTACCGCATCTTCGATGCTTCCATTATTATCAATAATGTAATCACAGAGCTCCTGATTTTTCTTTTCATCATCGAAGGAAACAATTCGGTTGCATGTATCTTCTTTGGTTGTGTTTCCATCAATCAGCCTCTGGAGCATTACATCGATCAGCTGCTTTCGATCTCTCTTTACATACATGATGACAGTCTGATACTGCATCTTTAGAGCCATTGCACCTGAAATATCAATAGCCATAACGCAGTGCTGGCCATTTGCCAGCACATTTCGTATACTGGCTATCTCAGTACCATATTTCTCTCCAGCATACACCGTTGTTTCTGCAAAACGCTCATCTTCCATCATATCCTCAAATTCTGCATTTGAAACGAAATGATAATAATCATCTCCATCTCTTGGTTTTCTGGTAGTTGCAGATTTTGGCCGGTCAATTTTTTCATGCTGAATAAGTTCATTAAGTAAGGTTGTCTTTCCAGAACCGCTTGGTCCCACTAATGCAACCACTGTCGGTTTTCTGAATGAAATACTGTTTTCGGCATAGGATTCCTTAATACAATCAACGATATTAAGGAATTCATTGTAGTTGTTGATAGCTAATACTCCAGTAATGTGCGAATTCCATGGCCTCCTGTAAAGTACTGGGTATTTTGCATTGGATGACAGGATGTTATGAGCTCCATCATCAAGTGCAAAATCAACATTGATCACATCTTTCCGATATGCCGGGATGATGTTTTTGGGATTGATCTGCGGAAAAAATTCTTTGATCTGGTTGATTCGAATATTGATGGATTCAGGTTCAATTGCTGTAACAATAAAAATCTCAACCTTTTTACTCAATGCTTTAATAAATTTCTGTGCACCTGGATAAGGCTTTTGTAATTTATAGAATTCTGGATCTTTAAAAAAGCCTAACAATGGTTCCGCTCTTGTCCCTGATAAATTCCATGCTTTTACTTCATTAACATCCAGTGGAGGATTAAATAACTTCTTCTCATTTGCTATCTCGCACGCCAATGAAACACATGGTAATAAAACATCATCTACATCGATTGCTGCTGAATATCTATAATTTTTCATTTTAATGCCTCTCTTTCGTCCTCTCTTGTTATACTCTTATAAAATGCCAAATATTTGCAATCATAAAACAGTTCCATGGCCGTATTTAAAAGGGTATCATCGAACTCGTTATAAACCAGATATGATTCTGTTTTTATATTTCGAATCAATTTTGATTCCTCACAAAAATCAATTGCATCTGATTTAATTCTTCTACATATTTCTGTATAATCTGGTTTGTCCTTCTTCTCTTCCCTCAATATTAAATTTAAAATCCTCTGCTCCTCATCTGTATCAATCCAGATTGGGATGATATCTGCCTTATCCACATAGTATGTAACAACTTCTTCATACTGTTTTGGACAAATGACTAAGCAATATACTTTGTTTTCTTCAACATTTTCTTTCATGACGCCAAAATGCCAGTTTCCATATTTGGTTTCAAAGTGTATTTTTCCTATTACAGGTTCTTCTTGGAATTCCTTTTCTGACAAAAAGAAATAATCCTTTCCATCTTTTTCACCTGGACGTGCTGGTCTTGTTGTACATTCATGTAATGGTGTAACACCTAGTTTTATTAACTCTTCTTTTAAAGTGTTCTTACCTGAACTGGATTTTCCCATAATCAAGTATAATATCGCCCTCATGTCTATATATCTCTCCTTCTTTTCATTATTCTTATATAGTATGGAAAGAATATTTAAGTCATAAATTTTCAAATAATATTAATTCAACATGAACCGATTTCATTAAATTGTCACATACTATCAGTGAGCCTGCCGTAAGGACTTAATAGTAGTGCAACGAAGCACTCATACCGCAACGGGAAAGGAGCGCTATCCGAATGGATAAGCAAGTATTATTATACGAGTATGAACAAATCTTACTCGGAAACAAGACTGGGTTTGCACCCTACTATTTTAAGTATGGCGATGATACATCGCAGAACTATGCCTTATATATAATTAAATTTGCTGTTGAAACTTACTTGGGATGGGATCCTTGGGATTTCAAGAACCACTATAATCAAGAAATATCAAAACAACTAAAACTGGAGCCTTTAATGAAATATATTGATTACCCTCCAGAATTAGATAAGACAAAAGACTATTATTATTTAGCTGCTTTAATTTATCCTGAAATCATAAATATTGATATTAAGGAATTAGTACTAAGGACATATAAGGATGTTCTGGATGGAAAACTATGTAAATTCCCAAAAGAATATCTTTCTGGTACTAAGGGAATGATGAGAGCCAGTATATGTTTACAATATATGCTATCTCAAAATTACACATTCTCCAGCATTAAAGCCATGTATAAGTTCTTTTCCGAACCAGCTGGTTCAAGAGCATTAAAAAAATTCAGGCTAAGTAATATCTGCAATGAAATATATGAACATCCCTTAGATTATCTACATGAGTCACTCCCAAAAGGTCAACAGGATGAATATTGGTATCACTTCTTCCGATTTAAAGTGTTTTATAGTGCACAGCTTAAACAGATAAAAAAACAATCAAAAGTCAAGGCATAATAAAAAGACCGTTTAAGCGGTCTTTTTTATATTTAGCCTTTCGAAAATTCTCTTTTTCCCAGCCTGGTATAAAGATTTAATCTCATTATCTCCTGCTGTGGATAGGAACATATCCAAATCTGAATATCCGTAATTTGCTAATGATATTTTGATTTCTTCTGCCATAACGGTTTTGAAATCCGTGATGAACTTTTTAACGTCAGTAATATCATTCTCATTGAGTTGTTTCAGGTATTTTTTTGTCAAGAAGTTTGAACAACGGTTAATAAGGGTTCTTTCTTCCGCATCGTCTAACGCCTCATAAGTAAGGCATTCCACACATTGCTTTACGGAATTAACATATCCAATTTTCACCTTTCCTGGTTTTTCTTTACCAATCATGTCCGGGTCGATTTTTTTTGCCTTATCTGAAATTTTGGGACTTTCCACTTTAGCGGGAATAACGCCTTCTGGTTTCTTTACATCCTTATTAATATCAAACAGCTTGGATACCAGTTCCATAGTCTTGATTTTTTCCTCATCAGATGGGTTCTTTATAATTACATAAAATTTTGTCCCATCATCAATCATTTCAACATTCATATTATCTCCTTTACCACTTCTTTACCATACTGCTGAATTTCGAAACAATACCTGTAAATAGATCCTCTGAGGATTTAATGAAAACAAAATCATTTCCATACATATCATGCAATCGTTCAATATCAGCACCAATTGCTACACCTAAGACATTCTGGTTCTTTCCTCTAGCCTCTCGAATCGCATCCTTCGTATCAGAGTATCCGCTTATGGAAGAATAGGCATTACATGCAGGTTGTCCATCTGAAATCACAATCATGACTTTGTGGGTCTCTGGTCTTTTTTCAAGAACCTTTGAGGCATACCGAATGGAATATCCATCAAAGTTATTTGCTTCTGCATGGATTGAAGTTAGCTTCAATAAGTCGTTTGGTGCACTGGACCACATTGCATAGTGATGATGCACTACATCTGCATTTTCACTGGCACCTGACGGTTTCTTGACATAAGTATCAGCAGTAAAACCCATGACATATAACGGAATCCCTAACTTTTTAAAGATTTCAGCAAGATTGATTGCTGCTGTTTTGGCACGCTGGATTCTTGTTCCGCTCATGGAGCCAGATTCATCAATAACTAGCATGACAGCCATATTTGACTTATCTTTTGGATCCACCTTCTTTGTGAATACTTTTGAAGTCACGGTCCCACTGACTGTCTTTTTTAGGCTCAGCTTTCCCGAGGATTTGTAAACGGTTTCTTCGGCATCTTCTGCAAACAATGCTTTCAGTTTCTTATAGCTGTTGTTGATTAAATCTTCATATTCTCCAACAATCTTATTATATCCTACAACCGCAGATTCTCTGTTTGTAAGGGAAGTTGTAAGGTTTGCGCATTTATAATTCCGAGATTCATATTTCTTAGTGACGCTTGGAAATTCAAATGGTTTCTCCAGAGAGGTTTCAGTTGCTGCCTTTTCATCGATTTCAGCGATTTCCAATTCTGTCCGAACTAATTTGTCAAAGAAATCACATCCAGCAACATCAATTTCATCTTCAATAGGGTCGTAATCATTGATTGTGGAAAGGTCTATCTCCTCTGTTTCATCGTAAACAATAAAATCCTCATCATTTCCATCTGCAGCCAGACCACCGCCAGACATTTCTTCCTCTTCTTCAGAAATAATTGTTTCTTCTGTGTCCTCCTCTTCTTTCATAGCATCGTAGAGTTCCTTCTCTTCCTTTGATAAATCTTTTACTTCCTTTATGGTTGTCTTTCTGGACGCTCCTTTTGTAAAGTCAGCTTCTTCCTCCAGCTCCTCTGGGTCAACTTTAGATCCGGAACCTCCACCAAGCATAGAACTTTTACCAATTGACATTCCAATAGCTGAAAGCATTTTTTCAAACGAGCTTAATGTTTCTTCTCCAATGTAAGTTAATTTAGCTTCTGCCTCCCATAACGGTTTTGAAATGTTATGTATTTTCAAAGCCATATCAGCTCTCTTTTTTGCATCTACTTCTTCAACTGCTTCTGATGCGGTTGGCACACATCTATAAAAAATGGTTCTTGCCGCAGGAGTTTTAAAACTTCCTTTTAATGGTCCCATATCGCCAAACTGCTGCAATGCCAAAAGGAATTCCTCAAACGGTGAATCTCCTGAATCAATCGGTTCTGCACAATCATATATCCTTTTTGTCGCATATCTTAGGCTCTGTAACAGAAACCCTCCAATGAAGGTAGGTGCAAGTGATTCAACTGCTGGTTCCTCAATAATACTGCAAATCAAGCGAAATACATTTCTTTCATACGGTTCAAGTGATTCTGCAATCTTATTCTGATAATCAAAATTCGTAAATTCAAGTCTGGACATCTCCTTTGTAAAGAGCCCAAACCGGAATGCCCTTGCTTTATGGTCATCCAAACCCTTTGTAAATCTGCTGTCTTTTCTAATATAGATGGCCCTATCTGGCGGTGGTGTAGTATAAGCCACCTGATTCACATGGTCCGGGACATCACGGATTGGAATTCTTTTCTTTTTAACTCCAAGATATTTCTTCTCCATTGCCAGTTTTTCATATAACCATTCTGTATCTTTCTTTTTCATTATATAATCTCCTTATTTACAATATATTCGAATCCAGTAAAAACTGGATTCGGTTTTATGTTAAAATAACCTGTATTAACACAGATTCTCTAATGGTCCAATCAACGGCGACGACGTCTTGTTCCTCCAAATTCTCTGAGGGAATCAATTACGTTGTCCTTCACACCTCTGGCTGCCTCCAAATCAACTTCAGCAATCTTTCCAACAAGTGTATTGTTTAGAGCTGTTTTAGGGTCATCACCTTCCTGCATACATTCCAGTGCACCAAAACAACCTCTCAATGTAATGTTGTCGCATAATTCTTCCTGGGACTGTTTTGGATCCTTTAAATACTCCATGATTGAAGTGTATGCGTCGTAAACATAACGGCACTTATCCTTTTCATATCCTTTTGATGCTAAAATATCAATAAAGGTTTTCTTGTCAGGATCGTCTAAAATGTATGTACATTTAAAACGAGACGATAATGCCTGGTTTAATTGTTTTGAACCAGCGGTTCCTGTATTCATCGTTCCAATAATGACACATAGAGGATGACGTCTAACCGGTTTATATCCATCTTTCATTACGATAAATGGATACTCAATCGCTTGGCCTAACGAACCCATTACAACTGCAGGATCCGCTAAGTTGATTTCTTCACAAACAATAATTCCTCCATGTTCATATGCTTTTAAAAATTCAGTTTCCACAAAGTCAATTTGGCCATTCACAACCTTATTCTTTCCTTCAATTGTATCTTCTTCCGTATTTTTGCTAAAAGGGATTGAAAATACTGGGAGCTGCGTCATTGCTCCTACTGCATTCGCTAATGTCGTTTTACCGGTTGCTGGTCTTCCAACCAAAAGGATGTTGACATAATCGTTACTAATTGCTTCAACACCTTCGGCTCCAGAGTTAATTCTGTCAATTACACGGTCCAATCGATATTTGATTTTCCTTACAATTGATTCTGTTGCTTCTGTCTGAACATAGGTATCCAGCATTTTCTTATCTGGAATTTTCTCTTTTTCTTCTTCTGTCCAAAATTCATATTTTACAGTATAGTCTCCACTGGTATCTTCACCAACTTCAGGCATTACTTCTGTAGCCATATCTAACTTAGGTGAAATGTCTGCGAATAGACTCATTGGGTGGAATACTCCTAATGAAATTGCCTCATGAATGATACTCTCCTTTAATTCATTTGGAAGACTTTCGATATTCATATGTCCTTCAGCTTGCACAAATCCATAGTAAAATGCATCACAGAATAGTAAAACTGCTTCTTTTACGTTCGATCTCTCTTTGATATTTCTAAAATATCCTTTCAGTTCATCCGCGCTATCTGCCCGGCTATTTCCTTCTGATAAAGAAAATACAACCATGGGAATTAAAATTGCATAATCATCTGGTGTATTTCCAACCCATTTAATGTCTCCACCATCGTAACAAGCTTCATATGTAGCACCATTATGAGTGAACTTGGTGTAAATCGCTTCGTCATTTTCATAAGCCACAACACTGTTTTCAATAAAGATTTTATCTAAAATCAGTCCAACGGTTGAGTAACGTGCTCCTTTATTTATTTCTGCTGGTCTTTGTAGGCTCTTAATACCTGACGCTCCTGTAACATTTGTTTTTGTATCTGCAAGCTCAATTGTTGTCTGTGTTATTTTATATAATAAGTTAGCTGTTCTTTTAAGCATTTCAAAATCTCCTTTATTCTTTTATTACATTTGAATAATGGTAGATTTATAATTCAGATAACTCCAAAACAAAAAAAGACAGGAAACTGTCTTTTAATATTAATGAACTCAAGCTGTTTTAGGTCAATGGAATGTATTCGAATCCAGATATTTGAATTAGTCTCTCCTTTAGATATGTATTCCGTGCATCTTCAGAATTATTTTTTGCTGCAAGCGCAGCTGCTTTTTTACTACCAACAAGTTCTTCTTCCGCACCTGCTCTTGAAGCTGCTGTATAAAACATCCTTCGTTTCATAAAATATATATATTCTGGACTTACAACAACAATCAAAGCCTTATATTCACTGCCCTGGCTTTTATGAATACTGATGGCATATGCTAGTATTAGATACTCATATACTTCCGAAAAACGATAAAAAGAAGTATGTCCATCATCAAATAATACTTCGACCGTTTCCTCATCATAATCAATACCATCTACGGTACCTGTGTCTCCATTAAATACACCCATTTCCTCATTTCCTAGTTCATCTATGGTGATACGTTTATAGTCGTTTTTTATATTCATGACACGGTCAAACATCCTTAATCCACTTGGATTGTCAGGATTCTCTTTCGTGGCTGGATTGTATCGTTCACGAATTTTTTTGTTGATTGCTTCCACACATCCAAACCCTTTTACTTTAATTGGAGATATAATCCCAATTTCACTTGGCAGGTATCGTTTCAATAGCCTTAAATAAACCTCAACAATATAATCAGGAATTTCTTCTTTGTCTAATGTCGTGAATTTAAATGTGTCATCATATATATAACTACTTGGGCTTTTCCCTTCATTGATTAATTCGGAGTTTATTGCGATTGCTCCTGCATTTCTAAAACCTACTGTCAAAAATGTCGTTGGTATCAGCTTACTATCGATTATATCCTTTAAAAAGTTTCCTGGTTCTATAGAAGGTAACTGGTTTTTATCTCCAACAAGTATTAAATTGCATTCCTCTGCAAGCCAGAATAATGTTTCTGCTAAAGTAATTCCAAGCATGGATGTTTCGTCCAGAATGATTAGTTTTTTATTTGGCATGTTACCTGTCCGTTTAATTTCATTTCTATAACGATGGATTGTCATTGCCTTATATCCAGTTGCTTCTGTCATACGTTTCGCTGCTCTTCCTGTTGGCGCTAATAGAACTATATTATCATCATCATCCCAACAGGAAATAATGGACTTTATAATGGTTGTCTTTCCTCTACCAGGTCCACCTACAATTAAGCTTAATCGGTTATTAAGGCTATTTTTTATGGCTTCGACTTGTTGCGGTGCATACTCAATATCATCTTCGTCCTCAATTCTATGAATCGTGTATTCGATATCAGCTTCACTGATTTTTTTCACTGGTTTCTTCTTTAGCATGGAAATAATTCTTGATGCAAGTTTGACCTCCGTTAGATATAAATCCCTTGAATAAATTCTGGTATCATCAATCTCAATCGTCCTGTCGGATTCATCTTTAGATTGAGCTTCCGCCAATACATCACTTAGCAAATCAATAACCAATATAAATCTGTCAGCATAATCTCGTAACTCGGTTGATTTTTTCTTTGATGAGATATATTCATCCATGTTGTTATTTCCAGCCAGTAATTCATTTTCAATTTTACAAAATTCTTTTTTTGTTATTCCATCCGGTTTCTTCAGGATTAAATCAGTTACTTCCTTAGCCAATTGGTTCATATCAATAAAACAGTGGGACTCTTTAACTGAGACATATTTCAGGACATATGTAGCTGCAGCTTCAATTCGTTCTTTCGAATATTCCTTGATTCCAGAAGCTAATGCTAACTTATCTACTTTTTTAAAACCAAATCCATCAATATGTTCAATTAACCAGTATGGGTTTTTTTTGATTTCTTCGAACTTGTCAATCTTACCTGTGCATGCTGATATGATTTTATCTACTTGATCAGATGTTACATCATTATTGAAATACTGAAACACAGCAAGATACAGCTGAATATGTTCAGTTTCATTCAATGATTTTGTAATCATTTCAAGTTTTTTCTTCTTAATTCCCTTTATATTATAAAGAATTGTTGGATCTTTTTTTATTTTGTCAATGCAATCATCACCATACTCATCTACAATTTTTTTGGCTAGTGATTCTCCAATCCCTTTTACGCATTTATATAGAAAGGTAATGGTTGGAGACTCTTTTATCGTTATTGTATCAATTTGTATTTGTTTCCCATATTTTGGGTCATTCACCTCACTTCCTTCCAGTTCGATTTCCAGTCCGTTATAAATCATTCCTGTTATTTTCCCTTTTGCAATCTTCTTCTCATGCGTCATATTATCTTCAAAAAGAATACATGCCCAATCTCCTTTTTGTGAAAAAATCTTTGCTATTTTTCCATAATATTTTTCTGTCATTTTATTCGTTGTCGGCTCCTTTCATATTTTCACTGCTATATTTAATATGTCTTTTTTACTTAAATATAAAAAAGCCGCATATGCAGCTTTTATAAATCATAATCTTTTAATCCTGGAATAATACCGTTTAATATGCTTAGCTAGCATCTTGGATGATATTTTTAATTTTTTTCTCCATTCATTATCCTCGCAATATTTATAAATGTCTTCAAGCTCCATTTTTGATACATCTTTTTCAACGGGAATCGAATCCAGTACCCTTTTTCCAACAACATCATAGATATTTTCTTCGGCACATTTAATTAGATTCTTGGCAAGCTGAAGGCTCTCCATTTGATACTGCATTAAAAACAAAGAGTCTTTATTCTCTTTTACGGCATTTAAATCTGTAAGCGCATTACGATGTGCCAAAAGCAGTTGTGGGACATCTGCATGAACCGATTGATGGACTTCCATAGGATTACAGTAATTTCCTACTGGAAAGTCATTGATTGTCTTTCCTTTATATAGATGCATTCCTTTTTCAATATTTTCAATAAACTCTTCCGGATGTTTTTCTATTACATCCCAGGCATCATTCAAGATACTAACAATTGTCATATATCCCATATCTATCTCCTATCTTTTCTTTTTGTAATTGAATATGCAACCTTATATGATACATAGCACCATATGGCGAATGGAATAATGGAACTCCAACTTGGATTATTAAAAAACAAAACAGCTCCTGGCACTAATATAAGTATGTATAAAATCAAATATGTAATCATGTATCTACTCCTTTCATTCATTACACTGTCTTATTGTTTAGTATGTTGTCTTTAAAGACATGATAAATGGTTAAGTTTTCTTGTTCCATTACTTTCTATCCTTCTTATTTCAATCACATAATAATTGTGTGTGAGCGAATATAAGAGTATGAAAGAGAGGTAGGAAGATGGAGGATAAAGAATATATCAGTAAAGGATTTTTAACATTTTATTTTATGCAGGATGGTCTTGCTGCCAAAAAAATAAGCCGAGAAGACTACATATCGGCACGGTTTCCTATGTGGAAAAAAGAAGAATATGAAATGATTGTAGAACTCAGATTTACTAAATCAATCGCCACAATGATTGAAGGCTCAAATTTTATCAATATGATAAAAAGCGGGTGTATTAGCAGTTATGATGGTAATATTGAAGAGATCTATGTTGATGGATATTTAAGCAATCTTGGAATTATAGCAGATACATTTGAAGATGGGCAATTCCTTGTGACCATGGACATTTTTGAAGAGATTTGCCGTGAACATGAAGTCCTTGTTAACTGGGCCAATAAATAAGGAGAAGATTTATGCAAATTATAGTTAATCAGGAAACTGAAATAAGGTGGAAAGAACTATCAAATATAAGTATTAATAATACGATTGAGCTAGTTAATAGACGTTCAGTTAAAAAGAATCTTGTTTGAAATTTTATAGCAGAACCCTTTATAACCGTCTATATTCATGTACCCTAATTCAATTATCCGGCTTATCTTTTTTACATAATCTTTTTGATAATGATACGCAGAGAAATATATTTTATGAATAAAATAAAGGAGAAAAAATGGAAGTAATTAAAATTAAACAAATGGGTGGTCTTAAATGTGATAATCCAAATTGTAATTATCGAGACGATAGCATATCTGTAGAGGACTATCCAAGTTATGTCAATAAACCATGTCCTCTTTGTGGTTGTAACCTGCTGACAGAAGCAGATTATAAAAGTTTCAAAAAAATATTAAAAACAGTAAGTGTAATTAACCGGATATATAGTTTCTTATCCAGATTTTCTGTAAAGAAAAACATTCGAGAAAATTCTGAAGCCGAAATGAATATTAATTTTAATGGTACAGGAAAGCCTGATATCATTGTCAATGAAAAAAAATAAAGCCGTTTCTACGGCTTTTTTGTATTTAGTAAGTAATCCAGACACCCTCCTTATTAACTATATATCCATCCGGCGTCACGCAATCTAAAAATAGCTTCCCTTTTGTTCCATCAGAGACTTCATTGAAATAGTACCACTTATCATTAATCTGATTCCATCCGGTCACCATTTTTCCTTTATATCCATCTGACTTTTCATTTAAATAAAAAGTCTGGCCTGTATGGTCCGTTATCCATCCAGTCTGCATGATTCCATTTGCATCGAAATAGAACCAATAGGCCTGGTCTCCACATGATAAGTACTGCCAGTCAATTGCTGGATTGTTCATTGTCCCAATATATTTCCATTTACTGTCTTCTAATACCCATGTCCCATCCATTGTTACGGTTTGTTTTGGATTTACTGTTGATTTTACGGAATTTTTTGAAGAAGAACTTCCAGACGATGAACCAGAAGAATTTGGTTTGTCACTCGTCTGCGTGTTATCTATATTATCAAAATAAGAATCATCTACTTTTATATCATCTGAGCAATGAAGATATATATAATCTGTAAAAGCTTTGATTGCTGCATCTACATATGGGATGTCAGACTCTTCTTGAAGATTGATCTTGTAATTCCCAAATAACATATCTACTAGAGCATCCTCTTTTAAGATTTTTTCAACTTCGTTATATAGTTTTTCATATGAAATAACCGGAGTTTTAAACTGGTTATTGATATAAAGATCATATCTTTCTTCAGGTTCACAGTCATAGAGGTACAAATAATATTGATCTATTGCCTCTGACAAAGCCAGTTCCTCATTCTCAGATAGCATTGTATTTATATTAATTGCATCTATATCTGCAAGCATCTCTTCTTTTGTAAATTGACTGTTTCCGCATAATAATGACTTGGCTGCTTCATTTAGGTCATCATTAATTTTATATCTGTTTTTCAGGTTACCAGTCATTTGTACTAAATCTCCAGCCCAACTTCCAAGTTCACCGAATCCGCAGTAAGCCATATTAATGGCGCCTATCATATGTACAAACTGACTTTTTTCGTTCATATAGGGCGTCTCAAATAAATTATAATTTCGAAGAGATTTTAAACTTGGATTCTCATCATTAACAAAATTGGTAAAACCAACATTTTCTTTACCGGCACAAATCTCCCATGCAAACGAGTTGTATTGTTTGCTTCTGATATAAACCATAACTTCTTTACGCACATCACCAAATTTTTCAGATTCTGTAGAAATTGATTTATATTTTTCTGCCAACGACTCTACTTCTTTTAGCTGGTCTAATTTTTTTGTTGCATTAGAATTTGTGGCTACAATATTGTTGTCTGCTAAGATTGGTGGTCCTGCATTTACAAACATCACATTCATACATGTTACTAAACCTATTAATACTAAATATTTTTTCATCCCATTCAATCCTTTCGTATTTTAAAATAGTATGATATATTATCCGAATCGTGAAAATTATTTTCACGAAAAAAGCCGCCTAAGCAGCTTTAGTTAAAAAATGTTGGATTTACAACTGTAATTGGACGATTAATCGATTCTGCATATTTTACACAGTTTCCAGTACCACCCTTTGTACCATCCCAAACAGCAATAACTTCATTTGAGATGTTAACCATATATTCGTTTCTTACTTGCATTAAATAAGGTTTATATGGGATATTGGATACAAGTGTTATCTGATCTGCATGTTTTAAAAGCTCATGATAGTGTTCCTGTGATTGTTCTGGCCATTTACATGGATGATTTTGACATGGAATTGCCGCAATCAGTTTGATATCATATCCTTCTTTTTTTAATTCCACAACCGCCTCTGCATATACCTGGTCCACACCTAATGCCATACCAGATACTGCCTTGGTACACTTCTTCTTAATCAGCATTTCTTTAAAATACTTTTTCATCGAGGTGTAATAATCATTATGCATATCATATCCAGCCAGTTTATTTGGACGATGTCCGGTCACTGAAATAATTACTTCATCTATTTTCATCTCCGAATCCCATTCTTCTATAAAATATCCAGCTTCTCGCAACCACTTTGCAACTAAACCACGATGGCAGAAGTCATCTGGCTTTTCGTAACAGATTAATGCAATATTCTTTCCTCCAGTCATTTTAATCAGTTCTGATACAACCTTGTGAGGATTCAATATATCAGTTACTTCTTCATTAAAGTGTTTGACATAGTAATCATTATCTTTTGTTTCTTTCCACTCTTTAAAAAATCCAATTTTAGGAGCCAATTTTTTATATTCAAGGCCTTCATATCCAGCCGGTGATTTTCCAGCAATTGATATCGGAATAATACTGTCTGGCATTTTTTTTGTTTTTGCAAAATAACTTGTATATATCATCTTTTACCTCCATTCAGTAAAAAATATCATTTCATATTTTGGCAAATCATCTGGGATAGGTAATTTAAGCTTTTTTAAAGCCTCATCAACCAAAGGTTTCTTACTAATAATATCTTCTATTCCAATTGATTCCATCCATTCGCTCTCATCATCTCTGCTCGATAAAATGTAGCCAAAGTATAAATCAGCTCCATTCATCGGGTCTGTAAATAACTGTATGTTTCCTTTTCTTGTTTTACATGTCCATTCTTCTCCTTCTTGAGTCCAAATCCAGTTACTATCTAATATTTCGGATCTCTTACTTGAAAAATCATAACCTAATATGGCATAATGTGTTGCGTATGTACTCATTGTTTATATCCTTTCTGTTATTTATTTTGTTTACTTATTCATCTTGTGTATTCGAATTTTTTCGTTTGGCGGCATTGTATGTAATTTTGTTATCATTTTGCCTGATTCTGCAATAAATATATATTTGCAATCATGTTGCCAGTTCGCATTGGCATTTAAATCACAAAAAATCAAACAGCCAATCATTGCTTCATTAACATAGTCAAATATTTTATCACCCATATAATCAGATATATCTGCAATGGCAATTAATTCATCTGAGACCCAAATCTCTGACATATTTTCCTCCTTCTGTTTTTCTTTATTATTAATATGTAATTTTATAATATTCGTAAAAGAAAAACGCCCGAAGGCGTCTTATATTTTACAGTTAAATCATACCCATTTTCTTTTTTAATTCTGCCAAAGCATCATCGACATCTGGCGTTGAATACTTTGCAAGAAGATCCTCTTCTTCTTTATCATTCGCACCAGTAAGTTCTGCTAAGGCCTCTTCTGCTGCCAAATTTGAATCAATTCTTTCAGCCATCTCATTAAATTTGCTTAAGCTACCTGCGATATTTTTAGATTTGATTGTATTAGCTTTTTGCTGACTTTTTGCCGCAATGGCTTTTGATTTAAGTTCTCCCTTCTTCATTTCCATTGCATGAATCTGATCTGCGAATGAATTTAAAGCACTCTCGGCCTTATTGAAAGCCTCCTCACATTTTGACACTACAGTTTTCTGTACTTCTTCTTGTTTTCTTCCTTCAGCTGCTTTCTTTAAGGCACTTCTTGCATCATCATCATTGGCTGCACGTACTGCTTTTTCTGCTATGCTTTCCCACTGTGCACATTCACTTTGTATTTCTTCCAATTTCTGTTTTTCTAGTTTGAGGTTTCCCTTTACTACAGCCGTATCCTTTAACATGACGGCGTATTCTTCTTTCGCATCAGCGAGGCATTGGTCAATGATTTTTTCTGGGTCTTCAAACCGATCCAGTAATTCATTTACATTTGATTTTATTATTAAACTTACTCTTTGAAATATTGTTGCCATATGTAATCTCCTTATTGATATTTATCTTTTAGTTCCTCATCATTTAATTTTTCTATTGGAGTTTCTAAGATTTTACGTTTTTCCTCAGCTTCTTGTAATTCTATCTTCTTCTTTCTGATGATGAGATATCCAATAACTGAAATTCCTCCAATAATTCCAATCACAATGATTGTTTTTAATAGGATGTCATTTCCTGTGGTGGTTTTTCGCATAATTCGTTCTGCTGACTTTTCAAATACGGTTGAAAAAAATTCATTATCATCTAAATTCGACGTATAATAATAGTCTACAAAATCATAAATTATTTCTTGTGCTTCTGTATCTATGACAGAAGAAGCCTGGTTCCCGGCATATAAATATCCTTTATATGTTCCGCTCTCGTATTCTAAAAATAGGAAAATCAGATGTCCTTCATCGTCAAACAGTGCATCATAGGTTTCCTGTAAATACTGCTCTGCCTCTGAATCATTTAATGTTGCGCCTTTTCCATTTACATTATCTGTTATGATGACATAGGGCTGTACTCCAGTCTTTTTGTAAAACTCTTTCAGTCCCTTTGTCATTTTGGCATCACTAGAAATCCAACCAACTTGGTCATCAAACCAAGACTTTGACTCTGTACAAGCTTCTGCACCTAAAGGTTCCCTATTTGTTGTACTTACTGTGATATCACTTCTGTTCATACCCTTAAATGTTATAATAAGGATAAATAGCATGATGATAATCATGAAAATGCTTACCAAACCATTATTTTTCCTGTAACCGGATGTATATGGTCTTGTTCTATATGGATTACTATAACCTCCATAATAACTATGCCTTGGCGGTGGTGTTGAATGATATGTTGATCTTGGTGGTCTTGGTGGTGAAAATAATGGTCTGGAAGCGCGGTTTTGACTAGATGTAGATTTACTATATGAACTTCTTCCTCTGCCTGATGAGTTACTGGAGCTTGACCTGCTTGAAAAACTTCTTGATGAACTGGAATGACTTGAACTGCTTCTTCCTCCAGAACTCCTACCTGACGATCCGCCTCTGCCCAATTCCATTCCTCCTCTCTCTTATTATTTGTGGTAATCCTACCTGGAAATAGTATGTTAGAACGTAAAACGGAACAGGCTTAAAAATAATGCAGCTTTTATTTAATGTTTGCAGATATACATATGGAAAAATAAAAAGCCTACCTCTGCTCAGGTAAGCTTTTCTATTTATTTTATTCTATTGTCTGCAATCGATTTAATTCTTGTTCTTATAATTTTTCACCATCTTTGAAAGTTCCACAATTGGGATTATCATAAAAGCAATTATGATTGCTACAATATATTCTTTTAATGAGATAAATTCAAACGAAAATGCTTCTCTTAAAAACGGAATATAGATAACAGCTGTTGTTAATACAAATGAGGTTATTAATGAACCAAACAATACGGGATTTTTAGTCTTTATCCGGAATATTGAATCATTTCTTGATCTCATATTGAATGAATGGAATATTTCCAATAAGGATAGTGTTAAAAATGCCATCGTCATCCCATCTGCACTATCTGCAATTTCCCACAAACCACTTTCCATATAATGACCAATAAAATAGGCCATAAGAGTTAATGCCGCAATTATAAATCCCTGAAAAACAACCTCAAATCCTACTCCTTCAGCAAAAATACTGTCCTTTGGATTCCTTGGTTTTCTCTTCATGATATCATTTTCTGCTTCTTCCATTCCTAATCCAATCGCCGGGAAACAATCCGTGATTAAGTTAATCCACAATAAATGAACCGGTTTTAAAATTGTGAAACCAAGAATGCTTGAGATAAAGATTGCAAATACTTCAGCCAGATTGGATGATAATAAAAATTGGATTGCTTTTCTAATATTGTCATATATTCTACGGCCCTCTGCTACTGCTGAAATAATCGTAGCAAAATTATCATCCGCCAAGACCATATCAGCTACATTCTTCGTGACATCAGTACCTGTTATACCCATTCCTATTCCGATATCTGCATTTTTAATCGAAGGAGCATCGTTAACGCCATCTCCCGTCATCGCTGTCACCATACCCTTTTTCTTCCATCCATTTACAATCCGCACTTTATGTTCAGGTTGCACTCTTGCATAGACAGAATACTGTTCTATTGTGTTTTCGAATGCCTCATCACTCATCTCATTTAATTGAGATCCGGAAATTGCATGCTGGCCATCTGATAAAATGCCAAGTTCTTTTGCAATTGCTACCGCTGTATCCTTATGGTCTCCAGTAATCATGATTGGCCGGATTCCTGCCTGTCTGCATTCTTCAATTGCAGTTTTTACTTCTGGGCGGATTGGGTCTTTCATGCAAGAAAGTCCTATATAGATTAAATCATGTTCAATCTTCTCTGGTGAAATGTTCTCTGGGAGCCGATCATACGTTGTAGTAGCGGCACAAAGAACCCTCAGTGCTTTATCTGCCATCTCTTTATTTTTTGAAATGATTTCATCTCTGATAGTGTCCGTCATATTGACAACTTTCCCATTCTTCATTGCTTTTGTACAACAACGAAGCACTTCATCCGGAGCACCTTTTGTAAACTGTATATAGTTTCCTTCTGTTGGATTTATATGTATTGTGGACATCATTTTTCTCATAGAGTCAAAAGGAGCTTCTTCTTTTCTTGTATATATTTGTTTTAACTCGTTTTTATTGATGCCATTTTTGAATGCATCTGCCACAAGGGCACATTCAGTTGGCTCTCCTATCACTTCTCCAGAATTATCATCCACTTCTGCATCTGAACAGAGCGACATTGCTTTCATAAGCATATCATCATCATCTGTTATGTGCTCTACAACTGTCATTTTATTTTGGGTCAAAGTTCCAGTCTTATCTGAACAAATGATCTGTGTACATCCTAAGGTCTCCACGGCTGTTAGTTTACGTATTATCGCCTTATTCTTTGACATCTTAGTAACGCCAATTGACAGAAGAACTGTCACTACTGCAGATAATCCTTCTGGAATAGCTGCTACAGCAAGCGATACAGCAATCATAAAGGTATTAATAATTGAACTACCTGTAATGGCTTCTCCCGTAGTATAAAGCCTAACAATATCAAAAATAAAAATAGCAGCACATATAGCCAATACCAGGATGGATAGGGTTTTTGATAATTGATTTAGTTTTACTTGAAGCGGTGTTTCCTCATTTTTTGCTTTTGTGATTGCCTCTGCAATGTGCCCTATCTCTGTTTGCATTCCAGTTGCGCATATTACAGCGACTCCTCTTCCATATACGGCCGTTGATCCCATATAGACCATGTTCTTTCTATCGCCCAATGGAATTTCATTTACTTCACTCTCTAACTTCTCACAAGCCTTTAATACTGCCTCAGATTCTCCAGTTAATGCTGCTTCCTCAACTTTTAAACTAGCCGATTCAATTAACCTGGCATCTGCTGGTATAGAATCTCCTGCTTCTAAAAAAATAATATCTCCCGGTACTAAATCTTCTGATTTAAGTATGATTTGTTTTCCATTTCTATTTACTTTTGATGTAGATGATGACATTTCCTGAAGTGAGGCAATTGCTTCCTCTGCTTTTGTCTCTTGATATACTCCTAAAATTGCATTCATCAATACAACAAAAAGAATAATGAATGAATCAATCATGCTTTCACCTGAATATAACGAAGTCATACCAGAAACAATCGCCGCGATTATCAACACAATTGTCATATAGTTCGATAATTCTTTTATTAATTTCTTTACCAGGCTTTCTTTATCCGGCTCTTTGATTTTGTTTAATCCATATTTTTCTTTTCTACTTTCTGCATCATCATCAGTTAATCCATTTTGATTGGTCTTTAATGTTTCCAATGTATCCTCTATACTCTTCAAATACTCTTTATTCATATTATCTCCTTTAATAATTATTTTCCTGTTTAATATGCAAGATTTATGTAATGAAAAAGAAGAGGTTGCCCTCTTCTTCGGTGTTTCTGTTATGTTCGCAGTCCTATTATTATCATTAAATTTTATCTAAAAGATTTTGTACTGTATTTAATGACTGTTTGACCTCCTCATAATTCAAGTTGTAATCATGGATTATATTCTCTGTACTATTTAAAAAACCATACAAAAATAGATAATCAAGATTTAGCAGTAATCCATTTTTACTCATTTTTCTGTTAAATATTTTAACGAACAAATATAGCATTGGAGAAAAACAGGTTTTGTTAAGCCCACATACACCCGCCATATTTCGAGTAATCAACCAGTTTGCAATCAAGTCCAGGTTTAATGTATCAGGTTTTAATTGATAATTATTAAAATCATGTATTTGATCAGGCCTTCCACATATGGTAAGGGTTAAATCCTTATTGTTCTTCATTTTATATAAGATACTTTTAAATGCATACGATTTATTAAATGTTTGTTTTGCCATTTCAATCTCTTGTTTATATTCGTTTAAAGCATCCAGCCCTGTCATAACATTTTCCTTCATGAATTTTATATTATATTATTTTAACATATTTCCCTCTATATTGCATCTCTTAATGAAAATGAAAGAAAACCATTTTTCTTACATATTTATTGTATGGAGGAATATATGGATACTACAAAAAAAATAATCATGATAATCATAGTAAGCATCGTGCTTATCCGTACTAATCAGAAAATTTTCAAATGGATTCTAAAAAAACAGAATAAAATTCATATTAATTTCCTATCAGGCATTATAACGGCCTGTATCATATTCATAGCAATAAGTATGATTGGTATGCAATTTGAAAATACAAAGGAAATTTTCAAGTCCATTTTAAAGAGTTCTGGATTATTTGTTGCCGTTGCTGGATTTGCAGCCCAACAAACCTTAAATAATATCATTAGTGGGCTCATGTTATCTGTTGCTAAGCCGTTTGATATAGGAGAACGTGTAAACCTTGTGAATTCAAATATTACAGGCATCATAGAAACAATCACATTACGTCATACTGTCATTAAGGGTTTTGATAACCAGCGTATCGTCATCCCAAATAGTGTAATCAATAATGAAATATTGAAGAACTCCAATTATGATGATTCTGTCATCGGAAATTATTTAGAAGTTACAATATCTTATGAAAGTGACATAAGAAAAGCCGTATCTGTGTTTGACTCAATCATCCAAAATCATCCATTAGTAATAACGAATGAATACCATAATCCTGGAGTCATTGTTAAGGACTTAACTGAAACTGGGATTGTATTAAAAGCTACCGTTTGGACTAAAAATGTTTCCGATAACTTCCAGGCTTCCAGTGATATCCGTATGGAAATTATTGAACAGTTTAAACATGCTAAAATTGAAATACCCTATAAAAAGATAGAGTTGATAAGCCGCAAAAATGAAATTAAAAAAAGAAGGTGGTAAACCTTCTTTTTACATATAATCGTAAGGGCTCTTATGTCTTCGTGAACAGACACCTTTATTTTTCATCAGACTGTTATTTGCATCCTCTTCTGTTGCAAATATACGGTGTTTTGGCAGGCGTATTGCTCCGCCATTCAACTTAATTGTATATAAATTTCCACTGCAGGCTAATATGTGTACCTGGGTAACTTTATTGTTATTTTCTACAATATATCCAGTATCACCTTTCTTTAGCAACTTTTTTCAATCCTCTCTCTATGGTATATACATATTATAGTATTGGCAAACAAAAAAAGCAATTCCATGTTCTTCATTTATTATTCATCTATGGAAATAATAAGTTTCTTTTCCTCACCATCACGGTTTACAATGTATGTATAAGGGTTCCCTGTGTTATGTTTTAATAGTACAGTCTGCAGGTCCCAGTCTTCATGTATCTCAATACCATCGATAGATATGACAATGTCACCGGTCTGAATACCAGCATGTTCTGCTGGAGAATTTTCCTCAACGCTTGTAATGATATATTTACCATTCATCAAAGAACTGATGGTCACACCTATTTTCCCATTACTGGATTTATTCTTGGATTGTGTCTGTATCTCAATTGGTTCGCTTTCGGTTACTTCGATTTCCTTTGTGGGCTCTGCTACTATTTCACTACAATTAACCTTAATTGTTCTTTCTATGTCATATCTCTCTATTATAAAGATATATGGATTTTCCTTTATATGTGATGAAAGCATATCAATTAAATCCTGTTTTTTTGTTATGTTAAGTCCGTCTATTGACAGGATTGTATCTCCTGGCTTTAATCCAGCTCTTTCTGCTGGCGAATTATACTCAACACTAACGATTTTAAACCGTTTATCATCCGTTGAATAATTAAGATTTATGCCAACTTTATCGTATGTACCCGCATCCATAGAGCCTTCTGTAGCGACTTCGCTCATATAGTTTGATGAATCAGATATTACATTAACCATATTTTTTTCCAGCCGAGATAATACTAATGGTGATACTAACACAAAGAGTAATATAGACATGATTATTAACCAACAAACAAACACATTGGCAGCCTCTAGTCCAGCCTCTCGCTCAGAATGTCCTCTTTGTTTCTTAGGTCTTTTTCTACATAGTGAAACCGATCCAAAATCAATCCAATCGCTATAATTATATGTATAATATGAATAGGTATATTTATCATTATTTTTATTTTTTTCTGTTGATACTTTAATTTGAATATACAAATCTATGTTTCCATAGTTATTAAATTTATCCAAAGTAGGCTTAAGATCAATATAGTTTTGATCCCTTGCTTCTAAATAGTATGTGTTTAGAACTTCTCTTTCCTTATTACTAATTTGGATAAGTAGGATATAGCCTATAATATTATTAGTTGTATTTATACACAATTGTATGTTATCCTGCACACGAACAGATACACCCTTTTCTACATCACGATATAACTTTTTAATTTTTTTGTTTTCATTCAGTTCGGATAAAATATTATCTCTTTTATTAATTGTTCCCTCAACATCATATAGACTTCCGCAAAACGGGCAGGTCGCTGTTATTTTTGTTGTGTCTATCTGTATTTCATGTTTACATTCCAGACAAATTCCATTAAAGAATCTCATTTAAACTCCTTTCTATTACTTGTCATATAATTATATTATGTGCTGAAATAAAAAAACAGGAATCTAAATTCCTGTTTTTATTTTTGTCTCGTTTCCTTTTTACGTTTCAATAATTAAACGTCCTGTTGCCGATTCATCAAAGACAGCATTTAAGAAGTAGGCATGATTATAATAAAAGTATTTTTTAATTAAATCATACCCTGCATTCAGTAATCTCTGTTCATTATCCTTTGTTAAATAATGATTCTCTCCTGCAAGCAAATAACAGGACATGTTGCCTTCTTTTTTTGCTTTCTCGATTTTATCAAGACAATTTAAAAGTTGCTTTGCCTCTGCATCCATGCATGCATTTTTTGCATTTGGCACATGAAACATTCTCTGATCTGTTTTTTTCTTTGCCATTAGTAATCCCTCCATACAATCATCTCCAAATTTCTAATCTTATATATAATGTAATTTTTTTTAGTTTAATGTTTCATCATATTAGTAAGCTGTGCATTTACAAGTTTACCATCTGCTTTTCCTTTTACCTTTGGCATCAATGCTTTCATGATTTTTCCAGTATCCGACTTTTCTGGTACACAAATCCCAAGCTCATCCAGGGTTTCATTGATGATTTCTTTTATCTGATCGGGTGATAAATCCTCCTCAACAAACTCCTTATATACAGCAATTCGATATGAGGCTTCTTTTTTGATATCTTGCCTTGTTTCCGGAGCTGTATCAAATGTTTCACGCATCTGTTTAATTTCCTTTTTTATAATGATTGCTGCCTCATTATCTGTTAATGCCTCTCTTTTTTCGATTTCAGCATTCTTCAGTGAACAAAGCAACATTGAAAGAGCGTTTTTTCTTTCCTTATTTTGTTCTTTCATTGCCTTAACCATTTCATTTCTAATCACTTCTACCTTTGTCATTTTAATTTTCTCCTTTTTTGTTAAACAAATTATAACTAATACAAAATACACGTTTGAATATTACTATGATAGTTTAATAGGCCGTAATACAACTGAATTATCCATAGAATATTCGTTACTTTCAATGTGGTTATCAGGTGTAAGCATTCCATAATAAAAAGTATCACAAAACAATAAAATAGATTCATTAAGATTCTTATTACTGGCAATGTCCTGATAACACAACGTTAATTCTAATTGAGCTTTTTTATTGCTATTTATTTCAGATATCGCAAAAACCACAAAAGGAAGCAAGATCATATAACTTTCTGGAGCAACTTCCAACCAATTTACTTTGTAACCATTGCAGGTAGCTTCATAAATCGTATCATCGAAAGAGAATCTGACAAAAATCATGTCTTGGTTTCCTTTAACATCTAAGATACATTTGTCTAAAAAAATATTATCTAAAATTAATGATATAGAAGAATATTTTGACCGATTTACTTTTTCCGATGGACGATTTTTGCTATATATTCCCTCTGCTCCCATCATACCCGTTTCCTTATTGATAAGTCTTATTGTCTGAGTTTTTGTTCTGAATAATAAATCGGTCATTGAATACAGCATAATTACTCCTCCTGATATTTATTCGTTGATTTGGGCCTTAAAATAAGTTTCTACCTTTTTGTATTATCGTGCATACTGTTTTCTATTTCTTTTATTTTCATAATTGTTTTGGTTTCTTCTTCTGTAAACCACTTTTTCTTTTTACATTTCTTGCAATACAAGAGATAAACTTGTTTTACCCTAATCCATCCATCAACCGGTCCAAGATAGACACTTTTGTGTGATTCATTCACTATCTCCCAATCATGTTTACAAAACAAACGTTTTAATATAGGCATTCAACATTCTCCTTTATTTAGCAATAACTTGACTATACATTTGCCATTTTTTTGATTGCTTCAATTAATTCATTCATGTCAATTGTATTTCCATAACAAATCTGATATCCAGTGACGTCCTGAATATTTCTAATTACATCGTATCCTATTCTTTCCGAAACATTTATTTCACCTGTGAGTATTCCGATATTATAACCTTCTTCATAACCATTCTTGTAACTTGTGTCATCAGATTCTTCATCTTCATCTTCTTTTTTTGCATAACCATCATCATACCCTATACTATAGCCTTTCTCTTTGCCGGCATCAAAACCAGATTTATAGGCCGCGGCTATATCTTCTTTATATTCATCAGGTATATTTTCATTAGTCCAATCACCATTTGGCATTGTTTATTCCTCCTGTTTGTTTGTGTTCTCTATCTATGTATTACATATATAGTATGTAGACTCTTCCGGTATTGTAAAAACAATCTATGTGATTTTTTCAAGTGACATAATACTTATGAACATTAATATAAAGTGAGGAAAACAATATATGAATAATAACTTTTTTAAACATATTAAATCGCAATCCATTAATATGTCATCTGCATTAGAAACAGTAAAAAAAGAAGCCTCTAATGGAAAAATTGATTTTTTAATGAAGTTGTCTAAAGATACTCATTTGAATAATGACTTTTCAAAATTAGCTTCTTCGGCTGCTATTGTTCTTGCAGAAAAAGGGCACACGAATGCATTGAGGCAATTAGATAAATTACAACCAATTTCTAATGAAACAAGAATTGAATGTATGAAAGCATCTTTAAGGACTGGGCATCCTGATACAGCTATTTTTATAAAATCACTGGTATTCAATTCGAAAGATAAAAATAAAGATAGGCCCAATTCAATAAGTGCACGCAAAAATGAAAAAAGTGAGAAATTGTCAATCCAGGAACAAAAGAAAATATTAATGGATAAAATAAAGAATCCAAATACAGATACAAAGCCTTTTACTGAACCTGGTGATGTGAAAATCGTAATCCATAAAGATGTGGAATCGGATAAAAGTAAAGGAATTCATTTACAATCAGAAAAAAGACGTAAGCGGGAACAGGAACACACAAAAGATAATGTTTCTAGTATAAATGGAAGAAATGTAGTTATCAGCAGTGGCAATATTAATGGAAAAATTGTACAGAATGGTGTAGAACGTGAAGCCGGTGATTTTAAAGATAAAGATGGATCTGTGATTCATGTCTCAAAATTCGATACGCTTGAAGGCTTTTCCTTCTTTGGAAGTGGTAATCAAAGTAAACCGTCGTTTGATGATTTTATCAAGAATGTGGTTAACGAATATGAGCGTGAACAGGATGATAGCCAGGAACCAAATGGCATTCTTGTTAATCATGGAACCATTGATCATGGTATAACAATGAAGGATGGTGTTATAATTGATTCTGATGAAGATAGCCGCTAATGACATATAAACAAAAAAGAAGGCTTTAGGCCTTCTTTAATAATTCTTCACAAATATGACTGTATGTGTAATGATAATGTTCTTTCGTTGTAAACCTTGATTGTCTTTTATTAGTAAATTTTATTAGTGTTTTTTCTTTTTCACATCCGCCACTACATAATTCGAACTCATTTTCATAGCCTTTTGAAATGATTTCCTTAATCATCGAATCTGTATTGGATTTTAAATGGAGTTCTCTAAACTCTCTTTTAAAATAGATAGGACAACATATGATGTTTCCGGTAAAGCCTGCGAAATCACAATCTTTCATCCATTCATTAAGTTCCTTGACAATTGTACCATTACCAATACAAATCTCATACAAACGGCGTACTGGGTTTTGAATCTTTTTTGAATAGGTGTATATATCCTGTTTTGATTCTCCATCCCACATTTCTTGAAACTCGATTTTTTTCAACGGACGCCTTAAGAATAACCCTTTTTCTGTCCCTCTCATTTCGATTGATTCATAAGACTCAGTCCTGTTGGCTTCCACTTTTACATTTTCTCTTTTTAATACAATACCAGCCATGATAAATCCTCCATATTTTCTATTTCTTTTATTATGTAATTAAAAAAGCGCTGCTATAGCGCTTTTAAGGCATAAACCCTTTAAAATCATTGTAGTGTTTAATCACAAAATCGGAAGCAGATAAGGAAACTCTGGCTTCCTTACAATATGGCTGCATTTTTGTAATTAAGTAAATCATCATTCCATGAATATATGGAATATTATTTTTATCCCATATATAACGGTACTGATCACATTTGTCAGAATCGCATATAATAATTGATTCCGCATATTTAACCTGGTCCTCTCTTCCGATATTTTTTAAAAAAACAGGAAATTTTTCAAATATTTCATCATTCATTATAGTATCTCCTTTCATCTAATTAATCTTATTATGTTATTTAAAAGATATAATATATATTTCAGAAACATCATAATTATATAAAATAGTTTGAAGGAGAATTATATATGAGACCACCACGTAGGCCACCCAGTTTTAAAAAAGGAAGCCATAAATTTATTGAAACAATATTTTCCATTACAATTCTCATCCATATTGCCTTGTTTCTTTCCAGTATTGCTGGAATCTTTATATTTGGAATCAATGAAAAACTTTATAATATCGCAGATAATATGGCCATGGTATCTGAATGTGTAAAAGGAAGCCGGATTTCTTCATATCTTCTATTGTATTCACTTTTAATATTGATTTTAATCGTATTTGTATATGGAAAAATAGAACCAAAATTAAGAAAAGACCATTGACTGGTCTTTTTTTGTTATAAGCGAGCTAGCTGTTCCGCAATTTGTAATATGGTATCATATTGGTCCAGCAATTTAACGTCAAATGTACTTTCTACTGCATCGTCACCCAGATATGCACCTAAGATATTTCCAGCGACAGAACCCGTTGAATCACTGTCTCCATTATGATTAACTGCACAAATCATTGCTTTTTTAAAATCGTCTGGATAGCGTAGACATGAATATACAGCAATGGCCGCTGTTTCCTCTGCCACCCAACCTTTTCCCAGTTTTACGATTCCATTCAAATCATTTTGCTCTGTTTTTGACAAATCAATTGCCTTTTTTATTATTGATTCGAAATATTTAACGCTTCTACAATCCTCAAAAGCTATGATTGTTTCCTTTAGAGAATCCATGATCAAATGTTCAAGGTTCTTATCTACCTCATCTGTAATGACTCGATGGATTAAATCCGCCAAAAAACCGGCTGGAATGTACCCTAATGGATGTCCATGTGTTAAAGCTGCAGCCTCTGCACCCAACCATCCATTTGCGTAAGTAGTTCTTTCAAGTTCAATACAGCCAATTGGCGCAACTCTCATAATTCCTCCACAACCTTTACTTAAATTCGCTGGCCTTTCGATTGTTCTTTTGTTGGAAAATATCTGTAGTACGCTTATGCATGTGTTTCCAGGAGCTCTTCTTTTATGTAGTGAGTCTACGTTATACAATTGTGTATATGGTTTATATTCATGGTTTTTTATCTGTGTATAATACCAATCTTTGTATGCGTTCCAGATACTGGTTGAATACTCTATCTTATTTTCTTTTGCCATCAGAATACCTGCAGCTGTAAATAATGTCATTTGTGTATCGTCAGAAACGATTGCTTTCCCATCTGTTAATTCGAAATTTGTGAGTCCTTGTAAGCCATATTTTTTTTTGATTTTTTTAATCTTGTCAAATTCTATGATATATCCTAATGCATCGCCACAAGCGCCTCCCATTAGGCATCCTATTATATGATTTAGTTTATCCATATTTCCTCCATTTGGCCTTTTTAGTTTTCTTTTTCCATATGAGTAAACATATATAATACCTGATCAACTTGTTCATGGAATGGTTCATAGTTATCCCAATCCTTTAAATTATTAATTGCTTCCATGACTTCTTTCGTAGTATATACATCTCTTGATTCCTGGCACCCTTTGCAGAAATCAGACTGGTTATAACTACGACACCTAAGAGGTGGTCTTTGTAAATTATATCCCTTTTTACATATTCTCATAATAAAATCCTCCTATTTTAGTTTCTGAATTTCTCTTTTTACAATTTCTCCAGTACTATCCATCTTCCAACTATATAATTCTGCTTTTACAATATCTCCCTTATCATAGTTAAATTCCTTTGGACAACCAAAAGCTCCGGAACCTTGAATTTCAAATGTTTTTGTCAAATCATACTCACTGCTATATACATCCAAATTAACCTGATACCAGTGCGTTGATGCAAACCAATGTCTTTTGTCAATACTTACGACTTCTACATCTATTTCCTTCCAGTATAGATGAGGCTGCTCTTCCACTTCATGTTCTTGTCTTTTTCCACAGGCTGAAATCATTAGGCCTAATAAAATAGTCAAGATAATACCAGTCACCATACATCGTATATTATTCATGTTTACTCCTCACATCTGATAATTCTCTCTCTCATTGTTTTATCTAAACATAATATGTAGATTAATCATTCGCCATAAGTCGTTTAGCATTGATTCTTATTTTATATGTTCTCAAAGGTAGGCATATTATCTTTGACTTAATTTACAGAAAAAAGGAGTACAGTTATGAAAACTTTAAAAGAAAAAATACAGGATTATATTGATTCCTATTCCAATATACCTGATTTTATAAAAGAAAAACTGTTTAACTTAATTCCTCATTCAGAGGATGAATTTATAAAGCGGTGTCTGGACGAAGCATCTAGAGGGTTGTGGGTAAGTGATGATTATGTTTTGTGCCCATTCTGCAAAAAGATTGAAAAATCATCAAAAGAGAGACAGTATACCGGAACCTGCGCAAAATGCGGAGCCATAATAGGCGGTTATCAAAGAGAATTGGTGTGTTGCTCTGAAATCATTTTTTCTAATGATTCTCGTCTCTCTATGCCAACATTTTATAAAATAAATTGTGAGTATAATTTCTTATCAAAACATATAAAAGTAAAAATATATATGCTTAATCAATCAGAAGGCGTTTTTTCTGATTTTGCAAACGAAACCGCTCAATATCATTCTCTGAATTTAAAGAGAAATACAAGTTCTGATGAAAATATGATTAATGATTTTAAATCTACATATGTTCATTCTGGTTATGATTTTTATATAAAAACAGATAAACGCATATGCAATCCACTCGATTATTGTCTGCTGTATATTCGATATCCACAAGTTGAACTTTTAATCAAGACAAAATATATCAAAGTAATTCAGGAATTATTATATAATCCGTCTATTTCTTTAGAGAATATGTTTAAACGTAATTTTAAGCAGGGAAAGAAGTTAAAAGAAGTATTGGCTGCTCCAGCCTGGGTCATGGATCCAAAGTTTTCTTTGGCTGAAATGAATGATGCAAGAATTACATATACAAAGTATAATCCATCGAAAGAGTCATTTGAACAATTCTTAGAACTTAATCTAAGAAAAAATGAGATAAAACTTTACAAACAAATCTTGGCCATGAAATTTCATGACGAGCCTCTATATACATTTGATAAATTGATTTCCTATATTGGACGATGTGACATGTATCAAGCAATTTATCCATATGATTGTGTCATTATATTAAGGGATTATTTGAATATGTGCATATCTATGGACACACTTCCGGATGTCAATTCTAATTCCCTAAAACGGGAGCATGATATTGCTGCCAGAAATTTCAACTTAATTGTTGATAAGATTATCGAGGATAATTTCATACAAAAAGCAAAAGAATTAAAAATCTATGAATATGAGAACAAAAAATATAAAGTTCTTGTACCCAAGACTCCGCAGGAGTTAATAAATGAAGGCAAGAATAATCGTAATTGTGTTGGGTCGTATGTAAAATCCTTCTCAGAAGGAAATTCTAAAATTTTCTTTATACGGGATAAAAAACACATTGATAGCTCATATGTCACCTTAGAAATGAGAGGTTCCTGTATTACACAAGCGTATCTATCTGCAAATCGAACAATTACAGATAAACCAACCTTGGATTTTATAGCTGAATGGCAGAATCATTTAATCAATAAAAAAATAATCCGTGAACACAGTGAGTAAATCAAAACTCTTAATCATATAAAAAAGCAGGAATATCCTGCTTTTTATTTCATATATACATCTATCCTAGATTTGAAAATATCAGTACGTGAATTAAAACTTTTACCGATTCATGATTTCCTTAAAATCAATACTTAAGTCTTTAAAGATACTAACTGGAACAATCTCATTTAAATTATATTCTTCAGTAACCGCATTCTGAAAATCATACACTGTTATTCGATTTTTTTCAATATCCACTATCCAATATTCCCTTACATTCGCAGAACGATATTTAAAAAGTTTTTTCATATAATCCATCTGCCGACTTCCAGGAGATACAATTTCTATAATCCAATCAGGTGCACCAGAGCAACCTTCTTCTGTCAGTTTATCCTTATCGCAAATCACAGATATATCTGGCTCCACATAGGTTTTATCATCTTTGCTAAGGAATACAGCAAATGGTGCTGCATATACATCACAAGTTCCATTTTGTGATATGATATAATCCTTGATTGTATGAGATAATGACATGGAAATATGTTGATGTCTCCTACTTGGAGGAGCCATCATATACATTTCACCATCAATCAACTCTGCTCGTTGTCCATCTGGTAATGCGTAGATATCTTCTATTGTATGACCTTTCAGTTCTGCCAGTGCCATAAGATTTCCTCCTGTTACATATTCTTGCCTTCCTATCAACCTCTTTACTATTATATCACATTTTTCAAAATGAAATCAATCTTGTCTGTTATAAGAAATATTATAGCATTTTAGATGAATTCTTTTTTAGCCTCATCGATGCGGTGTTCCAATTGATTAATATAATCTTGAATTAATTCGTTATATAATTCTTTGCATTCTTCATATGTATCTGCATATTTTCTTGAACCAGCACACACATCACCGCTTTTTCGTAAAGTGCCATCTGCTTTAAGAGGAACAAATTTTACACTATAACCATTTTTTCTTAATAATATTCCCTTTGTTGGTAAACATTTTAATCTCATACTTCCATTTTCAGGATCTTCCTTATACGCACATGCCCAAATCTCTTTACCTGTAATTTTTTCAATATCCGACATATACTTATATTTCATTTTTTTATTCTCCTTCATAATTTAATTTCATATGTAGTATGGATTTTTACTATTTATTTTAATAATGAGATAATCAAAAAACAGATACAAATGAATGTATCTGTTTCTCATATAATTACTCCAGAATGCAGTTTGAAGCAATATCTTCTAACATGAAATCCATATCAAACCATAGGTTTTCATCAATCTCGTCTGTTTCAATTTCTTCTCTAGGTCCTTTAATCCCATATTTTTTTCCATATAGTTTATAGAAAGTCACTGGATCAAAATCAGAAATATCTTTTCCCGACTCCTTAAATAATTTTTCAATTTCTTCTCCGGTATATCCTCCAAATTCGCACATTTGTACATTGGCTCCAACAAAAACCAAATTTCCACAGTATGGGACAAAAATTCTCAAATTATTATTTTCATCAAAATAAACAATATTATATAGTGGGCTTGAAGCATCATCACCTATTGATGAAAAAACAGACATATATGTAAAACCATTGTTTGTTGTATGAAGTTCAAGTTGGCCCGGCAAATCTTCCCAGTTCATTATACAAATACCGGAGCCTAAGATATCATTACGGTCTTTACAATATAATAGTAAGTCTGGAATAGCATCCTCATCATCTAAATCCTCAACAAGGCTATCTATCACATATAGTTTTGCTGCAGTTTCATCGAAATCATCATAGTCTTCCGCTGAATTCATATCTACATACTCTTCTTTTAACTTTTCATACAGCTCATCCACTTTTTGTGAAAATTCGGTTTTGCTCATTTTTCTTGACTTAAATATCCGCTTTCCTAAAAATAGTTCCTTTTTGGTATTAATAACTACTGGCATAATGTCTTTCTCCTTTTTAGATTTTTTTATTTATATTATGAGTTTATAATTTGTTATATAAAAGAGTAATCTTGATATTCTTATGATAAAAGAGTAATTTTGACCAATATTAAATTCAACAATCTTTTCTATTTTTAATTCATAATTATATAATTAAAAAAAGAGCGCTTTTGCACTCTTTTGATTATCCTAAAGTTATACTTTCATGTGGATTTATTTTTTGGAGTTAATGATTCTATCCATTTATGATAAAATCTATCACATATTCTTGTCAACAAATATCTGTGTATGGATAACTACCACAAACACCATCTTTCATGAGGTTTAAGTTCATCAAAGTTAATGAAAAAGTACTTTGTGCTTCTTTAAAACTCAAATTCCGTTTTACCATCTTCCTTTAATACAAGAGAAGCTGAAAACTTCTTACCTGCTTTCGAAACAAACCCTGTTAGTTTTTTTGTCCTTCTATTATTAATTAAATCCTTTAGGTCATTTTCCTTCATTTCTTTTCCTGCAATCTTATAACTGAAGCTGAATCCACAGTCTTTTTCACATTTCCATGCCCATTTGTCGGCAATAACATCACCACCACAACATGGACACTGATAAGCAGCTTTTGTTTCCTTTGGCTCTGCTTTAGAAAATTCAAATTCAGTTTTTCCTTCATTCAATTTCAATTTTGCACTAAATGTTTTTCCAGCTTTTGATTTAAAACCAGATATTTCTTTCGTTACGCCTTTTTCAAGAAGACTTTTTACATTTGCGTCAGTTAATTTCTTTGAAGCTATCTCCTGAGGAATCGTGAACGAACATGTTCCATTTTTCTTTTCTGCACAATACCATCCGAATTTTCCTTTTAGTAATGCATTTCCGCATAATGGGCAATTAAGACCTGTTGCTCCGCTTCCAGCCCAGCCTGACTTTTTAATATCTGCCTTTTCTATCTCATGGCACATTTCTTTGACATACTCAATCATTTCTTTATTAACATCTTCATATGATTCGGAACCTTCTTTTATAAGTTGCATTCTGGTTTCCCATTCTGCAGTAAGTTCTGGTTTACATATTGAAAAATCTTGAATGTTCTCTATGTATTTCTTTCCAGTCTCTGTTATATAAAGGCCTTTGGCTTTTCCTCTTTCTTCCATATAGCCGCTTTTTATCAAATCATCTATTATTTTAGCCCTTGAAGATGGCATGCCAATTCCCTTTACATCTTTCATCACATTCTGTAGTTTTTTATCTTCAATGTATTTTGCAATGTTCTCCATTGCAGCAATCAATGTGGCTTGGGTTAATCTTACTGGAGGCGTTGTTGTCTTTTCAGGAGTTTTGTATTCTTTTATATTAATAATATCTCCTTCGTTCATATCCGGTAATTCCGTGTCAGTTGTTTTTTTGTCATAAATGGAGGTCCAACCTTTTTTTCTGATAATTTTTCCATTTGTTTTAAAGTCATATCCATCTATATCTACTAATAGTACTGTTTTTTCCTCTTCTAAAGGTGGAAGGAATAATGCAAGCAGACGCTTATAGATTAATGTCATAACATTCAGTTCATCTTTTGATAACTTTGATATATCCGGAATTTTTCCAGTTGGCATCAATGCATCATGAGATGCTTTTTTTACTTCTGCATCATTCACTACCTTTTTATTCTTTTTTACCCGGTCTATATCAGATGGCTTTACTTCTGCTATGACGCCTTTTAATTCTGGGATTGCGGCTACAGCTTTCAATAGCAATGGCAGTTCCTTTGCTTTTTCCTCTGATATATATCTACCATCCGTTCTTGGATATGACACGACTTTGTGCCTTTCATATAGAGATTGAACCAGGTTCAATGTTTTAGATGGATCATAGCCAAATTGTTTTCCTGCATCGACTTGTAAATCTGAAAGCTTATATAATTGTGGCGCATTTGTTTTTACAATCTTTTTTGTAATAGATTTAATCGTTCCTTTTCTTGATAACTTTTTTCCAAAATCCGCAGCATCCTCTTCTGTCTTAAACCGGACATTTCCATCAGCATTAATATAGGTTCCATCAAACCCTTCTTTATAGGAGGCTTGGAGTTCATAGTCTGTATGTGGGATAAATTCATCAATATCTTTAGAGTTATCATACACTAGTTTCAAGGTAGGTGCTTTCACTCGTCCCACCCTCATCGTAAAGCCTGATTTTACAGAAAAACCAACTGAAAAGTTCATTCCGATTAGCCAATCCATATGCGATCTGATTTTGAAAGCTTCTGTCATATGTACATCTCTTGGATTTGTATGATAATCTGTAAGGGTCTTCAATGATTCTAATAAGGCCTTCTCTGTCATATCATTTTCATAAAATCTTAAGGCTTGCATTTTTGATAGTGACAAATGTTTTTCCAATAGGTAGTATATTCCGTTACCCTCAACGTCAGAGTCTGTTCCGACAATAATCCCATCATATTTTGTAGATTTCAACTTGTCTTTTATATCCTTAACCATTTTCTTTTTGTCATCCATTGCTCCAATTTTAAAAACCTTTGGAATCATTGGTAGGTCAATATCAGCCCATTTCGTATTCCATTCACTATATTCATCCGGTTTTAACAACCTACACACATGGCCTGATAATGAAATAAAATCAATTTCTCCGACAATCGAATCAATTTCTTTTTTGTTCTTTTTATATGTTTTCTCAACTTCCCTCATTAAAGAGGGTTTTTCTGCTATAAATAAATATTTTTTCATATTCCAATCTCCTTTATTTACTAATATTATGATTTAAAATTTTCATTTGTTATCCTAAAAACATAAATATCTTCGCACTTTTAATCAAAACCATTTACATAACTGGCATATTAAATTTGAAAAATAAAATCATAAAGGAGTTTTATATGAAAAGTAAAAAGTATTTATCAATCTTAGGCGTGGGTCTATTATCTGCCAGTCTTTTGGCTGGATGTTCTCTTGGAATTACATATGATAAGAATCTGGTTGGAACCGGAGATGTTTATGACAGTGTGGAATCATTAACAAGATTAGAAGATAAGAAAGCGGACCAGGTCATAACAGCAATTAATAAGAAATACAAAAAAGTTGAAGTGAACAGTCTTACCGCAGATATTGATGTCCTATGCGATATGGATTTTTCTTCTGAAGATTCTGGTAACGTTAAAATGAATCTGAAAATTGATTTATCAGATGAATTACAGTATGATGCAACGCAGGATATTATCTATCAACAAATGGATGGTTCCATTTCAATTTTAGGAATGGAGGTTCCGCTGCAATCAGAACTATATACCATTAAAGAGGATCAAGATGAAGTTACTTACTCTAAGACCTCTGTAAATGGAGAGGCTTCAAACTGGGAAAAAAACATTGTTAAACCGGAGGGTGAATCAAAGGAAAAGAAAGACTCTAATAACATCCAATTCGATTCAGAGGCCATTAAATCCATCTATATGGACAAGGAGACAAAGTCTTATGTTTTTGAGGTAGATAGCTCTAATTTCAGCCAAGTTGAGGAGATGCTCTCCAGTACATTAGAGCAGCAAAATGAGTTAACTGGCTTGAATTCTTCCCTAGAAAATTTGACGATTTATATTTCTGCAGACAAGGGACTTGGATTAACTGGTTTCTATGTTGATTTATCAAACGTTTTTGATATCTCTGATAGTACGGTTAAAACTACTGTAAAAGATTTTTATATTTCTGGCAAATTCAAGACCATGAATGAGGATTTAAAAATTGAAATTCCTAAAGAAGCAAAAAACAGTAATGTAGAAGGACCAGAATTATCTGCATCAGTTGATGATGTATTACCTATCCCAACTGATATTGAGCAGACTGAGCCCATGGTACTTGCTGAATCACGTCCTGAAAGCGCATTATCATTATCCGATATTACAGTAAAAGTAAACGGAAATACACTTTCACTACCCGGTCCTGCATCAATTTTAAAACTTGATGCCATCAGGTCACAGGATACTGCTATTGAACCTGGCGCACAGGGAACAATGGAATTAAAGAGTTCGAATGAGGATGAGTATATTACCATTTTAGTTCGTAATGATTCCGATACGGCAAAGGATGCGATTGATTGTACAGCCATCGCAATTTATGCAGATACCTATGGTAATACATCTTCAATTGCTTCTATAAACGGGATTACATATGGTGCTTCAGTTGATCAGGTGATGGATGTATTTGGAGGAACAACTTCTGTTTATACATCTGATTTATTTTCCTCTTATTCCTATGACATGGATGATTTTACAATGAGTTTCGATTTTAATGAAGATGGACATTTAGATAGTTTTTCATTCTATGCATATGAATATTAAAAAAGCTGCTTCGGCAGCTTTTATTTGTCTTCACTTGCATCATAAAGTTTTAAATTTTCTCTCAATAACTTATTTATGTATTTATAAGATTCCTTTTCTTCCTCTGTTTCTGGAGGGTTATTTGTTTCCATAATCCATACCAAAAACGGAATATTGGTGTTGATCTCTCCACCCATTTTTTCTTTTATTTCATCTGGAGTAGGCCACCAGTCATCACATGAATATTTATTTTCATGAAGCCGGTCCACTAATTCATCATATTCTGTAAATGTCATTTTTTTCAATTTAATTCACCTCCTTTACATAAATCTATATAGTCCAGAAGAACATATGAACATCAATAGTGTTACTAATATAACCCAAAATTCATATTCCCTATATTAGATTTACACCTGCACGTCCATATCCGTTAGATTTTAATTTGATTGTATTGTTTTTCGTAAATTGGTAACAATTCTGGTGTTATATATTTTCGCAATATTTCATAGTCATACGTATCCCAATTAGAATGTAAACCCAGTCCTGATTTTCTTCGCTCTAGTACATATTCAAGGCTAAATGGTCCCTTATATTTTTCATCTAATAACTCAATTTCTTCCTTACTTAAAACTGATGGAAAAGATTCTGTTGTTCTGCGTATATCATCAATCATATAATCTGGATATTCAAAGCACATTTTATGTTTTCCAACATAGAAATAACGATTTAACATCAGGCAGATAATTACATCTTCTTGACTTTTGCATCCAAAACTTTGGAATTCTTCTTCCGTAATTGGCACCGTTTGTAGTAATTTGATTTTTATAATCTCACTGACAATTAAAAATATAATTGAAGATATTATATACAAAATCATAATTCCCAAAATAGAACAAAGGCTGTAAAATCCAATTATAGTTAATACGTTCCTATGTCCTAGACTATAGTACCTCAAACAGCATAAGCCATATACCACATATGTAACAATTAGTAGCACTACAAATATATTTCTTAGTTTTATAATAAAATCTTTATGCATATTCCAAAATGTATTCCAAAAACCTTTTTTCTTACTTAAATTTAATTCCATGCTTTTCCTCTCTTAACCTCGTTTATGTTTTATCTTCCATCCGTCATTTTCAATTCTTCGTTGATTTGTTGTTTTACTGTTATTAAGCGGCTAATCACGCTATATTGCATTTTTACCGCTTCCACCAGGTTATTGATTGCTTCTTTCCTATCAATTGCATCTTCTTCGTCCTCTTTCTTTTTTTCTTTTGAACGCTTCGCCTGCCGGACTTTTATTTTTGCTACAGACGACAGATATGTTAAGTAAGAATATGCATTACCGGTCTGCACAAGCATTTTTTGAATCATCGCCATATCACTCAATGAAATGGTTTCTTCATTAAACGGAATTTGGAAATCATATTCAGACCATAGTAAATCTGTTAATTCTCTTGGTGGAAGTGAGAACAGGTCCTCTGCATTATAATCAGATAACCTCTTTTTAGGTGCTTCCATATTATCTCCTTTCTTTTTCATACTATCAATATTATGATTGGTTTTTTGGCTTTCGTTAACAAAAAAAGAGCTATCTATTTAGCTCTTTTTCTTTTATTAAGCAGTTTCCTTTTTTATTAAGGAAACATTGTCATATTCTTTCTCATGAAAACCGCCTCCATCAAGTGTTAACCATCGTAATGTCCCTCCGACATCAATACCATTTTCAAGAAAATAAACACGGTTGCCCGAGTTCATTGTTAATCCACCAGGATTCCTGTGTCCAAATACCTCATACCAGTTTGGTGGCATTGAATCTGCAAATGTTTTGGAAATGCAGGGAAGATCAATATGCAATCCAACTCCGTGAATCATCTGGTGACCAGAAATGTAATCTATATGCTCTGGTATGGTAGCCAAACCGCCATGCGTATTAAGTACATTCTTTCCTTTGTAAGTATAGATGAAACACTCTTTCAGTTGTCTATACAGCTTTCTGATATCCTTTTTGTTTATGCCATTAAGCTGAGGAAATGTATTCGTCATGAAATCTTCTGAGTAATCTTCTATTCCATTACTCCAATTCCATATCCAATGTTCATGGTTTCCTTCACAAAGGATTACATTTGGCTTGTTCCTGATTGATAGTAAGAATTCAAGAATTCTATCGCTACGAGGTCCTTTATCTGTGTAGTCACCAAGAAATATATAGAATTCATCTTCGCGTAGGTTCCCATTATCATTCAGTGCCCTTTTTAATACTTCATCGCAACCATGGATATCTCCGATATGATGAATTTTCCTGTATCCTGATAAATCTACAGGTTTTTCATATATTGTATTTAACTCATCCGGTTTAATTACTTTTATTTTATCTGACAGTGCCTCCTCTTTGAATTCATTATAAGCATTTTCAACAACGCTGTCTGGAACCCTTTTTCTTGCGGAACGATGAATGTTCCTGGATTTTGCAACGCCAATTGGGACTGTAGTAAAATCAACAACATACAACTCGTATCGGTATTTTAAGGCTAATTCCTGATATTTCTGAATTTGTGATTTCTTGCTGTTCACACAATCAATCACGGTGAATTCTCCGTTCTTCATGCGCTCTTCCAATATACTGAATAGGGTATCATAAGCCTGTGCATTTGCCTTTTGGCCAGTAGATTCTCGTCCATAGATTGTCTGTATCGGGCTTTGATATAGCATCCTGATATTGTCAAATGACAAGGTGTATGGAACCAGTTTCTTGTCTTTAATCCATGTTGTCTTTCCTGCGCCAGGAGCACCTCTTAAAACTAATTCTTTACGCATACGTTTACCTCCACTCCTGTATATCTCATATATTTGAAACAGGCCTCTCCTGTATTCAGTTTGATGTCTGTGTATTGTGGCCTTTTTGGCCATAAGGTAATATTTCTGTTTATATTCATTCTTGTACCCTCCATTTTTCCCTTATATGCTTTAATATGGAATTTTAATCACATAAATAAAAAGAGATGTAACTTTGTAATTACACCTCTTAATAACTTATTCGTTTATTGGAACTTCGTCTGTATCATCCTGTGGTATGGTTTGGTTTTCTTGGACATCCATCAGATCTTCATCCGTATTCTCCATAGACGCTTGTTCTCCAGCTGCAGATTCAATTGGCTGTGTATCTGTCACGCTTTCGAATTTAAACCATACACGCCCAAGTTCCTCACCTCTTATGGTCATGGTCCACTCTCCTGGTTCTACTGAGGATAATGGAAGTGTTAGATTTCCATAAGTAGATGCGAATGTTCCATCATCACTACTTCTAACGTACTTATATTCTGTACCTGATGGAGATGTTATTTTAGATTCCTCTACTGCGTGTTCAGATTTTTCCCAATTTATAATTGCATTGGCAGGACCGCTGATACCATCTGTATGAATCGTAATCTTTCCTTCGCCTTTTCCACTATGAACAAAACTATCAGCGTTACCGCTTTCGATTGACTGGACATAACTTAAAGCATAATTTTCCAGATTATATAAATTGACTGTCCATGTTCCGGATTTCATACCATTTATTGAAATAGAAAGATGTTCCTTTTTATCTCTCGTGGAAGTATCGAATTTTGTTGACTGTCCATCCGGTGAAACAATTTCTGCATAGGGTTCTCTATAACTTAGGCTATCCTTATTTTCCTTTCCAGTTAATTCATATGAAATATCCAATGAATAGGATTTTTGAGTTGCATCAATTGATATTTCAAATGTATTGGATGGTTTTTCTTTTTCGTTATCCGTAATATTTCCTTTTAATTTATCATACTCTTCTTTTGTTATTTTCTTACCATTTTGGTCCTCATAAAAATATGGTACGGAAAAATCTACACCTGCTACACCATCAGCTTTTTCATTTGCAACATATCTGAATACTCCAATACCATTTATGTAATAGTATCCACTTAAAAGATAGTCAGGAATTGCAATCTCAGCATATCCTTCTGGATTTAATGCATACTCATTCAGTTCATATAATTCCATAGATGACAAAATGTGTGTATCTACTGTTGCAGGCAGCTCATAATGTTTTGTACCAATATAAAGGTCTATGTTTGCAATGCTGCCTGTTTTCAAGCCATTTATAGTCCCACATTCTGAAAGATCATCTATTGTAATCTGCTTTCCACCAATCCGGTCTACAATAATCAGTGCTGATTCATCACTGATAGATAATGTTGATAGACTTTCCTTCAAAGAAGAAGAACGATCATAGGATGACTTTCCAATAACATATTTTACCTTGTTAGACTCATCATCCTGCAGATTGTAGAAACCGACAGACCATCCCAAATCCTTAAACCGCTCCAATGTAATTCCGGAAATTCCACTTGTTGTTGAATATACCAGTTTGTCATCCTTATACAGCGTCGGAATCATGACATCATCTTTTGTAAAACTAAGGATACGGGTTGGATCTGATTCTTTAGCAATCCTATTTTTTTCATTTAAATTTGATTGGCCTGCGGCGACCGGATAAAATGCATCATCTGTCTTGACATAGAACATCCCATTCTTTAGTTCCTCCTTTGGAGTCGCGGTCAATTCATATGTAGTTTCCTTTGCTTCTGTTTTTTTGTTACCAAACGGTAAGTTACATCCCGAAAGCAGCATGGCCGAGGCCAGCACCAAGGGAATGATTTTATAAAATTTCATTATATATCCTCCTCGTAAATAGTCTATAAAAAGTATGTTTGTAACGTTCTATATTTCCATATAATAACAATATCCTTAGATTGTTTTTTTAATGAAAAGTCTTTATACCCTTCCAATATTGAAACATTACTTTTGCTATGATTTTATCTTCATATACAAAGTGGTTATCCCAATATCTTGAATCATGAGAATTATTCCGATTATCTCCCATACAGAAATAAGCTCCTTCTGGAACTTCAAACGACATATATTTATTCACCATCATAGGTTCATTCAAATAATCTTCATAGATTGGATGTCCATTTACATATACATGGCCTGTTACTGTTTTAAGATTGGATGTTTCTGACGTTACATCCACATCTGGTATGATTTCTATTGTGTCTCCCGGCGTTCCTATGATACGCTTTACATAGTAAATGGATTCGTCATCAGGATATTTAAATATAATGATATCTCCACGTTCTGGCAATGTTCCAAACTTATATGCTAAACGGTTTCCAATTAACCGGCTTCCTGTCATGATGGTTGATTCCATTGATCCAGTTGGTACGATTGCATTAGCAATTAAATAATGAGTTATGAGCCATGCTAATATAATAGCTGGTATGATTGTCTTTATAAATTCCAAAAAATCTTTGAATAAATGTTTCATTATGCTGCCATTACCTTCCTTATTTTATCTACTAGACCTGTATATCGTTTATCTACAACTATAGTATGCACGGAATCACTCAAAGCGGAATTAATATAAACAATAAAGACCCTTCTTTTTGCTCTTGTGACAGCTGTAAATAGCAGGTTCCTATTAAGCATATTCTTATAGGTATCCGGCAATATGATTATAATATCCTCAAATTCACTTCCCTGGCTCTTGTGCATCGTAATGGAATATGCAAGTGTCACATCTTTTAATGCATCACCTGTCACTTTCTTAAGTTCCTCTCCAACTTCGATTTCAATTCCATTTTTTATGATGCTTGTAACATATCCAATATCACCATTGTAGTAGTCTTTATCATAATTATTCTTATGGAAAATAACCTTATCTCCCATTGTATAAGAGTTTTTTCCAAAATGGTATATAGAAGTGCCTTCCGGAATTTCGCGTCGCACTATCTTCGCTATGGCAGAATTGATTTGAACGGTTCCACATTCACCGCCTTTGATTGGAGTCAAAATCTGCATTTTTTTTAAATCTTCTTTTGCATACCATTCATTAAATTTGTCTATTATGCAGTTCACTGCTTCTTTTTCTGATTCTGCTTGTTTGATCTCGAATTTATCGTTCTTAATAAAATCCATCCTGCCGTTTAATATCTTATATGCATTGTCTATAATTGTATTGTCACCTTTTTGTCGGTATACTTTTGTAAGCTGATATACTTCGAACATCTTACATTTAAGAAGATCGTGAAGGATGTTTCCTGGAGATACGCTTTGTAGCTGATCCTTATCTCCAATCAGTAGCACGATTGTGCCTGTTCTAATTGCCTGCAATAGTAAATAAAATAGTTCGGTATCTACCATGGACATCTCATCAACCACAATCAGATCTGCATCAATCGGATTTTCCTTATCTTTAGTTGCTCCAGATTCATCTCCACCTGCAGAGTATGGTTTAAAATCCAGTAATTTATGGATGGTCCTTGCTTCAATCATAGTGATATCCCACATTCTTTGAGCGGCCCTGCCGGTTGGAGCTGCTAAAGCAATTTTCTTATCCGGATATAGTTCCATGTAGGAATTGATTAATCCATTTATTGTTGTGGTTTTTCCAACGCCAGGGCCTCCGGTTATGATTTTTATCCCTGGTGTACATATTGATTGGAACGAATTTTTCTGTTCATCTGAATATTCCATCTTATATTCCAATTCACGCTTTTCAATCATAGTAGCAATTTGTTCTTTAGCTATACATTGCTTTTTGTCCTTATTTAGCCGCTTTAAATCATATGCAATGGAATATTCCCAATCGTAATAATCCTTTCTGTAAATCCTGACTCCGTTTGTTACAATTTCTGTCTTTATTCCACTCATTTTTCCAAGTATGGTGCCGACATAGGCAAATGGGATTAAAGTATCCGGATAAGATGATTTCTTTACTACTTTGTCTATCTGCTTTTTTAACATGGACTGTATGACATACGTTGAACCGTTTTGTTCCAGTAAGGTATTTAGTGCTTCATAAATAACCGCAATTACCCGTTCTTTGTTTAGTGGGTCAAATTTCCGGTGTTTTCCCATTTTATCCATTGAATAGAAGTCCAAACCAATCGAATATCCTATTTTATATGGATGTGCTTTTAATCTGCGCAGAGCTGTTGTCCCATATTTCTTTACAAGTCTGTCGCATGCTGCCATACTGCAGCCGAAGTGTGAGACATAATCGATGATTGAATAACTTTCATTGATACAGAGCAGCGATTCGTGAATTTTTTCTATTTTCCACTCTTCAAGCTTAATATTATTCTTAAGCGTTTCCATACTGTCTGGTTTTTTTATGTAAGCCAGGATATCCGGACCCGAAATTTCCAGTACCTTATTTACAATTCTAGGGCCAACTTTAAAGTCATCACTCTCTTCTTTTAAATCCTTGATGACACGCTTAATTAATTTCTTACTTAAATCTTCCGTTGCCGTGCATGGTTTGGCTGTCTCTATTAAAAACCTGGTGCCGTCTTCGGTCCATTCACCATTAATGATGACATGTAATTCTTCTGGCCATTCAGGAATGATTCCTTCACATTCCACTTCACCATTTTTATTTCTCCTTACATCAATCTCATCTGTTTCCACGCCAAATATGGTGTCTCCCGTATAACTGTTCCTCTTATAAACACGTTTGAATACACCCTGAAAATGATTCACCATAATATTCACCTCCAAGTATAGTATCTGCTTTTTGGACGATTTGGATTAAAACAAAATTGTTTTGTTTAAATAATTAACATATTAAAAGCAAATATGAAAAAAGGAGGAAAATTAAAGTCAGATGAAATTCCTAAGGAAATATGCAGCAGCATCACAAATTTAAAGAATATGGCTTTAATAGATAAAATATGAATCAAGACATAAAAGAAGATATGGCTAAAAAATGTATTTTAGGACATGATGAGAACAACCGTTTAGCTATTCTGGCGAAACAAGGAGATGTTGACGCAAAAGAAAAACTACTGGCTCACAATTATCGGCTTATCAGCAAATTAGCTCATCAATATAAAACATCCAATTATTCTGAAGATGATTTGTTTCAGGATGGAATTGTCGGCATGATAAATGCGCTGGCTACATACGATGAAACAAAGGCCTCATTTACAACACATGCCTTTAGCTGGATACGTGCCGAAATGAGAGATAAAACATCTAAGAATAATTCAGATTTTCACTATAATTCAACTTTTTATGAGAAACTCAGGAAATATGATAAACTGGTTGGTTCTACAAAAAAAACCAGTTTTACAGAAGAGGAGTTGGAACAATTTAACCTAACAGCGAAAGATGTGGAGACGGTACAAAAATACAAAAGAGAGGCATGCTATTCATTAGATTCCCTTACAGAAAACGGAACCTTCGCTTCCATGGATGAGAATAGCAATTTAATATTCAATGAGCCGATTGAAACTCTCATCATTAATGAAGAGTTAAAAAAGATGATAAATCATGAAATCCAAAATCGATTAAAACCTTTGGAACAGTATGTAATCATCAATACTTTTGGGATTAATGGCCATGTACGAAAATTAACAGACCTTGCACTTGAACTTGGTGTATCAAGACAATATGTATATAAAATAAAATCCAATGCGATGAATAAGCTTAAGAAGAGTAAAGAGCTGAATAATTTTTTTAGTGGAGAGATTTAACGGCAGCAATGCCGTTTTTATTATAATCTTTTATATCGCATTATACTAATATCTTGACTTAGAAGGAGGAAATGTATGTATGATATTGACTTGATTGTTGAGGAAGCCTCTCCTATGGGAATTGTAAAGTATCTTGGTATTCCCACAAAAGAATCAGGGAAAACCATATTCATAGAATGTCCTGTTCATGAACGAGAAACCGGATCCAGGGATCGTCATATAAATAACTGCGTGTTAGGCAAGACATTTAAAAACGCTTTCTACTGCCATAGTTGTCATGGTTTTGGTAATGGATTCGACTTAATATCAGGGTTTTTAAATCTGGACATAAAAAAAGATTTCATTCAAATCCTAAAAATTGCAGCAGAATCATGCGGCGGTGAAGAGCTCTTCGTTATTTCTGATTCGGAATATTCAAAACGTAAAAGAAAAAAAGGAACACAGGAAGAATTTGGGATATTTGTTGATGAGTTAAAGGAACTTGGATTGGAGCCAAATCTTTTTTCGAATATATATCTTGCAAGTTACGATGAATCGCAGCTTTCTGATACATATGGACTGAAACGGGATACTAATTTTGATATATATACGGAGAATCAATTAAATAAAGTTTCGTATCTGGATATACAGACACAAGGAAAACTCTTTAGTTCGTTACCTCGCAACATTTATTTTGATATTGTTAAAAGTAAGGCTAAGGAGAAAATGGAATTTTATAAAAGACTTGTTACAGACCGTAAATTATTTGAACATCCGCTCATGTCTTGCGTTAATCCGGACCAAAGAGAAAGCTTGGCTGAAGAACTAAAAAATGAATTCAGACTACGATATATATCAGTAGAAAATATTTATTGTAAAGTCGCTTCAAAAGATGAAATATCACAGATTAATGATGACTGGTTATATGACATATAAATAAAAGCCTGATTATACTTTCAGGCTTTTTCTGTTCTTAAAATTACGGATAGGCATGTTATCTTCATCTGGCTTACCATCTAGGCAAGATGGTAATTTTAATATTTTCTGTACTAACCAATATTCCTCATTGTCTTCTAATGTTGTATCTTCATCGACATCCATCAATAAAAGTTTCCCTGCTGGATTCTGTTTTGTTGGTGAAATGTATTCCATGGCCGATCCATTCTTAAATATAATAAAGATTGTAGTATTTCCTGAAAATTCTATTAACTTTGCCTCGATGTTTTTTGTCTTATTTAATCTTTCTATCAAGGCCTCATTCAAAAAAAAGGTCTTTACAACATCTGTAAAAGGAGTCTGTTCCGGAATTTTAAATTCTCCTGCATCAAAAAATAGAGGTAACTGTCTTTTTATATCTTTTATAATTCGTATCAGCATATTGTTTTTGTTCAATACTTCTCTTGTTTTATCATACACAAGTTTTTTCGTTTTACTGTCTATATGGATTGATGTAAAAGGGCGGGACTCTGGTTCTGAAAATAATAACGTAAGGTCTCCCTTTGGTGATAATGCAAAATCTATGGTTATTATATTTTTAGGGATGGCTTTTATTAAAAAATCGTATATCAGCATTAATTTCTCATAATCTGGATCATATAGTAAAACTTCCATTTCATTATCTAACTTATGTTGTTTATCAAGTATTTCTTCTATCTCCTCTTCGGATACACTTTTGCCATTAAGCCTGTATTTATCGCCATCTTTCACTATAACAAATTTCTCTTTGTCAAATGTATCAAGGTACGTCATTTGATAACCATTATCCGTCTCTGATAATGCGTATATGATTCCTTTTTCATCCAATCTCGTTAATAAATCTTTTTCAGCGATATTCTCTTTCTCTTTTTTCTTTAATAATAGTTTATCCAAAAAACCCATCTTACACCCTCCTCTAGACTTAGTATGACAGAATATTTTTAATCCTATGTATTTGAAATCTTATTTGCCACACTCTTTTATATTTATTTGTGATTCGATAAATCTCATTTATTCAGTTATCCTACTTTTTTTATTTACATTATTATAATTGATAACGAAATGTGGAGAAATAACTTGAAAGGAGTCATAGACTGAGTAATGTTAATCGACATCGAAAAAATTGAAGAGGTAATGAAAAATAGGACAATCAATGATATGTATTTAAGATTGTTCAACGAAAAATTTAATAATTTGAGCTCCAGTGATTTATCAGCGATTAAGTCTATGTTCAACGAAATGACCGAGCTTGTATGGAAGGCTGGATCATGGTATTCCAGTAGACTTTCGGAATATCATGCACAATTAGCTGATTCCATCAAAACAATGTACCTGACGATTACAAACATGTTAGGATACGACTTTCAGGCAAGGTATCTTACACAAAAATTTGCTGTTTGTGTATCCTTCTATGTCTTCATCCAGTCAAAATAAAAAGCGGTTTAATCACCGCTTTTTATTTTGTCATCAACTTCAATCTGAATTCCTCATTATCCCACTTACCAATTAAATTGTATTTATATCGTTCACCTTTAATTTTCATTTCAACATCATGATTTGTGTATGCCGTTTCACAGTCCTGATCAATTCCATAGTCTCTTACGATTACTGCAATGAAATCAACATAATCACCTTCATATAGGTTATTCTTTTCTTCTCGCGGTATAATATGGACAGTTGTTATATGATCTATGTAAAGAACGTTATGTCCTATACCCGCTTCCATAAGATTTTCCGGGCGTATTTCATCTTTCTGAATGTCTACTTTAACATTCGTACCTACACCAATTACAGAAATAGCAGTTATAAAGTTTCCATTTTCCCAAGATCCTCTTACAAACACTGCATATTCATCTGATTTAATTGCAACGGTTGTTTTTCCTCCTGGTGATACAGCAGCTATATGGGATTCGCCATCCGCCTCCAAATATGCGCAGATATCCGTTACTAACGAATTGCCAGACTCCGGAATTTTTAATGGGAATATGATTAATTCTGCTTCTTCCGTCTTGATAAGTTCATCCGATTCATCATACATACTAACCGTAAGTTTACATTTATCATACAGGAAAGCGGAATGTTTCCTTTTATAATCAGATTCTGATTGTATTGCATACCGTTTTGATGTTCCAGCTGATGTTAAATCAAGTTCCAGCTTTTTATCCACTAACGTATCTTTTTTGGATGTACTAATGACGCCTTCTGCTACCTCACCAATTTTGTTTGCTTCACGTTCTACATCAATGTTTCCTGTCTGCTTCTTGCCAGTTGACATATCAAAGACGGCTCCACTTGAAACTTCCGTATTAGCTTCACTTAAAATCCGTTGTTCAATTTCAGCCTGTTCACGGATTGATTTGGTATTCTTCAATTTTTTAAGAATTTCCTCTGGATCCATGTCAATTGTTTCTGAACTAAAAATCGGTTGGGTAGTTATCTCCTCTTCCTTTACGTCTTCAGTATCATTTACTAACTTATCAAACCGGAACCGTTCTGTATTTTCCTTTTCTATCTCATCTGTATTTTTTTTAATTACATCATTAGGTTTTGATTGTAATGGCTTTGAAGTACTTGATGTGTTTGAATTATCATGAGATTGAAATGGTTTCGCTTGTGTCTTTGATGTTTTATCATCCTGTTCTTCCAATCCCATATCTTCATCATCATTCCATACTAGCGATTCCTCATGGCCAAATATGAAATCATCCTCTTTATTCTGTAAAGGATGTTTTGCATGTAAATCCTCGTTAGCATGTACTCCTTTATTCTTTACCGGAGCGATATGAATCTTGCGTTCTTCTTTTATATTTTCCTTAATGGTTAATACTGGTTTTTCACTTTTGTTTATTTTATCAACAGTTCCAGGACTAAATAAATCATCGTCAATATCCCAAAGAGGTTCATCATCAATTGATTTATCCGTGACAGTATCATTATCTTTTTTCTGTAAAGACTGCTCCTTTTTATTAAAATCGGTATTCATGTAAGGTATATTTTTAGTTTGTTCTAATTCTGGCTTCTTTTCATCCATGTTCGTTTCTTGCAAACATGTAGGGATTTTTTCAGCCTTTTGCTTAACGGGCTGGTCTATTTCTTTCATAACCTCAGGACCGGCTGGTTTTGCAATCACTGCACTAATATCTTTTTTGGGTTCATCTTCCCACAAGAAATCATCCATACCATCACTTATGTCTTCTTTTACTTTCTTTATTTCCTTAGGTTTTAATATAGCTGTGTCCTGTTTGTTGTCATTAGCCATTCTCTCTGGTTTAATATCCACCTTTGGTTTAACCGTTATGACCGACTTGTTATCAGATGGTTTATTTTCTTTCTGCATCATTTTATTTGGTTTTTCTGGTTTTACAGATGCATCTACTATAGGATTGGCCTCCATTGTCTTTCCCATATTTGTCTGATTCGGCATCTCTAAATATATTATGACAGGGTTCTCTGTACGGTTTTTTTCTAGTATCTTATCAAAATCACCTTGAAGTATATTTTTAATAGTCGGTATGGAAAACTCACATACCCTATCATCTACATATAAGTATATTTTTGTGTTATCTTCCGACACCAAGCAGGAGCAGTTACTCCTTAATAGCAATGCCGCAGCGTTATTCCTGATACGGTAGACTGATGTCAGGCTTTTCTTATAATACTGTTCAAGGAGCTCTTCTTCTCCATCGAACCGGATGTTTTGTAAGGATTCATCCCTTTCCGCCTCCAGTTCTTTCATCAGAATATCAGACTCCTTAAGTGTCAGTGCAAGTTTTTGGATTTTGTCTTTTTTTGAAATCATTGTTAATTTTCCTCCTTCTTATTTTTTTTCGTCTTAGGTGGTTTTGGTTCCTTCTTATCTTTTTTTAAAAAAAGCCCAAAGAAACCTCCACTCTTTTTTTCGGGAGCCGAAGGTACCTCTTTTTCTATTTTCCATATAATATCCGCCAAATTCAGTAATTCCTTTTTAGCATCCAATGTATATGTAACATTGTCTTCATCTAGTACCAAAGGCGTGCCATCATATACTCGGTTTAGGAAAATTGTTTTTGAGATAGCAGGAATCTTAGCAACAAAGTTCATCCTATATTTTGTTTCAAGGTCTTCCGCAGTAAAATGGAGCTTTTCAACGTCTATTCCCTGTTCCTTAAATTTCTTATTATTCTCTATATTTTCATTCAAGATCCAATTAATTTTATCCGTCAGGTTCAGTTTCTTCAATACTCCTAAATATCTTAAATTATTTCGGACATTATTAATATCCAAGTTCATAATATAAAAACATCGTTCTGCCTTCTGCAGTAACGGATAGGTGGTTATGTGCATCATGGATGAATTTGTATCAATTATCACAATGTCGTATTCCTTCTTTAACACCTCAAGAAGATAAATATAATATTCGGATGAAATCTTTAGTGAATCAATTTCTTCTGGTGTTAATGTGGATCCAGCAAGCACATGCAGATTATCCAATCCGTCATATGGTACCATGCAATCCCGAATTAGTTTATTGACAAGCATAATGGAAGAATCATCACCTACAAGATTTCCTTTATCGAAGATTGTGCTGATTGCTTCCATTGCCGTTTTCATGTTTTTTTTCTTGTCTTCTTTAATGTTTAATATTGTTCCAATTGATAATGTCTGCAAATCTGCTTCCACCAATGCAATCCTTGGTTTAGCTCCGTTCTCCTTACATACTCCATATTTTGCTATTGCACATGCTGTATTAACTGATAAGAAAGATTTTCCAGTACCTGGCTTAACAGAAGTAAACACATAAACATTGTTAATACTTCCCTTTCCAATATTCTTTGCCTGGACTAAGCCAGAAATCGGTACATCAAACTGCTCCATTGTCTCTGTATTGTTAAGAATATTTTTTGCCAAATAGGATACCGCCTCTTCTGTCTTTGGATTTTTGATCAAATTATCTAAAAGCTCCAGATTTAGGACTTTAGCAATACATATATCATAAATCCCATTCAATACCAATTTGCCCAGTTCATCAATTCTTTCCTGGTCCCTTGGATTAAGCTGGCCTGCCAGATAAATAAACCTGGTATAATGGAACTCCCTCTTTAATGGTGGTAACATTCCTGATAGCACACCTTCTCCATCCAATAAATCAGAAACAATAACAACCTGTGGTTTATGGTTATGAATGTCTACATACAAATCTTCTTTTGTCTTTGAAATGCCTACAACCTCACAGTTAGTTAATTCTGCCACACTGGAATCTAGGTCTTTGATTCCAGTAGCCATAAGTACTTTATATACTCTATCCTCATTCATATATAAGATCCTTTCATTATTTTTTTCTTATAACTATTCCAATATTATTATGCAAACATTTCCTCAAAAGAGTTGATTTTTCTTTTTAAAAAAATAATTCAACTTAATTAATGTTAGAATTTATTAAAATATTAGTTCCAATAGTATGCCATATATAACTCATTGGAGTTAACTATATGTCCAACAAAAAAAGATGTCAGATGACATCTTTATATAACCCGGTATCTCTGTTCCTCAATACATCTGGAACCGTTCTTGGTCTCGACATATCGATAGGTTTTGAATACTTTTTTCTTATTTCTTGTTTTCTTAATTTTAAAGACCGGAAGATAAATTGTAAACTTCTTGTTCCTTAAGTTCCATGCCTCCATGCTCCATAATACCACAACCACAATAAATAAGATAGCGCTCATATTTTCCCTCCACATATTCGTTTATAAGGGTAATATGTAATAAAAGTTAGGCCTATAAATATATTTTAACATGCCAAAGCGGCATCCTTGATTCTTAATACCTTCCTTGAATATGAGGTCGAGGAAATTCCATTTTTGCCTGTATTATAAGCAACAAGTGCCATACTCTCATTAAAACCGTTTTTCTTGAGATTTTCTGACATCATATAGACTCCGCATCTGATTGATTGATATGGATCCATAAAATCCGTGATTCCAAGGGTTTTTCTTAACCAGCCGTGATTACTGGAATTAATCTGGGCAATTCCATAATCCACCGTTCCATTTTTATTCCTATGTTTTACATTTGGATTAAAACCTGATTCACAGTATAATTTTGAAATTATTAGTTTTTCATACCCAGGTATCCCGTATTCTGCGCACATCTGATATACCCAATCCTGCAAATCTTCTGATAGGTAAGCCTGATAGCCATTGTCGTTTATGGTGTAATATGTAATTCCATTCAATACTATGCCATCTTTTTGATAATCCGGGTCATTTATAGCGATTGCATCTTCAACCATGTTTATTTCTTCTTCTGATAGCTCATTAACCACAATATAATCTTCTGTATTCGATACCTGTGCTGTTGTATCTGCGAATACAGGAGTTACATTCATCGATGTAATCAATCCTATGGTTAAACCACACCTTAAAAAGTTTTTATTAAATTGTTTTAGATGTTTATTCATGTACGTTTTTATGATATGAGTACTATTTCTTAATAATACTATATCAATCTCTCCTTTTTCATTTTTAGTGTTTTTCACACTTAGTTAGTATGAAAGAACACTTCTAAAATGTTACAGATTGTTACAAAAGTATTTCATAAATAATACATTTCAAATTACTCTTGCCATTGGAACGTCTTCTAAATAAAAATCATACTTATTTCCTGGCCCATTTTCACAGATTGTAAATTTTTCTGATGACATAAACTCAATATTTCCTCTCACTTTTACGGTTGATGAGATATTTCTGCAATATCCATTTACCTCCACGTCTGTATCTTGTGTAATGGTTTTTCCATTAATGGAATAATTAACATTCACATCAATTGGAGCCAGCTCACTCTCATCTTCTTTTCCTTCCTCTGCCAGATATTTAATCGCTAATGCAAGAACATCATCAGAGTTAAGTTCACACCTTCCATTTTCACGATATGGACACCTGGCCCAACAACTTCCTCCGATTTTTAAATTCGGACAAAATTGTTTTAGTTCTATCATTTGTTTTCTCGTAAGTTTATGTTTCATATCATTCTCCTTTTTTCATATTTTTAATAGTATGCTTATTTTTTTCAACAAAAAAAGTTAGTTATTCTTTTGTTTCAAACATACTATTAATGACAAATTAAAACAGGAGGTTTATTATGAATTTAAAAAAAGAAGCTATGAAGCAAAAATCACGTGTTATGAAGCAAATGGTAAAGCAGGACATGGTACGGAGGCTACATACTGCAGATAATATGATCCGGAAGATGGACCAGCAGATTCCACATATTAAGGAATATAACCAGAAAAATCCAAAAGATTTACAGCTTGTTCCATGTGGAAAAATTCATAAGCTTATGGTTTAAAAATAAATTAAGACCTATACATTTATGAGTATAGGTCTTTTTTATTGAAAACAGAACAGACTATTTTAAACAAAAAAATCAAGGGCACTAAGGCCCTTGGATAACCATGAATTCACGATAACTGAATATCCATAAATTCACGCTGCTAACGCAGATCTATATAAACGTGAGACTGCACCTAATCGAAGTAACTACTTTTGATCAGGCAGTTCACTTTATAATAGTATGTAAGACTTTATGAAATTTTATTAAAAAAATGAATGGCGTCATCTAGATTTTCACAACCGGCAATATGTCCGGATGGGTGAACAAAGAACAATCCTTTGCTAAAGGTTTCCAATTCCTCCCGGTCCTTACCTCTTAATTTTTCCGGGAAGTATAACCTTCTGCATCCTTTTTTAGGGTCAATTCCGTTTTTAATCTTCTCTCTCTCGCTCATCTCTAATAATAATACATTAACACCTCTTTCTGATGGAAATATAATCCCTTTGACATCCTCATGATTTGATGATAATGAAGCATTAGGTATATATCGGTCAAACACTAACAGGTCCTTCCGTAAGGATTCCTGATAAATACGTTCGCATTCCACTCTTGCTGGGACAAGTGAATTGATACTGTTAATGCGCTCTATAATGATATGCTCCAGAATTTCAATTCTTTTTCTTCTTTGTAATACTGAAAGTCCCAATATAAATGGTGATGTTTTGTATTTTCCATATGTTTTATTTACCTGTGAAGTAAAGGTATTTACAAACATATCATTATCTTCATCCATAAGTATTTCCTTGTAGTATAAATTCCATGCATTATTGACACTATCATAATGTATCCTGTTTTCGTTATGGTAATGTTTTCTGTTTATATTTTCTAATGCGATTAATATATCTACATTCATTGTTTTGCAGAATCTTGGAACAAATGTTGAATTACTAAAATGTTCAATTAATGATTTTAAAACAGGATAAAATGTACTGACTGCTTTTGAAAAAGCCTCATCGGATGAAACTTCTGAATTCCAATTTGGATTAAAATATTCAATTGATGAGGTTAGCATATTTGTATTTGATGATGTATCACATTTATCTATCTCAGAAACAAATACATCGTCAAACAAATCGGCATTGCTTTTTTCCATAAAAACGGTGCCATAATCATTCCACAATAGTCCAAACGCTGCATAAGTTTTTCCATTACTTCTTTTCTTTATTTCTCCATGGTGGTCATATGTTCCACCTCCAATATCATATACAATTCCTGTATATTCTTCTGGAACCACATTTAAGCGTTCATATGTAAACTTAGGATTTAACAACATTAATAGACATGTAGATAAAACATCATCTGCATGGAAAGTTCCATTATGTGTAATTCCTTTATCGTATATTTTAATAGGAATCATGCTTATATCTATATCCTTTCGTATTTTGATATAGATATAATGCGAGATTTATTATCCTTTTTTATTTCTATCATACTAAAACAGGAAAAACAAAAAGGAGATTATTTATGAAAAAATTATTTTTACCACTATTAACGATTTTATGTCTTTCTTCTATTCCTTCTTATGCAGCTTCTCCTATTGAAGATGATACAGAAATCATTGAAATTAACCAATTGACTGAAGAGGAGATTCAATATATAGAATCCATTCCCAGTGTAAATGATGAAATAGCTCAAGCCAATCCTGACACGTATGTAGACCTTGGCATGTTTAAATTAACTGCTTATTGTGAATGCAATGCCTGTAATCGTCCTTATACCGGACAACCTACAGCTCTAGGAACTGATTATGTTGAAGGACGTACAATAGCAGTAGATCGAAGCATCATTCCTTTAGGGAGTATCGTAGAAATTGATATACCCGGTGAAGGGTGGCATCAGTTCCGGGCTGAAGATGTTGGCGGCCACATCAAGGGTAATCGCATTGATGTATTTGTGAATGGCCATTCTAATTGTTTGCAGCCACGATATAATGGATATTGTGAAGTTCGTCTTGTTTTGTAAAATATAAATAGCGTATTATATTTTTTGTCAGTGAACAAAAAGCTATTTGTCAAGATACAATAACTACTTCAATTTCGTTAATTAATATGTTATAATGAAAAATATCGAAAATGTAAAGATGAGGAAATTTAAAGGATGAAAGAAGAAACTGATATAGCTATCATTCGTGAACTTGCAAAAAAAATGGCATATTTTGATATAAAATTGGATGAGGATTTTTCTTTTATGGTAATTCATCCTTATATTGATAATCCATATGTTCAATCAGACGGAGCTTTATGTAACATATTGGAAAATCAAAAAGCCTATGAAAACTTTTTAGAAGATATAACAAGTCGGATTGACCGCATTACTCAATATAAAGAATTCGTGCAATTAATTACAAAACCATATAGGTCTGCATTTCTTTCATATACGAAAGATTATATTGATAAATTCGATTTGGCATATTATCTAAAATATCTGTGGGTAAATACAGCTTATGTAAATATAGATATTCATATTAGCAGAGAAGAATATGTAGGTTTATTTAAATCAGCAGACTGTAATAGCTTAATGAATGAAAGAGAGCTGAATATCTATCATAATTTGCCACAAACATTAACTGTATATCGAGGAATTAATAGCTTTGATAATCATCCAATAAAAGGTATGTCATGGACACCAGATTTGGAAATTGCAACCTGGTTTAAGAACCGCTTTAAACAAGGAAAAGGAGCCGTTTATCAAGCTACCGTTTATAAAGAAGATATTTTAGCATATTTTGAAAAAGAAACGGTTGTTGATTATAGGAAATTAAAAGATGTGATTAAAATCGTATAACAGAAACCGTATTGGAATTTGTCTTTATTGCGATACATACTTTGTTAGTTGTCATTTTATAATTTGTTCGTTATAATGTATATAAATAAAATTATTGTGTTGTAAGTAAAGGAGAATTTATTTATGAATAAAGATATGTTAAGCATAGTTGAATATTTGGAAACCTGCTATAGTGGAGCAAAGATGAATGATGACGTTGAAGGAATGTGCAGGATTAGCAGAGCTATTGCAGCATTACAAGCTGATACGGAAATGGAAATTTTTACGGAAGAATTTCAAATGGCTTATGTCATGAGGGAGTTATAACACTTTGTTATAACTCCTTTCTCATTTGAGGCCTGTTATCCTATCACCTTTAGCTTAGATATGAAACCACATTTACGACATTTCACCGAATGAAAATAATATCCGGTTCCACTTTCGTCTGCGCCTGGAGTATAGGCATCGCAGGCAATCGTATCGTAACCCATGCCTCCATATAATTCATGTTTATTACCACACTCGCATGTACATTCCTTGTCGCAAAAACATCCATTTGCTATTTTCTTTATCATAGCCATCATCCTCCATTCGCTATCTTTATTATAAAATAAAAACTATGTTTGTAAACCAAAACGCATAATATAAGTATATAAAGATGAATGGAGGATTTTATGATGAAGGTAAACACAGGCAATTTATTAAAGAAAATCGGATTAGCAGTAAAGGCTGTTGCAAAAGAAATCAAATGTTTTTACATAACAATGGCTTCCATTTCGTTTGGATTATTCATTGTCTTCTGCATTATTGCTGCCACAGGACAAACAAGTGTAGTTGCTTGTGAAGCAACTGTCGTTGAAGACGTAGAATTGCCTAATGGGTATTCACACTTTGGGCGTGGTGAATGGATTAGCAATACGGAATGGGTAGGGCGTGTAGTTGACAGCCGTGGTGTTTCTGGAATCTCGGGTGATTCTAAAGAATGCCGCATATACAATATGCATATCTTTACAAGCGGCTATACTACTTATTATTGCGAGCCGCTCTATGAGATGGGTGGTACTCCTGCAACAATTTATTATGATGGCATTGCGTTCGAATAAAAAAGAGGCATAAGCCTCTTTTTTATTTACGCTTCAATAACCTTACAATCAAGTATACTATCTCAATAAAAATGCAAATTGCCATTACCTTAAAAGATATATGCAAAAAGATTGGAAGAAGATACATTATCCAACATATATAGGCTACTATTTTTACAAGTGTTCTTGTGTCGGCTGTCATTTTATTTTTCAAACAAAGTAATGTACTTGATACAATTGCTATCAACAATAATAAACCCATCATACTTAATCCCTCACTAATATCCCACAGTAAAACATAATCTCATCAAACATATACTGTGGAAAATGGAATCTATCTTCTTGTCTTATTTTTGCAAATTCCATTAAGTCAGTCCCGTACTGTAGAGCTCTTGCATACCAGTCGCACACCATTTCCATAACATCAAGTCTTTCCATATCTGCATAATTTTTAAAATGCTCTGGATGATGACTGTTGTGTTTCCAATGAAGTTTTATGGCATCCTGTTTTAACTGGGATAATGCTTTATTCGCATCCTTTAAACATGATTTGTCGTTAATAATTGTGGAAAGGGCATACAATTCATCTTCACACATTACCTTAGAATTGTCATGTGTTTCAGCCCTCTCAATCAGTTTCTTGGCATGTACATCCATTCCTTTTGAAAGCATATAATCAGCAAGCTTTCTGCACGCCTTTTTTATGTATTCTTTATGGACGTAGGTATCCTGGAACATCTTTTCATAATCTGTCATGTAAGAAATATCTGTATGGAAAAGAAATTTCCAAATACCTCTTGAGTAACCAGTATAATAATTAATCGATGTAAAGCCTTTTCCATTCAAGTAGTCCGCACGGAAATCAAATAATATATATTTCTTATCCTCAATTTCAACATATTCACAGTATAAATTTATTTTTGCCGGGACAACATCACTAGGATTTTTATTACTGGTAATCAAGATATTGGTCCCTTCAACCGGAAGATATTCTTTAAAAGAAAACCCAATGTTTGAGTCCGGTACTTCTGAACCAAGTAAGTATTTGATGACATTTTCGGTTAATGCGATATTATATGGTTTTTTGTTTTTTATCCCTTCGCATATAAATACTTTCTGATCCAGCTTCTTTTCTTCTTTAATGGTGTACTGATATGGAATATCCTTTTTTTCTGTTTTGGCCAAGATATTCTCATGCCAGGCTTCAGGCAGATAAATATTGTCTCCAAGCTTAACCTTATTTCCATCAATTTTTATCATTTAAAAAATCCTCTCTTTTATCTTTATATATCCTGTACCAATAGTATGTCTTATTTTGTTATGGACTGGATTGTTTATTAAAAAAAAGAAGGCAATTGCCTTCTTTTCTTTCGTCCCTTTATATAGAAACCCACGCCCTTAATAGATTCTTATATTCTATGTTTTCAAGTTCTTCTTTTTTATAATATCCACTCATTACAGCCCAGTCTTCTAAACTAACATTCTTAGGTTTTTCTCTAAAAACCCAGGCTGACTGATTGATATATCCATCACTTACTAATTGGTTATAAAAATCTTCTGCCTCCGGAAAACATTTCGTACAACCATAGTAATATGACGATCTATCACTAAATGGCACAGTTAATGGGACTGCAATTTCCCACATAGACTCAAATCTTATTTCAGCGCCGCAGCAATGGCAGCTTCTTGAAAAGATTGGAACCATCTTTCTTGGTTTTGTTCGTTTTTCATATTCTTCATTATATTTTCGGCACATCTCTTCCACTGTCTTTCTCATTTTATTATCCTCCTTAACTCTATGTAGCTATTTTGATTGGGCCTCTCTCCAGACCCTTAAATTTCTTATTTTACTGCTTTAACCCAGAAAACGACATTATGATATACATCCTGTCCCATGCCAATTACTTTATAATAGGCTCCTGTACTTTTATTTACTAAGACCGGAGACTGGAAGACATTGTTTTCATCTATTCCTTCAAAATAGATATCAAGAAGTCCTTTTATGGTAAGCGATCGACTGCCAAATTCAAATGACATATCATCACTGCTTAAACCTTTTAAATAGAAATAAGCTTTATCTATATCAAGCCTTTTTCTTTTTTTTCGACTGAAAGCTGCATCCACAACCTCAATTTCAAGATCAGTTCCGGATTCATCAAAAACCCGGATTTTCCCACTTATATTGGGTACATCAACAAACTGAATCAGGAGTGCAATAAACTTCATGTTTCCATCTATTTCTTTCGCAAAATCATACATATCCATCATATTTGTTCCTCCACATCTATTAATCTCCAGATATCCATTACCTAAATAGTATGTTTTTATTACAAAAAAAATAAAGGCACATCTGTGCCTTTATTTAGAATTATTATCCAGGAAATCATGAGCAACATCTTTGGGTGACATTCCTTCTTCGTCTACCAAGTAATTTAGTTTTGCCATCTCTTCCGTAGACAGAAGTTCTGTCATTTTTTCTGTGACACTTGAAATCACTGGATATTTCTCTATAATCTCTGAACGGAAAACAGGAACGGCATAATAAGGTGGAAATGCGCCCTTATCATCTTCAAGGATCTTCAGTTCAAATTTTTCCAGTAATCCGTCAGTGGAGTAAGCATCAATTAATTCACCTTCTCCGTTCATTAAGGCTGTGTATCTGGAAGCACCATCAACTCCAATTTCATCAGAAAAAGTCAATCCATAGACACTCTTAACCCTTTTTAGACCATCTTCCCTATTTAAAAATGATAACGTGGAAACCATCCTTAATTTTCCGCCTTGTTTCTTTAAGTCACTTATTGTATCCAATCCATATTCCTCTGCTATTTCTTTTGTGGTTGAAATTGTGTATGTATTATTAACATTCAGTGATGGTAGAACCACAAGATTGTATTGCTCCAGCATACTACTCCTGGTTTCTTCGTAAACTTGGTTAACATCTGATATTGCTTCCTTTTTTAGGACATTTACATATAGGGTCCCTGTATAGTCAACATAACCATCTATTTCTCCTGCCCGGATTGAAGATAGACAGACGGATTCTCCTCCCAAATCCGGGATGACTTCTACGTTGTAGCCTGTTTCATTCTCTATCATTTCTTCCATCATATAAGCTAAAATTTCATTCTCCGTAAAGTCCTGGCTAGCTATCGTAATTTGATTTTCCTCTTTTGGTTTTAAGCATGAATCCATTATCAATCCTATCATTGTTGCCATGGCAGCAATCACAATTAGTCTATCTAGTTTTTTCTGTTTGATTTTCTTACTTTTATCCTTTCCTTCCATTAGACTAATAGGTGTCACAATAGTTTCAATTCCAGCAAACACACGGTCTACAAGTAGGGCTAAAATACATGCTGGAATCGCACCAGCCAGTATCTTTGAGTTATCTACTGTTCTGATTCCAGAAAACACTAAAAATCCAAGACCTCCGCCTCCAACAAAAGCAGCCAGTGTCATAAGTCCAACCGCCGATACTGCAGATATCCTGACGCCTGTCATAATGACCGGAAGCGCCATTGGCAAACGAATCTTAAACAAAATCTGCCATTTTGTAAGTCCAATTCCTTCTGCTGCTTCCAGAGTCTGTTCATTGATATTCATGAGTCCGGCATATGTGTTCTTTATGATTGGCAGCAGTGAATAAATTACAACCAGGCATATGGCAGGTTTTACGCCAATCCCTAAGACCGGAATCGTTAAACCGAGCAGTGCCATGCTTGGTATTGCCTGAACCAGGTTTGCAAATGCCAGGACTGGTTTACTAGTTTTCCTTACATAAGAAATAAGAATTCCAAGTGGTACTCCAATCAGGATGGCTGCAAATAATGCAATTACAGTTAATTGGATATGCTCAAAGAATAGATATAATATTTCCTCTCTTGCGTTGGAAACATATTGAAGGAAATCTTTCATGTTAATTTTCCTCCTTGTTCTCTGGGATAAATTGCCGGCTTAGGGTGTTTACTAAGGTACTCCTTGTTATTAAACCTTCTAGCATGCCATTTGCATTTACAACTGGAAGTGTCGATATATGTTTTTCATCAAATTTTGTAAGTAAATCAACAATACAGCTGTCCGGTGATACGGATGTTATATTTGTATCCATTAAATCCTCTGCCTTCTTATTTTCTCCATTGTATCCGATTAAAGAATCTGCATATAAAACACCATATAACCGTTTGTTCTTATCTGTTACCATCAACGTATCTACATGCCTACGACTCATTGTCTCAACACACTTAAAGATTGGCATTCTTGGATGACAGCATACCGGTTCTGAGATCATGATATCCTTAGTCCTAATAAACTTTGGTGAAGTCCATATCCGGTTCGGACCGACAAAATTCTTTACAAAATCGTTTGCTGGATACTTTAAGATGTTTTCTGGTGTATCAAACTGTGTAATCCTACCATCCTCCATGATACAAATCCGGTCAGCAAGTTTTATTGCCTCATCCATATCATGTGTCACAAAAACAATCGTTCGCTTCAGTTCTTCCTGCATCTCCAAAAGTGAATTCTGTATCTGGGCCCTTGTGATTGGGTCCAATGCGGAAAAGGGTTCATCCATTAATACAATTTCTGGATTTGTCATGAATGCACGGACTACACCTGCTCGTTGCTGCTGCCCACCTGAAAGTTCAGATGGATATGCAGACAAATATATTTCCGGATCCAAGTTAACCATTTCCATCAGTCGTCTTCCGTGAGCAGAGATTTCTTTATGATTGTTTGAATTTAATTTTGCAATCAACGATATGTTTTCTTCTATTGTCATATGTGGGAATAGTCCGGTCTGTTGAATTACATATCCCATCTTACGTCTTAATTCAATCGTATCTAATTTAGAGATATCTTCTCCATTTATCTCTATTACACCATCTGATGGACTTATTAGTTTATTAATCATTTTTAATGTCGTCGTTTTTCCGCATCCACTTTCACCAAGTAAAACAATAAACTCTCCGTCTTTAATTTCCATGCTTATTTTATCAATCACTGTTTTATCATGAAAATATTTGGAGACGTTTTTAAAATGAATCATTATTATATCCTCCTGTTCTTTTCTATCATTCAGTATGTAAGATATTCACTAGCACGACTTTTAAAAAACAAAAAGCCTATCACTAGGCTTTAAAGTAATTTACAGAAACCAATCGATGGATGAATCGGCTCAATATATAGAATCCGTTCTTTCTTCTCAACATTTATGATTGTCCAATCTTTTGAGGTATCAACCATTACAATCTTAATCTCTCTGATATTCTTTTCTTCATTTGCAGAATATAGATATACATCATTTTTTTTATCATAAACAATCATGTGATGTCTACATAGTTCCATCTTCTTTTTATTTGAAGGAATATCCTCCACCTGATAAGCTCTTTCTCTAATTCTATTGATAACATCCCTCCCTCTTATCTTCAACAGTTCATTGGAATGTTCAGCAACCTCTAATAGTTCATGAGGCAGACTCTCTAAATCAAAATCATAAAATAGTAATACTTCCATATCCTTCCTGGTCCTTTTCATTGCGTCTGCCTTTGATAGGACTTCATATTCGTAAAAGTCTTTATCCATAATATCAAGGATTTTATTATCTGCCGTTCTTTCCTCATAGTATTGACACCGATAACATTCCTCAGATATATTACTTCCCACTTCCTGATTATAATTTCCAGATGCACCAAATGGACATCGGCAGCCTTTGCTTCCATCGCTATAAATTCTATTAGCAGGCCATTTACATTTAGGAAAACGTTCTTCATACGCTGCTATTTCCTGTACAGAATATAAGCCATATTCTTTTGCTTTCTCATGTGGTAAAATGCCCAATTCATAGTCAATCCAATCCTGTGGCTCCATGAAGTGATCTCCCATCCAGTATTCATTCATTACAAACTGCTTACCTTCGATTGGAAGCATTTCAAAATATTCAAATATTTCATCTTCATGTTTATAGTGGCTCCAGTCGTATTCCTTGCAGTCTTCATTATCATATACCAATTCATCTGACCATATTTCTGGTCGGCTGGCTTTATAGCATTCATCACATAACTGTATTTTGGTGGAACAACAGTCAAATCCCGAACCATAACCTAATGGTCCAAATTCCATTTTGTGAATATTATCTTTCTCCTGTAAACATTTCCAACATAATTTTTCGGTTGATTTGATTGCTTTAATTTTCTCCATGATATGCTCCTTCATTAATTGATAAAAATAGTATGTAATAAAAAAGAAACCAATAGGAAACTGGTTTCTTATCCTGATTTTATTGTTAATTCATTCTGTAAAAATTAAAGGTATCATCTACTATATCAAAATATTGGATTGACTCTGAGCCATCGTATTCTGATATAATCCATGGTTTACTAATATCCACTGTTACGATTGACATCGTTTTAATGTGATGATATGGATTAAATTCAGACGGTATATAAAAATAGCGATCTAACTTTTCACAATGAACGATATTGTGTTTCTTTATCATTTCAGCCATAGAAGTTTCATCCATTCCGTCCAAGTTCTCTATTTTATATGCTATCTCACGTATTTTATCAATTACTCTTCCAGTTCTTTCTTGTAATGGCCCTGCCGGATTTTCATTTATTGCAGATTTAATACAAGATGGTACCGTATTAAGTCCAAAACTTGTATAAATAAGGACTTCCATTGTTTTATTATCTTCTTTTTTATCATTCATATATATCTCTCCTTTTCCTTTCTAAGAATAGTATGAAAAAAAAGAAACCATTGTAATAACTGGTTTCTCTTTATGTAACTTAGCCAAAATACTGATGCCCGATACCTGAGCGTATTTCTTCATATCGCCAATCGGGATCACCATCATATGGGCCATGCTGATATCTCATGCTATTCAGATAGTCAGAGTGGATTTCCTGCTCTACAGCAAGTTCTTCAATACCCATTTCATCAATTGTCAATTCCAAGCATTCGTTACACATAATAAAGTCCTCCTTCTGTGGAGATTCGTGTCTCCATTCATCAATTATTCATAGTTATTATGTGTGTTTTAGAATGAAATAATGGATATTTTTAAAATTTATAATTTATTACTTTCTCATTTATTAACAGATACAATACCAACAATTAAGAATGGTAAAGGAAAAAGGCCATAAGGCCTTTTAAATTGTCTGTTTAAGTTGTAACGTCTATGAATCCATGTGATTTCATTCGTCTCATTTCATCATTTGCATTTGCTTCTGTACCATAGGTTATATAAACCCAATTTTCTCCTTTTGTGTCTACTAATGATAGCTCTCTTTTATCATAATTCACCCAGAAACCATGATCTACAAAATGTAAGTCCTTATCCATAAGCAGTTCGATGATTTCATTCATCTTGGATTCTAAATATTCGGGTTCGTCAATTGCCTGTTTCCATGAGAAACTTTCGTGTCTTTTTGGGCCCTGTTTACTTAAAAATTCATTAATACTTTCAATATCATCGCCATAAACACCATCATAAAGGTTCCCGCCACCATTATTGTATATTTCATAATATATTTTAGATAAGGAGATAAATACATTCATATATTCATTGTCAGTTTTGTTATATGTGGGCATTGTTTCACTAATCATATCTGCCCAACTTTGATATTTGCCAGCACCATCCCAATAAGTATTATTTTCTAACGGCATATTAATCTCTCCTCCACTTTCCCTGTGACACCGTTCCTGCCCTAAGATACTCTGCCTCGTTTTCGATGATAGAGTCAAAAATATCTCCTAATGCATTGTTATAAGAAATTTCAGTCTCATTTTTTGGTGCAGTGATTCTCAGTCCTGCACATGTGCTCAAAATATTTTCATATGCTCTTCCATATGCCATTTTTATTTCATTCATTTTTCCTGCTCTTCCTTTCCTGCTTTTACAAAATAAATTTACTCATAATTAACAGTCCGATGCTAAACCCAAATAAAATGAATCCAATAACCATAAAAACCATCTTTAATATAACCATCTGATCCATAGGATTATAAAATTCTTTCGGGTTATTCGGATTAATAAAAAGCTCCACCTCTTGTCCTATCTGAAATGATTTCCTCGTTCCTCCAACATGTGAGCATCTTTGTATTCTTTGATTGTCCACCCAGTATTCATATATAGGATACCAGGATGTGTTATGGTTGTAATTAATCAATGTGTTTGTTCTATTCCTTGTCATGTTAATCACTTTGGCATTTACTTTTTGATTGCAGGTTCGCTTCTTATGTTCAATAACTTTTGATATCCCAATCGATACTCCCAAAAAAATAAACCCAACAAGTAAACATATAATTGCCATAATATAAAATATATATTGTGTGTCCATATTATTCCTTTCCTTTAAATGGATTCTGAATTTTTAATACATTCATCTAGATATTCAGCAATAGCATTATTTAAAGTCAGTAACTCTTTTTCTCCCAATTCCAGGATGTAAGCTTTCTGAGCTCCGTAATTAAGGTATGGAATAATTGTATAAAACCATTTCTTATGACGTTTTTCCAGCTTAGGAGCGGATGACTTACAGTGACTCCAATATTTCTTTAAGTAAATTACATCTGTCTTTTTTAGATTCACTGTAATCCAGATCCAATCATTGTTATGCAATATCTTTAACTTACAAGTTGCATCAGATTCTGTTTCTAAGTACATATTATCTCTAAAGAATACAGGTGTGGCATAACGATTGAGCTGCAGGACTGGTGCCTTGTCCTTCCTACCATAAGCCTCCCAGTTCTTTAGGTTGCTTTGGTAGCTGGATACAGCACCCAGCGCTGTATTTACAATGTCTCTTCTTAAGTAAGAAGGCAGCTTATAAAACTGTGCATCAAAATCATATTTTGCGTTATTATGCTTTGTAGAATGGATCAGATGCTCTGCTGTATTAAAACGTTCTTTTTGTTTTGTTATGGATGATAGATACTCCCATTCTTTATCGTAAATATCAATCAGAAAGGACAGAGCCTTTCGATAGATACGAACCGTATTTTGAAATATCCGGTTAAAGTTTTTAATTTCGACTGCATAGCTGGATATTACTTTCATAAGCTCCTCCTTTCTGATGATTATGTAAATATTATAATTAGATTCTACTTAATTGACAAACAATTCCGTATGACTAAATTTGCCTAACTCATGGCTCAAGTCACGAGAATACGGCAAATGAATTTTCAATCTTGCGTTCTTTACACTTTTCTGCTAATTCTTTAATTGTCATTTTTTATTCTCCATTTCTATTTGATTGTATTATTAATATGTATGTATATTTATTTTAACAATCATGCTTTCTGCCATATAGCAAAAAATTATTTAAGGTTCTTCTTTTTCCAAAGCAGATAGTGCTTCATCAAATATTCCCTCTGGTTTATTTTTATTCACTTTCTCTAATACCATTTCTGGAACTCCATAATAAGCGGCTGAGATGGCTCCTGCAATAGCACCTATTGTGTCTGTATCACCTTTAAATGAAAGAACATTATTGATTGTTGATTCATATGAATCAGAATTATAAAAACATATAACAGCTGCAGGTATAGAAAACTGGCATGTTGCATCCGATTTCATAGGAGTAATAGGATTTTTTATTTCATCAAAAGAAAATTTCGAGAAACCATAGACTCCTCTATAATGTTTCATCATATATTTGTAAATCTGTTCTTTACTGTATCCTTTTCTTGCCATCCAAATTGAGACTGCTGTAATAACAGCTCCCTTAATCCCTTCTGGATGGTTGTGTGTAGCTGCTGCGCTGGCAACCGCATACAATATTACATCTTTTATATCATCGAACCAGGCACCTATTGGTGACACACGCATCGCTGAACCATTTCCATAACTGCCATATGGCGTATCATAATTATAAATAGCCCAATGATAAAAACCTGGTCCATATCCTTGCCCTGGAAATTCCAATGTATATTTCCTGTAGGCTTCTACAAATGGATTTTTAATGAACGGATATGTAGATTCCTGCTTATAATCATTTAAATTAAAGTTCCGCTGTTCAAGCTTCAGAATAGACTGTCTGACTATGGATGCTGTGGCACATGTTAGGACTGTATCATCTGTAAACATACTTCCTTCAATGATGCAATTATCGATTGTAAGATTTTCACGTTCATCAAGTGTGAATTCATATTGACTTCCAGCGATATCTCCAAAAACAGTTCCATATAAAATTTCTTTTATATGCGGCTTTTCAGATTCCTCTGGTCTTCCATCTGGGACATATTTAGAAATAAGGAATTCCATATCAACAACATAAATTGAATTTTCCAATATTTTTTCCATATCACCTTCTTTGATATTTCCTTTCAATGATTCATCAATCACCATTTTTACACTGTCTGGAGCAGCACCCAGTATTAAAGCATTTCTTGCTTTCTCCATTTCATATGGCTTAATTTGCGGATAAGCATAAATTGATGTATCAACTCCAGCTTCCTTACCTTTTTGAATTTCATCTAATTGCCAACTATCAAATTGCTTATTGGAACATTTTTTTATTTTAAATATATCTAAGAACATAAAATACTCCTTTTTATTTTTAGTATGATATTTCTTTTTATTTTTAGTATGATATTTCATAAAAAAAGAACTGATTATTAGTCAGCTCTTTATAAATGCAATTGTCACTCACCCAATATACTTCTCAAACCGTTCTTTTGCTTTCTCATAATCCCAGTTACCATCAAAGTATGGATTCCATGACCAGTAATCGAAATGTGAATCAAGCCAATCTTCATCCATGTTATGTATTACTTCTCCGTCCACGGTGTAATCGATAATAATGTTTGTGGCAACAATTACACCCATACTTCTCAAGTCCTGAGCAAAATCTATGAATTCAAGGGTTCCTTTGATATCCCGGTTCATGGCAGACAACACATTGGTATCATTACTCTGGATTGGACAATGTACGATTTTAAGAAGACCCTTTTTCGCAATGTGTATAAGATCATTCCTACACGCATTTGCGATTTGAGGTTCCACATTTCTAAGAGATATTGTTTTATCATATCTATCCGCAAGATGACACCAATCATGTATTTGTTTTACTGTTGGACTATCACTGATTAAGACAATATTGTCGTGCATCAAAAATTCATTTATCTGCAGATAAGCATCTGTTTCATAAGTTTCACCTCTTGTGTCTCTTATGGTACAGTATTTGCATTTCCCATGGCATCCTGCACCAATCTTTAATGGATACATATGACGGAATAGATTTCCTGTGGCAAGTTCATCCTTTTCGTCACCTTTTAAGTCCTTATTCCAAAACGGCTTTTTATAATCGATAAATCCATTGACATATTTTGAGTCTTCATATTCCTTTCTTATAACATCAAGCCTTCTTATATATTCCGGAAGTTCAATATCAAACCTTTGAGCTAAACACCCTCCCATATAAATAGGAATATTTGGGTATCTTTCATGCAATTCTTCTGCTGTTTTTAAATCATTTTGAACTACTCCCACTTATAGAAGTGAGAGATTCCTATTTCATCGAGTCTGCTTTGTAACAGCTGAATTAGTCACAAAGTCTTACAGGCTCTCTATGGGCAATCTGGGTCGTCCCAACCCTTCTTTTATTAAATAGTTACCAATCTT